AGAGAGTGGAAGAACCAAAACCATCTAATCTTTGGGGTGTGATGAGATTTCAACTTGGTTTCTCTGTTGATATGTGTAATGAGATTGTAGATGCGGTTGAAGAATGGATGCCGAAAGAACACGACACAAACTCTTATGAATGGAATAAGTGTGTTAGAATGATGCGTGAGAAACTTTGGGAGCAATCGGAATGACTCATCCTACCGCAGATTGGGTATGGGACGATTATGCCGAAGAGGCATTTGTGGAATGGTTTAACGACCTCTATGGTGGTTATTCACTCCGCAGCGAATATTTTTTTGGTGACTGTGAAGTGAAAGATGAAAATACATTAAAAGACCTGATGTATAAGTGGTTGCACTCGGCCTACATGAATGGTTATAATATGGGAAGACTTCACGAAACCAAAGTAGGACTTACAGAATGAATGAGGAAATGCCTTGGGTTAATCTCACTCAAGAAGAAGTTGATACTTTACGAAAATCCAAAAAAGAATTAACGGAATATGCAAAAGAGAAACTCCGCAAGATGAACGAAGAAGCAGCAAAACGTGAAGCAGCAAATGAACTCTATCAGGATGCTCTGCACGAATTAGATTACATCGCTGCAGGAGGACAAGATATGGAAGAGTTTATGAATTCTTATTTGGTTATTCAAACCGCACTTAAGGTAGCACTTGGAGAAGAAGATGTTTAGCAAACCACTCTTAGGAACTGATAATAATAAAGTCAAACTCTCTTGGCCTGAATATATCTGGAACTCTTGTATTCTTCAAGGATGGTATAATTGTTGGTATGCGTTCAAGAATTGGGGAGACTTAATGGGAAACAATTACCAAGGATATGGTATTCTTAAGGAAGATGATGACCTTGAGTGGTGTATTGATAACTTTTGGGATAGTTTGGAAGATGAAATTTATCCTAAAGATTTTCTTGAGGAATTGATGCAAATGGCGAATGATGTTGATACTGGTAAAGTCAAAACAGTTCCATTTACCAAAGATATATTTGATAATCTTAAAGACCTTGTAGATATTGAGGAGACGAACGATGAAGTGTGAAGTAAAACTGTATGTGGGTGGAAAGGTCTTTACTGAAACTGTAGAGGCAACCAATTATCAAACTGCACGAGAGACAGCACTTGCCCGCAATCCGTCAGCCAAAGTGATTGGTGTTACTGCGGTCTTTAAGTAATATGGGTATGTTTGATTACGTCCGCTCATCCTATGACCTTGGACCACAATTTACAGATGTAGAACTTCAGACGAAAGATATGGAAAAAGGTCTGGGTGGGACTATGAGTCACTACTGGATTTGCCCTGCTGGATACTTGTATATGATTGATTACTCTCATACTGCTGACTTTGTAGAACTACAAGAAGGTGATGAGGGATATAATAGTGATAAAAAATTTCTTAACTTCACTTGGAAACGTAATGGAGTTCGTGGTGCAGTAAGACCTGTAATGCTTTCTGAGTATGTTAGAGTGTATCCAGGAACTTGGGAAGGACGCTATGAAGACTGGCCGACTTTACAGTTACACCTGCACTATGGTAAACTTATGGGATACGAGAACATCACAGGTCAACGATGATTGATACCTCACTCTTCCCATATGAAAATCATCCAGTCAGGCTAGAAGTTCTTCAAGAAAATCGAATTGCTTGGTTCAAAGATGATTATGACTTGCAAAAATACATTACCCGTACTAAACTTAAACCGAAGAACATAAAGGTTCTATACAGAGATGAGAAACCCACTAGGACTAGTAAAACAGACAAGAAAAAATTACAACAAGGAACTACGAAAAGTAGTGATGGAGGTACAAGTAGACCTAGAAGGAATACCAAAGACTTGGATGCCGTTGGAAATGTTAGTCGCACTCGTAAATCTAAACCCAAATCAAAATGACCGAAAAGGAAAAATTAATTCTGGGATTGATGCAGATTGATAGTCTTACAGAACTTTTGCAAGGTAACGAGTATCAACAATTCTTATACGGTCATCTCATACAAATGCAAGTAGAATTGAAGAGGCAATTGAGTCATTATGGATAAAAAACTGATTGATGATTGTTTTTATATTGAAGAAAAAAAGTGGGGCACTTGGGACAGTTACACACCAGAAGGGAAATGTATTGTTACATCACTAACTGAAGAAAACTGTGTAAGTGCTACGCGATTTATGTTGAAACTAAAACAAGAAAATCGCCTAAATGAAGTTGAGGTTAGTTATACTTCAACTGTAGATGGAAAACTTTAGAGTAGGAAATCTTGTAAAATACATTGGATGCACTCAAGATCAAATAAACTGGGGAAATAATGATGACCCAAGAGGAGTACTTATAGAAGGTTATAAGTATTATGTTGAAAAAGTTGAAGTTCACTCTCAACACACTAAGTTGCATTTGAGAGGAATACGTGCTAAATTTAACTCTGTCTGCTTTGAAAAACTATGACTACGCGAACTTTTACAACTAAATCGGGAACAGTCTTTGAATGGGAAGAAACTCCCGAAGTATTGAAAGCACTTAAGGAACTACACAATGAAACTAAGACTAACACCCAAACAACAACTGTGGACTGATGTGTTTCGTTGTGCTGTAGAAAGGTCTAATCTGTATCTTGCAAAAAATGACCTTGATAGACACGCACGAGAACACACTACTGTTGTAGTATCCTTACGCCAAGGTGATGAATTTTGGAGAGATATGCTATGAATTATCACGTTTATGATGAGACAACTCCCTGGTACGATTTTCTTCAATATTGTGAGATTTGTTATCAACTAAATGTTAAAGGGCAACCATCTGTGGGACGCTTTATGGCGTATCGCAGATATCTTAAATCTGTTGGAGTAATTTGATGTTTAAATGGATTGATAACTTTCTAACTCCATACCAAGTGAGTAAATCTAATACCTCTATTTTAGATAGAGTAAAAGAACTTGAAGGAAGAGTTGCAAAACTTGAAGAAGAAAATATTGAGAGTACAAATCTCATTTATGAATTGATGAACTCATTAGAGGCAATTGATAATCGTATAGATATTCTTATGTCTGAGCCTTATAACTTACCAATTAACGCAGAAAAACTACGATGACTTATTCTATTACTCTTCGTTCCGCTGATGGAACCGAACAAACTATCAAATGTGAGGAAGACCAATACATTCTTGAGGCAGCACAGGATGCTGGTATTGACCTACCTTATTCTTGCCGTGCAGGTGCTTGTAGTGCTTGTGCAGGCAAAGTTGTAGAGGGTGAGGTAGATAATTCCGAACAAACTTTCCTTGATGATGATCAAATGGAACAAGGATTTACTTTGCTTTGTGTTGCATATCCTCTGGAGGATTGTGTGATTGAAACGGAGCAAGAGGAAAACCTATAATGTACGAAGACCTCTCTTCACTAGAAAAAGCACTAGCACATTTTGGTACAAGAGTGGATATTATTTGTGCGATGGAACTTGGAGGCCGTATTGATGCAGAAGTTGCTTATAAGAATATTAAGATGGAACTCAAGGAACTCAAAAAAGCAAGAAAGACCTACAAAAAAACAGAGGACGTGTAGTAAGTGTGGAGAAGAGAAAAAACTTGACGCAGAGAACTTTCAGGTGGTAAAATCATTCACAGAAGGTTATTCTTATTACTGCAACGACTGCAACAAACCTAAACCCAAAGATTGATTATGGATTATAAAAAGTATTCGCTTGAAAATTTAGAAAACTGGTTGCACGATGCACTTTCTGCTGGTGAGGCATCGCCACAGGAGATTTATGATACAATTAAAAATGTAGTTCGAGAACAGTACTATTACTATAAAGATGGTGCATCAAAAACTAATGAACTTCTTTCGCTTTTGAATGGAACAGTTCAGTTTAATTTGAGTGATTATCCGACTTATTTCTCAGACCAATATGATAGTATGAATGTCTGTGATGCTAATGATACTAGTGATTATTGTATGAACTCTTGGGATAGTTTTTGGAAGGATGATGTGATTAAAGAAGATAAAGTAGTCAAGTGGCAGCTTCCTGTTGAAGTTGATGATGCAGGTGGAGAATATTATGTGCAGTTTCCTGATGACTTACTGGAAGCAGCAAATCTTAAAGAAAGTGATGTGGTAGAATGGGTAGATAATGGTGATGGTTCCTATACTTTGAGGAAAACAAATGCTGTCTAAGCAAACTCTAGATCATCTTCTAGAAGCACAATCACATCTTCGTGCCGCTATTAAATATGCTGCAACAAATGAAAAAGAAAATGTTATTCACCAGTTATCCAAAATTCTTTTAGATATCGAAAATACTAAAAAAATTGAAGAACTGATGGATATGTTGGAGGATAGGAAACCAGGAAGTAGTGGGTCTTTTGGTACATTCTTTAACGATTAAGAAGTGTTACGACACCCTGAAGAGAATATTAAGAAATAACACAAATCTCATAGATAGTGTTAGGATATCCACATAAATCGCAAATAATTATGAGTTACTCAAAAAGAGGTCAACAGGAACTCACAAAAGAAGAGTGGAAAGAGTTGGACGATCTTCGCAAGGCAATTAACGATAGTCCAGCATCAGTTCATCCAGAAAAGCAAGAAAGATTTACTGAGTTGTTTGTAAGGTCTCTTTCCTATGTTGGAGATAATACTACAATAAATATTAACGCTTAATCGTGGTTGTTTAAGCAGAAGGGGGTCTTTATGACCCTTTTCTCATATAAATAAATGTAACCACGATTAAAGCAGATGGAAGACATTTTTGAAGGACTAAAGTATGTTGTAGTCCCAGATGATTGCTGGGAACCAATAGAAGATGGGTGGAAAGGAGACTGGTGTTATTTTCAGAAAGGTCATATTCCTTGGAATAAAGGAAAGAACGGAACTTGTCCTCCCCATCAAAAAGAAATACAACGAATGATGGCGATAGAAAGAAATAAACAATACAAAGGTGGGAATAATCCAAGAGCAAAAACTTGGAAAATAACTTATAAGGATGGGAGAGTTGAAATTGTGAAAGCACTTCAACCTTGGAGAATAAAAAATGGATACAATAAACTTGGATTGAGAAAGTTACAACTTGGTGAATGGAAAAAATATAAAGACCTTGTTTGCGTTGAAGTTTTGGGCCCCTGAAAGTGCATCTATAGTGTAAGCAACACTTTTTGGAAATGGCCACTAGAAGCCGAATTGGTCTTGAACTCTCCGATGGTTCTATTCTGTCTGCATATCATCACTGGGATGGCGCACCCGAATGGTTGGGTCGCATCTTGAAGACTCACTACAACGCTAAATCACTTGCCGAGGAACTGATTGACGGTGGTGATATGTCCTCCTGCTGGACTGATGACCGTTGGGATGAAAGTGGTGTTGTGGGAGTTTATGGTCCTCAATACTATTCTCAGCGTGGCGAAGACTGCCCTCCTCGCCTTGATGCTAACCTGGCCGAATACCTGTGTGATGGTGAAGAGTATGCCTATGTCTTCCGTAATGGTGAATGGGTGTGCTATAATATGCACCAGTTTGAAGATGACAAACTGCCTGAAATCGTTGAAATCCCCTCTGCTGCTCTTGCTGTTTGATCTATGAAACCCAAGTACATTGCATACACTCTCATTGCTCTTGGAGCAATTATTGGATGGAACGCATTTCTCATTCAACGTGATGATGCTCTCTATCGTGCATACTACAAACAACAGGCAATTCAACAAATGAAATGATCGCTGTTATTGCAATCACGCTTTATTTACTTTTGATCGCCTTTGTGGTAGGATCCTTAACATACTATTTCAAGGTGATACGACCAAAAGATGAATCAAGATTTAACTGAAGAGGAAAGGAAAATCATCTTTCACGCAGTCAGATACTGGCAGATGCACAAAGCACCATTAAACGGCAAAGAATATCAAATCTGCGATAATATTCTTACTCGCTGGTTTGATAAAGTTTACACCCAACAAAAGGAGCAAGCACGATGATTGATTATGATGAGAACCGCAAGGATCTTCAAGTAGATAAACTACATGAGGACCTTGTTGTTGAACTTGAAGAACAAGCATCAAAGTTGGGTATTACTGTTGACTATTTCATTTCCGAATTCACTAATCTTTCTGTAAAGCGATGACTTTTTTTCTTGGCGTAGGACTTGGAGTTCTTGTAGCACTTGGTACAGCATTTATAGTTGCTGCTGATAAAAACATTATTGACGAAGGTGATGATGAGTGGTACACTTAAGGAGTAATTTACAACACACAATGAAGTATCTGTATTTGGTTGATTTCTGGGTTCCTTTTCCTGCATCAGAGTATTCTGGTTTGATTGCAGTTATTGGTGCTGATGATAATGAGGTTCACGACATTCTATTGAACTGGAGAGACAATTACCTTGATAAGTATGATCTTTCAATTATGCAATCTGTAGTAAATGCACAAAGGTTTGCTCTTGCAGATGAAGAAGAATCCAGAATTGTAGAGGCATTTACAACGTGACCATAAACGTATCACATATCAATCCGATGTTATCTGAACTCAAAGATCAATACCAAGACCGCATTAGTCATTTGCAACAAAAGATTACAGAACAGCAGCAGGAGATTCTAAAACTCCAAGAACAGATTAAACTACTCTCACGCGACAAATACTACGATTGTTGATGAAACTCTCTATTGATCTTATTCCTTCTTTCACTCACAAAGCACCTAAAAATTACACATATGAAATTGAGGAGTTCAAGAACAATGTATTTTCAATTTGGTTGAGAGATCATAGAGTTTATGATTACAACAACGGCAAATCTGTTCGTTGCATTTGGGGTTTTTACAACTTTAAGAAATGTAAGTATTTTGCTCCCGTAAATAGTTCTACAGTCGGCAAAGAAGTGGACTATAAGAACACACGAAATTATACTGCAATGCAACTTAAACAATCACCACTAGATCAGTTTTTCGTATGATTTTTGCAGAAGGTACTGAAGTCACCTATAAAGGATCTTATGGTGTGATTAATTTTGTATGTGAAACTTATGTTGTTGTGAAGTTTCCACCATCACCAGGTAGAAATTCTCCACTGGTATTAGTGTTCCGCAATAACTACAAACAATTAGAGATATTAAAAGCATCTACTAAATGAAGAATAAGAAACCTATGTGGAGATTGATAGCAAAAGCACTTGGAGAGAAGTCTGGAAAGAATAATAAAGAGGCGGATAGGATTGCTCTTATCCGTCTTTTGATGTTTTTAAGTATTTTTATAACTAACGGATTTATTGTGTTTAATGCAGTAAGAACTCATATTGTTCCAGCAGAACCTAAACCAGTTAAGTGCATTATTCTATCTCAAGAATAATTTAAATGAAGTGGGCCCCTGAAAGTGCATCAGTAATGTAAGCACTCAAACTCAAATGGACGATTTTGATGATCTCTCTGTAGAAGAGTTTTCTACATTTGATTTCGTTGAAGAGATGAATGAAGGTCTTTTTGATGAAGACAAAGACTCAAAGTCTTTTGATAAGTATCTCAACTCTAACTACGATTACTGATTTTTATAAATGACTTCTAACATTCTGCATCATCTGCGTGAACTCCAACTTAAGTGGAGACAACAAGATTTCAAACTCTCACGCGAACAACAAGAGCAATATGATATTCTACTTGAAGCACGACGAGAAAGAGTTCTTGGATTCTACAAAGATGGTCGTGTCTTTAAGGGTAGTAAAGCAGCATTTGATAAACTAGCACTAGAAAATCAAGTTGTAGAGGAAGAACAAGAAGAAGATTGAATGTGAGTGGCCAGTTGAGAAACTGGCCACTTTTGCTTGATTTTGTCCTCTCGCTCCTGTATTATTCTAAATAATAAGAAACAACTCTGTTTCTGATGAAAACGTTCTCTCAATTTATGACTCTCTGCGAGGCAACTTACGACAAAGAGGTGATGTCGGGTTCTCAAATCAGAACTATTGGTTCTGGTGGTAGAGTTAGTCAAGAAAGGAAAAAGTCACCAGCAGAAATCCGTAGAACAAAGAGAACAGGTGGTGGAGAATCTAGACCAAGTTCTTATAAACCAAGAAAGGATATTGGAACTCAAAAGACTGCTGCTGAACGTCAAGCTCAACCTGAAAAAGAGCGTGGAAGTAAGGAAGTTGCACAATCTTATGCAGAAAAGGTAAAAGCAGAACGCAGAGCTGCAGCAAAAGCAAGAGCAGCAGCAAAAGCATCTGGAGGTGCTGCATCTAAACCAAAGGCAAAGGAATTAGAGAAGACAGCAACACAATTACTCTCCAAGAAAGCAGCAGATAAACCTAAAGCATCAAAACCTGCAAGTGATGAAAGATTCTCAAGTTCTAGAAAACCTGAAGAGCATATGGTTAAAGGCAAATATACGAGAGCAGAGAAGAAGAAAGTTGTAAGAGCAGGAAAACAGAAACTGCGTGATTTAGTGCTAAAAGCAGCAGGTAAGAAGAAAGAAAGCGAACTTAAGCACAAGTACACTGGACCTGATAAAGACTGATACTGGGCCCCTGAAACTGCATCAGTAGTATAGACACCAACTTCATTATGGACCGAATTGAAATCCAACGCGCACTTTATGATGCTCGCAATCAGTATCTGAAGGCAAAGAAGTCTATGGAGTTCTATGCTCGTGAGATTTCTTATCTGAAAGAATGTGAGCGTGACCTGGACAAACCTGCTGATTGGTTGTATAATGAAATGTTCGGTGATACTCCTGTTGCTGAAGAAATCTACGGAGGTTGATTATGGCTACCTGGCAAGCAGAAATTAAGGTAACTAATACTGGATCGTACTTTCCAGTTACAGTTGAAGCAGGAGCATCTTATGTTGCTAAGGAGACAATCCAGCACATTTATAGTCCAATTACAATACGCAACCTTCACCAAGTAAGCAATCGGTCTTCTAGCAATCCTGCTGCTTCTGAAGCAAGTATGAACGCAACTGTTGGACTGCTTGGTCTAATTGCAGTTGGTTGGGCATTTATGACCTTTACTCCTTGGATTTTGATGACTGTTGGAGGTGCAGCAGGTGCCTGGATTGGTGAGAAAGTTACTGGTCAATCTATCGAAGACTATAACGAACGCGATGATGATCTAGGACACGGAAAAGCAGGAATAGTTCTTGCACTTGCACTTATTTTAGGTGGCGTTGGATTTGCTCAAGGTGATTCAATCAAGAAAGGATTTGATGTACCTTCTGATACTCCCGCACAAGTCAGTCCAAAGAACTGAAACTGGGCCCCTGAAATTGCACTTATAGTATGAGAACCAACCTTATGAACTTTCAACTGCGGCCGCATCAAGAACGTGGTCTTGATGCTATGCTGAATCACAATCGTGGGCAATTGATTATGCCTACTGGAGCAGGAAAAACTCCTACGATGATTGTTGATGCTATGCGTCAGTTGCAATCACAAACTCCTCAAACGATTGTTGTTGTTGCTCCCCGGATTTTGCTTGCAGCGCAATTATCCAGTGAGTTTCTGGAGTTTATCACCAACGCCAAAGTTTTCCACTGCCATTCAGGTGAAGTTCACTGGGAAAGTTCTACTCGTCCTCTGGAGATTCGTAGTTGGGTGGAGAGTAATCAGTCTCATCACAAACTGATTGTAACGACATATCACTCTCTTTCGCGTCTTGCTGTTGCTGAGATTGATGTAGACACAATCTACTTTGACGAGGCACATAACAGTGTTCAGCGTCACTTTTTCCCTGCAACTGAGCATTTCTCTGCTAATGCACGACGCGCATACTTCTTTACTGCTACCCCAAAACATTCTCTTGCTATGGGTAAACCAGGAATGAATGATGCAGAAGTTTATGGTCAGGTGATCTGTAAAGTTCCTGCTCCTGAACTTGTCAAAGGTGGGTATATTGTTCCCCCTAAAGTTATCGTCAAGCAACTGCCTATGGTAACTGGTAAGCAGACCAACTTTGACCGTGATGCAGAGAATCTGCTGGAAACGATTGATGAGAACAGCGTCGGCAAGATTCTGATCTGTGCTAAGGCAACCAAGCAGATTGTGTCTTTGGTTGCTGAAACTGATTTCTGTGCTGAACTAGAGCAACGTGGTTACTCTTGGATGTACATTACTGCCAAGACTGGAGCTGTGATTGATGGGCAGAAAGTGAACCGCGAAGTATTCTTTGATACGCTGTCTGCTTGGGGCAAGGATAACACCAAGAAGTTTGTTGTTCTGCATCACAGTATTCTTGCTGAAGGTATCAACGTCAGCGGTCTGGAAGCAGTATTGTTCCTTCGCAATATGGACTTCATTGGTATCAGTCAGACCATCGGCCGTTGCATCCGTTTGCATCACGATGATGCTCAAGGTATGCGTGATGGACGTATTGAACCTGGCAACCTTGCTCAGTATAGTAAATCGTTCGGTCTGGTTTGTATTCCTGTGTACTCTAAGGTTGGTATTGCTACCGCTCGCAGTGTGCAGGCAGTTGTTGATACGATTTTCACCAAAGGTGAACCTGCTGTGTCAGTTGTCCGTCGATAAATATAATTGAACGATGCTGATAGCAAGTATGGACGAGACTTGGGAACTAATAATAGAATCTTTGAAGGAAATGGAATGGGAACCTCCTAAAAAAGGTGAATATCAGTATTTCCAACCTCCAGGTGCTGGTGCTTATCCTGGATACAGAACTTTGAGCGAGGAGACTAAACAAAAAATTAGCAATTCACTCAAAGGAAATATACCTTGGAACAAGGGAAAAAAGGGAGTTCAAATACCAACAGAAGAAACTAAAGCAAAAATGAGTGAATCCCACAAAGGACAAGTTGCTTGGAATAAAGGTAAATCAAAATATAATAGTGAGGAAGAATACAGGGCGGCAAGAAGAGAACAGCAACGCCAATGTTACTGGAGGAAGAAAGCACCGTTCGCAGGTGAGTCTCACCAAGACCCCTGTGGCCATCAGGGGTCAAAACCTGATTTTCTTGCGATTCTACTGCAACGGACCTATCACCCATCCAATCCAACCAAATCACTGATTTTTTAGAAATTGTAAATGAGAACCTCAAATCGCTGGCAAGAGTATTGCGAAACCACTTTCAATAGTCTGCGAGCAAATGTTCATAACTGGGGCAAACCTGAGTTTAGTCGTCCCATCACACGGATTTACTACATCGGCGTGTTTGATTGTGGAACTCCAAATCATACAGGGTTTATAAGTGAAGCAGCATACTATAACAAACTGAATAGGAAGAAAACTGTTCAGGACCACTATCTTTCTCCGCAGTTTGTTGGTAGAATGATACTGGACAATCCTGATATTTACCTGCAAGACTTTGAGGTGTTTCGTGACATTTTTTGGAAGTCTTGTGCTACAGTTGTTGTAACTGCAGAAGAGAACATTCAACTCAGTTTGCTTACAACGAACGATGGTAATGATTATACTGTGAGTGTACCAACAGACCAAAAGTATACTCATCTTGGTATCAATCTCTATCGTCGTCCAGATAATGAACAACGATGGAAAAACGCACAACCAGTATCAGGAAATGGACTGTACTTTCCTGAGCATTTGATACAATACGAAAAGGAGTTTTTAGTATGAAAGAAGGATTTATTGTGGGTAAAGATGGAGAGTATGCTGCAATTCCGTATGGAAACTCTGGATACATTATCATACACAATGGGCAACAACTTGAGAAACTCTGTAGGACTGAAAGTTCTGCTCGTAAATATATTTCAGATCTCAAGAAAGGTAAGAGTGTAGCACAGTTACCCATTGATTAGTACTGGGCCCCTCAAAGTGCATCTATAGTATGAAGACCAAACCACTTAACAAGCATCAAGAACACTTTGAGGATTGTATCCTTACTGGTGATCTATCAGTCCTTGATTTCTTCAACGGAGACTATGAAGTTTCGCTGAAGATTGATGGTAGTCCTGCTATTGTTTGGGGAACCAATCCTGCAACTGGTAAGTTCTTTGTAGGCACTAAATCTGTCTTCAACAAAGTTAAACTTAAGATCAATCATTCTCACGATGAAATTGAGAAGAACCATTCGGGCAAGGTTGCAGACATTCTTCACGCTTGCTTTGATTATCTTCCTCGCGTCGATAGTATCATTCAAGGTGACTTTATTGGTTTTGGCGATACTGATACTTTTCAACCAAATACAATTTCGTATCAGTTTCCTGAAGTAATTGCTCAAAAGATTGTAATTGCTCCACACACAGTTTGGAATACTGATGGTGAGTTGAAGGATGCTTATGTGTCTGGAACTGCACCATTCTTTGATGATACTGAGAGCGTTAAGTTTGTTCAACCGATTGTAGATATGGTCCGTCCAGTTCTACCAGAGATTGATACGAGCGATGTGCAATTCCTGTCTGTAAAAGAAGCAGCAGAGGCAAAAGTTAAAATCAATGCTATCATTAGGTCTGAGGAAGAACTCAACTGGTTTAATCTTATCAACATTTTGGGGTGTAAGCATCTTGCTCATTTGTATCTCACAATGATTGAACTCAAAGAAGATTTGATGGATTGTATGATCGTCAGTGATGCACCAAAATCTTATCTTAATGGTGAAAGGATTGTTGGTGAAGGATTTGTTCTGAAAAATGATAGCATCATTATGAAGTTGGTTGATAGGTCCTGCTTTTCCCGTCAGAATTTTCTACAAAACTCTTGGAGATAATTCTGTATCCTTTATATTGTTTGATGTGATTTTGTGTTCTGTTGAGTGTTCCTGAATTTAAGTTGTTATTTCTACACCACTCATTTAAGTTGATAATTTCAAATAATTCTTCGGTATGAATGTTTTCAATAGTCCATATGATATTGCATATAAATTTTCTATTTTTGTTTATTTCTCTTAGTTTTCTTTTATGTTCTTCTGATTTAGTTTTACCTTTATTTGCTTCACTCATTTTTCTTTTACTTTCTTCTGAGTGAGTTCTGCCTTTTCTTGCTATACCAATTTTCTTTTTTGTTTCGTCTGAAAGAGTTTTACCTTTATTATGAGTAGGTTTACCTTTCTTTGCAGCACTCATTCTTGCTTTACTCTCCTCACTAAACTTATATCCACTTGGGCCTTCGCCACCATTAGTCTTATTGTGAAGAATACCAGTTTCTAAATCCTTTCTACCAAACACTGCAATCATATAGATTTCGTGCCTAAATGCCTCTTCTTCAGTTAGATTTTGTTTAAGAAAGATTATTTTGGATTTATCTTTGGGTGCATTTACTCCATCTTTTCTTTTTGTATATACTCTCCGCCCGCTACCTTTACCAATATAGTAAGGTGTCCTATCTTCACGCAAGTAAGCATAAGTATAAAACCTGTTAGGGTTTACCATAGTTCTACTCTAAGTTTGGGTGGTAGTATTATTTATAAGGGACACTATTTCTAGTGTCCCCGCCTGAGAAGTACCACCCACTTAGGCACATTATTTATTAGGTTCCTAATAGTTACTGGGCCCCTTAAAGTGCATCAGTAGTATGAGAACCACACAAAGTCAAATGATTAACCAAATCGCTGAAATGATTGTGGATGCTGCTAATGATCCACGCACCGCAGATAACATCCGCGAAATGCACAAACATCCTCAAGGTGCAGAAACTCTGCGACTGATTGTGCGTGATAATGTAGCAGGTGCCGCTGATGTAGTTGCTAATGCTCTCTGGATCAATCTCTGAACTGATTATGACTCTTCCATCCTACAACGCAATTTCTTTTCACTCTGAAGAAGAACATCAGGCAGCACTTTATGATGCTTGTTTGTTGATTGTGAATACTTACAATCAGACAGACATGCTTGATGGTTATACCGTTGATAATCACAAAGGTGGTGTAACTGCATACGATTTTATGAAGTTTGCCCGTAACATTCTCAACAACTATGATTGTAACTGAAATGACTGACTTTTACGATTATGTTCTCTCTTTCTATGGTCCCGATGGATTGTATCCTATGGGTGCAACTCTGAAACTCATCAAACAAGCAACTTCTACGCATCTCAAGATACTTAAACTGAAAGGAGATGAGTTTGCTGGTGATAGTATTGATCGTGAATGTGTGCGTGATTTGCTAATCTCCAAATACAATCTTGTGTTTCCACGATGAAAAAGAACAATTTTGATTTGTCTGATGTTGTTTCTCTACTGATTATTGTTATTATACTGATTGGATTTGTTGGTGCTCCTATTGCTGGTGTTCTTAGAGTGATTACAACTCAACAAGCACTCAATCAGCAATGTGAAACTAACTACAACTTCATTCAAGTTGCTTTGTCTGGTGATAATCTTTCCCGCCTCTGTCAGATTAAAAATCAAACGATTACTGTGAAATGACTTACTCCAATCTCTCAAAGATTAAACCTAAACTGCGTACATCTGGTCGCGTTTCTGGTAACTTCGGAAAAAACAAAGTACAATCAGGTTCGCCCCTAAATGGTATTGGTGTAACTGATGCAAAAGTAGTCAAATGCACCACACAGAAAGAATACCTCAATCGCCTCTATTATGCTTTTGATAACACCACAGACCCTAAACTTCGTCAGTTTCTTTATACTGAAATCAAGAAAATCCACATCCAAAATGGTACTTGGTAAATGAAACATCTACTCACTCTTTCACTCTTACTTCCATTTGCATTTGTTGCACCAACTCAGGCACAGCAAGTGAATGTTTATGGTGAAAGCTATTGTTATGTGAATGTGGAACAATACGTTCCTGGTTACTATAACAACTATGGAAACTATGTGAGTGGTTATGTAAATCGTACTCGCAATCGTGTTCCTTGTGGTAATAATGTAGTTGTAAATCAGCAACCATACTACAATCAACAACCATACTATCGTCAGCGAGTTTGTAATCCTACCGCAGGTGCAGCTATGGGTGCTGGATTAGCAGAAGCACTATCAGGTGGAAATGGTTACAAATACAACTCAAATTACAATCGCAACTATAGTGGTAGCAGTTCTTCGGGTAGTTATAACTATTCCTATCGCAATTATAAGAGTAACGGTTGGACATTATTTGGTGCAGGTTTAGGTGCATTAATGTACAGTTGTTGATAACAACTGGGCCCCTGAAAGTGCATCAGTAGTATGAGCACAACCACAATGGATCAAGTCTACCACTATCACACCAACTGGAAGGAAGGTAAAGTGAATCAAATGTGGATTCAACAAGTAGAAGACAAGTTCGTTGCTATTGCATACAATCCTGAAAAGAATGTGTCGATGGTAATGTCCAAACCCCGCACTTCCTACGATGAAACTCTACAATGGGTTCGCGGTTGGTGTGGAACTTTCTGTGTTCTTCCTGCCTGATTATGACTCAAACTCAATGGGACGACATTTATACTGCTCTCTACGAAGTGTATGAGCAAGTATCACTGAAAGATGAGCAAGTTCGTTCTACGATTGGTGATGCACTTGACCGATTGATTGACATTAACCCTCGCAACAAAGTCTTCCGTATGAAAGACTATCCTTCATTGATTAAATCCTGAACTGATTATGTCTGACTTTATCACAATCTCTTTCGGTCCAAGTGAAGATGTAGCACGTCTAGGTTGGTGGAATCGTAAAGAGCGATTCTTTAACCTGAATGATGCAAAACAGAATGGACGTAAGCAACTCTCAAATCCTGGAACTTTCGGTTATGTTGTAATCGAAGAAGGCAAAGATTTCTGGGATGTTGTTGATGAACTCGGCGCACCTTCTCATGCTGTTTCTATCTCTTGTGGTCGATTTGGTAACTTTAAGGTTGAACCTGCTCCTGAACTTAATCTAGTATGACTATTCTCAACCGACTGAATCTCACTCAAGATGAGGAGAACTGTATCGTGTTTCTTCTCAACGATGCACGAGGTATTAGTCATCTTTCCAATAAAGAACAATGGTATCCTGTGATTGATAGTATCACACAAAAGTATCTCAAGAAAAAGTATGAAAACACCCGTGCAGAGGCATTTCAAACTCTCTAAGTTTTCTGCAAGTTAATCACAACTGGGCCCCTGAAAGTGCATCAGTAGTATGAACACCACCTACACTGTCCGATTTGATTCTAATGCACTCGATTCTCCTGAGTACATTGGACCTTTCTACAGCGAAGATGATGCCTACGATTATGCTGATGATCGCAACGGTTCTTTAGCATTATCTGGTATTCCTTCCTCTGTTGCTTGTTACTCTGTTATCTGATTGATGATGAAAACTATTCGTATTCAAGTTGAAACTAATGATGGTTGTCGTACTATTTGGTACGAGAAGTCCAAACTCAAGAATCCAACTGAAGCTATCTGCAAGCGTGTGAATGAACAACTGCAAGGTTTGAATCTCAAACGAGTCGAAGTTTCCCTCTCTCCTGCTACTGTCTGAAATGAAACATTCTAATACAGTTCGTATCATTGATCGTCTCAATTTGTTTCCTGAAACAAGAGGCAAAGCACGATACATCACAGTTAAAACTTATGCTCACGCAGAAGAAATCATTCACGAACAAAATCAACTAGGCAACACAGCTACTCTTATTAACTGGTAAGATGATTGAAACTAATTTCTTTATTCTTGACGTTCAACAATTTACTGAACTCAAATCTGAAGCTGATGAACTTGGTGTAAGTCTTGATTATTATTTGATGGAGTTTTGTATAGTCGATGGAGAGATGGTTGAGTATGATGGTAACAACTGGGTTTCGGTAAGTGACTGATACTGGGCCCCTGAAAGTGCATCAGTAGTATGAGCAACACCCAAACCAACCAAATGACCATCAACGACATTCAAGATAGCATCAATCTTGCATCCAAACTTGCCCGCGATAATTATGATGCTCGCAATGGTATTATTGATCGCCTGAATGCTACCGTTGTTGTTGATCCTCGCTCTAAAGCATCATATATTGCTGGTGAGTGTTCTTATTACTTTCCTTTGCACAATCAGCAAGGTGATAAGATTAACGAGGTCAAACTCTATTGCCGTTGCTCACCGACTGTAAAGGGTGGAGTTCGTTACTCTTATACTGTAAACGGTAAGGTAGTTGCAAGAAAGAATGTTTTCCTGAAACTTGTTGATCTTGGAGTCTAAATTATGAAATCCTTTATACTTGGAACCGTTCTTGGTATTTCAGTCGGAACGGTAGGCTTTAACGGTCTTGCGCCTATTTTGGACAACGGAGTTAGGTTTGTTCAGAAGCAGACAATCAATGCAGTTCAAACAAACAACGCAAACAACTTTCAGAATCACAAATGACGACAACCAGTTTCTACAAAGGTGAATCGTATTCTAAGTTTGATGCTTACTATGAAGATTGTGAGCACGATGATCTAATGACTGCTGAAGATTATGATGCTCGTGAATACTATCGTAACGGATGGAATGAGTCAATCTATGATCGGCAATGTTACTGATACTGGGCCCCTGAAAGTGCATCAGTAGTATCACCACTCAACCAATCCTAAAATGCGTAAGATCGAAGCACAAATGAACCGTGCTATTCTCACGGAAACTGATTGGAAATGCGACAATACGAAAGTCATTAACATTGAAGGAGTAAGTTTCGTTTATTTGTATAACAATCTGATTGCAATGGTTGCTGATACTTTCCTCGAATTGTTCGATGGCGGACATCAAACAACCACAACCAAATCCCGTCTAAATGCTATTCTTTCTGCACACGGAAATGGAGAGCGTGTGTATCAAAAGAACTTCAACTGGTTTGTATCAACATCCAATGGTGAAGTTCCTTTCAACAATGGTATCAAACTCGACTGAATCCTAATGACAAAAGTTTTCTCTCTGTTAAGTACATTCACTGATGATGAGTTAGATGTATTCAGTGACCAACAAATTGCACTTTTAATTTTACACTTTTTCAATGACTGACGCAGACAAACTTTTCGCATTGACTGAAATTATGAATGACGTGATTCACACTCTGGAGATGAAACAATACGACATCGAAGATTCACAATTATCTCATGAATGTGTGACTGATGCAGATAAGTTTCGCCAAATAGTGAACGACATTCTTTATTCTGAAAACGCACAATGATTGAACTCCTAGTCGCAACTATTGTCGGTCAATCTATCATTGGTCCGAATGTAATGCAAACTGATTATCTTACTGAAACGAATCAAATTATCACAATTCAAGAGACAATTCAAGAAGTTCCTAATTCTCAAATCCAATGATTATGCGTAACATTCAAGTACATTCAACTCATTCAATTCGTTTCACTGATCATGCAAAGTATTGGTGTGAAACTATCAACAAACATAAGAAAGTTTTCCCAGAGCATACATTTAAGCAAATTGCAAAGTGTTATGATTTGAGTGAAACTAATGTCCGAAGGTATTATTATGGGTTGCATCATGTGAATGGGCAAGCAGTTCAATGGCATAAAGGTTATACTCAAATGCGAAAAGGTGCTTGTGTGAGTATCTAATACAAAGAGGAAGATGTTTGCCTCTGCTATACAATCAAAGTGACATCGTAGAGTATAGATAATTCAATCAAATGGTGGTTGGGTGTATAAGCAGAGGACTGGTAATCCTCTGCTTTTTTGTATGCTTATGAAAGGTAAATAAGGTTAAAAATGTATTAAAACAAATAAAAAAGCCTTTTTTAATTATAGCTGTGTGATTTAAGTGTGTGATAATTATTGTAATTAAAAGGTGATAATGATAAGGATTCGTATCAATTAGGTGGCGATCTTATGGTCCTTTTAATCTAGCCAGGTCTTGTGATCTAAGGCGACGCTAACACAGAAACGCGATTCCGTCAAGTATAACCCCGCTCCGGACGTTCATAAACCCTCACAGGACACTCAAAAAACATAAGAACCCCGAATAAATACTCCCAACCTCTTGACATAAACACCCAGAGGACTTATAGTATTCCTATACACATTCAGGAGCACACTTATGTCAGTTGCGTTTCAACAAGCACAGAAAGTTAGGTATCGTGTAACTCTTGACATCTCAGCGTTTCCAGACTTTGACCCGCATCAGATTGACTGGGAGAAACTATTTCAACTGGAACCAGCTGAGCGTGTGGATGCATACGTTGAGGACCTAAGTTGCCCTGAGAGGTGGTAAAACAGCACTTTGAGTTTTGTCCCAAAACCTTATAGATAATAGCATCATTTTGGGACAAAACTATGAGACCTAAAAACTACACATTTCTGGGCAAGACAGACAGAATTCGCGTGCCTTATGTGAAACAATTTAACGCAGTCCTAAATGAGTTAAATCGTATCGCAGAGTTAGGTCACGATCCCACAGATTACCTGGATGAGTTTATAGAGAGACTGCAGGAAGTTGAATGATATTGGGCCCCTGAAAGTGCATCAGTAGTGTAAGGACCAACCCACTCAAATGACTAACACTTTTCGAGTTGTAATTCCTACCGCTGATGGTCTAGAAGTTGCTGGAGAGTTTCCTACTCTGTTGAATGCAAAGATGTTCCAGCAAGTTATCCTTACTGACCGTTCCCTTAAGTGTGTAGTTGAGGAGTTCATTAACGGTCAATGGTTGGACTGAATCCTTCCATTCTCACTTACACTTTACCATCACACTTTTCTCCAAATGACTACCACTTTTCAACGCAATGCTCTCGACGTTTCCTATAACGGTTGGGAGAATTATGAGACCTGGAATGTTGCACTGTGGATCAACAATGATGAGGGTCTTTATAACATCGCCAGTGAGGCTGGTTCTTATGAAGATTTCGTCGATTATGTCCGCGACTTTATGGTCGAAACTCCTGACGGTGTAAGGTTCGACGACCCCAAAGTTAACGTGATTCAGCTTAACTCTGATGTCTTCGATTTCTAGGAATTAGCATCAGACAGTGGGATTGCTAAGAGTACATCCCACAAGGCAGCCACAGGGGCAACACTGTATCTCTCACAGCACACTTTAACTTACACTCTCATGCGCTACGTTCCTTCTTCCAGTTATACTTTTGATGAGATCGTTCAGCAATGCTATGATGCTATCAATCGCATTCCTACGATGAGCACTCCGAACGACGACAGTTTCTATAACGAACTTCTGCAATTCGAAGAGTATCGTGAACTTATCGCTGCCTGAGTAAGGTATAGTCAGAGGAATGAGATGCGCCTCTATAAAGACACTCAATTCACACACAATTTCTTACACTTTTCTTCTTTATTATGTCTCGCTCTGTTCTTCTTTCTCTTCTTGCACAAGGTAACAACGGCAACGAAATTCTGCAGATTCTTGATAGTATTGCAACCGATGCTGATGATAGTGTGGAGGCAGATGTAGAGTTCTGATGTATGTTGGGGGCGCTGCAGTTTGACTCTGTGGCGCTCTCATGTTAGACTTGGTGATGATAGTGATTCGGCAGTGTTTTATGGGCGTTTGTTGTTGTTGTGGCGCGGCGTTGTCCCCGTTATAAAAAACCCAAACTACCCTAACCTACAGAGGTGACAAATCGACCTCTAAATATCAATCTCTTAAAAAATTTCCGGAGTAAAAAAATGGCACCAAAGAAGAAAGCAAACTGTCACGGATGGGGAATCTTCGGAGGAAAACATAAAAAGAATAAGAGTTGTGCAACAGGTATCTTTAGGTCTCCTGCACAAAAAAGAGCATCTAAAAAAAGGAAAAAATGATTAGCCGCCGAACCCCCCAAAGAACTCCCTATTGGAATTTCTGGAAGGTAATCTTTGCAGGATGGATGATACGATATCCTGGAAAGATGTTCCGATTTATTGGAATCCCCCTCGGAATACTCATAGTGATGATATATAATGCGTTGACAAAATAATAAAAATTTTTCCGGATATTTTTTTATGAAAGAATACGAAAAAATATATCACATATATGCAAAAGATCGGTGTGTGTATCACAGTCTATCAGAGGAAAAATTTTCTGAGATTTGGGAGATGTTACACAGAATGATTGATATACTTGATGCAGATATTTCAAAGGAAGACTTGCAATATGAAATGATGTATGTGAATAAACTCATACCACTAAACTCTTCATATTGACAGATACTAAATAAACTGATAAAATTGATCTGAAGGTTGTTTTTTACTTATGGCAAAAGGATTTACTGTTAAAGCTGCAGCACCAAAACCCAAAGAACAAGAATGGGATTTTGATGCAATTAAAGAAAGAATGAAAGGAAAGAGTATTATCTTCTGTCTACCTGGAAGAGGATGTTCTTTTATTTTCCTCAAAGCATTTGTACAACTTTGCTTTGATCTAGTTCAAAATGGAATGAGTATTCAGATTTCTCAAGACTACTCATCAATGGTTAACTTCGCACGTTGTAAGGTACTTGGAGCAAATGTACTCCGAGGTCCGAAGCAGATTCCTTGGGATGGTAAACTTCAATATGATTATCAACTTTGGATTGATAGTGATATTGTTTTTGATTCTAACAAGTTCTGGCAACTCTGTGATATGGCTCTTTCAGAAGAAGGAGAAGAGCGTGAAATTGTCGCAGGATGGTATGCAACTGAAGATGGTCACACAACTTCTGTCGCACACTGGTTGGAAGAAGATGATTTCCGCAAGAATGGTGGTGTAATGAATCACGAAACTGTGGAATCAATCTCCAAGCGTAGAAAGCCTTTCACAGTTGACTATACTGGTTTTGGTTGGGTTCTGATTAAACACGGAGTCTTTGAAAATCTCGAATATCCTTGGTTTGCTCCTAAGATGCAAGTCTTTGAGTCTGGTGCAGTTCAAGATATGTGTGGTGAGGATGTTTCATTCTGTCTTGATGCAATTGAGCAAGGATATCAAATCTGGTGTGATCCTCGCATTCGTGTGGGGCATGAAAAAACTCGCGTAATTTAATGAGGTAACTTATGGCAAAAGGTGGAACGAATAAAACGGTGTTTGAGGCAGGGGCACCGAAGAAGACTCGTCAAGGGCGGTCAGCACGTACTCTTCTTTCAGCAACTTCTCGTAATGGAAGAAAGAAAAAGTATCGCGGACAAGGCAAATAAAATTTGAGAGTGCTTAAATAGAAATAAGCACTCTTTTTTTTTATGTTTTCAGATAAAGAACTTTATATTTTAAATTGGATTAAGGAAGTTTCTCAAGTAAGAAAGGAATTAAATGGATTCGCTATTTGCCCTTTTGCATCAAATTCAAAATTTAAAATCATAGAGTGCGCCGCAGAAGACATTGAACCCATAGAAGGATATCAAGTCATTATTTTTATTGTTGAAGACTACTTAGATCTTGATACTATTCAATCCTGGGTTGATTTTTACAATTCAAAGTATGAAAAATGGAAATTTTTTGAAGATTGTGGTACATACAATACCTATATCAAAGGAATACAGACAAATAATGGTAAATATAATTTAATTTTATCGCAACCAACTGACAAATTAAAAAAATTTAGAAAAACTTTAGCTAAAACATCCTATTATGATATGTGGGATGATGAATATTTAAAAGAAATCCTTGAAGATGACTATGATATGGTCAAAAAACGGGATAGCAACCCCGTAAAAAGTTCTGATTTAACAAATCAGGAGCAAAAAATGGACCAAAAAATGCTTAGAGAAATTGCAAATGACGATTTAACTCCCAAAAAACATAATTTTAACGTTCAAAATGAGATTCATTCCAAGATTCGTAATGATAATGACTATGATGATTGGGAGTATGGTACAGAACCACTTTATGAGTTTAAAAACCCGAATAAATAATACAGATTTTGTAAAATTTTATGCCTGTAGAACGGGTAAGTAAGGGATTTAAAGACTTAAGTATGTCTTTTCAAGCGAATCCCATTAACTACGATTTAATTGCATTAAAAAATGAGACTGCAATTGCTCGTTCTATTCGCAATTTAGTGTTTACATATCCCGGAGAAAAATTTTTTAATGAAAATCTAGGTTCAAAAGTGAGTAGATCTCTTTTTGAAAACATGGATGAAATTTCTGCATCCGTAATAAAAGATGAAATTGAAAATACTATTCAAAATTATGAACCTAGAGTAAATTTGATTGATGTAGTTGTTGTACCAAATTACGACAATAATGAATTTAACGTTACTATAAACTATCGTATTGTGGGAATTGACGTTCTTCCACAACAGTTATCATTTGCACTTCAGCCAACACGATAATGGCATTAGTTAATTTTACAGATTTAGATTTCGATCAAATAAAAAGTTCAATTCGCGAGTATCTCAGAGCGAATTCAAACTTTACAGACTATGATTTTGAAGGATCTAATCTTTCAACATTAATTGATGTGTTGGCATATAATACATATATTTCCTCATACAATGCTAATATGATTAGCAATGAGGTTTTTATTGATAGTGCCACATTAAGAGAGAATGTGGTATCGTTAGCAAGAAATATTGGTTATGTTCCACACTCACGATCAGCATCAAGAGCAAATATTTCATTTTTTGTGGATACAACAGGATTTACAACAAATCCAATTACTTTAACACTTAAAAGTGGAGTTGTTTGTACTACAAGCACTTCTTTTGGTAATCAAAATTTCTCCTTTATTATTGCTCAAGATATTACAGTTCCTGTAGTAAATGGAATTGCTTTATTTGAAAATGTCGATATCTATGAGGGAACCCTTATTGTTAATAGTTTTATAGTAGATGCAAATAATCCAAATCAAAAATTCATCTTGGATAATGCAAATATTGACATAGATTCAATTAATGTCTTTGTGAGGGATACTCAAGAAAGTACAATTAGAAAAACTTTTAAATTATCAAAGAATCTTTTTAATATTGATTCTGAGTCCAGAATTTTCTTTATTCAAGAGATTGAAGATCAAAGATATGAATTAATTTTTGGAGATGGTGTTTTTGGCAAAAAACTTGAAAATTTAAACTATATTGAGATCTCTTATAACATAACGAATGGTGAATCTGGAAATGGAATATCATCTTTTAATTTTAATGGTCGTATAGTTGATAATAGTGGAAGAGTAGTTACAACAGGAATTTCTTTGATTACAACTAATTCACAATCTCAAAATGGAAGAGAGATTGAATCTGTCGAATCGATTAAAAAGTATGCTCCTAGAAAATATGCATCTCAAAATCGTGCAGTTACAGCAACTGATTATGAAACCATTATACCTACCATTTATCCAGAGGCAGAATCAATTTCAGTTTTTGGTGGAGAAGACTTAACCCCACCAAAATATGGAAGAGTTTTTATTAGTATTAAACCAATTAATGGCCCATTTGTTTCAAACCAAGTAAAAGATAATATTGAAAGTTCTTTAAGAAGATATGCTGTTGCAGGAATTGTGCCAGAAATTATTGATTTGAAGTACTTGTATATTGAAACCGATACAACTGCATATTACAATTCAAACTCAACATCTAATCCAAATTATTTAAAAGACATTATTTTTACCAATATTGAAAGATATGCAAATTCAAAAGAATTAAATAAGTATGGAGCAAGATTTAAGTATAGTAAATATTTGAAAGTTATTGATGACTCAGACAGTGCGGTGACCTCAAATATTACTAAAATTGTAATGAGACGAGATTTGAGAGTTGAGTTAAATAAGTTTGCTGACTATGAAATTTGTTATGGTAATGAGTTTTATGTCAAAAATGCAAATGGATACAATATTAAATCATCTGGATTTAAAGTTGCAGGAATAAGTGATACTTTATATTTTTCAGATCTTCCAGATTCAAATGGATTAACTGGAAGTATTTTCTTCTTTAAACTGCAATCACCAACACAACCAATTATTGTTAAAAGAAATGTAGGTGTGGTTGATTATGTTAAAGGTGAAATAAAATTATATCCAGTTAATATAAATTCATCATCTAAAGTATCATTTAATCAACCAATTATCCAAATTTCTGTAGTTCCAAAATCAAATGATGTAATTGGATTACAAGACTTATATTTGCAACTAGATATTAATAATAGTTCGTTAAATATGTTATCGGATGAAATTTCTTCTGGTTCAGATATATCTGGATCAACTTATAGATCTACATCAAGCTACACTAACGGAGACCTTGTAAGAATATAATAAAATGACAGAAACCAGAATCAAAATCAGTTCTATTGTCGAAAATCAACTGCCACAATTCGTTAAAGAGGAGTTTCCTCTTGTTTCCGAATTTCTATCACAATATTATATTTCTTTAGAAAATCAAGGCGGAACAAGTGACATACTTCAAAATATTGATCAATATATTAAGGTTGACAACTTAACAAATTTAATAGAATCGACAACTTTAGAATCTAATGTAACTTTTTTTGATTCCACAATAAATGTAACATCTACAGCAGGATTTCCTGACTCATATGGTCTCCTTCTAATTGATTCAGAAATTATTACATATACTTCAAAAAGTTCTACAACTTTTGAAGGGTGTGTTCGTGGATTTAACGGTATCACCTCATATAAAGATAACGACGAACTAACATTTATAGAGAGTCTGTCAGAACAACACACTATAGGAACATCTGTCACAAATCTCAGTATTCTTTTTTTAAAAGAATTTTTAAATAAAGTTAAAAAGCAAGTTACTCCTGGATTTGAAGACAGAGAGTTGTATTCGGGATTAGATGAAAGACTTTTTATTAAACAATCAATTGATTTTTATTCTTCAAAGGGAACAGATAATTCCTTTAAAATTTTATTTGGTGCTTTATATGGACAGAATGTTGAGGTAATTCGTCCTAGGGATTATTTAATACAACCATCAGATGCTCAATATAGAATTACTAATGATTTTGTCGTAGAATCTATTGACGGAAACCCAGAAGATCTTGTTAATGGGACATTATATCAAGATAAAGGGGACTTTACTGATGCTGCACAAGGGACGATTACGAAAGTTGAAAAAATTAGAAGAAACTCAAAGAATTATTATGTCATTAGTTTAGATTCTGATTACAATAAAGATATTCAACCTTCCGGAACAATATATGGAAGATTCAATATTCATCCAAAAACTAAAATAGTTTCTTCTATAATTTCTGGATCAACTACTTTAGAAGTAGATTCTACAGTCGCATTTCCAAATCAAAATGGAAATTTACTTGTTAATTTAGAAAATGGAACTTCTTTAAAAATTACATATACATCAAAAACTTTAAATCAGTTCTTAGGTTGTTCCGGAATCACTCAAGATATTCCAGAATCTACAGAAATAAAGACTGACTTATATGCGTATGGATATTCGAATGGGAAGCAAGTAAAAATTAGAATTTTGGGTGTTCTTTCCAAACTAAAAATACCTGAAGGAACTCGCTTTTATTCTAAAGATGATGCGGTAAAAATTAAAACTTTAGGTATAAATTTAAAAGATTATAAGTCAAATAATTGGTTTTTTAACATTCCAGTAAAATATGAAGTAAAATCTATTAGATTGTTAGATAGTTCAGATAAATCTTATAGTATTGATCTTTATGATTCTCATTCATTAAATGTCGGCAACTATGTAACTTTAATATCTTCTTCTGGTGTTGAACAGAGTGGATCTGTAACCTTTTTCAACAACCAAAAGTCTTTTAGTATTCAATTGGGATCTGATCAATCTTTATTGGATACAAATTTAACATATACAGTTAAGAAAAATTTATCCAAAGTATTAACTGATAATTATCCATCAGTAAATCAATATACATCAAATGTGCAAAATGTTTATTATGAAAATGATGGATCCATATATGTTTCTTCTCCATCACTTCCAACTTATTTAAACTATTTAAAACAACCACTAAAAATTGATGACCAATCAATTACATTTCCTCCAGATGGTCGTAGTGGTACTTTTAGTGGAACAACTTTAGACTTGGAAGTTGCTCATGGTTTTTATACTGGAGATTCTATTGTATACAAACCACTATCAGAAACAAACAATTTAGGAATCTCAACAGGAGTTTATTTTATTAAAAAAATAAGCGAAACTCAAGTAAAATTAGCACGGAGTAGAAGTAATATTTTTACAGAAAATTTTGTTTCGGTAGCTGGAACAGTAACTAGTGCTAAATTTGAACTTACTGATTTTACATATAGAGATTTAAGCACTCAACTTTTAGAATCTCAAAAATTAATTCGAAAAATTTCAAACCCGGAAGTTGATGGTAAAATCTATGATACTGACCCAGGAATTACAGGAATTTTTATAAATGGAGTTGAATTGCTTAATTATAAATCAAAAGATAATATTTATTATGGTCCAATTGAAAAAATATATCCAACAGCACCTGGTACAGACTACGATGTAATTTCTCCACCAACACTAACAATTATTGATCCTATTGGATCCGGAGCAAATGCTAATTGTTCAGTAGTTGGCAACCTTAAAAGAATTGATATTATTGATCCAGGATTTGATTATTTGGAAGATCCAAAAATTGAAATACTTGGTGGAAACGGATTTAATGCCTCAGCAAAACCAAATTTAATTAGTTTTGATCATCAGGTTTCCTTCAATTCACAAAGTTCTGCTGGACTAGTAAAGTTAAATCCAATAAACACTATTGGATTTTCTAGTTATCACAAGTTTCGTGATGCTGAAGAAGTAATTTATACTATAGATGGACAAAATGTAGTAAGTGGATTATCAACAAATTCAAGTTATTTTGTTTCTGTTCAAGATGCATATACTGTAAAATTACATAAATCTTTTTCTGATGCAGTTAGTGGAATCAATACTATTCAATTGACTTCATATGGAATAGGAAATCATACATTTAAATCTAAAAATAAGAAGAAAAAAATAGGATCAATTACCATAGAGAATAGTGGGTTCAATTATCAAAATAAATTAACTACAGCAAGTATAAGTGGTATTAATACATCATCAAATGTTATTACTATTTTGGAACATGGTTATCTGAGCGGAGAAGTAATTACATATAACGCCACACAAACTCCTATTGGTGGTTTATCGTCTTCTACCTCATACTATGTAACTAAATTAGATGATAATAATTTTAAATTATCTTCGATTGGAATATCAACATTAGGAATTACCACATCTTTTTACTATGATACAAAACAATATGTTAACTTGACTTCAACTGGTAATGGAACTCATAAATTTAATTACCCAGAGATACAAGTTTCTGTTAAGGGGAAAATAGGAGTTTCTACTCTAACTGGCCAGGATTTTAATGCTATTATCCGACCGATTTTCAGAGGAGAAATTAAATCAGTATCTATAGAGTCTGGTGGTTCAAAATATGGATCTGAAGAAATTATTAACTATAATAGGCAACCACTATTTGAATTAAGTTCTGGTTCAGGAATTCAACTTACGCCGATTGTTTCTGATGGTCAAATTGTTGACGTTCTAATAAACAGTCCTGGAAATGGATATAATTCTTCACCTAATATTGAAATAATTGGTAGTGGTGTAGGTGCTACTTTGACTCCAATTTTTTCGAATGAATCTCTTGTTGAAGTTAAAGTAATATCGGGAGGAACTGGGTATGATCCAAATAACACCTCAATTATCGTCACTTCATCTGGAATTGGTGCAAAATTTGAATCTCAAATAAAATCTTGGAAAATTAATTTAGTAGAAAGATCAATTAAATCTTCAAAAATATGGAGTGATGATGGATTATTAACTTCTGGTCTGAATAGTGATTATGGACTTCAATATACTCATGCATATGCACCAAGGTCACTAAGATCTTTAGTTCAGGCAACTACCTTTAGAGAAGGAGAAAGAGTTTATATACCAGATCTTCAACTTTCTGATGGTAATGAAATAACGTCAAACGCACACTCGCCAATTATTGGATGGGCTTATGATGGAAATCCAATTTATGGTCCTTATGGATATTCGTCAAAAACGGGAGGAGCAATAAAATGTTTGATTTCTGGATATAAAGAAAAACAAAATACTACTATTAATATTGATAGGCCAAGTGGATATCCTATTGGATTTTTTATAGAAGACTATGAATATACTGGAGATGGTGATTTAGATGAACATAATGGAAGATTTTGTATCACTCCAGAATATCCAAATGGAGTGTATGCTTATTTTTCAACTATTAGTAATGGGCAACCAGAGTCTAATGGTTTATTTGAAAAATATAAAAAGCCAATTTTTCCTTACATAATAGGACCTACGTATAGATCAAAACCAATTACATTTAATTTTGACAATTATTCCAATCAAGATTTTATTGATATAAATGAAACTGGATGGAGAAGAAATACAACTCCATATAATCTTTTAAATGAAAAAAGTTCTTATGATTATCTTTTAAATCCAAATACAATTAAAACTCAAAATTCAATTGTTAAAAATATTTCTACCGGCACAATAGATTCCGTTGGAATTATCACTGGTGGACAAAATTATCAAGTTGGTGATAAATTAGTATTTAAAAATAAAGATAAATTTATTTCTAGTGCAAAAGCGAGAGTATCTTTAGTTAAAGGAAAACCAGTATCGCAAATTACTGCATCAACTTCTCCTCTTGAAGATGTTACATTATATCAAAATGGAAATGAATTTATCGGATTTGCAACAATTCCTCACAATTACATTAATAATGATTTAATAACTTTTACTGGAAAATATGATTACCAAAAGATAGGAAATATTTCAATAGATACTAATATTCTTTCTTTAACTGTTGGAGTTGGGTCAACACAATATACTGGACTAGTGACATATTTTAAAGTCGCCGGTAATTTTAATTATCCCAATATTGAAATAAATGATATATATCAGATTGGCAATGAGCAAGTAAAAATTTTAGAGATAGATTCGCGATCTTCAAGAATTAAAGTACTTCGCAATCAAAACAATACTTTAGGGTTGGTAACGTATAGTGCAGGAATTGCACTTACAGAAAAAACAAAAAAATTCACAATTAACTTTGGCATTTCTACATCGTATAACTTTAAACCCACTAAGGAGTTTTATTTTAATCCAGTAGAATCAGTTGGATTAGGAACAACTTCTGGAGTTGGGATTGTTAGTACAATTTATTTTTCAAATCCAGGAGTAGGAATTACTCAACTTACAATTCCAACACAATCAGTATATTTACCAAATCACAATTTAATTACTGGAGATTCTTTAATTTATTCTTCAAATGGTGGAACAGTAATTTCGGTTTCTACTGACGGCACTTCTAGTTTCCAACTCAATAATAACTCGATTGTATATGTTGCAAAAATTTCAAATAACTTAATTGGAATTTCAACTATTAAAGTTGGATTAGGATCAACGGGGACCTTTGTTGGTGTTGGTTCCACTTCAAGTGGTATTTTATATTTTAACTCTATTGGAACTGGAAATTATCATAGTTTTAAAACTAATTATCAAAATTCTCTAACTGGAACAATTAACAAAAATATTGTTACAGTATCTACAGCAGAGACTCATGGTCTTTCTTTATTTGATAGTGTAATTATTAATGTAAAACCCGGAATTAATACGACATTTGTAATCAAATATGATGATTATAATAGGAGAATGCTAATTAATCCAATATCATTCTCTTCAATTAATACTGAAAATAATACTATTGTGGTTAATAATCACAAATATTACACGGGTCAAAAAGTTTTATATACATCAAATACTCCTGCAACTGGATTGATAAACGAAAGCCTTTATTATGCGATAGTTGTGGATCCAAATACAATTATGCTATCGCATAGTTATTATGGTGCGACTAAAAATGATCCTGAAATAATTAATATTTCTTCTTCAACTACTGGCACTATTTCTGCAATTAATCCACCAATAGAAATTGTAAGAAATCAAACTGTTACTTTTGATCTATCAGATATTTCATTAAGTTATTTTTCTAATACTGGATTTACATCCTATTCTGCATTTGAGTTTAAAATTTATAAAGATAGTAAATTTATTGAAGAATTTGATAGTACTCAATCTTCATCTATTTTTGAGATATCAAAAATTGGACAAATAGGTATTAATTCTACTGCAAAATTAACATTAATTACTAATGAAAAAACTCCCAATAACTTATACTATAAATTAATACCAGTCAATTCAAATCAAAATTCACAAATTAAAAAAGATATTATTATTGATGATGAAGTAATTTCTGCAAATAAAATATCAATAGTTGAGAGTGACTATAATGGAAAGCATACTATTATTGGCATCTCTTCAAATTATTTTGAATTTAATGTTTTAGAAAAACCTCAATTTGAATTGTTGGATGCAAATTCAAGTCGTCTAGAATATTACACAGACGCTTCTGGGGTTATGGGCCAGATTCATGAAATTTTAGTCACAGACAAAGGAAAGGGATATAATACATTACCAGGAATCACTTCAGTTTTATCCGATTTTGGATCCAATGCTGTTCTTCTTCCCATTACAAATTCAATTGGAAAAGTTACATCCGCAGAAATACAAGATATTGGATTCGAATATTCTGCAGATTATAGTGTTAGACCTACAGCAAAATATCCAGATATTTTAGTTTTAAATTCACTATCCTCATTTGATTATATTGGAATTACTTCTTTTGGAAGAAATTATAATACACCACCAACACTTGTTGTGATTGATGGTTTAACAAATAAGGTTATTTCCGATGTTAATTTGACGTATTCCTTTGGAGAATTGAATGTTACAATTCAAAAAAATACAACAGAACTTAGTAACGTCACTCCAAAAATTATTCCAACAAATAACTCAAATGGAATTAAAATTAAAAACATATCATTTAATAATTCATCAAAAGACGTAACAGTAACATTAGGTGCAAGTTTTAGTGATCCTGAAGATTTTCCTTTTGAAATTGGTAGTAAAGTTTTAGTTGAAGGTATAAGTGTAGGTGTTGCATCTACAGGAAGGGGATATAATTCTTCAAATTATGACTACTCTTTATTTACAATAACTGCAGTTGATCCAAATATAGGAGGAGTAAATGGAATTGTTACTTATAGCCTTCTTTCCAATTTAAATGTCAACGAAATTCCTGGAACATTTAATAGTTCAAATTCTTCCGGTAAAATAATTCCAGAATCTGATTTTCCAATTTTCAATCCTGTTCTCAAGAAAAATATTTTTTATGAAGGAGAAACGGTCTACTCTTCCTCTGCAAATGGTATTGTAGAAAATTGGGACTCTGATAATCGATATCTTAAAGTTTCTTCTATAAATGATTTTGAAATAAATCAAACAATTAGAGGAAAAACTTCAGGATCAGTTGGAATAATTGAAGAAATAATTAAATTTGAATCTGATTATGAGATTGATTCTTACTCTCAAATTAGAAAAGGTTGGAATCGTGAAACTGGATTTTTAAATAATAATTTTCAGAGAGTTCATGATAGTGATTATTACCAGTATTTTTCATATGCATTAAAAACATCAAAAGATTTAAATGTTTGGGATGGCCCTGTAAGTGCTTTAAATCATACTGTTGGATTTAAAAAATTTGGTAATTTGCTTATTGAATCTAAACAATCAAATACTGGAATTACTACTGATCAAAATGGAGGAGATTTTACAGGAATTTCTGACTTATCTTCATTTGTGAGTTTAAATTGTGTTTATGACTTTGATCTTGCATCCGAAAACAATATTAATATAGATGGAGAAATAAAATCAAATGAGATAAGATTCAATTCTTCTATTATTCAGGACTATATTGAATCTGTTGGAAATAGAGTATTGATGATAGATGACATCTCAACTCAATTTAACAGTAATCCAAGACCAACTGTGTTTAGTATAGTTGATTCCTTTATCTTAGAAGATTTTAGATCTAAAAAATATATTACATTTGTTAGAGATAAAGGAGATTACAGAAAATGTGAACTAAGTTTGGTATCGTTAGTTCATAATGATTCTGTTGGATTTTTAAATCAATATGGAAATATAAGTGCTTCCGATAATCTTGGATTTTTTGATTTTAATGTTTTTGGAACAGAGGGAAATTTATTATATTATCCAATAAAATCAAAAAGTAATAATTACCATGTACAACTATTTTCATTTTCATTAAATAATATCAGTAGTGGAATTGGATCTCTAAGTTTAGGAGACTCCGTTAATCTCAATACCAATACCACAAACATTCCCACAGCAACTTCTTCTGCAACAAATATTGTAGGAATAGCATCTACTTATAGATCTGCGAAAGTTCTTGTGCAAATAGGAGCAACTGACTCTTCTTATTTTGAATATGATGAGATTACTTATATTCATAATGGAACGGATGTGTATTTTCTAGATTATGGGCAACTTTCTACAGACGTTCCCACTCAAATATCATCATCCGGAATTGGAACTTATAATGCTTATGTTTCAGGTTCAAATGTTTTGATTGATTTAATACCAAATGAATCCACAACTGTCGATTATGTTGTTAACACATTTAATGTTTCTTTAGGAAATACAATTGCCTCCGGAATTGGTACTGAAATAATTGAAGGTAGTTCCTTAAGTTCTTCATCAATTGATATTGCATCATCAGGATCGCCAACTTCAAATATAATTGCATCATATTCAAATGTAGATTATGATTGTTCATATTCAATTATTAGTATTGAGGACAAAACTAATCTAGAATATCAAGTCTGTGAATTTTTAACGGTTTCAAGTGATTCTACTTGCTATACTACAGAGTTTGGAATAATACAAACCAATTCTTCTCTTGGTATTATAACTGCAGGAATTTTAGGTTCAACTACAAATATTTACTTTACACCTATCGAAAATATAGACACAAACGTCAAAGTATTTAAAGTTGATCTTGGATTAAGTCCTGATTCTGCGGAAATATCTCTAACAAATGGTTATCTTAATTATGATTACGGTAGTTATACTGGTACAGATAATGACATTAAAAAAGAATTTAATCTTACACATAAAAACTTACCAATTTTCCAAAGATATTTTGATGCAAGTAACCCAAATGTAGTAAAAATAGATCAAAATATAATTACAATTCAAAATAATTATTATGTTACTGGAGAAGAAATTGTATACTCTTCTCCTGGAGAAGGTACAACTCAATCTATAGGTATAGCAACAACTTCTATTCCGGGAATTGGAACAACAGATAAACTACCTTCATCACTATATGTGGTGAAAATTAATGATCTTGATATTAAAGTTGCATCTTCTGCTACTGATGCACTTAAGACTATCCCAAATGTTTTAGATCTAACTTCGATTGGAATAGGAAATTCACATATATTCACCTCTAAAAACCAAAATAAAAAGGTTATTATAGGAATTGATAACTTAATTCAATCTCCGGTTACATCTACAGCAGTTACAACTACATTATCAAAAAATATTACAATTTTTGACTCTGAAGTTTACGTTTCTGGTATAAGTTCAATTTATAGTGGAGATTTAATTAAGATTAATAGTGAAATTATGAAAGTTTCTGCTGTAGGTGTCGGAAGTACAAATTCAATATCAGTTATTAGACCTTGGTTAGGAACAAAAATATCATCGCATACTTTATCTAATTTGGTTACTAAAATTTTAGGAAATTATAATATTGTCGATAATATACTTTATTTTTCGGCCGCGCCTTTTGGAAAAGTTCCTTTTACAAACCCATCAAATAGACCAGATGAAACGGATTATGTTGGAATTGCTACTGGATCTTCCTTTAGTGGAAGAGTATTTTTAAGATCTGGAGTTTCTGATACTACTAATGAATCTTATTCCAATAATTATATTTTTGATGATATTTCTAACAACTTTAATGGATCGCAAAAATCATTTACATTGAAGTCAAATGGAACAAATGTAACTGGAATATCTACTGATAATGCAATTGTATTGATTAATAGTATTTTCCAAGGCCCAGTTTCATCTGGTTTTACTGCAGGGGATTATGATTTAGTAGAAAATGCAGGAATAACCAGTATTACATTTACCGGATCTTCACAGTTCACAAAGTATGATGTAAATGCTGCAAGTGTTCCTAGAGGAGGTGTTATTCTTTCGGTTGGATCTACTCAAGGATTTGGATATCAACCTCTTGTTGCTGCAGGAGGAACCGCTATCGTATCTTCTGCGGGTACAATTCAATCTATTAGTATAGGCAATAGTGGTTCTGGATATAGGTCTGGAATTCAAAATATTATTAATGTTGGAATTAAAACAGAAGATTTAGTAAATTCTAACATTGAATTTATTGGTACTGCCGCAGTGAGTAATGGAAGTATTGTAAGTATTGCAATTACAAATCCAGGAATTGGATATACTACATCAAATCCACCAATTGTTGTATTTGATTATCCATTATCTTATTCAAACCTCCCATTAGTTTATAGTTCACAATCATCATCAGGACTTGGAACTGGTGCTTATGTAGATATTGTCGTTGGTCAAGGATCTAGCGTAATTTCATTTGAGATAAAAAATCTTGGATATGGATATAAACCTCAAGAAATTTTAACAGTCTCTATTGGAGGAACATCTGGAATTCAAACAAATTCTTCAGTAAGTTTTTCAGAATTTCAAATTATTATTGATCAAATTCAATCTGATCAATTTAGTGCTTGGTCGATAGGATCTCTTCAAGTTATTGATCCTCTAGATTCTTTATTTGATGGCCAAAGAACTAGATTCCCAATTCTTATTGATGGCAATCAAACTACAATTAGGTCTAAAAAAGGATCTAATATTGATGTGCAAGCAACTTTATTAGTCTTTATAAATGATGTCTTACAAGTTCCTGGTAGGGGATACATTTTCGCAGGCGGAAGTATAATAAGATTTACAGAAGCACCAAAAGCAGGTGATAAATCAAAAATACTTTTCTACAGAGGAACTGGTGACGTGGATACTTTAACAGTTGATATTTTGGAAACTATTAAGGTTGGAGATACAGTCGATCTTAATAGTGATAATATTCTATTAAAACAAGATGATCGATTAGTAACAGATATTGTTTCTACTGATGTTATTAATACAAATCTTTATTCTGGTCCAGGAATATCACAAGAGGAAGATCTATTAAGACCATTAACTTGGTGCAAACAGACTGAAGATCTAGTTGTAAATGGACAATCTGTTGGAAAAGATAGAGTAATTTATGAACCATATATCCAACCAGTTTCAAATATTATTCAAAATGTGGGGATTGCATCAACTGCAATTTTTGTAGAGAGCGTTAAAACATTTTTTGATAGTGAAAAAGAATATACTCACAATGGAATAACAGAAAAACCACAGAATAAAATTTCAATCGTGTCTCAAGATAATTTGATTGCAGCGGCCGCGACAGTTGTTGTTTCAACTTCTGGAACTATTTCCTCAATTATAATTTCTGATGGTGGAGTGGGTTATACAACGTCGCCAATTGTTTCAATACAAAAACCAATTGATTATATTATTTCAACTATTGGGAATATTGGCATTAATACCAATTTAATTACTGGAATCAATACTTCAAATATCGTTGTTGGATACGAAATATTTGAGCCCAGTAATATAGTTTCTGTCGGGACAACGGTAACCTTTATTGGAACTGGTACTATTGGAATTTCAACAACAACTTTAAATACAGAATCTTATGAGAATATTCAACTTAAAATTGGTTTAGGTGTGACGGCACTAGCATTATCTACAATCTCAGTTGGCGGAACTGTTTCTTCTATTTCAATATCAAATGCTGGAACTGGTTATACAACTTCAAATCCACCTGTAGTTTTAATTGAGCCACCTCAACCAAACTATGAGGTTATAGATAATATTTCTTATAGCGGAGACTTTGGTGTTATTACTGGAATCAAAACAACTTCTGTTGGTGTTGCATCTACTGGCATAGTATTCGATTTCTATATTCCACAAAATTCTCCTTTGAGAGACGGAAAAACTGTAAAAGTTGGAATTGCAACAACTGGTATTAGTGGAATTCAAACTGGATATTATTTTGTTGTTAATAAATCAAATGTTGGTAATGGACTTACATCTCAAAATTCTTCAGGTGCAGTCGTTGGAGTAGGTACTACTTTCATTGATAATATCTATCAAGTTTCTGCAGTTTCAATTGCACAGACTGCAGTTGCTGGAGTTGGAATTACATATGTTGCACAAGTAACTGTAAGTGTTTCTGGTTATAATGGATTAAGTGGTTTAGGATTTAGTGGTTTTTATGGTGAATATAGTTGGGGAAGAATTTCTGTTCCAACACGTAAGGATCCACACCAATTTACAACATATGCAAATATTGGTGGAATTTCATCATCTCCTACAATACAAAGATTTAACAGACTAAAATACTCAAATTATAATACATAAATAGATAAAAAACGCTAAAATGTCTGCAATTATAACTGATCAATTAAGAATTTTAAACGCGAAGAATTTTGTTTCGACAGCAACTTCTTCTAGTAATTCTTATTATTCTTTTGTTGGGTTACCAAATGCAACAGATTATGCTACAAGTTGGGATAATAATCCACCTTCACCCAAAGACAGTTTTGAACAAGAGAATGATTATTGGGATACTATGATTGCTCTGAAAAAAATCAAAGCAAGTGATGTAAACCAAGTTGTTAAAAAAAATACTTGGTCTTCTGGAACAACTTATGATATGTATCGGCACGATATTAGTAGAACAAATACATCAAAACCATCAGGAGCAACAAGTTTATATTCATCAAACTATTTTGTAATTAATAGTGATTTTAGAGTCTATATTTGCCTTCAAAATGGAACGGATCCAGAAAATCCAAGTGGAAGGCCTTCATTAGATGAACCAACTTTTACAGATCTTGAACCAAAGGCAGCAGGAGATAGTGGAGATGGATATATTTGGAAATACCTTTACACTATTAAACCAAGCGAAATTATAAAATTTGACACTGTTAATTTCATACCTGTTCCAAGAAATTGGGATACCTCATCTGATTTTGCTTCAATTAGAAATAATGCAGTTGCACCAAATAATCAACTTAAAATTATTACGATTACAAATCGCGGAGTTGGGTTAGGGACGGCAAACAGAACTTATACAAATGTACCAATTAAAGGTGATGGTACTGGGGCAAAGGCAACAATAATTGTTAATAATGATTCTAAAGTTGAATCTATTACAGTTTCTATCGGTGGTTCTGGATATACTTATGGAACAGTCGATTTGGTCGGAGGTAATGTTCCTACTGGCATAGAAGCGCCAACATTTAATGTCATCATTCCACCAAAAGGTGGCCACGGGGCAGATGTCTATAGAGAACTGGGAGCATATAACGTTCTTATTTTTTCAAGAATAGAAAATGATATTGAAAATCCAGATTTTATTACTGGAAATAAAATTGCTAGAGTTGGGATTATAGAAAATCCTCAAGCGTATGACTCAAGTTCATTATTAGATCTAGATAAGGCGAGTGCCGTTTATGCATTAAAATTGACTGGAGTTGGATATAGTAGTGCAACATTTATCGCAAACTCCAGAATCACACAGACAATCAGTACAGGAACTACATCGGTCGGTAGAGTCGTTTCATACGATCAAAATACTGGTGTTTTAAAATACTGGCAAGATAAGAGTCTTGCTGGATTTAATACTGATGGATCGCAAAATTCATCACCAACATATGGAATTAATTTAAATAGGTTTACATCCTCACCAACAAGTGGAGGATCCATTGATATTATTGGTGGCAGTATTACTTTAGGAATAGATACTAATTTTACAGGTATCTCTACTACACTAAATAGTAGGACATATAATCTTGGACAATCTTTTATTAATGGTTTAGCAAATCCAGAAGTAAAAAAATATTCTGGAAATATTACCTATGTTGACAATAGATCCTCTATTACTAGATCATCAAACCAAAAAGAAGATATTAAAGTTATTTTGCAATTTTAAAGAATTATGCCACAGGAAACTAACCTCAACGTCTCTCCATATTTTGATGATTTTGATTCTAATAAAGACTATTATAAAGTCTTATTTAAACCAGGTTATCCAATTCAAGCAAGAGAATTAACTACTTTACAGTCAATTCTCCAAAATCAAGTCGAACAATATGGAAAGCATATTTTTAAAGAAGGATCTGTTGTAATTCCGGGAGATTTGAGATATGAAAACCCATTATATGCAGTAGAAATTGAGGATTCTTTCAATGGATCTCCAATCTCTTTATACTTTGATGAACTTTTAGGAAAGAAATTAAGAGGTTCTATAAGTGGAGTTATAGCAGAGGTAATTTATCTTTTAAAAAACACAGATTCTGATCGAGGAAATTACACTCTTTATTTAAAATATATTACAAGTGGAGGAGAAAATTTTACAAACAAAATTTTTCAAAGTGGAGAGACTTTAACTTTAGAAACTCCTCTTACTTATGGTAATTTTACAATTCAAGTTGGGCAAGGTGTATGTAATACAATAACAACAAATGCAACTTCTGAAGGATCTAGCGTTTTAGCCACACAGGGAATTTATTTTGTAAGAGGAGTATTTGCTAGAGTAGATGAGCAAAGAATTCTTTTAGATCAATATTCTATCAAACCATCATATAGAGTTGGTTTTGATATTATTGAAGAAATTGTAACTTCAGACGAGGATGATAGTCTATTTGACAATGCACAGGGATTTTCTAATTATGCAGCTCCTGGAGCTGATAGATTTAGAATAAGACTAGAATTATCTAAAAAAGATATAAATGATACACAGGTAGATAATTTTATAGAAATTTTAAGAGTGAGGGATGGAATACCTCAATTTTTTAACGCCAATTCTCAATATAGTTTAATTAGAGATGAATTAGCAAGAAGAACTTACGATGAGTCGGGAGATTATTTTGTTCGTCCATTTAGTTTATTTGTTAGAGATAGTTTAAATGATAGAGTTTTAAGCGAAGGAATATATTTTAAAGAACAAGAAACAGTACAAGGAAATACACCAGAAGAAGATTTGATGGTGTATCAAATTGGGCCAGGCAAAGCATATGTAAGAGGATATGATGTAGAAACTATTTCTCCTACACTCATAGATGTACCTAAACCAAGAACAACGGAATCCATATCAAACCAAGTTATTCCTTTCAATGCAGGAACTTCATTTACTGTAAATAATATTTACGGATTTCCTTCGATTGGACTAGGGACCAATACTACCGTAAGTTTGATGGATTCTCGTATTGAAGAATCTTCTTCAGTAGCTGCAGGATCTACGATAGGTCTTGCAAGAATATATGATTGTGTTCCGGAAACTGGATATTTAGATGATAAAAGTAGAATTAATTTGAGATTATTTGATATTCAAACATATATAAAAATAGGTTTAACGACTTCTTTTGGTGGTTCTGGTCTTTCAACTCCTTGTTTTATTGAGGGTAGGAAAAGTAGAGCTACAGGTTATCTTAAAGAGTCAATATCTGCAAATGATACTGAGTTAACACTATATGAGACATCTGGCAACTTCTTAGAAAATGAGTATATTATTATCAATGGTATTGATAATGGTAGATTAATTAACTCAGTAACAGATTATTCTTTATCCGACATAAAATCCATTTATTCTAAAGTAGGAATTAATACTTTCAATGCTGATGTAGTTCTATCTAGAGCCTCCTATATTTCTAAACCAGGAACTACATTTAGAATTAATAATGGAGTTGTATCTGCGGGTTTAGGAAACAATTTCATAAATCTAGTAAAATCTGGAGATATAATTTCTTACGCCAGTACAACTTTTACCGGAGATCCAATTTATAATAAAGTAACATCTGTAGGATTGGCTGGAACTTCATTTACTATTACAGGTATTACTACTGTTAGTGGTATTTGCAATGGAATATTACCTTCTGGATCTTTTGAAGTCTCAAATATCATAAAAATTGAACTAGAAACGGAATCTAGAAATTCTTCACTATTAACACGACTTAATCATAATAATGTATCTGAAGTCAATTTTATTGGAAATGAAATAATTCAAAGACGTTCATATAATGTTAATAGTTTTAGTAACAATTCAATAACAATTAATATTGATCCTAGCGATAAAGATATTTTCTTCGATTCTTTTGATGAGGACAGATTTGTAATTACTTATTCCGATGGCACAATAGAACCACTAAGACAAGATCAATTTAATATTGATCCTAATGGCGGAAAAGAATTAACTTTTTATGGATTATCAAAAGAAAGTGGTACAAATGCAATTGTTATAGCTACTGTAAGAAATATAAATCCAAGTTCTAAGATTAAAAAGTTTAATAAAGTTTCTTCTTTAGTTGTATCAAACTCATCTCTTACTAATTCCGGAATAGGAACTACGACTCTAAATGATGGACTTACTTATAATAATGTCTATGGGACTAGAGTTCAAGATAAAATTATAAGTTTAAATGTTCCGGATGTAGTTAGAGTTCTTGCCATTTATGAGTCAACTAATAGTTTAGAACCTTCTGTACCATCATTAAGAATTTCTGGAAATGCAAATAATAATCAAAATTTTGTGATAGGAGAGCAAATTGAAGGAAAAACTTCTGGTGCTGTAGCAATTATAATTGGAAAAATCGGTGTTAATTATCTGGATTATGTTTATCTAAATACAACACAATTTTCAGTTGGAGAATTGGTAGTTGGTAGTCAATCAACAGAAGAGGCAATCATTTCAGAAAAAACACTAGGTGATAGCAATATCACGCAAAACTTTATATTTGATAATGGACAAAGAGATACTTTTTATGATTATTCTAGAATAATAAGAAAGGGCGATATTCAACCACCATCTAGAAAGATAAAGATTATATTTCAAAATTATACAATCGATTCTTCAGACACTGGAGAATTTATTACGGCAAATAGTTATAATCCTGCTAATTTTAAACATGATGTAAGTTTATACGAAAATTCAAGACTAACTGATTATATTGATATAAGACCTAGAGTTGCCTCTTATACACCTTCCTCACTGTCTCCATTTGAATTTTCTGCAAGAAATTTTGCTTCTGATGGTCAATACTCAGAATATACTCTATGTCCAGGAGAAAATTTAATTCTATCATATTCATACTATGTTGGTAGAATTGACAGAGTTTTTGTAAATAATGATGGTACTTTTGAAGTTGTCCAAGGAAATCCTTCAGAATCTCCATTTCCGCCAGCACTCAAAGCAAATTCTTTAGATATTGCAACTATCCTTATTCCACCATATGTTTATGATGTAAAAAATGTTTCTGTAGATATGTCTAAACATAAGAGATATCGAATGTCCGACATTTCTTTACTTGAAGACAGGATTGAAAGAGTTGAAAAATTTACTACACTTTCAATGTTAGAAAGTAAAACTGAAAATTTCAATATAAAGGACGCAGAAACAGGTTTAGATAGATTTAAGTGTGGATTTTTTGTCGATAACTTTAGCAGTCACGAATATCATCAATTATCAAATCCAATATTCAAATCCTCTATTGACACTAGTACTAATACATTAAGACCAACGCATTACACAACATCAATAGATTTGCAATTAGGGTCTGAAATAATCAGAGGAATTGGTGAAACGTTTAGCCCAAATGATGATCAAAGTTATGTTACTGATTTGGGATCACCAAATATCAGAAAAACTGGAGATTTGATTACATTAGATTATGTGGAAAGACAATATTTTGAACAACCTTATGCAACTAAAACTGAAAGTATAACTCCATTTTTGGTAAGATATTGGCAGGGAATTGTAGAATTAAACCCACCAATTGATACCTGGTTGGAAGAAAAAAAAGTACAAACTACAAGTTATAATGAAATTAAAAATAACGTAAAGAGAGAAGACCAAAATTTCACAGTAGTAAATAATGTTACTAAAAATAAAAGTGTTTACAACCAACCAACAGTAATTCAGACTGGAATTCCTGGATTTGATTGGATTGCTAATGCAAGAGTTATTTTAAAAGATATTAAAGATATAGCAGGAAGAGATGTCGTTAAATTTGGAAGTAGTGCATCTGGAGATGGAACTGTAATTGGAAACAATTTTATTTACTTTAATTTAGTAAAATCTAGAGTAAATCAAGCAGATAAAGATTTAATTAGGCAACTTGTTCCACCTGATGTTGCAAACCAATATATAACTGCAATTGAAACTAATAATGGCAACTATGAAGCACTTCTTAGGTTTAATATTGGTGGAACTAGTACTGAAACTAATATCACAGGATCAAATACTACTACTACTACAGCATCAACTACAAATATTAAAACTATTGTAGTTCCACCCCAAATTATAACTTCCGACACAAAAACTTCTAGCATTTCTCATTATGATGAGGAAATAAAATATTTAAGAAGTAGAAATATTGAATTTGATTCGAAAGGATTAAGACCATTAACTCGTTTTTATCCTTTCTTTGAAGGTATTGATATGTCTAATTATATAATTCCAAAACTATTAGAAATTGAAATGATTTCTGGTAAGTTTGAAATTGGCGAAACCGTACAAACTGATCCACATTTTACTGCACAAAGAATAACATTTAAATTGTGCAAACCAAACCACAAATCTGGACCTTCAGATGGTTCAAACCCAGGATTTGTAGTGAATCCAATTCCAATCGTAGATTTTACAACTGGTCAAGTATTACCAATAAATCCTAATCTGAAACCAGTTTTAGATGTTTTTAAGTTTAATCCATATACACAACAACTAATATCAGAAACCTATACAGAATCTTCTACATTCTTAAATGTAGATACAAGATCTCTTGGACGTATTACTGAAACTCAATTTTTTGGAATGATAGCACCAAATATGACCTTAATTGGTAAAAAGTCTGGTGCAGTTGCTAAAATTACCAATATTAGATTAATTTCTGATAATTCTGGAAGATTATTAGGATCTATATATATTCCAAATCCAAATATTCCAAGTAATCCAAAGTGGATTAATGGACAAAATACCTTTACTTTAATTGACACATCAACATTACAAAATGCCGGAAACATTTATAAAGAGTTTATTTCAAATACAAGAGTTAATGAAAGTTCAGCTGAGGCAGAATTTGCGTCTAGAGGAACTTATAAAGTAGAACAAACTAATATTCTAACTACTAGAACTATAACGATTTTAAGTAGTTACAATGTAACTACTAAAACAACTACAAATACAACTACAAATACAACTACATTTGATTCAACTCAAACAGTAACTGCAAAACCAAATCAGGTTGCGGTTTGGGAATATAAAGATCCTCTAGCACAATCTTTCTTTGTTACTGAAAGTACTGGAATATTTTTAACCTCCGTTGAAATATTTTTTCAAACTAAAGATGATAGTCTTCCAGTATCTTTACAAATTAGACCTTTGATCGCTGGAGTCCCAAGCAATGTTGTTGTTCCATTTTCTGAAGTTACTCTAACTCCAGATCAAGTTAATGTATCAAACGATGGAACAGTTGCAACTAAATTCATATTCTCTTCTCCCGTTTATTTGCCAGGGCCGCAACAATTAGAAGTCAGACAATCTCCTATAGGAAGTCAACAAACATCACAATTTGCCGTTGTTCTTTTCTCAGGAAGTCCACAATATAGAGTTTTTATTGCAGAATTAGGTAAAAAGTCTTTATTGCCAGGAGATTCTCCAGATAATGGAACCGGAGTGATAGTTTCGGTTCAACCAACTTTAGGAAGTCTGTTCAAATCACAAAACAGTTCAACTTGGTCTCCAGCACAATTAGAAGACTTGAAGTATAGACTTTATAGAGCAGACTTTATTGCTAATGAAGGTGCAGTAAGATACTTTAATCCAAAACTTGACTTAGGAAATGAAAAATTAACGGTAACAGGAGAAAATCAAGTCTTACCACTTTCAAAAAAAATTATCGTTGGTTTAGGTTCAACAGGATATGACACTACTAATGTTGTTCCTGGAGTAACCTTAGTCCAAGGATCAGCAACTGGAAAATTAATAGGTATTGCTGGAAGTATTACATCTGGTGTTGGATTGGGAATTTCTATAGCAAATCCCGGATTTGGTTATACTGCAGGAACATTTACAAATATTTCTCTAGAAACTGAAACTGGAACGGGCATTGGAGCAAAGGCAACAATTGGTGTTACTACTGTAACCACTTCTACCGGAAACGTAATAGGAATTGCTACTGTTACAATTACTGATGGTGGTTTTGGATATCAAGTTGGCGATTCTCTACTGATTCCCGAAACTGGAATGGGACAAAATGTTGGATTTGGTGGGAAATTGACTGTTGAAAATATTGCGTCAAGAAATGCATTTATCATTGATAATGTTCAAGGAGAATTTAATGTTGGCCTCACAACTATTAGTTATAGGACTGGGGCAGGAACAACAATAGTAACAGGTGCTGGAGTTACTATAAACACAATTACACCAGATCCATATTATGATGGTTTACATATGAAGATTTTGCATATGAATCACGGAATGCATTCCACTGAAAATCTTTTAAGAATTAGTTCATTTAGACCTTTGCAGTCTGAAGTAAATTCCTCAACAACATCTTCAATCACATCAGGACAAACTACTATACCTCTAGAGTCATCTTTAGGATTTGAAATTTTTGAGGGAATTGAAGTAAATGCAATCAATCCAGGATATGCTATTATTGGTGAGGAGGTTATTTCATATACTGGAATTTCTGGGAATTCATTGATTGATGTTACCAGAGGAATTGATGGAACTAAATCGCAACCTTATGGAATCGGCGTTGCAGGTATTTCAGTTCCAGTTTATAAGTATGAATTTAACGGTGTTTCTTTGAGAAGAATTAATAAAGTTCATAACTTTGCTGATGTCACAGGTCTTCACCCAATTGAACTTAATTCATATTTTATAAAAATTGATATGTCAGATAATGCTGGAATTGGTTCTGATCGTACAAATGATCTTTACTTTAAAGAAACAATCCAGACTGGAAACAGTGGAACAATATTGACAAATAATATTCAATTTGAAGCGATTACACCAAATGTTGCATATATTATTCCAGCAAAAACAAATATTTCTTGTAAGATTAGAACCTTTACTGGAACAAGTATTAATGGTAATGAAAAATCGTTCGTTGATGATGGATTTACAACAATTTCTTTAAATGATACTTATTATTTTGATACTCCCAGAATTATTTGTTCTGATGTTAATGAAGAAAGATATATTACAGAATCTCCCGGAAATAAATCATTTAGTATGGAATTTTTATTGACTACTGAAGATTCTAGAATTTCTCCAGTTATAGATGACATTCAAGTTAATGCAATTTTAACATCTAATCTTATCAATAGTCCATATGGAGTAAATGAAAATTCCAATTATGCAAATGATGATACTATAAGGAGTTTATATGATGACAAACATGCAACAATTTATCTTTCAAAACCGGTAAGACTTAAAATTCCTGCAAATTCCATTAAAGTTTTATTATCAGCAAATCGCAATGAAACTAATGATATTAGAGTTCTTTATCAACTCTTTAGAGATGATTCTCCCAAGTTATCACAAAATTTTGAATTGTTCCCAGGTTATTCAAATTATCAAATAGATGGACAGGGAATTAAAAGAGTTATAGATCCTTCTTTAAATGATGGATCATCTGATAGTTTTGTTCAGATTTCATCAGATACCGGTTTCTTAGATTATGAATATTCTGTAGATGATTTACCCGATTTCAACGCTTTTGCTATTAAGATTGTAATGGCAGGAACCAATCAGGCAACTCCGCCAACTATTAGTCAATTAAGAGCAATCGCAACCATCAGACCCAGAGTTTAATTATGGATTACATAAAAGTTAAAGATAAAAATCATCTAGCAAGAGATATGAATTCAAACGGCATAGTTAATTTTGATGTAGATGGATATAAACAATATACAGAAAACTATAAAAGAATATACAATGAAACGCAAAGAATTAAAAATCTTGAGACTGATGTGAGTGAAATCAAAAATGATTTGAATGAAATTAAAACCTTATTGAGGAACTTAGCAAATGGATCCTAATCAAATTCATCTTGAGAGTATGACTAAAATGTTTGAATATGAAAAACTTTCAAGAGATATAGATAGTATAGATGATATTGAAATTTTGAGAACTCTTGCAAAATCTCATATTAAATTATATCTTAGTCAACAAGAAGTCGTTGCAAGTCTTAGAATCTAATGGCACAACCATCCACTCGACAAGAACTTATTGATTATTGCAAGAGAAAACTGGGAGCTCCAGTTTTGGAAATTAATGTTGCAGATGAACAGATTGAAGATTTAGTAGATGATGCTATTCAGTTTTTTCAAGAAAGACATTTTGATGGAGTATATCCAACTTTTTATAAGTATAAGGTAACTCAAGCAGATATTGATAGGGGAAGAGCTAGAGGAGGTTCTTCTCCTGCTGTTGGAATTGCATCGACAACGGTTACAACTAATATTGTAGGGACTGCAACAACTTTTACTTATGAAGAAAATAGCAATTATTTGCAAGTTCCACCAAATGTTATTGGTGTAAATAAAATCTTTACTTTTGATGGTGCCAACACTATTACACATAATATGTTTAGTGTAAAATATCAGTTATTTTTAAATGATATTTACTATTGGGGAACAACAGAACTCTTAAGTTATGCGATGGTTAAGACTTATTTGGAGGATCTTGATTTTCTTTTAAACACCCAAAAGCAGATTAGATTTAATAAGAGGCAGGATAGATTATATCTAGATATTGATTGGGGATCAGTAACAACAAGTCAATATTTTGTAATTGATTGTTATTCAACCCTCGACCCAAATGATTATTCCCGAGTATGGAATGATTCATTTATTAAACCATACCTAACTTCTCTTATCAAAAAGCAGTGGGGGCAAAATATGATGAAATTTACGGGAGTTAAACTTCCTGGTGGCGTTGAATTAAATGGAAGACAAATGTATGATGATGCACAAAGAGAAATTGATATATTGATGGAAAAAATGTCCAATACTTATGAACTTCCTCCTTATGATATGATCGGATAAAAATTATGCTCAATCCATTTTTTCTTCAAGGATCTAAAACAGAGCAAGGTCTTATTCAAGACCTAATCAACGAACAGTTGAGAATGTATGGTGTTGAGGTTCATTATCTTCCTAGACAATATATCACAGAGAAAACAGTCATAAGAGAAGTTATTGAGTCAGAATTCAATAACGCATATCCTATTGAGGCATATGTTGATAGTTTTGATGGATATGGAGATAATCCAACAATCCTGTCAAAGTTTGGTATTCAAGCACTTAATGAAATTACATTAATTATTTCAAGGGAAAGATTTAAAAATTATATTTCACCCCTGATTCAAAATCAATCAAATATTAAACTGTCATCAAGACCAAAAGAAGGAGATCTAATTTATTTTCCTTTGGGTAGGCGTTTATTTGAAATTAAATATGTAGAGCATGAAAAGCCATTCTATCAACTTCAAGGCAGTTACACTTATCAGTTAAGATGCGAACTCTTTAGATATGAAGACGAACTTATTGATACAAGTATTAATGAAATTGATGAATTAATATCAGGAGATAACTCAACCGATCCAGAAAAAACACCTGTTGGAAATCTTGTAAACCTTACAATGGCAGGTGTTGGAATTACTGCGACAGCAACCGCTTCAATTGTAAACGGTGGAATAAGATTTATCACAATTACAAATCGTGGCGGAGGATATACCAGTACTCCTACTGTCGGTATTTCATCCGCTCCTTTTGGAGGTAAAACAGCAACCGCAGTTGCAGAAATGATCGGTGGGGTTGTTGTATGTAATGATAATATAAATCCACAAGCAAAGTCAGTTCAGAGAGTTTTACTTACTAATGCCGGATACGGATATACTACAACTCCAGGAGTAAGATTTATTGGAGGTGGTGGTAGTGGTGCGGCCGCAACTGCTACTATTGGAGATGGAATTGTAGGAATAATCACTATTACAAATTCTGGTTCAGGATATATAAATCCACCAAATATTACTTTTGCAGGAATATCAACAATATCTGCTGCAGCAACTGCAGTTGTATCTACTGCAGGATCAATCACGGCAATTTACATTACAAATGCAGGACTTGGATATACTGCAGAACCAACAATTACAATTGGAAATCCTCTCTTAACTTCTGTCGGAAACTTTATTTTTAACGAATTGGTGACCGGATCACAAAGCGGTGTAACTGCAAGAGTTAAATCTTGGAACTCAACTACAAAAGTTCTTCAAGTCTCCCAATTGAGCGGTAATTTTATTTCTGGAGAAAGTATTGTTGGTTCTGCATCGAGTGCGTCTCATTATTTACGTTCATCTAATGTTGTCCCTTCTCTCAGCAGAGATGGATATGCGGCGAATGATGAGATTGAGGAAGAAGCAGACGATATTATTGATTTTGATGAAACAAATCCATTTGGAATGCCATAAAACATAAATACTATTTAACCTGAGTCAATCATATGTTTGAGTACTTTTATCACGAAATTTTAAGGAAAACTGTAATTTCATTTGGTTCACTATTTAATGATATTACGATCAAGCACGTAAACAATGCTGAGCAAGTTGTTAGTGCAATTAAAGTTCCTCTTGCATATGGTCCAACTCAGAAATTTCTTGCAAGATTAAATCAATCGCCAAATTTAAGTAAACCGATTCAAATTACATTGCCAAGAATGTCATTTGAATTTACAGGATTAACTTATGATGCATCAAGAAAATCAACAACAACTCAAACCTTTACTGCAAAGTCTGTAGAAGACGGTACAGAAACAAAAAAAGCATATCTACCAGTCCCATATAATATGCAATTTGAGTTGAGTATTATGTCAAAATTGAACGACGATGCTCTTCAAATTGTAGAACAAATCCTACCATATTTTCAACCAGCATACACTATGACTGTTGATTTAGTTGAAACAATTAATGAAAAAAGAGATATTCCTGTAATTTTAGAAAATATTACTATGCAGGATGATTATGAGGGAGATTTTACTACTAGAAGAGTTTTAATTTACACCTTAAGATTTACTGCAAAAACATACCTATTTGGTCCAGTTTCTTCTGCAACCAAAGATATTATCAAAAAAGCCACTGTCAGTTATATTGCTGGAGATCCTACTTCAACTCCAACGCGAGAGATTGTATATTCAGTCGAACCAAGAGCAATTCAAAATTATACTGGTATAGTTATTACAAATATATCAAAAGATATTACAACTGATACTACCTTAATAGAAGTGAATGATGCAAGTTCTATTGCAATTAATAGTTACCTTGATTTGGAAGGTGAAGAAATTTACGTAACTTCAAAGTCAGGAAATATTCTTACTGTGGAAAGAGGAAAAGATAATACAACAATTACTGCTCATTTATCAGGTGCTGAAGTAAAATCAATCACTTCTGCAGATAGTGCTCTAATTGAAGATGGAGATGATTTTGGATTTAATGGAACTGTATTTTGATAAGATATGAAAATGACTAAAAAGTTCGATAAGTTAAACGAAACTTTTAATGTGGAGGGAGAAATAGTTCCTGTTGAAGCAGAAAAGGTTTCTGAAAAGATAGAAAAATATGCTTCAGATGCTGATGATATTAAAAAAGATTATGATTATGCAAGAGGAAATTTATATTCTCTTGTAGAAAAGGGACAGGAAGCGATTAATGGAATTCTTGAATTGGCACAAGAAAGTGAAATGCCTCGTGCTTACGAAGTTGCAGGACAATTAATTAAGAATACAAGTGAAATTGCAGAAAAACTTATGGCATTACATAAGATCAAAAAAGATGTTGAAGAGGATAGTCCAAAGGGACCCACAACAGTAAATAATGCACTCTTTGTTGGTTCTACTACAGAATTGGCAAAACTGTTAAAGCAACAATCGCAGAATCAATCTGAACAATAAATACATAAAGGGTTCATTTAACTAATGAATAAATTTAAGTCCCATAAAACTGTTGAACAAATTGCAAAGAAGCATCGTCTAGAAGTTTCTTTCATACAAAGGCAACTTGATATGGGAGAACCTATTGAGCACGAACATACTAAAGATCATGAGCTAGCAATGAATATTGCTCTTCAACATCTTGATGAAATTCCAGATTATTATACTCGTTTGAAAAAAATGGAAGCAGATGCCAAAAAGCATCATAAAAAATTCAAAGATGTAAAAGAACATTGTGGATGTGAAGATACTGCAGTTGCAGAACTTGAGGATCGATTAAAAAAATTAAAAGATACTTCTTATGATTCTGTCGATAAATTAATGCGCAATATTATGAAAAAAAATGATATGACTGCAAAACAATTACACAATGCTTTTGTAGATAAAAATGGTAAAACTCCTGATGATTGGATTGATAATTTAAAAGAAGAAACTAAATCTGGCGATGAAGGTCTTCGTGATTGGTTTGGCAAATCTAAATCTTCTGATGGTAAAAGTGGATGGGTTCAACTTGGTGGAAAGTGGGCAGGAAAACCGTGTGCTCGTCAAGAAGGTCAAACTTCTACTCCAAAATGTGGGAGTTCTAAAATGAAAAGAGCACTTTCAAAAGATGAAGAAGAATCGGCAAGACGTAGAAAAAATATTCAAGACCCAAATCAACCACAAAAAACTGGTGGAGCAAAACCAACTAACGTAAGAACTGAAGAAATGGACCTACAAGAAGTCAAAGACAAACCTGGCAAAGGTAGTGGCAAAAAAGATGCTTGTTATCACAAAGTAAAGTCTCGATATGATGTTTGGCCGAGTGCATATGCATCTGGAGCACTTGTTAAATGTCGTAAAGTTGGCGCAGATAACTGGGGAACTAAATCAGAGGCAACTATGCAAGAAGAAGAAAGGTATTGTCCATTATGTGATAAAAGAGAAACAAAATCACAATGTTCATACGGAGAAAAGGCGTGGGATAAAGTTTCTGTGAAAGATGAAGAATATTCTATGGCAAGATCAGAATTAAAAACTATTCATAATGCACTTAAAAGATTGGAGAAAAAGGTTGGTAAAGGTGAAGGTGATTTAGAAGCTTGGGTTCAGTCAAAGATCACTAAAGCAGCAGATTATATCGACACTGCTGCAGATTATGTGGCAAGTGGTGAGATGGAAGAACAAAAATTGGTTGATAAAATTATGGATGAGATGAAATGTTGGCCTGGATATGAAAAGAAAGGTACTCAAAAACTTTTTGGTAAAAAATACAATAGATGTGTAAAAAAAGAAGATGTAACTATTGAAGACTTAGATGGAAATACTTTTGCTGAGGTTGTTGATTTGATTAAACCCGAACCAATTAAGGGATTTAAATCTCAAGTAGATGAAGCAACAAGACTCCAAGCACAAACTGGCAATATCATTGCAGTTACTCTTTCTTGGAGAGGGAAATACTATTCACTCAAAATATTTTTCCCTCAGGTAAAACTTCCTACTCGCAAAGAAATTAATGATGAACTTCAAAAAGTTTATCCTGGGTGTAATGTAGTCTATCATTCGGTTTCAGATCTTCAACCGGGACAACCATTAATTCAAGCATTTGGTCCTCAAGGTGGAAGTGCGGCGAAACCAGGATCAAATAAAAATTATGTAAAACCGATGGGAGAAGAAGTTGAGATTGAAGAAGATTGGCAATCAGTTAATCGAAAGGATAGAACTGATGGATTAAGTCCAGAAGCAGTTAAGGCATATCGTAGAGAAAATCCTGGATCAAAACTTCAAACTGCAGTAACTGAAAAAAATCCAACGGGAAAAAGAGCATCTCGTCGTAAGTCTTTTTGTAGTCGTATGTCTGGAATGAAATCTAAACTTACTTCCGCAAAGACTGCAAGAGATCCTGATAGCAATATCAACAAAGCACTCCGTCGTTGGAATTGTAATTAACAAATAGGTTTTATTATGTCAAATGATGTTTATCTTGGTAATCCTTTATTAAAGAAGGCAAATACTGCTATTGAATTTACTCAAGAACAAATTCTTGAGTTTGTTAAATGTCAGGAGGATCCTGTTTATTTTGCAAACAATTATGTAAAAATTGTGACTCTTGACCACGGTTTGCAGACATTTAAACCATATCACTTTCAAGAAAAATTAATTAAAAATTTCCATAATCACAGATTTAATATCTGCAAAATGCCTCGGCAAACTGGAAAAAGTACTACTGTAGTATCTTTTCTACTTCACTATGCAGTCTTTAATGATAATGTAAATATTGGTATTCTTGCAAACAAAGCGGCGACTGCAAGAGAACTTTTAGATAGACTTCAAACTGCTTATGAAAATCTTCCTAAGTGGATGCAACAAGGTATCATATCTTGGAATAAAGGATCTCTTGAATTGGAAAATGGAAGTAAAATCTTGGCTGCTTCTACTTCTGCTTCTGCTGTTCGTGGTATGTCATTCAATATCTTATTTCTGGACGAATTTGCTTTCGTTCCAAACCATATTGCAGATTCTTTCTTTGCTTCAGTTTATCCTACAATTACTTCAGGTAAAAATACTAAAGTTATTATAGTTTCTACTCCACACGGTATGAACCATTTCTACCGAATGTGGCACGATGCTGAGAAAGGTAAAAATGAATATGTATTTACTGATGTTCATTGGAGTGAAGTTCCTGGAAGAGATGAAGAGTGGAAAAAGCAAACAATTGCAAACACTTCAGACTCTCAATTTAAGGTTGAGTTTGAATGTGAGTTCTTAGGATCAGTTGATACTTTAATCTCTCCAAGCAAACTCAGAACCCTCGTATATGACCACCCTAAGACCCGTAGTGCAGGTTTAGACGTTTATGTGGATCCTGTAGAAGAGCACGACTATTTGATTACTGTAGACGTTGCTAGAGGCGTAGGAAGCGATTACTCTGCGTTTGCTGTGGTAGATATCACACAATTCCCACATAAGGTAGTCGCTAAGTATCGAAATAATGAAATAAAACCTATGCTATTTCCAAGTATTATTTACGATATAGCAAAAAGTTATAATGATGCTTACATTTTATGTGAAGTTAATGATGTTGGAGACCAGGTGGCTTCAATCCTACAGTATGACTTAGAATATAATAACCTTCTTATGTGCTCTATGAGAGGAAGAGCAGGTCAAATTGTTGGACAAGGGTTTTCTGGAAAGAAGACTCAGTTGGGAGTTAAGATGTCCAAAACAGTGAAGAAAGTTGGATGTCTGAATCTCAAAACGATGATCGAAGAAGACAAGTTATATTTAAATGATTATGAGATTATTAGTGAGCTTACAACCTTTATTCAAAAACACAATTCATTTGAAGCAGAAGAAGGATGTAATGATGACTTAGCGATGTGCCTTGTAATTTATGCTTGGTTAGTAGCACAAGATTATTTTAAAGAACTTACTGATCAAGATGTAAGAAAGAGATTATATGAAGAGCAGAGGAATCAAATCGAACAAGATATGTCACCATTTGGATTTGTTTCTGATGGTTTAGATGAAGATAGTTTTGTTGATCAGGATGGTGATAGATGGCACCTAGATGAATACGGAGATCGCGCATATATGTGGGAATATATGTGATGGATTTAGATAAGCAAATCAAATTAGGTCATTTGTTGCTTACTGATAGAGAATGTAGAGTTTGTTGTGAGGTAAAAAATTTAATAGATGGATTTTATAGAACACGCAAAGATAGAGGGCCTGTTGCATCTTCTTTTTCTTATGAATGTAAAGAATGTACTGTAAAGAGGGTTATTGAGTCCAAAAAAAGACAATTGCATAATATAAAATGGGAATATCCTGATTGGTAGATATTCGCGTCTTATTTCCCCTACGTAAAGTGTCGTTTTAATAAATAATTTTTAGTTAAACTGAGATTACGGAGAAAAAAATGGCGACTCCTCAATTATCTCCAGGCGTACTCGTCAGAGAGGTTGATCTAACAGTAGGAAGAGCTGATAATGTTTTAGATAACATTGGAGCTATTGCAGGTCCTTTTGCAATTGGTCCAGTTGATGAAGCAATTGATATTACTACAGAAAACGAATTACTTAATGTTTTTGGAAAACCAATCTCTTCAGATTCACAATATGAATACTGGATGAGTGCATCTTCATTTCTTTCATATGGTGGTGTTCTTAAGGTAGCTAGAGTAGATGGCGACAATCTAAGATCTGCAAATGCTATTCGTAATTCTGCAGGAGTTTCTACTGCAGGAGACACCTCACTCAAAATCAAGAATTTTGATGATTATGAGGCAAACTATGCAGATGATATTGCAAACTATATCTTTGCCGCAAAGAACCCAGGCTCTTGGGCAAACAACTTAAAGGTTTGTGTAATTGACGACAAAGCAGATCAAATTATTAATGTAGGTGCCGCAGTTACTGCAAATGTAACAGTTGGTATGGGTATTACAACAACACTCACCAACGTACCCGCAGCTGGAATTGGAACAACTTCAGTATTTAATGGATACCTAAAAGGAATTGTTACTGGAATTGGTGCAAGTACTCTTGACGTTAAAATTCATTCGATTGTTTCAACTTCAAATGTCGAAACTGAAATAACTTATGCACAAAAATCACAGTTGAGATCATTTAGAACATCAACTGGAACTGGTAATTTAGTAGTTACTTTGATTGATAGTAGTGGAGATTTTGTTGATACTGCAACAGTTAATACTGGAACCAATCCAATTCGCGACTGGTATGATCAGCAAACTTTAACACTAACGAATACTACAATTTATTGGAATTCAATCGCACCAAAACCAGGAACTTCACAATATGCTGTTAATAGAAACGGACAGAGTGATGAAATTCACGTAGTTATTGTTGACGATACTGGAACAGTTACTGGAATTCAAGGAAATCTTCTTGAAAAGCATATTGGACTATCTAAAGCAACTGATGCAATTTCAGCAGTAAATTCTCCACAAAAAATTTGGTGGAAAAATTATCTTGCAGTATATTCAAATTATGTTTATGTTGGAGATAATCCTTCTGATGAATTAAATGCAAATGAACCAGTTGTTGCTACTGGATTTTCTACTGGATTTGTTGAATATACAAATTCTGAGGGTCTTTGGAATAAAGATGCTCAAGATAAGACATATAGTGCTCTTGGAAATGTAACTTATAATTTATCTGGCGGTAAAGATTATGATGGCGCGGTCGGTGGTATGACTGCAACTCTTGGAGATCTCTTTACTGCGTATAATTTATTCTCAAATAAAGATGAAATTGAAGTTGATTACTTAATTATGGGTCCCGGTTTAGGTAACAAATTTGAATCCCAAGCAAAAGCAAATCACTTAATTTCTATTGCTAATGGAAGAAAGGATTGTGTTGCAGTAATTTCACCTCATCGTGCAGATGTTGTAGATATTACTAATTCTGATACTCAAACTGATAATATATTAGAATTCTTCTCTCCATTAGCATCATCATCTTATGCAGTTTTTGATGCAGGATATAAGTACACCTATGATAGGTTTAACAATAAATTCCGTTATCTTCCTTGCAACCCAGATGTTGCTGGATTGATGGTTAGAACTTCTGTTGTTGCCTATCCTTGGTTCTCTCCCGCAGGTCAGCAGAGAGGCATTCTGAATAATGCAATCAAACTTGCATATAACCCAAATAAAGCACAAAGAGATCAACTTTATCCACAGAGAATTAACGCAATCGTTAATCAACCTGGAATTGGAATTCTTCTCTTTGGCGATAAAACCGCTCTTGGATATGCATCTGCATTTGACCGAATTAACGTTCGTCGTCTATTCCTCACTGTTGAACAGGCACTCCAAAGAAGTGCTCAAGCACAACTTTTTGAACTGAATGATGAGATTACGAGAGCGAACTTTAGAAATATTGTCGAACCATACCTCCGTGATGTTCAGGCAAAACGCGGTCTTTATGGATTCTTAGTCGTTTGTGATGCATCAAATAACACTCCAGATGTTATTGACAACAATGAATTCAGAGCTGATATTTACCTGAAGCCTGCCAAGTCTATTAACTATGTCACACTCACATTCGTTGCTACCAGAACGGGCGTAAGTTTTGACGAAGTTGCTGGTACTGTTTGATTTAAACCAAAATACAACAAGGAGGACTTAAAAAATGGCACATTCTATTCAGGATTTTAAATCAGCACTCATCGGGGGCGGTGCCCGCCCCAATCTATTTGAAGTAACTATTCCCGGAAATATTCCAGGATCTGGTGCATTACCAAATAACTTTAAAATGTTATGTAAATCAGCTGCACTTCCTGCATCTAATATTGCATCAATTGACGTTCCGTTTAGAGGAAGAATTTTCAAAGTTGCTGGTGATCGTACATTTGATACTTGGACAATCACGGTTATCAACGATCAAGATTTCGCTATTAGAAATCAAATGGAAGCTTGGATGCAATCCATCGGACAATATGCTGATGGAAGTGGTTTTACTGATCCTAATGACTATATGGTTAATGCTTTCGTTAAGCAGTTTAAGAGAGGTAGGAGCAACGTAGGTTTTGATTCTCCTGTTGGATCTGGTCTTGAAGTTGCACAAACCTACAAGTTCTATGATATTTTCCCAACTAATATTGCGGCGATTGACCTTTCTTATGATACTAGTGACACAATTGAAGAATTTACCGTAGAGTTCCAAGTTCAGTACTGGACTCCTACCAATGAAGAAGCATAATAAATAGACTAAAGAACTAAGTTAAAAAATAAATTATGGCGAAACTTTTTGGTTTTTCAATTGAAGATAATGAGCCATTATCATCCGGTGTTGTTTCCCCCGTTCCTCCCAATAAGGAGGACGGGGTTGATCATTATTTAAGTAGTGGTTTTTTTGGTTCGTATGTAGATATTGAAGGTGTTTACAGAACTGAATTTGATCTCATTAAAAGATATCGTGAAATGGCACTTCACCCAGAGTGTGATAGTGCTATTGAAGATATTGTAAATGAAGCAATTGTATCAGATACAAATGATAGTCCAGTTCAAATTGATTTGGATAATTTGAACGCAAGTGATGGTATTAAGAAGAAAATTAGACAAGAATTTAAGCATATTTTAGAACTTTTAGATTTTGATAAAAAGTCTCACGAAATTTATAGGAATTGGTATGTTGATGGTAGACTTTATTATCACAAAGTAATTGATTTTAAAAATCCAGAAGCAGGAATACAGGAACTGAGATACATAGACGCTATGAAAATGCGTTATGTTCGTCAAGCAAAGAAAAAAGAAGGAGATAAGTATAGAGTTTCAAATCGAATGGTCGATAATCCGATGGATTATGAGTTTCCTGAGATTGAAGAATATTTTGTATATGAACCAAAAATGACCTATCCCACAGGAACTCCAGCTCCTGGATCTATGGGTGGATCAAATGCTGGAATTCGTATGACCAAGGATTCTGTCACCTATTGTACTTCTGGTCTTGTAGATAGAAACAAGGGATCAACGCTTTCATATCTACACAAAGCAATTAAGTCTCTCAATCAACTTCGTATGATTGAAGACTCTTTGGTAATTTATAGACTATCACGCGCACCAGAACGTCGTATTTTCTATATTGATGTTGGCAATCTTCCAAAAGTAAAGGCAGAACAATATCTTCGTGACGTAATGATGCGTTATCGTAACAAACTAGTATATGATGCAAATACTGGTGAGGTTCGTGATGATAAAAAGTTTATGTCGATGCTTGAGGACTTTTGGTTACCTCGTCGTGAAGGTGGCAGAGGAACTGAAATTACGACTCTTCCAGGTGGCCAAAATCTTGGAGAAATTACAGATATTGAATACTTTAAGAAAAAACTCTATCGATCTCTGAATGTTCCGCCATCAAGAATGGATGGAGAAGGTGGCTTTAATCTTGGAAGATCTTCAGAGATTCTCCGTGATGAAGTTAAGTTCAGCAAATTTGTTTCAAGATTAAGAAAGAGATTCTCATATATGTTTAGTGATATGTTGAGAACTCAACTCATTCTTAAGAACATCATTACGCCAGAAGACTGGCAACAAATGGATGAGCATATTCAGTATGATTTCTTATATGATAATCACTTTGCAGAACTTAAAGACGCAGAGTTATTAAATGAGAGATTGAATATGGTTCAAGTTGCTGAACCTTATATTGGTAAATATTTTTCTCAAGATTATGTAAGACGTAAGATTTTGAGACAAACTGATATTGAAATTTTAGAGCAAGATGCGCTAATTGAAAAAGAAATTAAAGATGGTATTATTCCAGATCCAAGTATTCCAGTAGATCCGACAACAGGTATGCCTTTGACCCCAGAAACTGCAGGAATGGATCTTGGTCAACCAGTAATGGAACCAGATTTGAGATCAGATGCAAAAGCAACTCAAGTAGATACTAAAACAATAGAAATGCCTAAAGGTGGCGAAATATAAATAATGTCGATTCTTAATTTGGATTATAATAATGGATGATTTACTGGATATGATTGCTACTGACGAGTCACCATCTCAGATTAGCGATAAAATCAAAGATCTTTTGTTTGCTAAGGCATCAGAAAAAATTGACCAAGTTCGTCCTGAAGTAGCAAACTCTATGTTTGGTGGTGGTGAAGAAGAATGATTTGTAATAGGTAATCCATAATTTATAAATAACTAATAAGTGTATTTTAAAAAATAATGGCTCATATACCAGTTGGACTAGGTTCCTCCTTTGCATTTTCGGCAGGTACAGCAACGACATCTTCCTCTTTTTCAGTGCAATCAAATGTTCTGAGAGTAATTGCAGTTGGTGCTTCCGCTCACGTTGCAATCGGAACTGGACCTTCAGCGACTATAACTGATTATTTTATTCCTTCGGGCCAATCCGCAACTCTTGCTCTAACAAAAGCATCAAATAGAGTTGTTGGTGTTACAACTGGGACAACGACTATAATTGATGTTCCAGAAGGAACTCAAGTTCCCTTTGGTGTGGGCGATTATGTTTCATTATCAGTAGATGGTCAATCATATTATAATATTACTCACGCTCCTGTTCTTTCAGTCAATACAACTTCGGGAGTTGGTGGATATTATCAAACAAGAATGACTGTCGGTTACGATTCCTCCGGTATTGTAACAGCATTCAATCCAACGTATGCAGATGTGAGAGCATCTCAAAAAATTTCTGCTTATGGTGTTGGTGCATCAGGAACACTTTACTTCCAACAAATACAAATTACGGGGCAAGCGTAAAATGAAACTCATCACCGAAGAAATTGAATCAGTAGAAGTTATTACCGAAACTGTAAACGGTAAAAAAACTCTTTATATTCAAGGACCTTTCCTTCAAACTGAGCAACCCAATCGCAATAATAGAGTATATCGTCTTCCAGTAATGGAAAGAGAAGTTAAAAGATATACTGAACAGTATGTGAATAAGGGTCGTGCTCTTGGAGAACTTGGACATCCTGATGGACCTACTGTAAATCTGGATCGGGTTTCTCATAAAATTGTTTCACTTCATCGAGAAGGAAATAATTTTATTGGAAAAGCTCAGATTCTTTCTACTCCTATGGGAAAAATTGCAGAGTCACTTCTTAAAGAAGGAGTAACTCTTGGCGTTTCTTCTCGTGGTATTGGATCAGTAAAACCAACAAAAGAAGGATACAACGAAGTTGGTGAAGATTTTATGCTTGCAACTGCTGCTGATATTGTTGCTGATCCTTCTGCACCTGATGCATTTGTTCAGGGAATTATGGAAGGAAAGGAGTGGTGCTGGGATGGTGGTATTTTAAAAGAGAAGGCAGCGGAAAAAACTTATAAGAGAATTAATACTCTTGTTGATGAAAATGTTCTTGAAGAATATAAATTATCCCTCTTTAATGAGTTCTTAAATTCGTTGTAATTTGTTAATTTATAAATAAATATAGTTTATAACTTAAGGTTAAACGGAGAGTTCAAATGTCTCGTGGAGATTTACAAGAAATGGAAGTAGGCACAAAGCAATCCAGAACCGCTGTTAATGCAAATGCAAAAGCGGCAGACGCGATGCCAAAATTATCAGGTAACATTCCTGATGGACAAACAGCAGGTTGGGAAGATCTTGGTGGACCAACACCAGAGAATTATAAGTCCGATGACGATTCGGCAAAACTCAAGACACCCGGAACAACTCTTAAGCAAGTAAGAGATGTTGTCAATAAAGGTGCTAAAGCTGCTGATCCAATGAAGGGTATGAAGGAAGAGGAAGAATTGGATGATGAGGATCTAATTGAAGAAGAAACTGAAGATGAGATCGTAGAAGCGAAGCACGAAGAAGAGGAAGAGGAAGAAGGCGGTAAGAAAAAAGGTAAGAAAGAAGAAGAAGATGATGAAGATGATGAGGATGAAGAGGAAGAAGTAAAGGAAGAGTTTAACATCGATGAAGATGTTAATGCTCTCTTAGAAGGTGAAGAACTCTCCGAAGAGTTCCAAGAAAAAGCACGTACAATCTTTGAAGCGGCTCTTCGCTCTAAAGTTTCCGAAATTAAGGAAGCTATTGAAGAGCAATATGCCGTTGCTCTTGCAGAAGAAGTCGAAGAAATTAAGACTGAACTTGCAGAGCGTGTAGATGCATACCTTGAGTATGTTTCTGACGAGTGGATGCAAGAAAATGCACTCGTTATTGAAAATGGTCTTAAGACCGAAATGACCGAATCATTCCTTAATGGAATGAAGAGTCTTTTTGAAGAACATTATGTAACAATCCCTGAAGAAAAATATAATGTACTTGAGAGTATGGTAGAAAAACTTGATGAAATGGAGACAAAACTCAACGAGCAAATTGAGAAAAACGTTTCCCTTAACAAGCGTCTCGCAGAGTCGGTTGCTGATGGAATCTTTGAACAAGTCTCTGATGGTCTCGCAGCCACTCAGAAAGACAAGCTCGCTTCACTTGCCGAAAGTGTTGAGTTTGAAAGTGAAGAAGAATATCGTGAAAAACTGGAGACTTTGAAGGAATCATATTTCCCTTCAAGAGTAGTTGCTCCAACAACTAAATCTGATACTCTTTCAGAAGGAGTAAGTGTTGCTCATGAGTCACACTCACAGTCAATGTCTGCTTATCTGAAGACACTCTCAGCATTTAGTAAATAATTGAATTTAATATAATTCAAACCCAAAACAAAACAAACACTTAGTAAAAAGGTAAACGCAAATGTTTCATTCCGAACATCTGCAGGAAAAGTGGGCACCCCTTCTCGACTATCAGGGTCTTGATACAATCAAAGATTCTCATCGTAGAGCTGTAACCGCTGTCCTGTTAGAAAACCAAGAAAAATTCTTAAGAGAGCAAAGTGCTTTCGATAATGGTTCTATGAGTATGCTCATGGAATCACCAACCAACTCGGCAGGAACCGGCGGATTCACCGGTGGTTCTACACCTGGTGGTCCTACTGCTGGTTTTGATCCCGTTCTGATCTCTTTGATTAGACGTTCGATGCCTAACCTGGTCGCTTATGACCTCGCTGGCGTTCAACCAATGAGTGGTCCTACTGGACTCATCTTCGCGATGCGTTCACGTTACACCAATCAAAGTGGCGCTGAAACGTTCTACAACGAAGTAGATTCTGCATTCTCAGGTCAGGATGCCGGATTTAATGTCACTGCAGGATTTAGCAGTGAAGCTGCTGGTATTGGTACTACAACTCAAAGAGGTTCAAACCCTGGAGTTCTCAATCCTGTTTCAGGTAACCCTGCTGCTGCTGACTATAACGTTGGTGGTGGTATGCCAACCGGCAACGCAGAAAACCTTGATGGTAATGCTGGTGATGCATTTAACCAGATGGCGTTCTCAATCGAGAAAGTCACCGTTACTGCAAAGTCACGCGCTCTGAAGGCTGAGTATTCGTTAGAACTCGCTCAAGACCTCAAGGCAATCCACGGTCTGAATGCTGAAGCGGAATTAGCAAACATTCTCTCAACTGAGATTCTTGCTGAAATCAACCGCGAAGTCATCAGAACCATCTATATGACCGCAGAAAAGGGTGCTTCGCAGAACGTTGCTACCGCTGGTATCTTTGACCTCGACGTTGACTCCAACGGTCGTTGGTCGGTTGAGAAGTTCAAAGGTCTTCTGTTCCAAATTGAGAGAGATGCTAACGCTATCGCTCAAAGAACTCGTAGAGGAAAGGGCAACATCGTTCTTTGCTCTGCTGACGTTGCTTCAGCACTGACCATGGCTGGTGTACTTGATTACACCCCTGCACTCAATGCTAACCTGCAAGTCGATGATACCGGCAACACCTTTGCTGGTACTCTGATGGGCAAATTCCGCGTCTATATTGACCCATATTCGGCAAACCTTACTTCAGGTAATGCTGGTCCTGGTAATCAGTACTACGTTGTTGGTTATAAGGGTTCTTCACCTTATGACGCTGGACTCTTCTATTGTCCTTATGTTCCTCTCCAAATGGTTCGTGCCGTTGGTGAGAACTCCTTCCAGCCCAAGATTGGCTTTAAGACTAGATATGGTCTGGTCGCCAACCCATTCGCAGAAGGAACCACTCAAGGTCTTGGAGCTCTTACTGTTAATAGCAACCGCTATTACAGAAGAGTTGCGGTCAAAAATTTAATGTGATAATTATCCACATTAAACGACAGAGACCCGAAAGGGTCTCTTTTTTTATAAATAAATTGTAAGAATATATTGTGATCGATGCCTAGACCAATTAAAAATATATCTGGATATTATGGAGAAGGAAGAACTAAAAGAAAAGCAGAAAATCATAGAATGAATGTAATGATACGCAGAGATAAACATAAACAACATTTAGTTGAATATTTCAACAATAAATGTCACGATTGTCAAAATAGTTTTCCTGTTTGTTGTTATGATTTTCATCACATAGATCCATCATTAAAGTCTTTTGAAATTGCTCCAAGACTAGATGGAAATATTAATACTATAATGGAAGAAGCAAAAAAATGTATTATGCTTTGTTCTAATTGTCATAGAATTCGTCACTATAAAGATAATAGAGAAAAATCAACCTAAATACTTAAAAAACGATGACTAAAGGGCAAATTGAGAATAGAAATTTTCTATCTCCAACAGGATTTAAGTTTACTATAACAAGAACTCCTAAAGTTGCTTTCTTTTGCAATCAGGCAAATATTCCAGATTTAAATCTTGGAGTTGCGATTCAACCTTCATATACGAATATGTTACCTACTCCAGGTGATATGATTCAATTTGGAGATTTAAGTTTACGCTTTCTTGTAGATGAAGATCTCGAAAACTATATGGAAATTCAGAATTGGATAAGAGGTCTTGGATTTCCAGAAAAATTAAGTCAATTTGCAGACTTAGAAGAAAATGGTTTAGTGCGAGGAAATTATCTGAAAGATAGACAAAACATTTATTCTGATGGAACTCTGCAAGTTCTAACGAGTAGTCAGTTGCCAAACTTTCAAATATCATTTAAGGACTTATTTCCTTATACTCTCTCTACGATGACTTTTGATGCTACAGATACTGATATTCAATACTTTACTGCAGACGTAAGTTTCAAGTATACTATCTATGATATTGTTGATATGAGTGGTAACCCATTATATGGATATTAATTTAGATACGATTCAAAAAATGTGGGAGAAGGATTCGAAAATAGATATCGACAATCTTCACACAGAATCTTTAAATATTCCCGTTCTTCATGCAAAATATTTTGACTTATATAACACAATTAATCTTCTGAAGAAGAAAGCAGAACAACAGAAGAAAAATATAAGGCACGAAAGATATGAATATTTTACAGGAAAAGCAGATCCTGATGCATATATAGAAAATCCCTTTCCCAAAAAAATTAGAGATAAAGAAACACTTCAAGGATACTTGGATTCTGATGAAAGATTGTCACAGGTCTCTTTAAAGGTTGATTACTATGACACTATGATTTTATATGTTGATAGTATTCTTAAGATGATTTCGAATAGAACATATCAAATTAAAAATTCAATTGATTATATGCGTTTTCAATCTGGATTGGGGTAATAAATACTCATAGCAATTATAATGTTATGAGTGATGTAGTAATTGAAAAGAAAAATGAAGTTCACCTAAAATTAAACTGCGAACCACATATTTTACACGAACTTCAACCATACTTTACTTTTGAAGTAGAGTCTGCAAAATTTATGTCCCAGTATAGAAGCAGACACTGGGATGGAAAAATCAGACTACTCAGTACTCATACTGGAGAAATTTATATTGGATTGTTAGATAAGATTGTTGATAAATTAAAACTTCACAATTACACATATGAATTTAAAGAAAATAAATTCTATGGATTACCCTTTGAGATAAACGAGGGTATATCTTTTGAAGGTGTAAAGGACTATATGGCATCTATATGCTCTCATTCTCCACGTCAATATCAAATTGAGGGAGTATATGATGCTTTACGACACAACCGAAAACTATTGATATCACCAACTGCCTCAGGCAAATCTCTGATGATTTATTCAATAGTAAGATATTTTGTAGATAAAGGGCAAAAAATTCTTTTAGTTGTTCCGACGACATCGCTAGTAGAGCAGATGTATAAGGATTTTCAGGATTATGGTTGGGATGTTGAGTCATATTGTCACCGAATTTATTCTGGTAGAGAAAAGACAAACGAACATCCAGTTACAATTACTACCTGGCAATCTGTATATAAATTGGAACGTTCATTTTTTGAAGAATATAGTGTGATTATAGGTGATGAAGCTCATTTATTTAAGAGCAAGTCACTTGTTGAAATAATGACCAAACTTCATCACGCAAAGTATCGTTTTGGATTTACAGGAACTCTTGATGGAACTCAAACACACAAGTGGGTTCTAGAGGGATTATTTGGCCCATCATATAAAGTTACAAAAACTGATGAACTGATGAAGCAAGGACATCTTTCTCAGTTAGATATTCAGTGTATTGTACTTAAGCATTCTCCCCAAAGATTTGAGACTTATGAGGATGAAATACAATATTTAATTTCTCACGAACAAAGAAATAAATTTATTACAAATCTTTCTTTAGATTTAAAAGGAAATACTCTTGTTCTTTACAGTCGTGTAGAAACACACGGAGCAATACTTTACGAGAAGATAAATACTAACAAGCGAGGTGATCGTAAAGTATTTTTTATTCACGGTGGTGTTGATACTGAAGAAAGAGAATTGGTTAGAGAAATTACTGAAAAAGAAAATAATGCTATCATCGTTGCCTCTTACGGCACTTTTTCTACTGGCATTAACATCCGAAATCTACATAATGTTATCTTTGCTTCCCCTAGTAAATCAAGAATCAGAAATCTCCAATCAATTGGAAGAGTTTTAAGAAAAGGGAAAAACAAAACAAAAGCAGTACTTTATGATATTTCTGATGATTGCACTTATAACTCAAGAAAAAATTATACCTTGAATCACTTAATAGAACGTATTAAGATCTATAATGAAGAAAATTTTAATTATGAAATAATTACAATACAACTTAAAAGCAAATGATGGAAGATGATTTTTATGCAACAGTCAAACTAAAAACCGGTGAAGAAATCTTTTGTAAATTAGCTGCGTCAGAAGAAGAAGATAAGACGATGCTAATCATTTCAAATCCAATTGTTGTTTCTGAAATTAAAAATAGAACTGGATTAGTTGGATATAAAATAGAGCCCTGGCTTAAAACCACAACTGATGATATGTTTATACTTAATATTGATGACGTATTAACTCTTTCAGAATCTTCTGATATTGAAATGATTATGATGTACCAGTCTTATCTTCGTCAATCACGTAAAGAAAAAGATAACCAAGCAAAACTTAATAGAAGAATGGGATATATTTCTAATGTGAATGATGCTAAAGAGATCTTAGAGAAGCTTTATAAAAATAGCTAAAGTTAATTTATCAAACCTCACAAAGGTAATTATACACAGTTTGAAATACCTTGTCAACTATTTACAGAAGTGTTATAATATCTACATAATAATGATAAAAACTTATGATAACAACAGCAGTTATGGCCAAAAGAAAAAGGTCAGAGCACTACGTAAACAATAAAGATTTTCTTGCTGCTCTTATCAAGTATCGCGAAGACGTAGAAATTACCTTTATTCAGAAGTTTGGTAGAGAACCCACAAAAGCTGATAGAGCAACACGATGGGACACAAAACCTCCCATTCCTCGTTATATTGGAGAGTGTTTCTTAAAGATTGCAAATCATCTTTCTTTTAAACCAAATTTTGTAAATTATATGTTTAAGGAAGATATGATTTCTGATGGTATTGAAAACTCAGTTCAATATATTCATAACTTTGATCCAGAGAAGTCACAAAATCCTTTTGCATACTTCACCCAAATTATTCATTATGCTTTTCTTCGTCGTATTCAAAGAGAAAAGCGTCAGTTAGAAATTAAAAACAAAATTCTTGAGCGTTCTGGATATTCTGAAGTATTTACAGACGACAACACTATTGACGGCGGGAACTATTCCGACTATAATTCCATTAAAGACGGAATTTACAGTAAGACAAGATACTGAATGAAAGTTGCAATTCTTACGGATACCCATTATGGGGCGAGAAAAGGTTCTAAACTTTTTCACGACTACTTTGAACTCTTCTATAAAAACGTGTTCTTCCCAACGCTGGAACAGTATGGGATTACAACAGTTATTCATATGGGAGATGCTTTTGATAGTCGTAAATCAATTGACTATCAAAGTTTAGAGTGGGCTAAAAGAGTTGTATTTGAACCTCTTTCCAAATATCAGGTTCATATGATTGTGGGAAATCACGATAGTTATTATAAAAATACTAACAATACAAATTCCCCACAACTTTTATTAAAAGATTATCTAAACATTCAAACTTATTCTTCTCCTACTGAAATTAAGGTTGAAAATCTTAATGTTCTTCTTCTTCCTTGGATTACTCAAGATAATCAAGAAAAAACTATTAAGATGATTAAAAAGACCAAAGCAAAAGTTGCTATGGGACATCTTGAACTTCAAGGATTTAGAGTAAATCGTTCAATTGTAATGGATCATGGACTGGAAGCGAATCTTTTTTCAAACTTCACAAAGGTATTTTCTGGTCATTACCACACTCGTTCTGATAATGGAACTGTGTTCTATCTCGGTAATCCTTATGAGATTTACTGGACGGATGTAAATGATACTCGTGGTTTCACTATTTTTGATACGGAAACTCTAGAGCATACTCCAATCAATAATCCCTATAAGATGTTTTATAACATCTATTATGAGGATACTGATCATCAAACATTTGATACGAGAGAGTATGAAAACAAAATTGTAAAGGTTGTTGTTCGTAAAAAAACTGATACTAAAAAGTTTGAAAAATTTATTGATAAACTTTATTCGTCAAATATTTCAGAATTAAAAGTTATTGAAAACTTCGATATTCAGGAACCGCAAGATTTTGAAGCATTTGAAAGTGAAGACACGATTTCTATACTGAATAGATATATTGAGGAGGCAGAAATTAATCTTGATAAATCAATCATTCAAAAAATGATGCAAGAAATCTATCAGGAAGCTTGTGAACTTGTCTAATGTATATCTTAACAATTAACGGTAGAGAAACTGAAGGAGCATATTCAGTAGTAGATGATGAGGGAGATCACATTTTGTATCTCTTTCAGGAAGAGGATGATGCCACTCGTTATGCTATGATGCTAGAAGACGATAATTATCCAGAAATGCACGTAATAGAAATTGAAGATGAAGTGATGATAAAGGCCTGTGAAATGCATGGGTATCAGTATGTGGTTATTACTGAAGATGATATTGTAATTCCTCCAAGCACAAATTATGATTTTATTTAAAAAAATTCGGTATAAAAATTTCTTAAGTACTGGAACACAATATACTGAAATTAATTTCACCAAAAACAAAACTAATTTAATCGTAGGCACAAACGGAGCAGGTAAAAGTACTGTTCTGGATGCTCTTACTTTTTCTTTGTTTGGAAAACCATTTAGGAAGATCAATAAACCACAACTCACCAATTCTGTAAATGAAAAGGATTGTAGAGTTGAAGTTGAATTTTCTGTTGGTAATGTTGAATGGAAAGTTGTAAGAGGAATTAAACCTGCATTATTTGAGATCTGGAGAAATGATGTTGCTCTAGATCAATCTTCTGCTGCCTTGGATCAGCAGAAGTGGTTAGAGCAAAGTGTTCTTAAGATGAACTATAAATCTTTTACTCAAATTGTAATTCTGGGTTCAAGTACTTTTGTCCCTTTTATGCAACTTTCTGCAGCCCATCGTAGGGAAGTAATTGAAGATCTTCTTGATATTAAGATCTTCTCTTCTATGAATACTGTAATTAAAGAAAAAATACGCTGCTCAAAGGACGAAATTAAAGTTCTGGATCTCAAGAAGCAATCTCTTGTGGATAAAGTTAAAATGCAAGAGAACTTTATTGAAGAACTTGAAAATCGTGGAAAAGAAAATATCAGTAAAAAAAACCAACTAATTTCTACTCTTGATAATGAAGTAGAAGTTTTTATGAGAGAAAATGGAGTTGTGGAGGAAAGTATCTTTGAGAAACAGAAACAACTTGAAGAATATATTGGATCTGCAGATAAACTCAAAAAACTTGGAAACTTAAAAGGTAAGATCTCTCAAAAAGTATCTACCATTACCAAAGAGCATAAGTTCTTTACCGAAAATACGGTTTGTCCTACCTGCACTCAAGAGATTGGCGAGACCTTCAGGATAAATAGAATTAACGACGCTCAATCTAAAGCAAAAGAGTTGCAATCTGGTTATAAAGAACTAGAGCAGGCAATTAAAGAAGAAGAAGACCGTGAGCGTCAATTCCTCACTCTTTCCAAGGAAATCTCAAAACTTACGAATGACATTTCTCAAAACAATATTAAGATCTCTGGATGCCAAAGACAGATTCGAGATCTTGAATATGAAATTCAAACAATTACCGAACAACTTGAAAACCGAAATACTGAACACCAGAAGTTAGAGGAATTTAAAAACAACTTAAAAACTACATACGACGAACTTTCTTCCAAAAAAGATTTAATTAACTATTACGATTTTTCGTATAGTTTACTTAAGGACGGTGGAGTAAAGACTAAAATCATTAAGAAGTATTTGCCTTTGATTAATCAGCAAGTCAATCGTTACTTGCAAATGATGGACTTCTACATTAATTTTACTCTTGATGAAGAATTTAACGAAACCGTTCAATCTCCAATTCACGAAGATTTCTCTTATGCTTCCTTTAGTGAAGGAGAAAAGGCACGAATCAATCTTGCGTTGGTCTTTGCTTGGAGAGAAGTGGCAAAGTTTAAAAATTCAGTTCATACTAATCTTATTTTATTTGATGAAGTATTTGATGGTTCTCTTGATGGATTTGGGACCGATGAGTTTCTTAAAATTATTCGTTATGTGATTAAGGATGCTAATGTTTTTGTAATTTCTCATAAGACTGGACTTGAGGACAAATTTGAAAGTGTCCTACGTTTTGAGAAAGTCAAAGGATTTAGTCGTATGGTGGTCTGAATCACCAAAGAAAAATGCAAGTACCAAACTGGAAGCATCACTCCAAAAAGGAACAGAAACGAAAACTCAAACCACAAGCACTGCGACAAGCAAAAGCAAGGTTAGCCCAATTTAAGAAGCGTCATATGGGTCGTCCAAAAGGCGACCTTTCGTCGTATTATGGCCTCATACGAAACGAAATCAATGTCCGTCCGCCACGAAATCAAGTCTCACCTTGCCCGACTGCTTGCGACTGAAGACCTTGTAGTTGAGCATAAAAAGGTAGAGACTGCTTGCTTTAACGTTCATACTCGTGTGCTTACGCTACCTCTTTGGGAACGTGCCAGCAACATCGTTTATGACCTGCTGGTGGGACACGAAGTCGGTCACGCACTTTTTACTCCCGATGAGGATTGGAGTGAGACCTGTAAGGTTCCTCAGCAATTCATCAACGTGGTGGAAGATGCCCGCGTTGAGAAACTGATGAAGCGTAAGTATGCTGGCCTCTCCAAGACTTTCTTTGGTGGATATAAAGAACTGAACGAGGAAGATTTCTTTCAACTGGAAGATGAAAACATTTCCAAGTTCAATCTCGCTGACCGTGCAAATCTTTACTTTAAGGTTGGTAACTTTATAATTCTGGATTTTACACCAGAGGAAAAGAAAATTATTGATTTGATTGGTTCAACAGAAACTTTTGCAGACGCTCTAATTGCTGCAGAGGAACTTTATAAGTATTGTAAAAAAGAAAAAGAACAACAACAGAAAGTTGCTGATTTCGACAGTCACGAAACTCAAGGTGATTCAAATTCTCCTGCAAGTGAGAATGTAGAAACTGAAAGTGGAGAAGAGGAGCAGGAAGGGCAATCAGATTCTTCTCAACCTCAAGAAACAGAAGATACTGCAAAGTCTGAAGGTGATCAAGTTTCCACGACTCCTTCTCAACCCAAAGAACCTGAAGTTCGTACTGTTGATAATTTGGAGAGTAAAATCCGCGAACTTGTAAATAATACTGGGAGCGATAACAACTATGTTGAGCTCCCTCAGTTAAATCTTGATACTGTAATTGGTAAGAACTCTGAGATTCATAAAGAAATTGATGCTTGTTTTAATTTTCAACAAAACAATCGTCCAGATGAAAAACTCTTTGAGTCTGTTGATGTAGAGTTTCGGAAGTTTAAGTCTTCCGCACAAAAGGAAGTTAATTATCTGGTGAAGGAGTTTGAGTGTCGCAAGGCAGCAGATTCCTATGCTCGTGCTACTACATCTCGCACAGGAATTCTTGATACTGCTCGTCTTCATTCCTATAAGTTTAATGAAGACCTCTTTAAGAAGGTGACTGTAATTCCTGATGGTAAAAATCACGGTCTGATCTTTATTCTTGACTGGTCGGGTTCTATGTCTAATGTTCTTTTGGATACTTGCAAGCAACTCTTCAATCTGGTTTGGTTCTGCAAGAAAGTTTCTATTCCTTTTGAAGTCTATGCCTTTACAAATGAATGGCGTCGTGGTGAGTTTGATTATGAGACTGGAAAGCATTTTGCTGCAGATCGCACATCTCATTATGAAAGGAAAAGTGGTTTGATGGTGGTTGATGAAAGTTTTTCTCTAATGAATCTTCTTACCAGCAAAATTTCTGGTAAGCAACTGGAACATCAAATGCTCAATATCTGGCGTCTGGCTATTTGTTTTGGTAACGTTTATCATTCGCCATATACATACCCAAGTCGCCTGTGTCTTTCTGGAACTCCTTTGAATGAGGCACTTATTTCCCTTCACCAAATTCTTCCTAAGTTTCAAAAAGAAAATAAACTTCAAAAAGTCCAGTGTATTGTTCTAACAGATGGAGAAGCGGGACATCTTCCTTATCATAATGAAGTAAAACGTCCCTGGGAATCTGATATTCGTCTTGGAACTCAACACGTTAATCCTGATCGTTCTTTTTTGAGGGATAGGAAACTGGGAACTACGTATAAGTTTGGATATGGATATCACGAATTTACAGATACTCTTCTCAAAAACTTAAAAGATAAGTTTTCTTCTGTGAATTTTATTGGTATTCGCGTTCTTCCTGGTCGTGATGCAAATCGGTTTATTGGTATGTATCACTCTTATAGTGATAAGCAGTACAACATCATTCAAAATGATTGGAAGAAACTGAAGAGTTTTACTATTACTAACTCTGGTTATGATGCATACTTTGGTATGTCTTCTTCTGCTCTTTCTCAGGATGCAGAGTTTGAAGTTGCTGATGATGCAACCAAAGCACAAATTAAAACTGCTTTTGTTAAGTCTCTTAAGACCAAAAAACTAAATAAGAAAGTTCTTGGTGAGTTTATCTCTCTGGTAGCATGAAAATTGATAATATTGATAAATTTTTAATCATCGACCATAAGAATAAAATTATAAGTCAGAAGAGAGAATTAAATCCTCCATCATTTAATGCTAGATTTAGGTGTGAAATTAGAAAAAAATATCCAGACTATGAATTGAAATGAGACCAGTTGGCGAACTGACCACTAACTGGTTTTACCGACCACTTTTTGCCTTATAATAACTTCAGTTGAAACAAACCACTTTATCATGTCCCGCATTCAAATGACCAACGATCAAATTCTTGAAGATCTTAAAAACACTTTTGGTAAAGAATTTATTGCTGCAGATGTTCGTGGATATTGTGCGGCCAAGAACATTTCATACCCCACCGTAACCAAACGACTCGAACAATTCAAAGTTGGTCGTGGTAAGTGGAATTTGGAAGTAACTCCTCAAAAGGTTCAAGAAATGGAACGTTCTTTCCAGAATGTTTCGGTCCTTCCCGAACATCACCAAAACCTCATTCCCGAAAAAGATGATACCTTCGTCAAGTTTGGTAATTTTAACGATATCAAAAAAATTATTCAGTCCCGTCTCTTTTACCCTACGTTCATTACGGGTTTGTCGGGTAATGGTAAAACGTTCAGTGTGGAGCAAGCGTGTTCTCAACTGAAGCGTGAAATGATTCGTGTCAACATCACCATCGAAACTGATGAAGATGACCTGATTGGCGGTTTCCGTCTTGTGAATGGTGAAACTGCCTGGCACAACGGTCCTGTGATTGAGGCACTTGAGCGTGGTGCTATTCTGTTGCTTGACGAGATCGACCTTGCTTCTAACAAGATCCTGTGCCTGCAATCCGTTCTGGAAGGTAAGGGTGTCTTCTTGAAGAAGATTGGTCGTTTCGTCAAACCTGCCGCTGGATTCAATGTGATTGCCACCGCAAACACTAAGGGTAAGGGTTCTGATGATGGCCGCTTCATCGGTACCAACGTGCTCAATGAGGCGTTCCTGGAGCGTTTCCCTGTGACCTTTGAGCAGTCCTATCCTGCCCCTGCAGTAGAGCAGAAGATCCTTGAGGGCATCGCTCTGGACCTGGGTGTGGAAGACCGTGATTTCTGCAAGCGTCTGGTTGATTGGGGAGATATTATCCGCAAGACTTTCTACGATGGTGGTATTGAGGAAATCATCAGCACCCGCCGCCTGGTGCATATCATCCGCGCCTACAGCATCTTCCAAGATAAGGCAAAGGCAATTCAAGTGTGTGTAAACCGCTTTGATGATGAAACCAAGCAAGCATTTCTTGAACTCTATGACAAGGTGGATGCTGACTTTGTGATGCCAACGGAAAACTCTGAACTGACTGTTGAATACGTTGACGAACAACCTCAGTTCTGATATAATATGGGAAGATAAAAAGTGTCTTCCCTCTTTTTATGATTGATTCAACTTTTACTATTACTATGCCTGATAACAAAAATCATCTTTGGAAATATAACGAAGATAGAATCCTAAAAGATATTGAGGATTATGTGACTAGCACTTATGGGAGTCACTACTGCGGACATAATCAAGAATATAAGGATATTCAAACTATTGACTTGATGGCAGCAAAAGATCTTGCTGTTGGTTTCTGTCAATCAAACATTCTTAAATATGGAAGCCGCTATGGTGACAAGGATGGGCGCAATAAGCGTGATTTGATGAAAGTCATTCACTATGCTATGCTACTGCTTCACTTTGACGGACATTATACACGTCAAGATAATGGAATTACTGAATTTACTCGCTGATTATTATGAAACTCTCTGATAAAACTCTCACTCTTCTGAAGAACTTTTCTTCTATCAATCAGTCCATTCTGTTTAAGGAAGGAAATAATCTTAGGACTATTTCTGTGATGAAAAACATTCTTGCAGAAGCAACAATTGATGAAGAACTCCCTAAGGACTTTGGTATCTATGACCTTAATCAGTTTCTGAATGGACTTAATTTGCATCAGAATGCAGAACTTGATTTTGATAACGATAATTATGTTGTAATCCGTGAAGGTAGGTCTCGTTCCAAGTATTTCTTTGCAGATCCAAATGTAATTGTTACTCCTCCAGATAAATCCATCTCTCTTCCAAGTGAGGATGTGTGCTTCATTCTAGATACTAAAGAACTTGATAAACTGCTTAAGGCTGCTGCAGTATATCAACTGCCTGACTTGTCTGTGGTTGGTGAAGCAGGTGTTGTGAAACTTGTTGTTCGTGACAAGAAGAATGATACTTCCAACGATTTCTCTGTAGTTGTTGGTGAGACTGATGAAGTGTTTACCTTCAATTTCAAGGTTGAAAATCTTAAAATTATTCCTGGTTCTTATGAGGTAGTAATCTCTTCTAAACTTTTGTCACGATTCAAGAATACTGGATTTGATGTGACCTATTATGTGGCTCTAGAACCCGATTCAACATTTGGATGAACATCTTTGTAACAAGTGAATATCCTGCAGAAAGTGCTGTATGTCTTCCAGATAAGCACATAGTCAAAATGCCCCTTGAGTGTTGCCAGATGCTCTCTATCGTGGCATCCAAGTGGTATCACAACTATGGACCCCTCCTTAAGGCAGACAGTACTCCATACAGTACAGAGAAGGGTGCATTCCGCAATCATCCCTGTACTAAGTGGGCAGCAGAGAGTATTCATAATGCTTATTGGTTAATAAAGCACGGTATGAACCTGTGTGATGAATATACTCTTCGATACGGGAAAGTTCATTCCTGTTACAAGACCCTCGTAGATGCCTATTATTTGTTCCCTCGTGGTAAAATTGATAAGGTAGAAAACTTCGTTCGTGCTATGCCAGATGAGTTTAAACTGGATACAACTATTGACACTTTTACTGCTTACAAGATGTACATTGCATCCAAACCTTGGGTTAGCAATAATTATCTTCGTATGCCGCAAAGAAAACCTGATTGGATTTAATTAAATTATGAAAGTCAAAGACCTGATTGAAAAACTCCAAGAGTTTCCAATGGATATGGAAGTTGTTGTTGATGGTGGTTTGTTTGAGTATGATGCTGATTTAGACCCCCGTGAAATAGTTGTGAAAAGTGGTACATCATTCACTCAATACATTTCGCAAAGAAGGTATAAGGAAATGTCTGATGATGCAGAACTTGATGGTAGTTTTATTGATGAAAAAGTTATTTACTTGGGGTGATTATGAAAAAATCCTTTTGGGTCTAATTCTGTACCAATCGGTATGTTTTGGACTATCAATTCTTTTTCTAACTGATTTTGGTGTTCCTAAATTTTTATAATATTCTTCTGCCTCTTTGATAGAAGAAAACTCCTTTCCTTCACAAACAACTGGATATGAGTTTGCCTTTCCAACTTTCTTTTTTGCTTCCTCTGGAAACTTTTTTCCAAGCATACCATAAGTAGCATATTCTTCTTTTGGTTTTCTTTGATGATATTCCTTCATAGCATTTATAAAGTTTGGAGAATTTAGTGGTTTGCAACCTTCTCCACCATCAGTCATATTGTATTTTGGATTTAGTTTTTTTATCCAATATATTTCTCTTTTGTCCAAATCTTCCAATAAAACTTGATTTTCTATTTCTTCTATGGTAAAGTTATCAAAACCATACTTTCTCATCGCACGGTGCAAATATGTTTTTGAACCATACGATGCATCATACTTATGTTTTTGAAATCTTTCTTCTTTTGATTTGATTGTTTGTCCTATGTAAAAATCATTATTTACCATATTGGTTATTTTGTATATAATCATAACTGGTTGAAAACTACCGTCCTTGAACTATTTATACTATAAAAATTGATTATGACAAGTGAATTCTTATTCTGCGAAAAATACCGTCCGAAAGTAATTGATGACTGCATTCTCCCTGATGATACTAAAAAAACATTCAAGGAGTTTGTGGAGAAGGGTGAAATTCCAAATCTTCTTCTTGCAGGTCCTCCTGGAATTGGTAAAACTACAATCGCAAAAGCATTATGTAACGAACTGGGGGCAGATTTTTATGTCATCAACGGATCCGACGAAGGGCGTTTCCTGGATACTGTACGGAACCAAGCAAAGAACTTTGCTTCGACCGTCTCACTTACGGGATCTTCTAAACACAAAGTCATCATCATCGACGAGGCTGATAACACAGGCAACGACGTACAACTCCTTCTACGGGCAAATATTGAGGCATTTTATAACAACTGCCGCTTTATCTTCACCTGCAACTACAAAAACAAAATCATTGAACCCTTGCACTCCCGATGTGCCGTCATCGACTTCACAATCAAAGGGAAACAAAAAGCGCAGTTGGCAGGATCCTTCTTCAAGCGTTTACAAAACATCCTGGATGCGGAAGGCATCGAGTATGATCAAAAAGTCGTTGCAGAACTGGTCTCAAAACACTTCCCAGACTTCCGAAGAGTCCTCAACGAATGTCAGAGGTATTCTACGGGAGGAAAAATTGATGCGGGCATTCTTGCATCTTTCTCTGACATCTCTGTAAACGATCTTCTCAAATACCTTAAAGAGAAAAACTTTACAGAGGTCCGTAAGTGGGTCGTATCTAACTTGGATAATGACTCTTCAGTTATTCTTCGGAGAGTTTATGATGCACTTTATGATGCACTAGTTCCTGCAAGTATTCCCGCTGCTGTTCTTATTATTGCAAAGTATCAATATCAGATTTGTTTTGTGGCAGATCAAGAGATCAACTTGCTTGCAGCACTAACTGAAATTATGTGTGAAGTTGAATTTAAATGATTATTTCAGAGCAAGACGCCCAATGGGCTGCAGATGAATTCATCCAATATTTTTCTCATATGGGAAATATTGAAGACTATCTGCGTTTTGTAAAGAAGGAGGTTATCAAGAATAGTAATTCAATAGTTTCTTTGCACGATGAATTTTTTAATGAAGATATTCATCCAGAGGATATGGATTTTGATATTAAGTTTGTTGGGGATAGATTTCAACAAGCATTACCTCAAGATCATTATAATACTCTTCTTAAGGTGGTTTCTTCTCACAATAATGAGTCAAATATTCCTGGAAGAGAATTGCGTTGGATTATCTTCGAACGAAACACCAAGAAAGTTCTTGGGTTTATTCGATTTGGTTCACCTGTAATTAATTCCAAACCAAGAAATTTATGGTTAGGAAAACAACCAGATCTTTCTATTTTTAATCGTCACGCTGCGATGGGATTTGTAATTGTTCCATCACAACCTTTTGGGTATAATTATCTTGGAGGAAAACTTCTTGCATTAATGTGTTGTTCTCATTTTGCAAGAGAAACACTTAATGAAGTTTTTGAGAAAGATATTGCTCTCTTTGAAACTACTTCTCTTTATGGTTCAACTACAGACGCATCGCAATATGATGGTCTTAAACCATTTATGAGATATAAAGGTTTGACTGAGAGTAAATTTCTTCCTCTTCTTCACGACGAAATCTTTCACAAATTGCACGATAGATTTACATATCTGAATAACAATATTCCTTTGACTGATAATAAAGCATCGTCTAAAAAGATGAAGCGTCAAACAAAGATGATTTCAATTATTCGCAATTCACTTCAAGATCAGGAAAAACTTAAAAGATTTAATGAAGTAATCGGTACTGCATTTGATCTTACTCAAAAGAAGAGATTTTATATTTCTGATTATGGATATGAAAATGTTCGTGAAGTAATTTTGGGGGAGGAAGATAATCTTCGTCCAGGTCAAAACTGGGATAAGTTTTATCTTGAGAACATTATTTCTTGGTGGAAGAAAAAGGCAACAAAACGATATGAAAAACTTAAATCCGAAGATCGCTTTAGAACTAAAGTGGAACTTTGGACCGATGATGACGATATTCAAATTATACGATGACTTACGAACTTAAAGATTGGTTGAACTCTATTAATTTCACCAAAGAAAATTTGATGGAAGAAGACCCAAGTTGTGCTAAAGAGTATGCACCTTATATCATTAATAAATGTCTATCTGGACAAATTGATTCTATTCTTTTTGCAAACGAAATGAATATGAATCATCAACTTGACAAAGATATGCAATATTCATTTTATCTAAATAGTCTGAGGAAAAAGAAGAGATTTTCTCCTTGGCTCCGAAAAGATAAAGTCAAAGATTTAGAATGCATAAAACAGTATTATGGATTCAGTAATGAAAAAGCATCACAAGCTTTAAAAATCTTAAATAAATCGCAACTTGACTTTATAAAACAACGACTTGAAACTGGCGGAACGAAATGACTACTCAAACAATTGAACCACAAGTAAATTGGGCCCCCGATATGATGGTGGAAGTTATCCTAAATGAACCGGATGACTTTCTGAAAGTTCGTGAAACTTTGACTCGTATCGGAGTTGCATCAAGAAAAGAGAAAAAACTCTACCAATCTTGCCATATTCTTCATAAGCAAGGAAGGTATTATATTGTTCACTTTAAAGAACTATTTGCCCTTGATGGTAAACACGCGAATCTGACTGTAAACGATGTTCAGCGTCGTAATCGTATTACTCGTCTGCTTGCAGATTGGGGACTTATTACGGTTGTAAAAGAAGATTCGGTTTCTGATATTGCACCACTTAATCAAATTAAAGTTCTTGCATATAAGGACAAAGGAGATTGGATTCTGGAACAAAAATATAATATTGGTAAAAAAGGAAAAGGTGTAGAAACCGAATGATTTAAGTAGGGAGTTCAACACTCCCTTTTTTAATACCTATTGATATATAATTATTGAGGATGCCGCAAGGGTCCACAAAACACAAACTCGCTTAAAAGGAGCTACCATAATGTCTAACATCACAAGGTACACTGCTGCGGATCTTTCTACTCTGATGGATAAGATCACTCGCAATAGTATTGGATTGGATGAATACTTTGATCGTATTTTCAGTCTTCACGAGACAACTTCTAACTATCCTCCATATAATCTAGTTCAAGTCAGTAATGTAGAATCTAGACTTGAATTGGCACTTGCAGGATTTAAAAAGAAAGAAGTTTACGTCTATACTCAAGATGGCAAATTATTTATTGAAGGACAGAAGGAGGATAAAGAAACTGAATCCAGTTATATTCACAAGGGGTTGGCTCAAAGAAGTTTCACTCGTTCTTGGACTATTTCCGATGATACTGAAGTTAAATCAGTTGAATTTGAGGATGGACTTTTGACAATTACTCTTGGTAGAATTGTTCCTGATCACCATAAGAGAAAAGATTATCTCTAAATAAAAATAAAAATGAAATCTTTCGACGAGTTCAAAACAATTGCATATAAAAATGCAATTCCACATACTGTTTATTCTGGAGGAAAAACAAAAAGAATTCCAAAAGGAAAAGCAGTTCCTGTAAGAAGTCGCTCAAATGCTGGTGGTAATGGAGACTCTGGTGATGGTAGTGGTGGAGATGGTGGGGAATAAATAGAATTGAATATCGTCGCCGCGAGGAGCACCTGGCAAAATCCAGGTTGACTCCTCCTTTTTTTCTGCTATAATAATAAGAGGTATGGAGTAAAAATGACAGTAAAACTTATTGTCCTGAAATCGGGAGAAAAAATAGTATCAGATATTAAAGAAGGATTTTATGAGGATAAATTGGTCTGCTATATTTTAGATAGACCTTGTAGTATTTCTATAAATGGTTCTTATAAGATTCTTGATGATGAAAATACTGATGAAAATAATAATGAAAATCTAGTGAGTATATCATTACATTCTTGGCCTTCATTATCGAATGATACTACAATTGAATTAATTCCTGATTGGATTGTTACAATCGTGGAACCAAAAGACGAACTTAAAAAAATGTATGAAACTCAAGTATTAGGTATTAACGAAAATGAAAATAGTCAAAATATTGTTCTTACTGAACAACCAGATTCTGATAAGTCAGATTGAAGAAGTTGGTGCTGATGTTGGAGAACCTGATTGTAAATTAATTAATCCTTTTGCAATAAAAAGAGAATTGACTATGAATACTTTAGAACCCTTTCTTTGTGGATACACAAAAGATAATACGTTTATGATGAGTTCTGATAAGATTCTTACTCTTGCAGATCCAACCCCCACACTTCTTGAAAAATATGAGGACTTGATTAAAGAATGAATTATTGCTTCTATACTAATGTTCAGTTGATTGGTAATCAATTTTTAGTTCGTGGTGTTGAGAATGGTAAAAGATTTGAAAATAGAGATGAATTTTTTCCAACTCTTTTTGTAAAGACTAAAAAAGAATCTAAGTATAGAACATTAACTGACGAATTTGTAGAACCTATTCGACCAGGGACTGTTAGGGATTGTCGTGAGTTCTATAAAAAATATGAAAATGTAGATGGGTTTGAGATCTATGGAAATGATCGATATATCTACCAATACATTTCAGAAAAATATCCAGAAGATGAGATTAAATTTGATATTTCTAAAATTAAACTTGTAACTCTAGATATTGAGGTTGCATCGGAGGGAGGATTCCCCGATGTAGAATCTTGCGTTGAAGAAATTCTTTCTATTTCAATTCAAGATTATACTACTAAAAAGATTATTACCTGGGGAGTAAAACCATTTAACAATGTACGCAAAGATGTAACATATCATTATTGTCCTTCTGAATACGAACTCCTTAACAACTTTATTAATTATTGGATGGTTGATGTTCCTGATGTAATTACTGGGTGGAACATTCAACTCTATGACATCCCTTATATTGCCAAAAGACTCAATCGAGTTCTTGGTGAAAAGTTAATGAAGCGTCTTTCTCCTTGGGGACTTGTGACTGAAGGTGAGGTTTTCATCAACGGCCGTAAGCATACATCTTTTGATGTTGGTGGTGTAACGCAACTTGATTATTTGGATCTTTATAAGAAGTTTACTTATAAGGCACAGGAATCTTATCGCCTTGATTATATTGCTGAGGTTGAACTGGGTCAGAAAAAATTAGACCACTCCGAGTTTGATACCTTCAAAGACTTTTACACTAAAGGTTGGCAGAAGTTTATTGAATATAACATTATTGACGTAGAACTTGTTGACCGCTTGGAAGACAAGATGAAACTAATTGAACTTGCACTTACGATGGCCTATGATGCCAAAGTTAATTATGCTGACGTGTTCTATCAAGTTCGTATGTGGGACAATATTATCTACAACTATCTCAAAAAAAGAGATATTGTAATTCCTCCCAGAAATAGATCTCAAAAAAATGAGAAGTATGCTGGTGCTTATGTAAAGGAACCAAAACCGGGTAAGTATGATTATGTCGTCAATTTTGACTTAAACAGTCTATATCCACACTTGATTATGGGATATAATATTTCACCAGAAACTCTTATTGATGAAAAACATCCAACAGTAACTGTAGACAAAATTCTCAATCAAGATCTTACTTTTGAAATGTATAGTGATTATGCAGTATGTGCGAATGGAGCGATGTATCGTAAAGATGTTCGTGGATTTCTCCCAGAACTGATGGATAAAATGTATAATGAGCGAGTCATTTTTAAAAAGAAAATGATTGAGGCAAAGAAGCAATATGAGAAGAAAAAGTCTAAAGAGTTAGAAAAAGAAATTGCTAGATGTAATAATATTCAGATGGCAAAAAAGATTTCTTTGAACTCTGCTTATGGCGCGATTGGAAATCAGTATTTTAGATATTATAAACTTGAGAATGCTGAGGCAATCACTCTTTCGGGACAGGTTGCGATTCGTTGGATTGAAAGTAAGATGAATTCTTATCTAAATAAACTTCTTAAAACTGAGGATGTTGATTATGTTATTGCTTCTGATACTGATTCCATTTATCTTCATATGGGTCCTTTGGTTGAAACTGTATACAAGGGAAGAGAAAAAACTACTGAAGGCGTTGTTTCGTTCCTTGATAAGATCTGTAAGGTGGAACTTGAAAAGTATATTGAAAGTTGCTACCAAGAACTGGCTGACTATGTGAATGCATACGATCAGAAGATGCAGATGAAGCGTGAGAATATTGCTGATCGTGGAATCTGGACTGCTAAGAAGCGTTATATTCTGAATGTCTGGGATAGTGAAGGTGTTCGTTATGAAGAACCTAAACTGAAAATGATGGGTATTGAGGCAGTCAAATCTTCAACTCCTGCTCCTTGCCGCAAGATGATTAAAGATGCTCTTAAACTAATGATGAGTGGGACTGAAGATGAGGTAATTGACTTTATTGAGAATGCTCGTAAGGATTTTAAGAAACTCCCGCCAGAACAGATTTCATTTCCACGCTCTGCATCTGACGTAAACAAATATAAAGCATCCAATACAATTTACTCAAAGGGAACACCAATTCACGTTCGGGGAGCACTTTTGTTTAATCATCTCATTAAAAATGCAAACCTTACAAATAAGTATTCTCTCATACAAAATGGTGAAAAAATTAAATTCATCTATCTAAAAAAACCAAATACAATTCAAGAAAATGTTATCTCCTTTATTCAAGAATTTCCAAAGGAGTTAAATCTTGACAAATACATAGACTATGACCTACAATTTGAGAAAGCATTTCTAGAGCCACTCAAATCAATTCTTGATGCAATTGGGTGGAGCGTAGAAAAAACGACTAGTTTAGAATCATTTTTTACATAAGGAGTATTATGGATTTTTTGAAAGATATTGTAAAAGAAATTGGTGGAGAATACACCCAACTTGCTTCAGATATTAATGAAACTGAAACTTTTGTGGATACAGGTTCGTACATTTTTAATGCTCTTGTATCCGGCAGTATATTTGGTGGCGTATCTGGGAATAAAATTACTGCAATCGCAGGTGAAAGTTCTACGGGAAAGACTTTTTTCTCTCTTGCCGTCGTTAAAAATTTCCTTGATAATAATCCTACTGGATATTGTCTGTATTTTGATACTGAAGCAGCAATCACAAAATCCCTTCTGGAAAGTAGGGGAGTTGACACAACTCGTTTGGTGGTTGTCAATGTCGTAACAGTAGAAGAGTTTCGTGGTAAGGCACTTAAGGCAGTTGACCTTTATATGAAAAAACCTGAAGGAGAACGCAATCCTTGTATGTTTGTGTTAGACTCTTTGGGAATGCTCTCCACCAGCAAAGAGATTAATGATGCTCTGAACGACAAAGAAGTTCGGGACATGACTAAATCTCAACTGATTAAAGGTGCATTCCGTATGCTGACTCTGAAACTAGGTCAGGCAAAAATTCCAATGTTAGTTACTAATCATACTTATGATGTTATTGGTGCATATGTTCCTACAAAGGAAATGGGTGGTGGTAGTGGCCTTAAGTATGCCGCTTCTACTATCATCTATCTCAGCAAGAAAAAAGAAAAAGACGGAACAGAAGTCATCGGAAACATTATCAAGGCAAAGACTCATAAATCACGTTTAAGTAAGGAGAATCAAGATGTGGAAGTCCGTCTTTATTATGATGAGCGCGGCCTTGATCGTTACTATGGTCTTTTGGAACTTGGTGAGATTGGTGGACTCTGGAAGAATGTAGCAGGCCGCTATGAGATTGATGGTAAGAAAATTTATGCCAAACAGATTCTAAAGGAACCTGAAGAATACTTTACTGAAGAAGTAATGCAACAGTTGGATCAAATTGCTCGTAAGGAATTTAGTTATGGAGAAAGTTGAGTTTCTAATTTTAAGAAACCTATTATATAATGAGGAATATATCCGCAAAGTAATACCATTTTTAAAATCAGAATATTTTGAAGATACCAATCAAAAAATTGTTTTTGAAGAAATACTTTCTTTCGTTCAAGAATATAATCAACCAGCAACAAAAGAAGTTTTATGTATTGAGGTAGAAAAAAGAAAAGATATCAACGAGACATCATTTAAAGAAGTCCTTCATCTAATAGGTTGCTTGGATGATGTTCCTGTTGAATTTAATTGGTTGATTTCCACAACAGAAAAATGGTGCCGTGATCGTGCAATTTATCTTGCCTTGATGGAGTCGATTCATATTGCAGATGATAAGGATGAAAAGAAAAATAGGGATAGTATTCCCTCTATTCTTTCCGATGCACTTGCAGTAAGTTTTGATAATCATATTGGTCACGATTACTTACAGGACTATGAACAACGTTACGAATCTTATCACAGAAAGGAGGATAAAATTGAATTTGATCTCGAACACTTTAATAAAATCACGAAAGGTGGTCTCCCTAACAAAACTCTTAATATCGCTCTTGCTGGTACGGGCGTCGGGAAGTCTCTATTCATGTGCCATGTGGCTAGCTCCGTCTTGCTCCAAGGACGGAACGTTTTGTACATTACGTTGGAAATGGCAGAAGAACGTATTGCTGAAAGAATTGATGCAAACCTTCTAAATGTTCCTATTCAGGACATTGTAAATCTTCCAAAGCAGATGTTTGAAAATAAGGTAACAAATCTTGCAAAGAAGACTCAAGGTACTTTAATCATCAAAGAGTATCCCACTGCATCAGCACACTCAGGACATTTCAAGTCTCTATTGAATGAACTTGCACTTAAGAAGTCCTTTAAACCTGACATCATCTTTGTTGATTATTTGAATATCTGTGCTTCTTCCCGATTTAAGGGTGGTAATAATGTAAATTCTTACACCTTAGTCAAGTCAATTGCAGAAGAACTCCGTGGTCTTGCTGTGGAATTTAATGTTCCTATTGTAAGTGCAACACAAACTACCAGAAGTGGTTTTGGTTCATCTGATGTTGAATTAACTGATACCTCAGAATCATTCGGTCTTCCTGCTACTGCTGACCTTATGTTTGCTTTGATTAGTACTGAAGAGTTGGAGGGTCTGGGGCAAATTCTTGTGAAGCAACTTAAGAACCGATATAATGACCCAACAATCTATAAGAGATTTGTAGTAGGTATTGATCGTGCAAAGATGCGACTTTATGATTGTGAGCAATCTGCACAGCAAGACATACTTGACAATACAAGAGAAGAAGAGTATGATAATGAAGATAGAAAACCTAGAAAATCATTTGAGGGATTTAAATTCTAATATGACTCAAGTTATTGATACAAACAAATATATTGAATTCGTTCGTCAAACTACAAGTCCTGCAAGTAGTGATCTAGCAGCACTTCTTTCTCGCATTACAGAACTTGAAACGACTGCTGATGCTGATGTTCCTCGTCTAATTACTGCTGCTTTCGGTATTAGTGCCGAAGCAGGAGAGTTTACTGAGGTAGTAAAGAAAATCATACTGCAGGGGAAACCTTATACTGCAGATAATGTCTTTCATATGAAGAGAGAACTTGGTGATATCTGTTGGTATCTTGCTCAGGCTTGCATGGCTCTTGATACTAACTTTGAGGAGATTCTGCAAATGAACTATGAGAAACTGAGTGCTCGTTATCCTGAGGGATCATTTGATGTTTATAAATCTGAAAATCGTGTGGAGGGAGATCTGTGACTAAAGAAATTAAAGTAACTCTTAAACTGGATGTAAGATCTGCACTTGAAGTTCTTCAAGTTCTTGATGGTGCTACTGCTGGATATAGTGAAGAGTTTGCTCCAGAGCGAATTGTGAGACTTCGTGAGGTAATGACTCAAATTGATACTGAACTAGAAAAAGCAGTTTGATTGAAACCTCCTCCTTCGGGAGGTTTTTTTATAAATAACTAAAAAAGTATTTGTAAAAATGGATCCCAAAGAAATCATAGGTTTGGTAGAGGCATATCAAGAAGTTTATGCTCCTCAAGAAGAGATTGATGAAGCAGTAAAGGGTGTTGATCCAGAAATGAGAAAGGCAGCAGCAGCAGAAAGAAGAGCAGGTGATAAGCGTCTTCCTCCTTCAAAAGGTAAAGGATATGCTGCTCACGCTATGCAGCAAGCAGCATATGTAGATAAACTTACAAAAGGAAAGCATCTTCCTGGAATGGCTCATGAAGAAGTAGAAATCTTCGATGTAGTTCTTGAGTTTCTCCAAGCAGAAGGATACGCAGAAACTCTGGAAGAAGCAGAGTGGTTAATGGCGAATAAAATTGATGATGAAGTAATTGGTATTATTTTAGAAATTACTGGTGGTAAGGGACATCCTGGATATAAAGCGGGATCAAAGGATCACGGCCCAATGCAATCAGGACATTCTGCTGATAGTGAAAAGAGAAAGGATAAAGGTGGTACAATGTCTCAGAGACACGGATATCATCTTGGTGATATTGATGATGACGATGATGATGAGGATGGACTTGAGACTATCGTTAAGCAACAATCAAGAGACAGTAGAGAAAGAGTTAGAAAACCTTTAAGAAATAAGGTTAAGGCAGCAAGAAAGGTTCTCTCAAAAGAAGAATATGTAGATGAAGCACAAGAGGCTCGCAACAATCCTGAGAAGTATGAAAGAGAGCAGAGCAAAAAGACTGCTCCTGTTCGTGGAGAAAGAACTCCTATGCCCCCAAGAGGAGATAAGCGTAGAGAAGACTTTGAGAAGTGGTATGCCGCTAATGTTCGCTGATAGATAAAGCGAAAGTTTCTCTGACCCTCTCAACTTATTGTTGGGGGGGTTTTTATTGATTATTTCATAAATACTTGAAAAAAGTACATAATAAAAATGCCCAAAGTAAAAGATGATCAACCATTACTAGATGGTGATGGCGGATCTCCAAAAGTGATAGCAAATAATGCTGGATTCCAGTATGAAGAAGATTTGATTAAAAAATTAAGATCCAAAGGATTTACTTGCGGAGATCCTGCCGGAGCAGACAACGCTAAAGCTGATTTGGAAATAACGCTTCCTAAAAATGCACCAAAAGTAACAAAATTTGAATTGAAAGAAAAATTATCTGCCGATTTTGCTCAACTGAATATGGATTTTGATACCACACAAAAAAAGTTTTATATTGACGAAAGAAAATCTAGTAATCAAAAAGAAGCAGCCCAAACGATGATAGGTATTGCTAAAAATTTTAATATCATTCGAGAAGCTAATAATTGGTGGAAACCAGAAAAAAATCCTCCCCAAAGATTTATGCTTGGGAATGAATATTCAAATGTATCTAAAAGGCAAATAGGAAGAAAATTAGATCTTAAAAATTTTCCAGATAAATTTTTATTAGAAGGTAAGTCTGCAGCACAAGCAGTAGAGCAGTATTATAATTCTAAAAATACATATTATATTCAGGTAAAGGGATTTGGATTATATTATATGGGAAGAGATGTAGAAAATTTTGGTGTTCCTAGATTTTCTAATATGGTTGGAAATAGCAACATAAGAATTAGAATAAAAACAAATTCTGCTAGTCAGGAAAGATGGTCCTTTTTGATGGCTCTTAAAATTTCTGGATTGAGAAAAAGTCCATTTGATCTAGATAAAGATCCTTCGTTTCTTTTAAATTAATAAATAAAGGTATAAGAATAAACAATATGAAGAGTTTCTTAAAATTCATAATAGAAGCAACAGAGTCGCAAGCAGCGATGCAAGCGAAAAAACTTGGATATACTGGAGACGGCCACGGTGGTTGGTTAGATCGCTCTGGTAAAGTTGTTGCAAGAACTGAAAAGGGAAAACTTAAGTATATTGATGGTCGTCAGGCAAAAGGTGCAGAAGAACCTGCTGGGGCAGCAAGGCAAGCAGTACCAGCTCCTGCAGCACAACCTCAAACAGCACAAGCACCTGCTCCTGCAGCATCTCAAGCACCTGGAGCAGCACCTGAAGATCAAGGACAAGAACAAGAACTTCCACCACTTACAGTTGTATTTGGTCGCTTCAATCCACCAACAGTCGGACACGAAAAACTTCTGAAGTCTGCAAAGAGAATCTCTGCTGGTGGTGATGTTAAAATCTATCCATCAAGATCTCAAGATCCAAAGAAAAATCCATTAGATCCAGATCTTAAAGTTTCGTATATGAAAAAGATGTTCCCTGAATTTGAGGAGAACATTATTAATGATTATAAGATGAAAACAATATTTGATGTTCTTGTAAATGCAAACGAAGAAGGATACTCAAACGTAAATATCGTTGTTGGTTCAGATCGTCAAGCAGAGTTTGAGAACCTCGCTCAAAAATATAATGGTGATCTTTATACCTTTGATTTAATTCGTGTTGTTTCTGCTGGTGTTCGTGATGCTGATGCAGAAGGTGTAAGTGGAATGTCTGCATCTAAAATGAGAAAAGCAGTAATGGATGATGACTTTGCATCATTCCGCAGAGGAACTCCAAAGTCATTAAATGATGCAGAAACTCAAGCACTCTTCAATTCAGTTCGTCAAGGAATGGGTGTGAAGAAATCTAAAGTAAAGAAAGAAAGTTATAATCTCTGGGAGATTGCTCCAAAGTATGATATGGGTAATCTTCGTGAGAATTATGTGAGAGGTAGAATTTTTAGAATGGGTGATGAGGTTCAGAACTTAAATACTGGATTAGTTGGTGAAGTAGTTCGTAGAGGAACTAATTATCTAATCTGCGTGACTGAAGAAGGTTATATGTTTAAGTCCTGGATTAAGGATTTGACTGAATATACAGAAGTTAAAATGGATAGTCCTATGAGAGATAAGACTCATCCAAATACTCTTGTGGGGACTTTAGGTGCATTTAAACATTATGCAAGTAAGACTCCAGGTGCAGTTGGAACGAATAGTCAAAATCTTCAGAAGGGTGGTAAGGCATACGGGGTCAATTTCATAAATAAGTATAGAAAAATAAAAGAAAGCGTTTATTAAGATGTCTATAAATCCTCTGAATGATATTTCCAAGGTTTATTTGGAGCAGGTTGCTGCACAACAACTTGATGAAGTTTCTGCTGACCTTGCCCTAAAGGCATCAAAGGAAGCAGGAAAAAGAGCTGGTGTTCTTGCTGGATTAAGTGGTGGAGATCCTAAAGTAGCAGCGAAAGCAAGAAAAAAGAGAGTACAAGCAGAGAGACTTTACAGTAAGCAAGCAAAGAAAAGAGTTGTTAATGTTACTCCAATTAAAGAGGAGGAATCGGAATTTGAAATTGAAGAGGGTATGACTCTCAAAGATTATAAGAAAAAGCGTAGTGCTCTTAAGCAGAAAGAAAAGAGAGCATCGGATAAGATTTCTCCTGGACGTAGAGCAGGTATTCATGCAGACAAAGCATCTCCTGAAAGAGCAGCAAGACATCGTGCAAATGTAGATCCTGATTATGATCGTGATGATGAGAGTGATATGTATCCTGGTGGTAAGTTAAAGAATCCTAAGAAGATTCGTAAAGCAAAAGCACTTGGAGAACTTGGCGAGTCTTCAGTTCCCGGCAAACCAGCAGAAAAACTTGGTGCAGTAACTGCTATTCCTAAAGCAGAAAGAGATGCTGCAAGAGAAAGATTACTTGCTAAAGCAAAGGCTATGAGAGAAAAGAATCTCACTAAAGAAGCACTTGATCCTGTAGGACATGAAGATGCTGATGTTGATAATGACGGTAAGAAGAATACAAATGCTGATAAGTATCTTCTAAAGCGTAGAAAGGCAATTGGTAAGGCAATCTCAACTCACGAAGCAAAAGAAGTGAAGAGATGGTGGGATGATGATGGAGATGGAAAAGGGTATGAGGAAGGAGAAGTTTCTGGTAAGTTTAAGAAAAAGAAAAAGACAGTAAAGGAAGGATTCTCAAATTGGAGACAGGATCTTATTGAAGTTGCAGATCTTATTGATAAGGAAGAGAATGAAAAGGAAATTACCGAAAAGAAAGTAAAGAACAAGATTAAGATTAATCCAAGTATGGGTGAAGCCGTAGAAAATCTTGGTGGAACTCTTCTTGAAATGGTAGAGATTGACGAAGTAGATTATATTGTTGAGAGTGTATATGATGAACTTCTGGAAGAAGGTTATGAAGAAGATGATATTGAAGAGGCAATTGAATATGCATTAACTGAAGCAAAAGTTACTTTTGGGCACGATACATCTACTGGTGGTACTGAAAAGAAAAAGGAAGGTCTTTTAAGTGTTGCTAGAAAGAAACTCTCTGGTCTTAAGAAATCTGCAAAACAAGCAGTAGCAACTGGAGCAAGAAAGGTTGCTAAAGGTGCATTAGGTGTTGCTCGTAAAATGGAAGGTGGAGATAAAACTCCAAGTGCAGCACATACTGGAACAAGAAAGGCATCAACCTATCGTGGTGCTGGTGCAGGACAAAAAGAAAAAGTAAGCAGTGGTTCATACAAAGGACCTGAAAAGAAAACTGCAGAAAAACCTGCTGATCCTTGGGAAGGTAGTGCAACAACTCCAGCAAAACCAAAACCAAAACCAAAAGCAAAGGCACCTGCAGCAAAAGCAAAGACCACTAAAGTAAGTGGTGGAACTGCTAAACCACCTGCAAAAAGAAAAAGATCCAGTAAGTTAGATGATCTTCTTGCAAGTGTAAGAAGTGAAGAGGTTCAGATTGATGAGAAAGTTTTAACTGCTGCTGAAACTAAAAAGAAAGAGGAACTTGTTAAGTCTATGAAGAAGAGTTCATCGGACTTTGAGGCAAGATATCCTGGTCGTGGTAAAGAAGTGATGTATGCTACTGCAACTAAAATTGCAAAGAAAGTAGCAGAGCAAGCACTTGAGATGCAACCAAAAACTTCAGAGCAACCAGACCAACAGAAAAAAAAAGTCCAACAACAACAAGATAGAATGAGGCAGCAAGAAGTTCAAATTCTGCAAAGAAAACTTCAGGCACTCAGATCAGCACCTAAAGGAACTGATCCTTCTATTACTGCTGGATATGAACCAGAAGGTGAATTGGTTGATGAGAGAACTAGATACGCAAAAGAGACTGAAAAGAATTTTAGAACTGGTCGTCCATCTGTAGAAGGTGGTGATCCTAAAGTTGCTGCAAGAAATAAAGCACCATTCAAATATGGTGGATCCAGACAAGCACCTAAAGTTCGTGGAGAAAAACCACCTGTCTCTGGAGCTCCTGGATCTGGGAGACAAAACCCAGCACATATTGTTGCTGTTCGCAAGGCAAATGCTGAGAGAGCAAAACAAAATAGAGTCGGTTCAAGGTTTGATTGATCTAAATAAGAAAGGATAAACCATAAGGAGGTTATTATGTCTTTAGCAGCACTTATTGCTTTTTACAACGCAAATCAAGCGGCAATTCTCACCGTTCTTCTAGTCATTTCAGAGTTTCTTGGTGCTAATCCAAAGATCAAGGCAAACGGATTTGTTTCATTTATTATTGAACAAGTTCGTGCTAGGGCAATTGCTGGTGGAGCCAAAGATCCAACTCCTTGATATTACTTCACAAAATTATAGAGAGACCTCAAATTTGGGGTCTCTATTTTTTATAAATATTTCTACGAAACAAATTAGTAAAGGTAACAAGAATGGCACTCTGGGGAAACAATGACAACATAGGATCTGGAGGCACAGTATCTCTTAATCTTGTCGGAAGTGATTGGATTGTAACAGGATCCGGTACCACTTTTGGACAAGTTGGTGCAGCTGCAACTGGTAACGTAATTAGATTTGGTATTCGCGGTAATGGCGGAACCTACTATGGAGATTCTGTAATTGTTGGTATTGCAAGTACAACACAATTGACAATTGATTCCACTGCGGGATTAAGCACAACTGGAATCTCTGGAACAAGTTTTTATATTAGCGAACTTCCCAAGTATACAGTTCTTGATAGTTCATATAGTAATGCTAATGATAGTGCCCCAACCACTACAACTCTTAATGTCACAGGAACAGCAACTACGAATGCTGGAGTAGGAACTGATATTATTCCTGTTATTGCTCCATCTGGTGTGATTGTTGGTGACTTACTTGTAAATGGTGCAAGTAATATTGCCATTTCTGTTATTGGATCTACAACAATTTCTCTTGGATCTACAATTTCTGTTGGAATTGCTACTGGTGCAACTCTTTCGTTTAAGAGATATGTTGATGGATATGATAAGCAAGTTTATGGAATTTCTACTTCATCTGAATATGTTGCAATTGGATATAGTGGATACGCTCACGCTGGTTGGGTAGGCGTTACTACATATGTCGATTGTGACGGGAACTTTAGGGTGAAGACAGAAACTCTTGTTGCGATGTCTGGAATTAGTACTGGTTCTGATGGGATTCTTTATCCAACTGGTGTTTGATTAACTTATGATCTTTAATGAACTGAATGAGGACAATTTCCTCTTGTTTGCTATTAAACACTATGAAAATCCTCAAGCAGTCACCAAGGAAGACTTTGATAAGGATTTAAATCATTTTAAGTATATTAAAAGATTATTGAAAAGATATAAAAATACAGGTGAATTAAAAACTCACCTTCTTTTAAATCATTTTATTATTCTTTATAATATATTTGGAGAAGCCACAACTCCGATGTTATTTTTTAAAATTGAAAAGGAATTGTGGTCTTCTATGAAAAGTTTTGTTATTTTTCTCAACAGACTTCCTGAGTATCCAAAATCTGGTATTCACAATATACAAGTTGATCTTTATTGTCTAGAAGAACTATACAAAATCTACAATGGAAAAGAAGAAGATTGATAAAATTATTGAGGCATTTCGTAATTATAGAAATCTGAAAGAAGAGGGAATGGTTGTAGGTACTGGTGGATTTACTGGTGCCTCTGACCCTAAAGGGCCTACCGCAGGGTTTGATCCTTTGTTGGGAAAGAAGAAGAAGGATGGAACGGTAGATTTTAGAAGACTTTCACCCCCTTATAGGAAATGGGTGAAATCAATAGATAAATAAATAATTCCAATACTACTTGGGTTATTGATTAGTTTAATAGTAGTAAAAAATCAATAACTATAACCAAAATGTTTAATCCAAATGCATCCGCAGATACTAAAATTGCTGTGTTGGAAGAAAGACTTTCTGCATATGAAATTATGATGAGGAAGATTGACGAAGCAATACAGTTAATGGGGAAAACAAATCAGAATATTAGTAAAATGCTTGCAGTTCACGAAGAAAGAATTGAACAGTGTCATAAATCTGACGATTATATTAGTAGGGTAATTGAAGAACTGAGACTTGAGAATAAAGATCAGCACGAAGTAGTATCAGAAAGAATAGAAAAAATAGAGAATAAATTAGAAGAATTTGTTAAATTTCGTTGGATTGTAGTTGGTATTTTTGCAGTATGTAGTTTTGCATTTTCACAATCTCATATTGTTGTTGATTTCTTAACTCCGGACGTATCAGAAGTACAAGTAGAAAAAACTAAATAATTGAGTGTTGGCTTTTATGCCAATGAAAACTCAAAAAAAGATTACGCTTTACTCACTACAAAAAACAACAAATTCTGTCATCAAGTGGACTGGAATAATAACGTCCCTCTGTCTTGACAAAACGCGGTAGTCTGGTAGAATAGATCAACAGATTAATGTTTGTTTATGGACTTTGTTGATGTAAAGTACATCAATTTGATATCTTCTCGCTTTAAGAAGTTTAAGAAGGTAAAGAATAATCTTTATAATTTTCGCTGTCCAATTTGTGGCGACTCTCAAAGTAATAAAAATAAGGCAAGGGGATATTTGTATCAAGTCAAAAACAATACAAATTTTAAGTGCCATAATTGTGGAATTAATATATCCTTCAATAATTTTCTCAAGCAAATAGATACTACGATTCATAAACAATATACTTTTGAGAAATTTAAAGAAGGAAATACTGGAAGGAATTTTGCTGTAGGGGAACCAGTATTTAAATTTGAATCTCCAAAATTTAAACCAAAATTAAATTTACCAAAAGCATCAGAAAATCTTGATGCAAAAGAATATTTGGAAAATAGAAATTTAAATCCTTATAAATTCTATTACGCCAATAAATTTAAGGAGTGGACCAACTCTCTCAAAAAAACATTCGACAGTACGGAAAGAGATGAACCAAGGATTATTATTCCTTTGTTCTATCAAAATACTCTAGTCGGATTTCAAGGAAGAGCACTTGGTCCAAACAAGATTAAATATATTACTGTGATGCTTGATGACGATGCCCCAAAAATCTATGGTCTTGATGAAGTCAAAAAAGGTCAAACTGTGTACATCACAGAAGGTCCCTTTGACTCTACATTTATCTCCAATTCAATTGCTTTATGTGGTGCAGATGGTGATGTTGCTAAGTGGGGCATTAGCGATCCTGTTTGGATATACGATAACGAACCACGTAATGCAGAAATCCACTCAAGAATCTCCAGAGTTATTGATAGGGGAGAAAAGGTCGTTATCTGGCCTTCAGCAATAAAAGAAAAGGATATTAATGAGATGATATTATCTGGACTAGACGTTCAGTCTGTGATAGAATTAAATACTTATTCTGGATTAGAAGCAAAACTTAAATTTACCACCTGGAAAAAAATATGAGTAACGGAACCAAAGTAGTCAAGAGAAATGGATCAATTGAGTCTCTTGACCTTGATAAGATGCACGTAATGGTTGAAGAGGCGTGTAGGGGTCTTGCAGGCGTCTCTGCAAGTCAAGTTGAGATGACCTCTGGTATTCAGTTTTATAATGGAATTTCTACACAAGAGATTCAAGAAATTCTAATCCGTAGTGCAAGTGACCTAATTGATTTGGAGCACCCTAATTATCAATTTGTTGCTGCCAGGCTGCTTCTTTTTGCAGTTCGTAAGCAACTTTATGGAAAAATGAAGGAACTTCCACATCTTGAGCAACACATTTATGTGTGTGTAAATCAAGAAGTTTATGATAATGATATTTTCAATAAGTATTCAAAGGAAGAAATTGACAAAGCAAATAGTTTTATAGATCATGATCGTGACTATCTCTTCACTTACGCAGGTCTTCGTCAAGTAGTTGATAAATATCTGGTTCAGGATAGGAGTGGTGGTGGAGTATATGAAACTCCCCAGTTCATGTATATGATGATTGCTCTGACTATCTTTGCAGAGTATCCAAAGGAAACCCGTATGTCATATGTTAAGAGGTACTATGACGCAATCAGCAAGCACAAAATCAACATTCCAACACCCATCATGGCAGGTGTTAGAACCCCACTTCGTCAATTTGCATCTTGTGTTCTCGTTGATGTTGATGACACCCTCGATAGTATCTTTAGCAGTGATATGGCTATTGGCAGGTATGTTGCACAGAGGGCTGGAATCGGCATCAATGCAGGCAGAATTCGTGGTATCAACTCTAAAATCAGAGGTGGAGAGGTACAACACACAGGCGTTGTCCCCTTCCTTAAGAAGTTTGAGGCAACTGTCCGATGCTGCACTCAGAACGGCATCAGAGGTGGTTCTGCTACAGTTCACTTTCCTATCTGGCACCAAGAAATAGAGGACATTCTTGTACTCAAAAATAATAAAGGAACGGAAGACAATCGTGTTAGAAAACTTGACTATAGCATTCAAATCAGTAAACTCTTCTACGAAAGATTTATTCAGGACGGCGAGATCACTCTGTTCTCTCCGCACGATGTACCTGGACTTTATGATTCTTTCGGAACAGACAAGTTTGACGATCTATACGTTGAATATGAGAACAATTCGTCCATTTCGAAGAAAACTATCAAGGCGCAAGAACTTATTCTTAATCTCCTCAAAGAACGTGCTGAAACGGGTCGTATCTATATCATGAATATTGACCACTGCAATTCTCATAGTTCGTTTAAGGATAAGGTTGAAATGAGTAATCTTTGCCAAGAAATTACTCTTCCAACTTATCCACTTCAACATATTGATGATACGACTGGTGAGATTGCTCTGTGTATTCTCTCTGCAATTAATGTTGGTAAAGTAAAATCTGATGAAGAACTTGAAGAACTTTGCGATCTTTCAGTTCGTGGCCTTGAAGAACTGATTGACTATCAGAAGTATCCTGTGCTTGCAGCAGAGGTCGCTACAAAGGCACGTAGATCCCTTGGAGTGGGATTTATTGGTCTTGCTCATTACCTTGCCAAACTTGGATTCAATTATGATTCTCAAGATGCGTGGGATGCAGTTCATGGACTTTCTGAAGCATTTCAGTATTATCTTTTGAAAGCATCTAATCAACTTGCAAAGGAAAAGGGACATTGTGAATACTTTGGTCGCACCAAGTATGCTGATGGCATTCTTCCTATTGACACATATAAAAAAGACGTAGACGAAATCTCTTCGGTACAATTACAGCATGATTGGGAATCACTTAGAACATCCATCTTGGCTCACGGTCTCAGGCACTCAACACTGTCCGCACAGATGCCTTCGGAGAGCAGTTCCGTTGTGTCAAATGCAACCAATGGAATCGAACCTCCTCGTGGGTACTTGTCCATTAAAAAGTCGAAGAAAGGTCCTCTTAAGCAAATTGTACCCCAGTATCATACTCTTAAGAACAACTATACGTTGCTTTGGGATATGCCTAGCAATCGTGGTTATATCAATATTGTTGCTGTTATGCAAAAATTCTTCGATCAAGCGATTTCTGGAAACTGGTCGTATAACCCAGAGAATTATGCCGATAATGAAGTTCCTGTTAGCGTAATGGCGCAAGATTTTCTTACCACATATAAGTATGGTTGGAAAACTTCCTACTACCAAAACACTTATGATATTAAAACTGATGAGGTAGTAGAAGAACCAAAACAAGATCTTCAATCGCTTCTTGGCGAACTTTCTGGTGCTGATGAAGGTTCTTGTGACAGTTGTTCCATCTGAGAAATCCCAAATAATTTTAATGTTAAATAATCTAGTGAAGAGAGGCGAGTATGCAGTTTAAGGTTTCTTCAACCGAAGATCAAACACAAATCAAAGGAATGACAGTATTTAATACAGAAAAAGTTGATACTAAAAAACAACCAATGTTTTTTGGAAAACCTCTTGGAATTCAAAGATATGATTCGTACAAATACCCAGTTTTTGATAAACTCACAACTCAACAATTAGGTTATTTTTGGAGACCTGAAGAAGTGTCTCTTCAAAAAGATCGTGGAGATTATCAAACTCTTCGTCCCGAACAAAAGCACATTTATACTTCTAATTTAAAATACCAAATTATGCTAGATTCCATTCAGGGTCGCGGCCCTGGAATGGCATTTATTCCTTATTGCTCTCTTCCAGAACTGGAAGCGTGTATGGAAGTATGGGGATTTATGGAGATGATTCATTCCCGTTCTTATACCTATATCATTAAAAACATTTACTCAGATCCTTCTGAGGTGTTTGATACTATCATTCACGATGAGCGTATTCTGGAACGTGCTAAGAGCGTTACAGAGTCTTATGATGACTTCATTAATTCAGCACAAAATTATGGTACTTCTAATGATTGGATGTACAGACTTGAAGGAGTCACAAACGCAAAGGAAAATCTCAACGATGTCAAACGAAAACTCTACAGAGCAATCGCAAACGTTAATATTCTTGAAGGTATTCGCTTCTACGTTAGTTTTGCTTGCAGTTTCGCCTTTGGTGAACTTAAGCTTATGGAAGGATCAGCTAAAATCATTAGTCTCATCGCAAGAGACGAAAATCAACACTTAGCACTTACTCAGAACATTCTGAATAAGTGGAGGGATGGTGATGATCCTGAAATGCAAAAAATTATGAAGGAAGAAGAAGAGTGGACATATAAAATGTTTGATCGTGCTGTAAATGAAGAAAAGCGTTGGGCAGATTACCTGTTCAAAGATGGTAGTATGATTGGACTTAATGATAAACTTCTTCAGCAGTATGTTGAATGGATTGCAAATCGCAGACTAAAAGCAATTGGTCTTAAACCTCAGTATGATATTTCGGCAAACAATAATCCACTTCCCTGGACTCAGCACTGGATTTCTTCTAAAGGACTTCAGGTAGCCCCACAAGAAACGGAAGTTGAGAGTTATGTAGTTGGAGGCATTAAACAAGATGTTACCAAAAATACTTTCGCAGGATTCCAATTATGATGAATGGTGCGAACAAGCAATTCTAAATGCATACAAAGATGCTGCAGAATGTGATGAATTTATGTTTGGTGATTATGACTACTGTAAGGAATGGTTGGGAACAAAAGAATAACTTATAAATACCCTCAAAGGGTAATGGGTTATATGAATGAGTTGCAGTTATACTAATCCGTGGTATTATAATGATAAACCTTTTGAGTCTGGTGATATTCAAGATTATTTTGGTTTTGTTTATCTTATCAAGAATAATCTTAATGGTAGGAGATATGTTGGTAGGAAGTATTTTTGGCAGTTTAGAACTCCTAAAGGGAAAAAAAGAAAAGTAAAATCTGAATCTGATTGGAAAAACTATTATGGGTCTTGTCCGGAACTTAAAGAAGACATTGACAAAATTGGCAGAGAAAATTTTAGTCGAACTATCATATCATTACATAAAACAAAGGGCAAAACAAACTATGAGGAGACAAGACAACTCTTCCTCAATAATGTCCTCACAGAATCTCTTGACAACGGAGTCCCAGCCTTCTATAATTCAAACGTCCTCTCCAGATACTTCAGAAAAGATTACTATGGAAACTCAGATTGAAAGTGAACCCGTAGCACAAGTTAGAGATTGGGCAATTGAAAAAATTCAATTACTTCACGATGCAGATCGTCACAAAAATGCCAAAGCCCTTGCTGCAGAGTTTGATGAGTGGATTAATATTCCTGATGGAACCGAAGAACTTGATTATCTTTGTTTAGAAGAACAAGGATGGACTGATGAGGAAGAACTGGATATTCGGTAACCCGATTCCTTGACAAATTCTAAATAATAACTTATAATGTAAAAATCCCTGTTATGAGCAGGGTTTTTTGTTATGAGATTTTGATCGTGACACCTAGAGCCGTGGAAAGTGCCCTTTGAGAAGAGGGTGGACCCCCTTTCTATACGGATGCCGAATTCAATTTAACTAAATGCTTAAAAACCTAACAAATGTAACCGTAGCTCTTTTAGGTGCGGTTGCAACATCAGCGGCAACACTGCCAACACCGAGTATGGCAACATCTTCAGTACAACAACCATTTGCAATTGTTCCTGAAGGTCCTACTCAAGAGACAGAGACCAAAGAGGTTGTTCCCGAGAAACCTAAAGTAAAACGATTAGTTTGTAAAGGATGTAATACTAATGAGTCCCGTACTCTGGAATTCTTACAGAAACGAGGAATCACTGACAAAAACGCCCTAGCAACCATTATGGGCAATATCCGACAAGAATCTACCTTCACTCCCAATATCTGTGAAGGTGGTGCTAGAACTTCCTATCCTAACTGTGGTGGGGGGTATGGTCTTATCCAATGGACTAATGCTCCTCGTTTTTATGGACTAGGAAGACATGCTGCTCGTATTGGTGCTAATCCTTCCTCACTGGATGCACAACTTGACTATATGCTGCACGAAGGTGATTGGAAGATGATTGAAACCCAGATGAAAACACCTGGTAAGTCTATTACTGATTATATGCGACTTGCTAGAAAGTGGATTCGTTGGGGTCATCACGGAGCAAGAACTGACTTTGCTTATGGTTATGCAAATAAAATGGTTCTTACTGAAGTTTGAGAATACATACAATTAAATAAATATTGGGGAGTTCTATACTCCCCTTTTTTATGTCCATAGATAATCTTCCAGAAGAACCAGAAGATATTGTTGATATTGCCGCAAAGGCAGGATATTTAAAAGTAAAGACTGATATTGGCGATATTAAATTAAACTCTCATAATTCTGTAGAGATACAACCAAAAGGAACTCCATTTGGGGCAAAGGTGAAAGTAGAGAATGATGGGTCTGTAACTCCAACTTTGACTTTTGATACAAAGAAACTACGAGAACCGAAAAAGAATATAGATACTAATAAGATGTTGGATGATGCTATCGATGACTTCTGGGAAGGACAAGTATGAGTTTCAATATGGAAGAAAACGATATGATATTTTTCACTATGTAAAGTTGGGCCTTTTACTTAAAGGTTCTATAGATTTGATTTCTATGGTTCCTGGAGTTAAAAAGAAACAAGTTTTTAATTTAGTAGACATCATTCAACTAAAACTTGGAATAGACGTATTAAATGATTATATTATTCAAGATGATGAACTCATAAGATATCGAATAGAAAGAGTTTTAGACAAATCAATTAAGGATTATGAAAGGAATTCCTGAGTTCTCATTTAAAGTAAGACTAACTCCAAAGCGTTCTTTGATTGCTATTTTGATAGCATCCTCACTTGCGTTTTTGACTACTAAGTGTGGAATAACAAAACAAGATGTTTTAAAGTATTATAATGAGTTGAGAAAACTTATCAAATGGGATTTGCCCGATAGTATCATTGACGATATTGATAATGAATTAAACGAACAAATTAATAATGATTCAGAACTACTCAAACAAAAGATACAAACAGAAGTTGATAGTGCAATAAGAAATTATGAACTTCAAGAAGAAAAAAACAGAGTTATCAATATGAAAAACAAGAACATTCTAGAAGAAATCAATAAAGACAAATATGATAAACTCCAGAAGTTGATTGTAGAGAATGCAATTTATTATGAGTTTCCTGACGGTACTATGGGTATTCGTGGTGCTTGGGTTGCTCCAGACCCTCGTGAAACGCCCTTAGAGTAAGTTTGCATATATAAACATATCCTATTTTATTTTGGAGATTATTATGTCTGTATCACAAGAACTACTGAGTGCTGTTGAAGCGTGGAAAGTAGAAGACGAAAAATTTATTGCTGGTAACAATGCTGCAGGTACTCGGGCCCGTAAGGCACTTCAAGAGGTCGCCAAACTAGTCAAGGCACGTAGAACCGAGATTACCGAAGAAAAGGCAGCACGTAAGGAAGCAAAGGGTTGACTTTAGTGCTCTGATGCCTTATAGTAGTTTCACGGGTGGAGGAGGTCCAAACTTCTCATAAATCCCACACCTCCTATGCCTCTCAACGATGCACAAACAGGGAGGTTCCTTATGGGCGTATGGTGAAGTGGATTATCACACGGCTCTTCTAAAGCCTTATCCCTGGTTCAAATCCAGGTACGCCTGTTAAATAGTTCAATTGTATAAATAATAATATATTTCCTTTGGACTAATGGATAAACAAAAATTAATAGAATATATTGAAGATGGAATGTCAACCTCACAAATATCTAAACTTGAAAGTAAAGGAAAAACCACTGTTAGGTATTGGTTAGACAAATATCAATTAAAAACAAAACATAAAACATTTAAAGATGGATATATTTTAAATCCAATTTTAAAAGTAGATGGTAAACCAATTCAAAATTGCTCTAAATGTAAAGTTCTTTTGACAGAAAAAACTGGATATTGGCGTGAAAGTAAAAAAATATGGCAAGCAAATTGTAAAAAATGCCACAACAAATATTCTGTAGAAAGGTGGCAAAATAATAAAAAAAGAGCAGTTGATTATAAAGGTGGAAAATGTGAGAGGTGCGGATATGATAAGTGTATCGATGCTTTAGAGTTTCATCATATAGACCCATCACAAAAAGATAAAAACTTTGGTAACATTAAAATACGAAAATGGGAAGACCAAAAAAAGGAACTTGACAAATGTATATGTGTTTGTTCTAATTGTCACAGAGAGATACACTCTAAATTAAGACTTGACACCATCGAATAACTGGTGTAATATATAAAAGTGATAGAGGGTAAGTCACTGTTATATCCTTATGAGGTATATCACACTTACTCCATCTTGGGGAATTAGCTCAGTTGGTAGAGCGCGGCCTTTGCAAGGCGGGTGTCAGGAGTTCGAGTCTCCTATTCTCCATCCGCCCAAATGGCGGAATTGGTAGACGCGCAGGGTTTAGGTTCCTGTAGATTTATCTGTGGAGGTTCAAGTCCTCTTTTGGGCACTTGACAATCTGGGTTTTATACCTTATGATTGTCTTATTGCGAGTGTGGTGTAGCGGTAACATGCGAGCCTTCCAAGCTCTTGTCACGGGTTCGATCCCCGTCACTCGCTCTGAACCTTCAGGTTCTTTAAACACACAAACACACGGGAGTAAATAAATGACACCTTACGAACTTCGTTTTGAAATCTTCAAGCAAGCATATAATATGCTAAATGATCAGTTCAGTACTGAAATGGATACTGCTCGTTATTGGAATCTAAATTCTTCAAATACTGTGAAGATGGATTATCCAGAGTTTCCAACTCTACAGGATGTTCTTAAGCAAGCAGAAACGATTAATGATTTTGTAAGTTCTAAGTAGTAGAACATTCCACAATAGCTCAGCGGTAGAGCCATCGACTGTTAATCGATTGGTCCCTGGTTCGAATCCAGGTTGTGGAGTACCTCTGGTAGTCTATTGGTAAGGACGGGTGGACAACACACACGGATACTGGGTTCGATTCCCAGACAGAGGACAAGGGAGCATAGCTCAGCGGTAGCAGCGTCTGCTTTACACGCAGAATGTCGGGGGTTCGAATCCCTCTGCTCCCATTTGCATAAATACTTGAAAAAAAGTATAATGGAAAAACTTTATAAATTACTCAGTGATGCTCAGTCATCACTTTTTGTTTTGTTCCATAAAACCTGGGCATTTCACTGGAATGTTGTAGGTGAAGACTTTACTCAACTTCATCAACTGTTTGGTGGACAATATGAAACGATGTTTGAAGAGATTGACAGGCTCTCCGAACATATGAGATACTTAAATGTAAAACCTTTAAGTTCTCTTTCAAGAATGCTTGAAGTAACTCAAATCAAAGAAGCAACAAGTTCTACGGGAGCAAAAGAGATGCTTCAAGAACTTTTGGATAACAATACTAAATTTTGTGAGTTAATGGGTGAAATTTCGGAAGAGTCTGAAACTCAAAAATCTTATGCAACTGCCAATCTAGTTCAAGATTTGATGGAATCTCACGGAAAATTTGTTTGGCAATTAAGAGCACATTTACAGTGATTACGGTAACAAAAAATGATATCAATAAGATGCAAAGATTGCAGTAAAGAATTAGTGGGGCACTCTTCAAAAACTATTAGTTGTGGATGTCCCAATATGGCAACAATTAGAGGAGATAAGATTTCGGCAGTTGACTTATCCCGTATTGTAATGCTAAACTCATTAAAGGAAACACCAAAAACAAACGTGTTAACCTCCCAGGATATTGCCTGGCAAGAACAAAGACGCCAAAGAAAAGTGAGGCGTCTTGATTTCGAAGTCCGTTAAGTTCTAATTTTTTATAAATAAATTAGAACCTTTTAAATGATATGCCTTATAAAGATAAAGAAAAGCAAAAAGAAGCACAACGTCTTTGGGCTCAAAAACAATCTGGAGAATTTAAAAAAATTAAATACCAAAGAGAATATAATAATAAAAAGTTGATGGTTGAAAAACTAAATCAATTAAAACTTGAAAAAGGTTGTTGTGATGCTTGTGGAGATTACCATCCTCCCTGTTGTTTTGATTTTCATCATATTGAGGCAGAAAATAAGAAAAAGGAAGTTTCTTACTTAGCGGGAAAAGGATACAAATGGGAGACAATCCAAACAGAAATAGATAAATGTTATATGCTCTGTTCTCCGTGTCATCGTAAAATACACGCTGGTTTATTGGAAATAATATGGTGAGGTGGCCGAGTGGTTTAAGGCAACTGTCTTGAAAACAGTCGATGTGAAAGCATCCGAAGGTTCGAATCCTTTCCTCACCGTTTAAAATTATGATGATATCCACACATACTTGACAAAATAAGATTGTTAATTAAACTAAATTAGTAATAATAACGTATAGATCCCAAATGGATGATCACACATACCAAAATTGGGTTAAAATAAAGGAAACGTTTGAATCATCAGGTAATACTGATAATATGTTTTATAAAAGAGCGTGTGAAATAATTAGAACAAAAAGAGATCCTCTGGCAAAATTTCTTGGTAATAAAAATGACACCTGAAGAAGTTCAAGAAATGATCGACCAGTCAGTTGCAAAAGCCATTGACAGGCACAATAAAACTGCTACAATAATATCAGCAACAATCGGTTCAGTACTCCTTTTCTTTTATGCTCACGGTGTTCTTCAGGTGGTTGACAGGGTTCGATAAACCTGATAGGATACACAAAGAAATCGGGACGTAGCTCAGTTTGGTAGAGCAGGCGCTTTGGGAGCGTCAGGCCGTAGGTTCAAATCCTATCGTCCCGACTTATAATCTTTATATTATAAAAATGAATCAAGAACTAAACCAACTTCAATCATTTACAATCGAAGAATTTCAATCAGACTTTGATGCTCTAATGAATAGAGTTGAGAATGGTGAATCATTTCTTATTACTAGCAAACACGGAAATGCTGTAATGGTTCCTTATAAAGATGTGGTTAGTATATGTGAAGAGTCAAATGTGGATTTTGAGGAGATAGTCAAAATTCATACCGATCACGAAGAAGGGTCTTGACGAAGCGTTCCAGATCCGCTATTATAGATTTGGTTTTATGCGAGTGAGACTTGGTAGTCAGAGGAGTCTTATAAACTCTTTCCGCCAGATTAGCGGCTTTGACCTGGTTCGAATCCAGGCACTCGTATTACTCTAAACTACACTTAGAGTATAAATAAAAGTGTAGAGTGGTCTAACATCGATGATAGGAACTTGTAAAAACTGCAAAAAAAACTTTAAGTATTCTCCTTCACAAGGAAAAGGTATTTACTGCTCTAATAAATGCCAACAAGAAGATTATTATAAACAAAATATATCTGATTGGTTATCTAAAAAAATAACTGGCAAAGTTAGAGATGGAAGACCAAGTGATTTTGTTAGAAGATTTATGCTTGAAGAGGCAGGATATAAGTGTTCCGAATGTGGATGGGGAAAACCAAATCCAACAAACGGTATTATCTATCTTGAAATAGATCACATAGATGGATCAAGAGAAAATGGATACAAAGAAAATTTAAGAGTTTTGTGTCCTAATTGTCATACTTTAACAGATACTTATAAAACTTTAAATAAAAAAGTTGGGTATCATAAACAAAGACGACAATTAAATGAATAACGCTCCTTTAGCAATCTGGTGAATGCAGCGAACTCATAATTCGCCTGAGGCGTGTTCGATCCACGCAAGGAGCATCAGACACTTCTCAAAGTGTCTCTCTTGACTTTCAAACTTCAACCCTTTATAATTACAAGGTCAACAAACAAAAAAATGACTCTGACTACTAAATTTAAGAAAGACGTTCAAACTCTTCGTTCTGCTGCGAATGGTGATTTCTATCTTGATGTAAAGAATCCGAAACTTTACAAAAAAGTCCGCCGCTATTATGAGAACGAAGGTGTAGTATTCTCTGGTGATCCTCTTGATGACTATGAGATTCTTATGGAATATGTCTCTGCTGATTTGGAAACTGTAGAAGTTGCATAATGAATACTCAACTTCCCAAAGTTCTTTTGGAGCGTGAAGAATACCGATTTGTTGAGGTTGGTATTATTGAACTTAACGGTAAACCTGATTACCGTCTTCAAAAGAAAAATGAATATACAAAAAGATGGAATGACATCTATCTCTTTGATAATCAAATGCAGTGTCTGACTGCTATGGAGGACCATCAATATGCCCGTTGGTTGGATCCAGATACAGTTCCTTGTTACATTAAAGATGATGGTGAGGAAGATGAAGAATAGTCCCGGTATGACTTAAAACTAGCCCTGGTCGGTGATGAACCCCTTTAGTCACGGAGAGACTCTAAAAGTACTGGTGGAGTCAATATGACCCTATTATGAGTTTCCAATCTCTCTCAAGGATTGGTGGTGCGGATGGGATCTTACTCCCGCCTGGTTTCCAATTTCCAGTCAAAGAATTGGTGGCGAGCCTAAAAGACCCTAAAGGAGAGTTGACTAAACTCTCCTTTTTTTGTATAATAGTATGAAAACATCTTGTATATGAAAATAGGATTTAATTGTAGCTCATTTGATTTATTTCATGCTGGGCATGTAACTATGCTTAGAATGGAAAGGGAACTATGTGATTATCTGAAAGTCGCACTTCAAATAGATCCTACGATAGACCGACCCGGAATTAAAAATAAACCAGTGCAGTCTGCTTATGAACGCTATGTACAACTGCAAGGATGTAAATATGTTGATGAAATTTTAGTGTATGAAACTGAAGCAGATTTGTTAAATTTAATTCAGACACAAACATTTCACATTCGTTTCTTAAGTGAAGAATATCGCCATATCGAAGTAACTGGAAAACAGTATTGTATTGATAATGGAATTCAAATTTATTATCATTTGCGAAGGCACCAATATTCTTCAACAGAAATTCGAAATCGTGTTTATCTTTTAGAAAAAGAAAAAAGAGAACAAAAACAAATTATCGAAACTCCTCAACAATATTCTCCAGAATTATTGGAAAAATATTTACTTAAAAATGATCAATTGTGACTATACTAGTTACTTGGCACTTACTACCGCGTAGTTTTTAGAAAATTAGTGTAATCTAAAAGTAGAGTTGACTAAACTCTACTTTTTTTGTATAATAATATTGAGAATACTTTCAATAAATGAAGATTACTATTTTAGGGTCATCGGGACAAATAGGAAAATATCTAACTGAATATTTTCGCAATAAAAATCATCAAGTTCATGAGTTTGATATTTTAAACGGTGAACATCAGGATATGAGAATTATTCCTAATCTGGAGCTTAATAAAGTAATTGAGGATGCAGATTTTGTATTCTTCCTTGCATTTGATGTTGGTGGATCTCGCTACCTTAAAAAATATCAACACACATTTGACTTTATTAATAATAATGCAAGATTGATGGTGAATGTTTTTGAACTACTTGAGAAGTATAAAAAGAAATTCGTGTTTGCTTCATCTCAAATGAGTAATATGAGTTATTCTCCTTATGGTGTAATGAAACGAGTAGGAGAACTTTATACCCAAACCCTTCAAGGTCTTACTGTTCATTTCTGGAATGTTTATGGAATTGAGAGTGATCTAGAAAAGTCTCACGTAATTAGTGATTTTATTAAAAAAGGTTTTGAGACTGGCGTAATTGATATGCTTACTGATGGTCAAGAAGAAAGAGAGTTTTTATATGCTGAAGATTGTTGCGAGGCATTAGAAACAATTATGTTAAACTATAATGAGTTTCGTCCAGAAGATAAACTTCACATTACAAGTTTTAATTCAACTAAGATTATTGATGTTGCTTCAATTATTGTGGGTCAATTTAATTTAATCGGCAAACATGGTGTAAAAGTAGTTCCATCAGAAGAAAAGGATACTGTTCAGTTAGACAAAAGAAATCGACCAGATACATTTATAATTAAATGGTGGCAACCCAAAACTAATATACAAGAGGGAATATCTAAAGTATTCTCTCAATTAAAAAATATGATGTGAAGTTAAAATAATATGACTATTCTAGTAACAGGTGGTGCAGGATTTATTGGTAGTAATTTACTTCATCATTTAGTAAAAACATTTGATGAAGAAGTAATTTGTATCGACAAATTGACTTATGCTGCTGATTGGAACAATATTCCCGATCAAGTAAAGTTTTATACAACTGATATTGTAGATCAATATAATTGTGATTTTATATTTAAAAAACATAGACCAAATGTAGTTTTTCACTTGGCTGCAGAAAGTCATGTGGATAATTCAATAGAAGATTGTTCACCTTTTATTCATACAAACATTTCGGGAACTGTTAATCTATTAAATCTATCTTTGAAGTATGCAGTAGAAAAGTTTATTCATATCTCTACTGATGAAATCTATGGGTCTATAGAAGAGGGAAAATTTACAGAGAACTCTAACTATGCTCCACGCAACCCATACTCTGCTTCTAAGGCAGCATCAGACCACTTTGTAATGGCATATCACAACACGTATGGATTTCCAGCAATAATTACAAACTGCTCTAACAACTACGGACCTAGGCAGTTCGTGGAGAAGATGATTCCTAAAGCAATCACAAATCTCAAGCAAGGTAAGAAAGTTCCTGTTTATGGCGATGGAAAACAAGTTCGTGATTGGCTATACGTTCAAGACCACTGTGAGGCATTGTGTCAGGTCTGGATGAACGGTAGAGTGGGGGAGAAGTATAATATTGGTGGAGAGTGTGAAATTGAGAATATTAACCTAGTCCATATGATTTTAGGTCATATGAATATGGATGAAAGTATGATAAAATATGTAAATGATAGGCCAGGGCACGACCGTAGATACTCTACAGATATTACTAAGATTCGCCAAGAATTAGGATGGTCTCCACGATTTACTATAGAACAAGGATTAGAACACACGATTAACTGGTATGAACGCAATTGGAACTAAACTAAAAGACGCATATTTAATTACTACAAATATTTTTTGTGACAACAGAGGTTCTTTTACAGAGTCTTTCAATCTTCGTGAGATTGAAAAAATCATCGGACCATATAAGTTCGTTCAGGATTGTCATTCAGTATCTGTAAAGAATGTTGTAAGAGGTCTTCATTATCAGATTCAACATCCTCAGGGTAAAATTGTCCGTTGTTTGGTTGGAGAAATTTATGATGTGATTGTTGATCTTCGCAAAAGTTCTCCTACATTCGGACAATGGACTGCTTACAAACTTTCCCCAGGAGAACTTGAATTGTGGGTTCCCCCAGGATTCGCTCACGGATTTAAAGCTCTGACCGAAAGAGTAGAGGTTCTTTATAAGGTTACTGATTATCAATACAAAGAACACGAAAGAACTTTAATGTGGAATGACCCAGACTTGAATATCAACTGGGGAAATTATTTTGACCCTATTATGTCTGAGAAAGATATGAAAGGTCTTTCATTTGAAGAATGTGAGAAGTATGAATAAGATATCAGTCTTTGGTGGAACAGGATTTATTGGTGGGACTTTCTGTAATCTTTATCCAAAAGATGTGGTGTTAGTTCCAAAGGAAAGTAGAAACTTTGAAACTCAACAAGTTCTTTATTTCATTAGCACAACAACAAATCAAAGTGTTTTTAAAGACTTACATATTGATATTGATACTAACTTGAGTTTGTTTGTTGATGTCCTTAAAAATTGTAAGAGTAAAGATATTGTCTTTAATTTTATCAGTTCTGGATTTGTTTATGGTAATGATGTCATAGATGCCAAAGAAACGGACTGTTGCAATCCTACTGGGTTTTATTCCATCACCAAACGATGTGCTGAACAACTGTTAATATCTTTTTGTGAAACTTTTGGAGTTAAGTATAGGATTCTAAGGATTGGGAATGTTTATGGATTAGATAAAACAGTTTCTTTAGGTAAGAATGTTCTTGGATACATGATTAATCTTCTCAAACAAAATAAAGATATTCAACTTTATGATGGTGGTAATTTTTTAAAAGATTATATGTATGTTGAGGATATTTGTAGAGCAATTAAGGTAGTTTTGGATAAAGGTAATGTAAATGAGATTTACAACATTGCCTCTGGCACTTCTTTCACTTTTCGTGAACTTATTGAAACTGCAAAAGAATTAACTGGAAGTCAAAGTAAAATAATTGATGTTGCATTCCCAGACAATCAAAAATTCATTCAAGTTAAAAACATGACTTTGAATAATAAAAAATTAAAAGATTTTAATTTTTCATATGAGATGACTATCGAAAAGGGATTGCAAATATTATCTACTTGATCTATACTATATAAATGAACTTAGAAAATAAACTATGAGTGAGTATAAAAAAACAGCACTTGTTCTTGGTGCTGGTGGATTTATTGGTAGTCATATGGTAAAACGACTGCGATCCGAAGGATACTGGGTTCGTGGTGTTGATCTTAAGTATCCTGAATTTTCTATGAGCCAAGCACATGAATTTGTTCTTGGAGATCTTCGTGATGCTAACTTTGTAGAAAGAGTTCTTCAATATAAAGGTCCTTATCAAAACTTCTATAATTTTGTTCCATCCAGATATATTGATACTTTTGATGAGATCTATCAGTTTGCTGCTGATATGGGTGGTGCAGGATTCGTTTTTACTGGTGTGAATGATGCAGACATCATGCACAACTCTGCAACCATTAATCTGAATGTTCTTGAGGCACAGCGACAACTGAATGACTTTAAAGAAGTCAACAAGACCAAAATCTTTTACTCCAGTTCTGCTTGTATGTATCCAGAACACAATCAATTAGATCCTGATAATCCTGATTGTCGTGAAGAATCCGCATATCCCGCAGCACCCGATAGTGAATATGGATGGGAGAAACTCTTTTCAGAACGATTGTTTTTCGCTTATCATCGTAATTACGGGATCCCTGTTCGGGTTGTTAGGTATCATAATATCTTTGGACCCGAAGGAACCTGGGAAGGTGGAAGAGAAAAATCTCCAGCTGCAATCTGCCGTAAAGTCGCATATCTTCCAGAGGAAGGTGGAACCATCGATGTGTGGGGAGATGGTTTACAAACTCGTTCCTTCTTGTATATTGACGAATGTATCGAAGCAACCCGTAGAATGATGGATTCAGATTTTATTGGACCAATAAATATTGGGTCAGAAGAAATGGTCACTATCAATCAACTTGTAGATACTACTGCTAAAGTTGCTAACAAACAAGTAGAAAAGAATCATATTGAGGGACCTCTCGGTGTTCGTGGGCGTAATTCTAATAATGATTTGATTCGCAAAGAACTTGGTTGGGATTATTCTCAGAGTCTTGAAGAAGGTATTAAAAAAACTTACAATTGGATTAAGGAGCAAATAAATGATTGAAAATTTTTCTTGGTGTGAAAATAAAAGAGATAATTGGAGAGAATATGTTCTTTCCCTTGATGATGATAATGTGAGTGAAATTTTGGGTGCAATTCCATCCGCATGGAATGTTCCTCCAAAGAGTCACAACGAATTTGTATCTTGGTTGATTGAAAAAATTGATCCTCAAGTTACGGTTGAACTTGGAGTTGATTATGGATATTCTTCATTCTTAATGTCTCTAAACAATAAAGGGAAAGTTTATGGTATTGATTGTTTTGATAATACAAAGCATGGTATTAGGATAGATGAAGACTATCAATTTGTGTTGGATGTTAAGAATAAATTAAAGTTAGATAATCTTGAAATTATTAAAGGTTATTTTGATGATGTTGCAAAAGAGTGGGATAAAGAAATAGATCTTTTACATATTGATGGACTTCATGATTATGAAAATTGTAAAAATGATTGTGATACTTGGTCACCATTCCTGAAAGAAAATGGTGTAATTATTTTTCACGATACTATTTCAAATCCTGATGGTGTTGGAGTTTTCTTTTCTCAATTAGAAGTTCCTAAAGTCAATTTTACAAATTCTGCTGGGCTTGGTGTTGCATCAAATAATTCTGATCTTATAGAAGAAATTAAGGAAAAATTTAATATTTGATATCTGACAATTTTGTATGAAAATATTTTTTAATTGTTTAGTTCATACTGATAATAATATAGTGGAGGATATGATTTTTAACATCAAAAAATTTGTTAAAAATCCTGTAATTTGCTTACATGTGAGTAAAGTATTTGAAGATTTTGATCAAGACAGATTTTCAAATATAGAAAATGTTTATATAAATCCAGAAAGATTTTTTACATATAAGGGTGGTAGTTTTATCCACCCTCTTTGCTCAAACTTTAATTATGTTGTTAATGATCTAAAAATTAAATTTGACTATCATATGATTTTTTATTCACAAATGCTTTTTATTAAACGTGGCATTGAAGAATATTTAAAAGATGCTGATGGATTTATTAGTTTGCACGAATTTCATTGGGAATCTACTCCAATCATAGAAAATTCTACATCCAAATTTCCTAAAGGCGTTGTTAAAAATTTAGTTGAAGGTCTAACTTGTAGTAAAAATGTTTCTATGAAAATGTTTGATTTCATCCAAAATGATAATAATTTATATAATAATACTGGTTGGGTTCCTGAAGAAGTTGTAATACCTTCTTGTATTTTAAAATTTGCAAAAAAAATAAAAAATTATCCAACAAACTCTTCTTGCAATAACTATCAAAATTTTGATGAAATTAAAAAATTTTTAGACGGGAATATTAGTTCTCTATGCCATTTATATTTTGGCAATCAATCTAAGGAAGAGATTTACATAATTCACCGAGTGGAGTATAATTACAATAGTCCAATACGAGAGTATGTTAGAAATTTATAATTATTATTTAAAATGATAGGATTTAATTATTTGGGAAAAATGGGTCAACTTGGAAATCAAATGTTCCAATATGCCTCTCTTCGCGGAATTGCTAAAAATAGAGGATATAATTTTTGTATTCCTTATCATAATGAAGTTGTTATTGATAGTTTTGAGAATAAACTTAGAATTGAACTTTTTGATACATTTTTAATGTCAAATGTTACTCAATTAAACATTCAAGTAATAGACCAAGATAGACCAACTATTGTTGAAGATAATTTTAATTTTGACAAAAAACTTTTTGATGATTGTCCAGATTGGGTTAATCTTCAAGGATATTTTCAAACAGAAAAATACTTCAAGCATATTGAAGATGAAATCCGCCAAGATTTTACATTCAAAAACGAAATCTCATTTCTTTGTAAACATAAAATGAGTGAAGTTGATAGACCAATTGCACTTCACGTTCGTCGTGGAGATTTTTTAATTAATTCTGCAAATCACACAAATCTTGGTCTTGATTATTATGATGCCGCTCTACAAAAGTTTGATAATGATAGAATTGTGATTATCTTTTCGGATGATCCTGAATGGTGTAAAGAACAATCTTTATTTGAATCTGACAGGTTTCTTGTATCGGAAGGAAACGATAGTTATACTGATCTTTGTTTAATGAATTTGTGTACTGACTTTATTATTGCAAACTCCACTTTTTCTTGGTGGGGTGCTTGGTTATCTAAAAGTATTAATAAAACGGTTTGTGCTCCTGACCCCCAAAAATGGTTTGGGAAAAATAATGCACATTTAGATACGTCTGATTTAATTCCAAAAGAATGGATAATAATTAAATGATATATCTTAGTGGCTCTAGTGGATTAATTGGTAGTAGATTTTTGGAACTTTGTGATAAAAAAGTTACGACAATTTCTTATCGAGATGAAGTTTCTGATATTTTTGATTGTCATGAAGAATCTTGTTTAATTCATCTTGCCTGGTCTTCTACTACTAGAAATAATTATGATGAATTTCAAAAAGTTATAAAAAATGATGTGTCAAATAGTAAAACTCTATTTGATTACTACGTAAATAAAAATCCAAATGGAAAAATAATTTTTGTTTCATCTGCTGGAGATTTGCATCTTGGGAAGGAAAGAACAGTATTTGAAGAATTTGAGCCCTCTCCACATTCTTTATATGGTGAATGTAAGTTGCATGTTGAAAATATGTTAAAAGAACTTAGTTGCAATACAGTTGTTCTTAGGACATCGAATATTTGGGGAGCAAAGGTAAAAAAAGATAGAGTTAATGGATTAGTTGATAAACTTTTAAACTCTGTGAATACCAATCAAATTGTGGAAATTTTTGCAAATCTCAAAACAAGAATAGATCTAGTTCATATTGATGATTTTGTTAATCTTTTATTCAAGGTAGTATCTACTGATTTAAATAAGCAACATGAATTATTTTTGGTTGGAAGGCAAAGTATAACTATTCTTGATATAATAGATATTGTGTCAAAACGTGGCACATTAAACCTTAAACTGAATCAAAAGGCAGAAAAAACATATTTGCATATTGAAAATTCTAAAGTTAGAAAGTATTTTGATTGGCAACCACAGCATATTTTAAAATGAAAATTGCAGTAACTTTTTGGGGCACACAAAAATATATTGAGTTTCTTCCTAAATGGTATGAAAGACTTGAAACTTATTTTGTACCTGATATTGAGAAAACTTATTTTGTTTTTACTGATGGTGATTTGGAAGGATCACCTGACAATATAGTCAAAATAGAAATACCTCATTATGGATTTCCGACTACCTATCATAAAACTTTTGAAGAAATGTTAAAGTTAAAGAATAAAGTAGTTGGTTATGACTGGTTAATTTCTGTTGATGCAGATCTTTATGCTTGGTGTGATATAAATTACTCTGAATTTTTTGATGATACAAAAAAATATTTTGGAGTTCATCATCCTTGTCACTTTCTTGAATTCCCTCCCCACAATCAATATCCAGGATCTTTCGACGTAAATCCACTGTCCAACTCTTGTATTGATGAAGATATTATGAATATGTCTGTGTACTATCAAGGATGTTTGTGGGGAGGAAAAGTTCCTGCAATATTTGATATGATGGAGCAAATAGATAAATGGACTAAGGATGATCTTGACAAAAGTATTCAAGCGAGATATTATGAAGAGAGTTATATGAATCGTTGGTTTTTATCTCATAAAGATGAAGTACATACTTTGTCCCCTTCTTTTGCATATCCTCAGTTATTTGAGCAGTATTGTAATTTTGAGAAAAAAATGGTTCATCTTGCTAAGGACAATAAATCACTAGACAATAATCAATGGTAATATGAGAGTTAATATTTATTATCACATTTGGTCTCCTGCGGATACTGACTTGTGGAAAATTTTAATTGATGAGCAAATAAAAAGACTTTATAGAAGTGGGTTAACTGATATTGCAACCATAAAATGTGCTATCAATGGACCACAAGCTTCTAGGATTAAACAATTTGTTTCTTTGTATGACTGGATTGATATCATTGATTGTAGGGACAATGATGATGAGTATGAAGGATTTACACTTAAGCATCTTTATGAAGATTGTGTAAATGATCGGGCCCATAAGGTAATGTACTTTCACACTAAAGGTATTAGTCATATGTGTGGTGTGCGAGATCATTACTCTGATCGTAAAGTGAGGGCAATAAATAGTTGGAGACACCTCATGGAGTGGGGTTGTATTGACAAATGGAAAGAAAATCTAGATAAACTAGATCACTATCAAGTATCTGGAGTTAATTATTGCCTAGATCCATGGCCACATATGAGTGGCAATTTTTGGTGGGCAAGAGCAGATTATATTTCAACCCTTCAACATCCAACTAAACAGGCATTTCAAAGAGAATCGCAAGACTTTGGGCCTATTGAAAGAATGAATTTTGAAAAATGGATAGGTATGAAAGACCCATCTGTTTTTAGTTTTTATAATCCACCTTTTAGTTACGACTTCAAAGATATGATACCTGATGTACAACCTACTCCACCAGGAGAACCTCACTGGTTTTGGTTATATCGCGACGACATTCATCCACATTATTTGAAAGATTCATGAGTACAAAATTTGGTTGTTTTCATACCGTCTATGAAAATAAGAGAGCTACAGAATTTATTCTTCAAGAATTTAGAAAATTTCATCCGAATGAACCATATACTATTTGTTGTGATGGTGGAGTAGATTATTCTGATCTTGCTGAAAAATATAATTGTAATTACGTTCATTCTTATATGAGAATTGGACGTAGAAATTCTGGACACCCATCAGGAGTTTATGGATTTACTAAAGATGAGAGTCTTCATTGGATTCATATGTTTAGAGAAGCAGCAAGATATGTGAAATCTCAGGGAGGAAGTCATATGATTATGATGGAAGATGATGTTTTAACTCAAAAAGAGGTTAAGATTGATCCTACTTGGGAATGTGCAGGATTTGATGTTCCAGGAAATAAAATAGAACCAAGTCTACTTCAGTATATTAAAGCAAAATACAATGCCAATCCTAACGTGGACTGGTATGGTGCTGGTGGTGGTAGTATATACAATATCAATACATTTCTTGATAATTATCATACAATTTATGATTTTATTGATTATGATTTTGATTATATTTTAAAATTTCTTGATTATAGATTTGGTTGGTTAGACTTGTATATGCAAATTGTATATTTTATTTTGGGTAAAGAATATTCAATTAATACCAATTTAACAGAAGTTTGGAAAACTCCAAATTTTCGTAATACTGACTTTGCACTTGTTCATGCGTATAAGGAGCTTTACTGATGAAATTAGCGTTGATTGGCCCTGGGATTATGCCTATTCCTCCTGATGGTTGGGGTGCTGTCGAAAGTTTAATTTGGGACTATGCACTAGAACTTGATGAGTTGGGTCATGAAGGTACTATTATTAATACTCCTAATTGGGATGAAATTATTAAATATTTGAATGAAGATAATTATGAATTCGCTCATCTTCATTATGATGTATTCCATCCAATTATGGATATGATATCCGAAGAAACTAATATTTCAAAATTAGCTATTAGTAGTCATTATCCATATATTGATCAACCACATATGCACCGCCGCGATGGTTATGATCGCACTTTTGATTGGATTATTAATAATAAAAAATATTATATCTTCTGCATCTCCAAAAAAGATTTTAATACATTTAAAAACGCAGGTGCTGATGAAAGTAGATTACTTCTTTCTGAAAATGGTGCAAATCATAAGAGATTTACTTATCGAACCGATGCAGTAAAACCAGATCGTTCTCTGTATTTGGGTCAAATTTATCATAGAAAAAAACAATGGTTGTATCAATCAATTGATTCGATTGATTATGTCGGGCAAAATACTGGTGCCACCGCATTTGACCCAAGTATTAATTATCTTGGAGAATGGAGTGACGAATATAAGAGAGAACATTTTACTGATTATGGTAATCTCGTTCTTCTTTCTGATGGAGAAAATGGAACGCCTTTGGTTGTGAAAGAAGCAATGGTAAATGGACTAGGTGTGGTAATTTCAAAATATGCTGCACATGATCTCCCAGAAGGGTTACCATTTGTAACAGTAATTCCTGATGATAAACTTGAAGATATTTCTTATGTTGAGGAAAAGATTAAAGAAAATCGTGAGATATCTGTGAGTATGAGAGATGAAATTCGTGAATTTGCAATTGATAATTTTTCTTGGGAAAGTCTTGTAAAATTATATGCTGAAAATATTGAAAAATTAGAAGCAAATGCGAATTAGTATTATTGGACCAGCACTTCCTATTCCTCCAATTGGGTGGGGTGCTGTTGAAAGTTTAATTTGGGATATGAAAATGACCTTAGAAGAAATGGGTCATGAAGTTCAAATTATTAATATTGGTGATCCCTATCAAATTATCAATATGATTAACCAATTTCGTCCTGATTTTGTTCATATTAATTATGATGATTGGGTTCCAATCTATGAATTTATTCAGTATCCTTGTGCAGTCACTACGCACTTTGCTTATATTGAACGACCCGAATTAATGGGTGGTTATAAGGAAAGAGTATTTGATCATTTCTCTAGAATTAAACCAAATGTCTTTGGGTTGTCTGTAGGAATTAATAAAATTTATAAAGACCTTGCTGATATTCCAGATGAAAGACTCTATTTAAATCCAAATGGAGTTAACTGTAAATTATTTGAAATAACCGATAAACCAACTTATCCTGATAGATCAATCTATCTTGCAAAAATAGATTATAGAAAACGTCAATTTCTTTTTCAGGATATTGAATCTGTTTGGTATGCTGGAAATATTGCTGACGCTAGATTTGATGTTAAAAAAAATTATCTTGGCGAATGGTCTAAAGATGATGTTCATAAAAAATTAACTCAATATGCAAATCTTATCTTACTTTCTGATGGTGAGGCACATCCATTAGTTTGTCTTGAAGCATTTTCTGCGGGCCTTGGTGTTGTTGTAAGTGAATGGGCAACTGCTAATTTGGATTTAAATAATAAATTTATTAGTGTTATACCTGAAGAAAAAATTAATGATATAAAATTTGTAGAAAATGTTATATCTGAAAATAGAAAATATTCCATAAACAATCGTCAAGAAATTATTAACTATGCAAAAGAGTTTGAATGGTGTAGAATGTTAGAAAATTACTATCTGCCAAATATTCAGCAAGTTATCGATGGATAAAAATAAATCAGTATATAAACTTAAAAACTTTGGTCCAATATATTATCTCAATCTGGACGGACAACCAGAAAGAAAACAATATATGGAGGATCAATTTAAGTATTGGGAACTTGAAAATTATACACGTATCTCTGCATATGATGGTCGTGAAGATGATCTAAGTGGTATTATCAAAGGTAAGTATCCTGATATGATGAGCTCTGGTGAAATTGGTTGTGTAACATCTCATCTTAAGGCAATCAAATACTGGTATGAGACTTCTGATAGTCCTTATGCAATTATTATGGAAGATGATTGCAATATTGATATTGCAAGATATTGGAATTTTGCTTGGCAGGATTTTATTGCAAGAGCTCCTTATGCTTGGGATGTAATTCAACTTGCAATCATTTGTACTGGAGATATTCATGTTCCAGTTCATACAAGATTTGTAAATGATTTTTCAACTGCTTGTTATGTAATTACTAGGCATCATGCAGAAAAACTTATTAGGAATCATATTCGTGGAGATAAGTATAAACTGGATAATGGAGTTAAACCAAGACCAGTTGCTGATGATTTGATTTACAATTCAGGAGTAACTTATGCAACTCCGTTATTCCTTTATAAGATTGAACTTGGTTCTTCAATTCATCCTGAACATATAGATGTTTTTCATAAAAATAGTCACGATGCAATACTTGGGTTCTGGTCTCAAAAAGGTTCTGAATTGACAATAGATCAAATTACAGAGTATAATCCATACCTTGGTAGAGTATCGGAATCATCTTCTCAACAAAGCACTTGACAAGACTGAAGTTACCGACTATACTAAATACGTTGTTGAGAATTAGTTATAATTCTTAACACTTGTCGTTTAACAAAAAAACACATTTATGAATTTTCTCAAACAACTGATGCTCGTGCCTGTTGCACTGGGTCTTGTTGCTCCTGCGGTGAATGCTGCAGAACTCAATATTGAGGATGTCAACAAGTATGCCTCTGCTGCCCAGGTTACTAGCATTACACAATTTACTGATGTTCAACCTTCTGATTGGGCATATCAGGCACTCAGCAATCTTGTAGAGCGTTATGGTTGCGTTGCTGGTTATCCTAATGGCACTTTTGTTGGTGGCCAGGCAATGACCCGTTATGAAGCAGCTGCTCTTCTGAATGCTTGCTTGGATCGTGTAACTGAAACTACAGATGAACTTCGGAAACTGCTGGACGAATTCAAGAGTGAACTTGCCGTACTCAAGGGTCGTGTTGATGGTCTGGAAAATCGTGTTGGAAACTTGGAAGCAACACAATTCTCCACCACAACTAAACTCAAGGGTGAGGTAAACTTTGTTCTTGGTGGAGTTCCTGGTCTTGAAACTAACAAAGGTGTCGATGTGGGTAATACTGCATTTAATTATGATGTTCGTCTGAACTTTGATACCTCGTTCACTGGTAAGGACCTGCTCCGCACTCGTCTGCGTTCCGGTAACTTCAGTAGCGATCCTTTTGGTTCCAGTTCTTCTCTGTTCAAACTTGATAAGGCAGAATCCCTTGCTGATCAGGTTACAATTGACCGTCTTTACTATCAGTTCCCAGTTAGTAAGAGTGTAACTCTGACTGCTGGTCCTCTGGTTCGTAACACGGAAATGGCTTGGGTTCCTTCTGCTTATAAGTCGGAAATCCTGGACTTCTTCCAACTTGGCGGTGCCTCTGGTGTTTATAACAAGGCAACTGGTGCTGGTGTTGGTGCTCAGTGGAAGCAACCCACCAAGAAAGGTCAAGGTGGATTTGTTGCTGGTCTGAATTATGTTTCCCAAGATGGTGACAGTTCTCAGACAGGTGCATTCAACTCTGATTCTGGAATCAACCTCCTTGCTCAGGTTGGCTATCGTGCTCCTCAGTGGGGTGCTGCTGTTGCTTACCGTTATGGTACTGAAGGCAGTCGTGTTCGTACCTTTAATGCCCTTGGAGGCGGTTCTGGTGCCCTTGCTGCTGGTCAGGAAAGCAATAGCGTTGCTCTGAATGCTTACTGGCAACCTTCTGAGAGTGGGTTTGTTCCTTCTATCTCAGCTGGTTATGGTTACAATGGTGTAAGTGGTGACGGTTCTAAGACTGGTGCTACCGATTCTGATTCTTGGTTCGTTGGACTTCAGTGGTCTGATGTATTTGCTCAAGGTAATACCGCTGGTGTTGCCGTTGGTCAACCTGGTAATTCTGAATTCATTGGTGATGATGCCACGATGCTTGAAATCTTCTATAAGTATCGTGTATCTGATAACATCAGCATCACTCCTGCTCTCTTCTATGTGAGCAACGACCAAAGGTTCCGAGGTGAATCTTCCTGGGGTGGAGTGGTTCAGACCAAGTTCACCTTCTGATAAATTACTCATAATCTGAGTGAAAGCACCCATTCTTTGGGTGCTTTTTTATGTTATGAACTTCTTAACCAAATCTTAGTGGACTTATTTTTCATCTTCTCTTATGATTTCTAAGAAGTCTATTTCACTTCTAAACAAATTTTTATGAAACTTAAAAACCTTATTGCTGCTGGTCTAGTTGCTGCTCCTGTTGCGGCAATTGCCGGACCCCCTATTAATGGTGCTGGTGCAACCTTTCCTGCACCTCTCTATCAGCGTTGGTTCCAAGATTATGCACAATCATCTGGAAATCGTGTAAACTACCAGTCGGTTGGTTCTGGTGCTGGTGTCCGTCAATTCGTTGCGGGTACAGTTGACTTCGGAGCAACTGACGAACCTATCTCGTCAAAAGAGGCATCTAAAGTGAAGCGTGGTGTCGTTCAAATCCCTATGGTGGGTGGAACGATTGCGATTGCCTATAACAAAGCAGGATGCTCTCTGAAACTCACTCAGAAGCAAACTGTGGATATTTTCTCAGGTCGTATCCGTGATTGGAAGCAAGTTGGATGTGCTGCAGGTCCTATGACTGTTGTTCATCGTTCTGATGGTTCTGGAACTACTTTTGCATTCACTAACTCTCTGGATGCTTTTGGTGGTTGGAAACCTGGTGTAGGTAAGTCCGTCAATTGGCCCGTTGGTCTTGGTGGTAAAGGAAACGAAGGTGTCTCTGGAACAATTCGCCAAACTGCTGGTTCAATTGGTTATGTAAATACTGGATTTGTGAAGTCGAACAAACTGCAAGTTGCTGCTCTTCAAAATAAGGCAGGGCAGTTTGTTCTTCCTACTGCTAAGTCTGGTGCTATTGCTCTTAACTCCATTAAACTGGATGCAAATCTTGCTGGTGAAAATCCCAATCCTTCTGCCTCTGGTGCATATCCTATCTCCACTCTGACTTGGGTTCTTGCCTATAAGACTGGTAATAGTGCTAGGAAAGCAGGTGATATTCAACAGGCACTCAACTATGCTCTGAGTGCAAAGGCACAAATGATTGCTGATGATTTGGGTTATGTTCCTCTTGCAGGTAGCATTCTTAATAAATCACGACTTGCCGTGAAGCGTATCGGTCAGTAAATTCTTACATAAGGGGCTTGACGCCCCTTTATTTTTCCTATATAATATTGTTACAGTTCTTAATAAAACTAAAATGACCGTTACAACAAATGAGCGTGGGCAGCAGAATATGTTTGCCAAAGAACCTCAGATGTATATCTCTCAGACTGATGCTGAGCGTTATGCACTTGAGACTTATGCTGAAAGAGCAGAGCGACTGAATGGCCGTACTGCGATGCTGGGATTCGTTGCAGCAATTATTTCTTATGCACTCACAGGCCACCTCTTCTTTGGTGTGATCTAATGAGCGAACTCATTTTTACTGTAACTAGTATTTCTTTTTTCGTGCTTCTTGCACATTCTGTCAATCAACTTTCTGAAACTTATTGAGGAAAAAAACAATGTTTAACGAAAAGGCTGAGCGTATTAATGGTTGGTTTGCGATGATTGGTGTCGTCGCTGCTATGGGTGCTTATGCACTGACTGGACAAATTATTCCTGGCGTATTCTGATGGAGGGTATTATGCGTAGAGAAGGTTATCAAATTCCTCAAGTAGAATTTATTTTCCGTGAGGCAGGTGAATTCGTAACTCGTACTTCTGCCGAACTCTTTAACAACAAGCGTGTAGTAATTTTCTCACTTCCCGGTGCGTTTACTCCCACTTGTAGTGCATATCAACTTCCAGGATTTGAGGAGAACTATGGAACATTCAGGGACCTTGGCATCGATGCTATTTACTGCATTTCTGTTAATGACGCTTTTACGATGAATGCTTGGGCACAAGATCAAAACATTCAAAACGTACAACTAATTCCTGATGGCAACGCTTACTTCACTCGTTCTATGGGTCAACTCGTTGCCAAGACCAATCTTGGTTTTGGTGAGCGTTCTTGGAGATATGCTGCTGTGGTAGATAATGGGATTATTGAGAAACTCTTTGAGGAAACAGGAAGGCAAGATAATGCTCCGACTGATCCTTATGAGGAATCAACACCAGAAGCAGTTCTAGAATATGTAAAATCAACTGTGAGGGAAACCACACCAGTTTGATATAATAAGCAATAATACTTAAACTCTGTTTCTAAATAAAGAATCAGAGTTTTTTAGTATAATGCCAAGGGGACAATTAACAAAAGATGAGATGAAATGTCAAGTCTTAAAGTTAAAGCAGAAACTACAAAACGAACATATTGGTTATACCTCAGATCCCAAATCGCTTGCAGATCAGTACCTGAATATGGTACTCGATAAGATTAATGAGTATGCTCGTTAATAAATAAGATAATCTTGGAGGAGTATAAGTATGCAAATTGATCTTCACAATTTCTTTTTACATTACGATCCTAAGAATCCAAATCACGTTGCATCAGTAGAGCAACTTGAAAAAGATTTACTTGCAAAAGTACCCGAGTTAATGGATGACTCCAGTACTTGGGTTAGTATCTACAGAACCAAACAAGAACCCCCAGCCCAACCAGGAATTCTGAACGTTCCTTATTTTCCTCAGGTAGATAACTATACTCAACCAGATAGAACTTGCAATTCTTCTTCTTGTGCAATGTGTCTTGAGTACTTCAAACCAGGAACACTTCCAGGAGCAAAGGGCGACGATGCCTATCTTAAGAAAGTTCTCGCAACAGGAGATACGACTGATCACTCAGTTCAGACAAAAGTTCTTGTTGATTATGGAATTAAGTCTGAGTTTAAGTATAATCTTGGTTTCGCTGATCTTGATCGTGAGCTTGCCGCTGGGAGACCCGTTGTTATCGGGATTCTTCATCGCGGTACTTTATCTGCTCCTACTGGCGGTCACATGTGTGTAGTAATTGGTAAAAAAGGAACAGATTATATTATTAATGACCCCTATGGATCTTTGAACGATGGATATACAGGTGCAGTAACTAACGGTAAAGGTGCGGTTTATAAGCGTTCCGATCTTCAGTATCGTTGGTTAGAAAATAATAAGGATAAGACTGGTTGGGGTAGAATTTTTTACGCAAAAAAGTAGAAATGACATCACAAATTCCTCAAAGTGGTGTCTTTCTAATTAAAGAATTTGAAGGATGTCATTTACACTCATATCCAGATCCACTAACTGGAAAACTTCCAATCACAGTAGGATGGGGAAGTACGAAGGATTTTGATGGATCTGCTTTTAAGATGGGAAAAATAATCACTCAAGAATATGCAAATAGGTTATTGCTATTTGATCTTGAAAATCGGTTTCTTCCTTCACTTCGAAAAATCCCTTATTGGAACGAAATGAATGAGAATCAACAAGGAGCACTTCTTTCTTTTGCTTATAATCTTGGGGCTGATTTTTATGGGAATCCCAATTTTAATACCATAACAAAAGTCCTTAGAAATAAAGAATGGTCTAAAGTTCCGGGGGCATTAGAACTTTATCGTAATCCTGGAACTAAAGTAGAAAAAGGGTTATTGAGAAGAAGAGTTGCTGAAGGTACTTTATGGAGTCGTAAATAACTTCCTACCTCTTTTCCAAGTTCTACGAATAGCAGCACGAACTTCTGGTGGTTGAGGTTTAGGTTGAGTCCTTCGGTTTTCCATAAAGAGACCATCATTTATTAGAAGTCTCAGAAGAATGAGAATGGGAAGAAGTTTCTTTCTCATTACACATAAGGTTTTGCGATTCCTTCATTCAACATTCTTTCATTAACTGTGACAGGATCGCCAACAAGATAAAGAGTTCCAAGTATTCTTCCATACTTGTCCTCTTTTGTCGTTTCAATAATCCACTCTCCCTCACGGGAGAGTTCTTTTTCTAGCCATGCTTTTGCTGCTAGACCTTCTGCTTTTTCTGCTAGATCTTTTGTTCTAGTTTCAGCAGCATCAATATCCTTTAATCTGACTTTATATGATACAGTAATCCAAAATCCTAAATCAATATCAAGATCAACTGTGTCGCCATCAATGACTCTGTTGATCTTCTTGATTTTGTACTGATACATCTTTCATCTCCAGATATGCTACTCTTAATATGTAGTAAATTATCCAAGCAGTAAATATCAATCCACTACCAAGTATAATTACTACTCCCCAAGGAAAATCGTGAATCATTTTTTATATTTTAATGTGTCTGCAATACCCAAAATTGAACCTGATATTGAATAGAGTTCTTGAATATATGTAGTCTTATCAAATCCTTCAAGAGACATATATTCTCCAAATGTTTTTTCAATATTTACTGAGGAATATAATAGGTATTTTAGTTTTTCTTCTTCCTTTGAGGTGATTGCATCTCCAACAACATCAGAAAAAGTTTCTGCAATATATCCCATTCTCGCACAAGTTTGATGAGGATATTCTCCCTTATCTAAAGAGATTGCTATGTCTTCAACAACGCTTCCAATTTCATATAACCATTCTGATATTTCTTTTCTTCTCTCTGAGTTAAAGAATTTATCTTTAAGATCTTTCAGAGAGTTTCCAATAGAAATTAAAATACTAATGCCTTCCAAGATCTCAATCATCTTCCTTCAGTCTTATGAATCCAAGTTTTTAATTCGTGCAAGTATTGTCTTAACATATCTGCTTTTTCAAGATGCCAAATATCACCACTCTTAAAATACTCGTGAGTGTGATTGTCTATTGCTTTTAGGATATTATGTATCGGTGCGTTCCAAGGCTCACGATTTGGAGTATTCCATTCTCGTGGCATACATCCTCACTTTTTCTTACCACCATTTTTGGCTTTCTTTGCAGTCGCATTACCAGAATTTTGTTTCGACTGCTTCCCGCCAGCAGATCCCTTCTTACCCTTGTTTGCTGACTTAGACATCTGAGGTTTTTGTGATACCGAAATATTTATGATATAATAAATATTATCATAGGAAATGCTAATAGTTTATAAGTGGAATTTAAGAAACCTATAGACATAGAAGATAGTTTAAATCTTTCTGATTTTTTTTCTTTGGTTAATTCTGAGAAAAAAAGACAGAAGGATGAATTTACTTCTATTGTTGGAGATTTGAATTTAAGTAATGTATTTGAAGAAGTAACGACACTAAAGAAAAAAAATAAGATTCAAAAAAAGAAAGAGCAAAAAACTTTAGAATCATTTGAGAATTGGTTGTATTCTGATAAAGTAAAAGAAAAACCAATAGAAGAAGTACAAGAAATTGTAGAAGAAGTTATTGAAGAAGTTCAGGAAATTGTAGATAATATAGTAGAAGAATCTTCAGAAAAACCTAAAGAACTTACACTTATAGAAAAATCTTTAGGTCTTCTTGCAGAACCATCGGATGCTAAAGTTCAACAAGATCCATTAGCTCCTTTAGATCAGAAGTTTGCAACAATTGAAGATTTACAGAAACATTACAATCTGTTTCTCAATAGAATACAGCAACAACTTTCCACATTAGGTGGAGGTGGTGAGACAAATCTGGCATATATGGATATGCCTCTTACATATATCACCACTTCATCGTATACAATAACTCCACAAGATTATTATATTGGTGTTAATTATGCAGGAGCAGTTACAATCACTCTTCCAACACCAAGGAAGGATGGAAAGACCTACATAGTAAAAGATGAACTTGGAGAAGCATCCAGAGGAGTTAATAGATATATCACAATTCTCCCATCTGGTTCTGATACTATTGATGGTAGAGACAGAGCAATTATTGCTTATGATTATGGGTCACTTACTTTTGTTTATAGAAATGGTTGGAGGGTAGTCTAATGTCACACTTATATGATCCGTGGAAACCCGGAGATGACGCTTTTGGAAGATTAAGGGTATCAGAACCATTTACTCTTGGAGATTATAAGCACCTTTATTCTATTGACCCAGACTTTATAGATGTAAAGGTAGGTACTGGCGCAACTGTAACTTTTGATGTAAATCAAGCTGCAGCAATTTTAAGTTCTGGTATCAGTACTGATGGATATACTATTCACCAGACAAAGAGATATCATCATTATATGCCTGGTAAATCTCAATTGATTTTCTCAACATTTAATTTTGGTACGGCACAGCAAAATGTCTATAAGAGAACTGGATACTTTGATGATAGGGATGGAATTTTCTTTGAGCAAGCACCAGATGGAACTTTAAGTTTCGTAATTAGGTCTTATGTAACTGGAATTGCTTCAGATAGAAGAGTTACTCAGTCTCAATGGAACAAAGATAGATTAACAGGACAAGACCCTTCTGGATTTACATTAGATATTACCAAAACTCAATTGTTCTTTACTGACTTTGAATGGTTAGGTGTTGGTAGAGTTCGTTGCGGATTTTCAATCGATGGTAAGAATGTTGTTTGTCACGAATTTTATAATTCAAATCATATCCCAACAGTTTATATGTCTAATCCAAATCTTCCAGTAAGATGTGAGGTTAGAAATGTAGGAACACAAGTAGGTGCTGGAGGTTCTTTTATTCAAATTTGTTCTAGTGTAATGAGTGAAGGTGGATATACAGAGGCAGGAAGAGAATTTTCACATACAACAAATCTTAGAACTGTTGGTGTAGGCACTACAGTTCCAATTATTGCAATTAGACTTAAGAATTCATTTAAGGGATATCCAAATAGAGCAACAGTAAAACTTGAAGATGTCTCTGTGTTTAGTAGTGGGGCAAATGTAAAATATGAAGTTGTAAAATTACGAAGTTCAACTGGAATTAATACGACAGGAACTTGGGTTTCTGAAAATACAGAATCTGTTGTTGAATTTAATGAAAGTGCTACTGGAATTAGCACCACATATTTTGAAGATTTTATGGGTGGTTATGCTGCAGGAGACAGTCAAAATGTAACAAAACCATCAGCAACAACTACTGTTGCCCAATCAGGCCCAACATCTAAAAAGAATTATCTAACACAAAATTTTGATTCGACAGACTCAGAAATCTTTTCAGTTCGTGTAAGTAATATTGGAACAGATCCTAGTAATGTTGGAGTATCTATGAGATGGAGAGAGATTTACTAAAAGGTTCTTATTTATCTTGTGCCACCTAGGTAATTGGACCTATTGACAGCATTTCCTGACAGTGCTATTATATATACATACACGGGGTTAAGGAATGTAACAATTTCTTACCTACGGAATCTTCTCCAACCGGGATCACGAGAAGTAAAGCATCCCTCATACCCACGATGGAGGGTGTCGTGGGAATACTTGTAACCATTCAGTCCCCCTGAATCATACTTACCCTTTTAAAACAAATGACTGCTACAATTGCTCAACAACGTTCCACAAATACCTGGAACCAATTCTGTGAGTGGGTTACTTCCACTAACAATCGTCTGTATGTTGGTTGGTTCGGAGTCCTGATGATTCCTTGCCTGCTTGCTGCTACGACTTGCTTCATTATCGCTTTCGTTGGTGCTCCCCCAGTGGACATCGACGGCATTCGTGAACCAGTTGCTGGTTCTCTAATGTACGGAAACAACATCATCTCTGGTGCCGTTGTTCCTTCTTCTAATGCTATCGGACTTCACTTCTATCCTATCTGGGAAGCTGCTTCTCTTGATGAATGGCTTTATAACGGTGGACCTTTCCAACTCGTTGTATTTCACTTCCTCATCGGCATCTATGCTTATATGGGACGTGAATGGGAACTCTCTTACCGTCTAGGTATGCGTCCTTGGATCTGTGTTGCTTACAGCGCACCTGTTGCTGCTGCTTCTGCCGTATTCCTGGTTTATCCTTTCGGTCAAGGTTCTTTCTCTGATGCGATGCCTCTTGGTATCTCTGGTACGTTTAACTATATGCTTGTCTTCCAAGCAGAACACAATATCCTGATGCACCCCTTCCACATGCTTGGAGTTGCTGGTGTGTTCGGTGGTTCACTCTTCAGTGCTATGCACGGTTCACTGGTGACTTCTTCACTGGTTCGTGAAACTACTGAGAATGAGTCACAGAACTACGGATATAAGTTCGGTCAAGAAGAAGAGACCTACAACATCGTTGCTGCTCACGGGTATTTTGGACGCCTTATTTTTCAATATGCTTCCTTTAATAACTCCCGTTCACTGCACTTCTTCCTGGCTGCCTGGCCTGTTGTAGGCATCTGGTTCACTGCTCTTGGTGTTTCTACGATGGCATTTAACCTCAATCGTCGGGGTCCCGTCCTAGCAATTTGACGGTAAACATTGGGTGAATTGCTGGAAGCCCTCCATATTGGGTAATCAGCAGCCAAGTCCAAGACGCTTCTTGGAAAGGTTCAGAGACTAGGTGGTTTCTCAAGCGTGAGATGTAATACACCAATAGCGCCCAACATCCTAAATGGATGAAGATATAGTCCACTCCATAAGAATGGTAAACTTATGGGTTCAGTGCAACGGTTTCAACTTCAACCAGTCTATCGTTGATAGTCAAGGTAAAGTTATTAACACTTGGGCAGATGTCCTAAATCGTGCAGGACTTGGAATGGAAGTCATGCATGAACGCAACGCTCGATTTGTGGGCGCTCTTATCTGAAAAGGTAAGATAAACTTCGGATGAATTGCTGGAAACCCTAACGGGCAATCAGCAGCCAAGCCAATCACGAACTTGATTGGAAGGTTCAGAGACTAGGTGGTTTCTCAAGCGTGAGATGTAATACACCAATAGCGTCCGACACCTAACCTCATAAAGAGTATGGTGAAGATATAGTCCAAACTGTAAGCACAACTTCCCACTTGACCTTGCAGCAGCAGAAGCAACACCAGTTGCTCTCACTGCTCCTTCAATCGGTTGATAAAATTAGAGACCCTTTACGGGTCTCTTTTTTTGTGTTATAATGGAGTTTAATATTTTATAAATAGTTAAAAGTTTAAATACCATAATGAGAACCACGAAGATTTGTAGAAGTTGCAACAAAGAACTTTCTGTCTCTGATTTTAGAGAAGGTCGTAGAAGGTGTATAAGATGTGAAGAAAAAACTTATGCAGAAAACTGGGCGAGTAAAACTCATATCGTCTGCAACAAGTGTGGTGTAGAAAAACTTATTTCAGAATATTATAAAGGTCATAAGAGGTGTAAAGAGTGTTATAGTAAAGACTATAAAGATAAGAGACCTTCTTATGACGATAAGAAAGACTATATGTTGAAATATACTTATGGTGAAGATTTTGGATTAGAGCAATATAAAAACCTTCTACAAGAACAAAATGAAGTTTGTGTTATTTGTTTTAATCCAAATACAAATGGTAGAAAGGATAGTAATAACCTTTATGTGGACCACGACCATAAGACAGGAAAGGTTCGTGGATTGCTTTGTAGCAACTGCAACAGAATGCTAGGATTGGTTGGAGACAACTTAGATACATTAAGCAACGCAGTTAGATACCTACAAAAGCATAAGCACTAATACTCATTGACTTCTTTGTTAAGAACTGTTAACATAAATATGATAAATCAATGAGGAGGCTATGGTTTCATCTACACTTTCAAAACCTATTCAACAAAGGGGGTGGTTTGATGTCTTGGACGACTGGCTTAAGAGAGATCGTTTCGTTTTTGTTGGCTGGTCTGGACTTCTTCTTTTTCCCACTGCTTATCTTGCTCTTGGTGGTTGGCTTACTGGGACAACTTTCGTTACGAGTTGGTACACTCACGGGTTGGCAAGTTCCTATCTGGAGGGTGCAAACTTTCTTACTGTGGCAGTTTCTACTCCAGCAGATTCTATGGGTCATTCTCTTATGCTTCTCTGGGGTCCTGAGGCTCAAGGGGATTTCGTCAGGTGGTGCCAACTTGGGGGACTCTGGCCTTTTGTGGCGCTCCACGGGGCTTTCGCTCTAATCGGTTTTATGCTTCGTCAGTTTGAGATTGCTCGTTTAGTAGGGATTAGACCCTACAACGCAATCGCATTCTCTGGTCCTATTGCAGTATTCGTTTCTGTATTCCTGATGTATCCACTGGGTCAATCCAGTTGGTTCTTTGCTCCCTCTTTTGGAGTGGCAGCAATCTTCAGGTTCCTTCTGTTCCTTCAGGGTTTCCACAACTGGACCCTCAACCCCTTCCATATGATGGGAGTTGCTGGTATACTGGGTGGAGCACTGCTCTGTGCCATTCACGGAGCAACTGTAGAAAACACTCTATTTGAAGACAGTGAACAAGCAAACACATTCAAGGCATTTGAACCAACACAAGAGGAAGAGACCTATTCAATGGTTACTGCTAACAGATTCTGGTCTCAGATTTTCGGTATTGCCTTTAGTAACAAGCGTTGGTTGCACTTTTTTATGCTTTTCGTTCCAGTTATGGGTCTCTGGACTTCTTCTATCGGCATCATCGGTCTTGCTCTTAACCTCCGTGCTTACGACTTTGTATCTCAGGAAATTAGAGCAGCAGAAGATCCAGAATTTGAGACATTTTACACAAAAAATATACTTCTTAATGAGGGATTAAGGGCATGGATGGCTCCAGTTGATCAACCTGGGGAACGATTTGTCTTTCCAGATGAAGTTCTCCCTCGTGGGAACGCCTTGTGATAAAAATATAATACCCTGCGGAAACGCAAAGACCCTTCGGGGTCTTTTTATTGACTTATGACCCCAACTATGATATTATATAAATAATAATAGAGTGTTAAATGAATATGGGATTAAATAAAAAATCAATTCCTTGCGGAGGATTAGTTGGAAAAACTTTTGGGAGACTGACTGTTTTAAGAGAATATAGTAATAAAAAATATATTCTATGCGAGTGCTCTTGTTCTTGCGGTGGAAATACAACTTCAACAAGAAGAGAGGGATTGTTAAATGGTAGAACTCAATCTTGTGGATGTATTCGTAAAGAAATAGTAAACGCCAAAAATCGTGAAAGATTTGACCCCAACGCAGTATCAAAATCAGTTGAATATAGAATTTTGACCAGAGCAAAAAGTAGAGCAAAGCAAAATAATATTCCATTCAATCTGGAACTTATTGATATAGTCATTCCCGAAACTTGCCCTTTACTTGGTATTCCTATTGAGATACAACCTAAAAAAGGTTATCATCCAAATAGTCCTTCATTAGATAAAATCATTCCAGAAAAAGGATACATAAAAGGTAATGTGTGGGTCATAAGCAATAGAGCCAACACACTCAAAAACGACGCTTCCCTACAAGAACTCCAAACACTCGTAGAAAATCTCAAATGCTCACATTACTCGCAGCATTCATAGCATTCGGTATTTTTATGTTTATTATTTCTATATCACAAGACCTATGATATCCTCCACAACGCCTCATAAAATCGCAGAGATCCTCAGAGATACCTGGCCTAATCTCTATAGACCTGCAAAGAATTACAAACCACCATCACAGTCTAAAAAGTCATATAATAACTAAATATCTTTATCATATCAGAGTCAAATTATTATGGAAGAACAACTGCAACTTGAGGAAACTCAACGAACAAATCAACAGTCACAGGATTCAACTCCACACGATCCTAGTGCAGCACTCAGAAATCCAGAAGGATATACGCAAGTTCCTGATGTTCTTGCTGAAACTCCGATAGAAGAAGTTGAACCAATTAATGTTGGCCAGGTTCAGGTCACAAATCCTCAATTAGAAGATGCAAATTTTAATGAGGTCTTTGGTGGTTCGGGTGATGTTCCTGTTCTTGGTGATAATGATACTGCTAGAACTAGAGTATCAAATTCAATTCCATTATCAGCAATCAATAATGCTTCTCTGGATTCTTTACCTAACACTAACAATATTACTAACAACAGTTTCAACAGTACTGATAATCCTGTTGATGAAGAAGAAATTGTAGATCCTCCTGTTGATCCTCCTGTAGATCCTCCTGTAGATCCTCCTGTTGATCCTCCAGTAGACCCACCTGTTGATCCTCCTGTTGATCCTCCAGTAGACCCACCTGTTGATCCTCCAGTAGACCCACCTGTTGATCCTCCTGTTGATCCTCCAGTAGACCCACCTGTTGATCCTCCTGTTGATCCTCCTGTTGATCCTCCAGTAGACCCACCTGTTGATCCTCCTGTTGATCCTCCTGTTGATCCCGAAGACCCTGAGGATCCTGAAGATCCAGAGGATCCCGAAGACCCTGAAGACCCTGAAGACCCTGAGGATCCCGAAGACCCTGAAGACCCTGAGGATCCCGAAGATCCTGAAGACCCTGAGGATCCCGAAGACCCTGAGGATCCCGAAGATCCTGAAGATCCAGAGGATCCAGAGGATCCAGAGGATCCTGAAGGTCCTGGTAAAGGAAATCCTGGTAATGATAAGGAAGTTGGTAATTCGCCTTGGGATGGAGAAACAGGAGCATCTGATAATCCAGGAAAAGGAAATCATCAAGATGGGCAAGACCCAGAAACTAATCAACCACCAGGCGACTCAAAGAACGATGGATCAGGACAAAATAATACTCCTGGAAATGGTAATGATAATGGAGGAGGTGGAGGAGATGTTCCTGAAAGAGGGCAAAATAATGGATGGGGTAACGGAGATGATGATGCTCCAGGTAATTCAGGACCTAATAATGACGCTGAAAATGATCAAACTCCAGGTTCAAATACTGGAGATCTTGTAGATAAATTCTTGAAGGATCATTCTTTCAACGATGAATATGATAATCGTGGAGGAAGACCAGAGTTTGAGTATGAACCACAGAATACTGACGATGTAAATATTCCAGATGTTCCAGAACCTCTGATTGATTTTCAAGTTCCTGATTATCCAGATGATCTTGGTGGGTTTGACTTTACAGGTCAGTAAAAGTATTCTATACTGATAGAAATACTTCTACAAATAATGGACGATATACTAAATCAAATCACAACTACAATTGAAACTTTGGGATGGAATATTGATGATGATATTCGTGTAGAAGTTGGCGGAGTTGCAGCTACAGGAACTGCAACTCATCCCGATGCAAATCCAAAGTGGGCAAAACCTTTTGGATCTGTAACTTATCAAAATGATGCATTTGTTGTTATCAAAAATCGTAGTCGTAATCCTGTAGTTTCATCAAAGGCACCTGAGAATGAATGAATATTGGGTTGTAACAGACAATCGAACAGGAAAAGTTATCTGCCATTGTGCGGATATTAATGATGCGATAATGATGGTTGGATTTGATCCTCATTATCGCTCTTACAGTCGTCATCGTTTTATAATGGATCAGGTGATTAATGTAACCTCAACAACAGATAAGCAACTCCCTGGACAACTTGGATTGCCTGCTGGTCAGGTAAATCAATTGGAACCCCATAAGATCAAACTTCCAGAAGGACAACAAGAACCTGTTAAAGTATGATGAGTCATAAGGAACTCTAAATATTTGCGGTACGCATCTTACGAATGCCACTTTACTCCACTTCAGAAGAACTTTTATTTAATCTTGAAGCGATCTCAAGTTCAGAAGCAAGACGAAAATGGAGACAATCAATTAAAGAAAGATGGAATTATGAATGTGCATATTGTGGGAGTGATGAAGTTCTTACATTAGATCATATAGTTCCAAGATCTAAAGGTGGAAGTGATAGGGTTACAAATGTCTTATGTGCTTGCAAAAAATGCAATCACTCAAAGGGACATCAAAAATGGTATGATTGGTACTTACAACAACCATTCTTTACAACAGAAAGATTGTCTGATATTATTGAGTGGCAAAAACAGATTAATAATATTGAGTACAGCGTCTACCGCCCTAAATATCAATAAAATTTAATTGATGGACTCTTACAGTATTCGCCCCCTGCTAGAAACGGCTGGGGGATTTCTAATTTCAATACTCATAATTTTAATTCCAATACTCATACTACTATGAAATTTACAGTTTATTCAAAACACGGTTGCCCTTATTGCACTAAAATCAAACAAGTGTTAGAGTTGGCAAATCTTGAACACGTAGTTTATACTCTTGGGGAAAACTTTGATCGTGATGGATTCTATGCAGAGTTTGGAGAAGGGTCTACCTTTCCTCAGGTAATTTTAAATGATCAAGAACATCTTGGTGGTTGTATGGATACGGTTCAATATCTAAAGGAGCAAAATTTGGTTTAATGGAAAGTACATTTCACGAAGTTTATTTTGATGTAGAGAAAGCAATTGATCTTGCTTTTAATGGACAGTTTGTGTTAAAATTTTACGATTACCTGAAAATTAAGAGTGTACGAAAATTTGAAGTAGAGGAGTTCATTGAAAGTAAGACTGCAAATGAAATCAGTAGTCTTATAATGGACCTTGATGATTATCTAGAAGGTGGTTCTGACGAAATTCATAAACAACTTCGTGAGGGCTATGGGCATATTCCAAAACCTCAGGCAAGAAAAATACGAAACTATTTGCACTGCATCCTAGAAGATGCCTGGAAGTATAACTATGATAAGAGAAGGGGACGACGAAAAAAGAAAACTAAATAACTCAGGACCCGAAATTAATCGGGGAATTGAGTTATTATTACGCAATAGGAGGAAGAGAGCATTAAATCCAAAGACTTTCCAAGTGAAGTTTGGTAAAATGGTTTCTCTCTTTCAAAGGGAGTTTCATTTCTTTATTGAATTTCACTTTGACGTTAAGAAAAAATAAACTCTCTGGAGAAAACAAATGGAACCAGCATATGTAATAGCATTCACAGTAATGTTCACGTTGCTTTTTTTTATGGTAGGAAGTATAATTGGTTGGTTAACTTATAGGCATTTGCTAGAAACAAGACCTCCTTACTTACATCCAGAATTCTTTGATGAGAACGGACAGATTATACCTGATGAGGTTGTCTCTGTTAGATTTGAGGAAGGATACTTTGATGATGAAGACGAAGAAGAGGATTAAAAATACCACTAAATATCTTAAACTATAATATTGCAATTGAAATTTATGACTACGACGAAGACAAAAAAGACAACAATTGAAAAACCGATTGAAACTCTTCCAACAAATCCATTTGTTTTTGAGGTCTTAGAGCTTGCTTCAAAACAAAGAAGTAATGCTAAAAAAATTGAAGTCCTTAAAACGTATGAACACGATTCTCTGAAGTCTATTTTTATTTGGAACTTTGATGAATCAGTATCCTCTCTTCTTCCTGAAGGAGATGTTCCTTATGGAAATGCAGATGAACAGTCTGTTTATTCTGGAACTCTTTCTGAAAATCTGAGAAAGGAAGCAGAGGGTGGTGAATTAGCTACAGGACAAGATCTTGATGGTAGAGGTAAAACATCACTTCGTAGAGAATATCAAAATCTTTATCATTATGTAAGAGGTGGAAACGATAGTCTTACAACGATTCGTAGAGAGATGATGTTTATTAATCTTCTGAGAGGACTTCATCCAAAAGAAGCAGAGGTATTAATTCTTACAAAAGACAAGAAACTAACCGATAAATATAAGATATCTTTTGATAATGTAAAGGAAGCATATTCTGATATTCAGTGGGGTAACCGTTGATGGCAGTAGTTGTTGGAGAAAAAGAAAAAATGGCAGAATCTTCAAAAAGAGAAAAACAAGTTCTGCCCCACGAGTATGGATGTGAAGTTCTCTTAGAAAAAACTACTCTTGAAAAGGCAAAGGATACTTCATTCCCAAATGATGCCTATTTGATTTGGTATACTGTATGTGGGGAAAGTCATATAGATCTTGTAAGAGGATCAAGAGTTCGTATTTTTGATATGTATTACGACCAATACGGATCTGATGCAATTCAAAAAATTGATTTTGGATATGGTAGAGCGAACCCAAGAGTTTGGGGATATAAACAACCAGAGAAAAAGAAAAGAAAATGAGTGCAGGATTTGGTGGCGAAAAACTTAAAGATGGTAAGGCAGTAGTTGTAATTGACGATAATGAAGTTGATAAACTTTTAAAGAAGTATAAAAAAATTAAAAAGTATATGAAGTCTCCTTTGTTTACAGTTAAGACAATGGATGGTACTGAAAATTATGTCAGTCAATTGATTAAAGAAGCAGAGGAAAACTCTGTAGACTAATGGGTAAGCATTATCTTTTAAACCTGTACGGTTGCTCGTTTGTCCTTTTGGACGACGAGCGTTGTCTTATAGACTTATTAGAAAACGCAGCAGCAGCAAGCGGTGCTACTGTGGTTCAAACAATATCAAAAAAGTTTGATCCTCAGGGAGTTACTGTTTTATGTTTACTTTCAGAGAGTCATATTAGCATTCATACGTGGCCTGAAGAGGGCAAAGCAGCGGTAGATGTTTATACTTGTGGCGATTGCCAACCGAAGATTGGATGTGATATAATCATTCAGCAGTTATCTGCAACCAATCATACATTAAGTTATATCGAACGGTAACAAAAGATACAAAAGTTTCCGGTAAATAATAATATCGTTCATCACATTATGTGACGGAAGTAAGCCGACGCGGAACGGATCGTTCATTCGCTATTCGCAAATAGCGAACGCAAACGCCGACTGAAGGAACGCTCTTTAACTCAAAACTAAGGAGAACCCTAATGTCTAAAGTCGTTTATCGTGGTGTTGAATATGACACCGAAATTCGCCGCCAGCAGCAGCAGGCCCAGCAACAACCTCAACAATATAATGAAACCTATCGTGGTGTTAAGTTTGTGAAGGAGGTAGAAAAATGAATACTTATTTTGTTCGTTATCTAAAGAAAAAAGATAAGAAAGAAAAACTACTTCATATCGCACAATTGAATATGGCAAAGCAACCCCAAGTTGCCTAAAATCAAAAGGAAGGATTGACAACCTTCCTTTTTTTGTGTAAAATATTAATAAGTATTATAATAATATGAACCGAGAAAAAGTAAAACTGATTATTCATAATATGGAATTACTTGTTCGTTCCTTAAAGGAAGAACTAAAAGAACCTCCGTCTCTGAATTATGAGGAGGTTGCTCCATATTTGGTTGATGATGATATTGAATTTTACGAGGAAGAGGATTGATGAAACCAATTAAAGCAAAAGACCTTCTTGAATTAGACCAACATATGAAAGTTGTGATGATTCGTCAGACGCAACTTCCCCAAACTCTTGTTTATCAAGCAGGTAAGAATGACTATTCGGAAGATCCCATTCATACCAAAATGACTCCTGGAGAAAAGGATTGTGGTAAATGGGTCATTGAACAACTGCTTGCAAATGAGAGAGGTCATTGGGGTCCACTAGAACATCCTGCAATTACTTTAGATTGTGTTGGATTTGTTCACAACGTAATTGTTCAGGCAAGAACTCATCGTGTTGGTGTAAGTTTTGATGTTCAATCTCAGCGTTATACCGGTCGTCGTGTACTGAAGGTTGCCAAGGGTGAACTGAAACCAGAAGAGGTTTATTATGTGCGTCCAGAAGGTCTCTACCTGGACCGTAAAGGGCACAAGTATGAATGGACGAGGGAAGATTACGAAAGGCAGTTAAAGTTCTGTCTATCGGCATCTGAGAGGTATGCAGAGGGCTATGAGAAGCGTGGTATGGCGGAAGAACATCTTCGTGATTATCTTCCCCAGAATATTCGTCAGAACTTTGTAGTCTCATTCTCTCTTCGTGCTGCACTACACTTCCTAGACCTAAGAGCAAAACTAGATGCTCAAGTAGAGATTCAAGCACTTTGTGAAGGAATGGTTCCTGTAATGAAAGCGTGGGTTCCTGAGATCTTTAGTTATTATGAAGAGAAGCGTCTACATAAGGCAAGACTTAGCCCCTGAGTTTTATGAAAAGTTATTGCATTAAAGACCATCTTACTGGTCACATTTTTAAGGTTTTTGTAACTGAAGAGAAGTTTCAAGAATTTCTTAAGAGTAATCCTGATATGGATGAATGTATTGACTGTGTTGAATGTGATGATGCACCGTCTATCACGCTCGAATAAATATCCTTACACACTATGGAGAAATAACTTTGGCAATCTATCCAATTATTCATAAAGAAACTGGCGAGAAGAAAGTCGTTGAAATGAGTGTTCACGATATCACTCAGTGGTATGTTGAGAATCCGGATTGGAAACGCGATTGGAGTGAAGGATGTGCAACTCCAGGAGAACTCGGAGAGTGGCAAAATAAACTTGCCAACAAACATCCAGGATGGAATGATGTACTAGATCGTGCCGGAAAAATGCCTGGCTCAAAAGTTAAAAAAATCTAATTTAATTTTATATGGCAAGAAGAAAAAGAACGACGAATGAACAACCAATCGGAGTTGGTCTTACCGCAAAACAAGCAAAACGTAAGAAACCAATTAACTCCGAATTAATGAGAGAGATTGAACCTCTTACTGACAATCAAGAATTACTTTATAAAGCATACGAGTCAAATCAAAACATCGTTGCTTATGGATGTGCAGGTACTGGTAAAACTTTTATCACACTCTATAATGCACTTCAAGATGTTCTCGATGAAAGGTCGCCATATGAAAAAATTTATATTGTAAGGTCTCTTGTTGCTACTCGTGAGATTGGATTTCTTCCAGGAGATCACGAAGATAAATCAAGTCTTTATCAAATTCCTTATAAGAATATGGTAAAGTTTATGTTCCAACTTCCTTCAGATGCTGACTTTGAGATGCTCTATGGAAATCTGAAAACTCAAGGAACGATTAGTTTTTGGAGTACTTCTTTTATTCGTGGAACTACCCTGGATAATGCAATTGTCATTGTAGATGAATTTCAGAATCTTAACTTCCACGAGTTAGATTCCATCATCACTCGTGTAGGTGAAAACTCAAAAATTATGTTCTGTGGCGACGCAACTCAATCTGATTTGATTAAGTCAAATGAAAAAAATGGTATCGTTGATTTTATGAAAATTCTTCGTAATATGCCTTCAATTGATATTATTGAATTTGGTGTTGAAGATATTGTTCGCTCTGGATTCGTGAAAGAATATATTCTCGCAAAAATAGAAAGTGGTTTATGACATTTATTCATCATAATTATTTGGGTGATCTTGAATTAGAAAAGAAAGAAACCAACGGCATCCGACTGTACAATCTTCCAAATGGTCAGTGGGTGCCTTCAATTACTTCTGTGACTTCGTTTTATAATCGTGAGATTTTTATTAAGTGGAGAAAAAGAGTAGGTCTTGAAGAGGCAAATCGGATCACTAAAAGAGCAACTGCAAGAGGAACTGATTTCCACCAAGCCTGTCAGGATTATTTGGAAAACAAAGAATTGGATTGGAATAACTACCAACCAATTACAAAGATTATGTTTCATCACGCTAAACCTTATCTTGATAAGATAAATAATATTCACGCAATTGAAAGAACTCTTTATTCTGAATATCTTGGACTTGCTGGAAGAGTTGATTGTATTGGAGAATACGAGGGAGAACTTGCAGTCATAGACTTTAAAACTTCTGAAAAAATTAAACCAGAAGAATGGCTTGAAAATTACTTTGTTCAGGAAATGTTTTATGCTACTGCTTACTATGAACTGACAAAAATTCCTTCAGTCAAACTTATTACAATTATGGTAACGCCTGGAGGAGAAGTCAAAGTATTTGACAAAAGAAACAAAGGGGATTATATTAAGTTATTAGTTCGTTACATTAAAGAATTTGTACATCACAATATTAGGCCAGATGGAGAATGAATTAGAGAAAGCACTAGAAAATAAGTTTTTCTGTCCATCTAAATTTGCACAAGAAATTGAAAATCTTGTGCAAATTAATATTGAAATGAATTATATTGATGCGATCATTTATTTCTGCGAGCAAAACAATATTGATTTGGAATCAGTTCCAAAACTCATTTCAAAACCACTAAAAGAAAAAATTAAGTATGAGGCGATGGAACTCAATTTTCTTAAGAAAACTTCCCGTGCTAAATTAATTTTTTGAATGATGCCATTTGACTGCTATAAAACTTATCTTGCATTAAAAAATCATTTTACAAAAGACTCTTACGACTATCATAAGTACAATAAAAAAACCAGAGCGAGTCTTCAATCTTTTTATAAACGGAAGGATAGATTTTTCTTTGAGAAGATGTCAAGACAAAGAGATGAAAAAGAAGTAGAAGACTTCTTTGTTGCAAACTTTGTTTCTTGTCAAGACCCAGAAACACTCTGGATTGGTGAGGTGATGAAGGATGGAGAAGAAAGATATCAGAACTGGCAGAAAAAAATTCAATCACTATCTTATCTTTTTAAGGAAGAATCACAATCTCTCTTTGAAGAAAATAAGTTTGATGAAGTTTTTAAATGCTCTAAAGGTCACCCACCACTACTTAAAAAGTTTCTAACTGGTAAAGTAAGTTTAGAGACTCTGGTAATCTATGATAAAATCTTTATGTTCAGTAAAGACTTTGATAAGAAACTACAAGATCCAGTGTGGGAAACCGTCAGTCGTAGAATAAGAAAGTATAATTCCTTTCTAAATATTGACGTATTTAAATTTAAAAAAATATTAAAAGAAGTAATTCTGGGAGAGAAATGAGTTTCTTTGATTCTGAAATGGTTCGTGCAGAAATGGCTGAGATTTCTGAACTTCAAGAAGAAGTTTATGGGAGTGTCTTTAAGTTTCCTTCTATGAAAAAAGAGGAAAGAATAAGACACGTTGAATTAATGGAGCGTCTTTTAGATAAACAAAAAGTTCTTTATACAAGAATGAGTTTATCTGATGATCCTGAAGCAATTGAAATGAAGGAACGTATTATGCATTCTGCAATTATGATGGGTATGCCTCCTGGAACTGATATGAATATCATTCTTAACAATATGTCTAAGATGCTTGAAGTGATGAAAGAACAGATTGACAAAACTGGTTCCGACCTGTAGAATAAGTTTGGCTGGACGATCCATTAAGCAAAGTCACAAATGCCAAATCCAATTAATCAAAGGTAATTTAAATGAGTTTTCAAAATCTTAAAAAACAATCTTCTCTTGGTTCACTGACTGAAAAACTGGTGAAACAGGTTGAGAAGATGAATAATACCACCAATAGTGGTGCTGATGATCGTCTCTGGAAACCAGAGATGGATAAAACTGGTGTTGGTTCTGCAACTATTCGCTTTCTTCCCGCTCCTGATGGTGAAGAACTTCCTTGGGTAAAGATGTATTCTCACGCTTTCCAAGGTCCTGGTGGGTGGTTTATTGAAAATTCTCTGACTACTATTGGTCAGAAAGATCCTGTTTCAGAGTACAATCGTGGTCTCTGGAATAGTGGTAACGAAAAAGATAAAGAAACTGTTCGTAAGCAAAAGCGTAAGCTTTCTTACTATTCTAATATCTACGTCGTAAAGGATCCTGCGAATCCTGCAAACGAAGGTAAAGTATTTCTCTTTAAGTATGGTAAGAAAATCTTTGATAAGATTCTGAATGCTATGCAACCAGAGTTTGATGATGAAGATCCTATCAATCCTTTTGACTTCTGGCAAGGTGCTAATTTCAAAATCAAAATCGTAAAGAAAGATGGTTATTGGAATTATGATAAGTCTGAATTTGATCGCGTAGGTCCTCTACTGGACGATGATGATGCTCTGGAAGCACTGTGGAAGAAAGAGTATTCTCTATCTGCAATTACTGCACCTGACCAATTCAAGTCTTATGAAGATCTTGAGCGTCGTATGAATATGGTTCTTGGTCTGGGTGGTACTACAACTCCCACACAGTCTCGTGCTGTGGTAGAGCAGGAAGATGAATATGAATCTTACAGCAAACCTGTAAGTCGTGAAGATAAAGTAATGGAAGAACTTGAGGATTCTTACAATCGCTCCAAGTCTCCTTCACTTCCCAAGATCACTTCGGATGATGAAGATGAAGATGATGCACTCTCATATTTCCAAAAATTGGCTGAAGAGTGATCAAGTATAAAGTCTAATATTATCTCCTCTCTTAAGGGTCTCAGACACATATTGTTGAGACCCTTTTTTATATGGCATAATATCGTCCATATCATTAAACACTACATTTAAGTATCTTGGTTTGAGCACAAAAATATTTCTCTTATCCTCTTCTATTTGCTTTTCATATTCATAATTTGTTATTGGTTTCACAAAAGAAGTTGAAGGAATCTGAACAGAATATCCGAGACCATCATCCCAGAATTCATAATATCGTGGATTGGTGAGACTGCTAATTAAAGAATTTTCCAATAATGTATAATTAACTTGTTCTTTTCCAGAAGTAGAAATTGCCGGAATAAGAATATTTGGAATATCTGGAAGTTCATAAGTAAAATAACTTCCAGATATTTCAGTAATAATATGTTTTCCGTTATATTCTCTTTCAGAAACTCCATCAATTGTAATCTGATCTCCCACAGATGCTGGAATATTATCTCTCATAAAAACACTTACAGTTTTGCTCGGAGTAACTCCGCCATCTTGAGTTGCTGCTATTGAGTTAATAATTGAATTAATAGTCTCTATAAAGTTTCCATTAGTCTTCCAATTTTGAGATATTCTCAAACCATTTTTAAGAACTGTAATGCCCAACGAATTCCTAATTTCTTCTGTTTCATAATGATGAACCCCAGAATATAAGTTTTCATAAGAACCATACTTTTCTAGCATCACCTTATCAAAGGTATCTTGAGTCATAGGCCACTCTGATTGAATATTCAAAATGTTGTTAGAAAGAAGAACTACCCAATCTAATGTGGAGTCTTCATAAAACTTATTAGCAACATTATCAGGTCTCTCGTCACCAATAATTGAATACTTCTCAAAAAATGCTAAGTCGCCAAAAATATCTTCTCTTAACTTTCCACGCTTAAAAAGATTTTTAACTGGAATATACTCAGAGATATATTTGTCTCCTGGATTTCTGGAGACATAATCAAAGTTTGGTACTTGTCTGAAGTATGGTTTAGTCATTTTAGTAACCTATTGGATGACCATCGTAATCAGTATCATAAACTGGAGTGATTTCTTGAAACTGTAAATTTAAAGTATAAGAAACCATGGTTCCATCATTATAAGTCATATAAGATCCAAGTGGAGTGTAATCAACAGAACAGTTTGTAAGAGCACAAGCTTTTGTTGTAGGATTTGGACTAATTAAATTAATTCCTGGATGATTTTCTGTTTCACCTTTCAAATATCTTATCGTAAAAACGTGAGGAGCTCTTAGAAAAATTCCTTTCTCTTTTCTAACCGCCATATGATATTTAAAGTATTTGATAATTTTTTTGATATCATTTGCTTCTGGTTGATTTCTCGCAGACATTTTAAAAGTAAAGGTAAAAGGTCTTAATTGAGGTGCTTGGAAAAGAAGTTCAAGGTTTGGATTGAGAATAACGTTATCAGTTCTCGCCAAAACATTGTTAAGACTTGCTGCTTGCCCTGCAAGATATCTTTTAACTCTATCACTTTGAGTTATAAATTCTTTATATGCGTTTTTAATTTGACTTTCTACATCTGCTCCAGGTGTTCCATCTGGACCCATAGCAGTATATGATAAATTAAATATTGCAGCATCAATTGCACTTACACTGTCTGGACCCCAATCAACAGAATTTTGATCATTAATTGGAGATTGAATTGATAAGCAAACTGGTCCATCAACAATATCATATTCAGGAGATCCAAATGAAAATTGTGATCCCGTACCTGATGCTGCTCTTGGTTTTATTTTAACAGCTTGAAATTTAATTTTATCTTGCTCAGTTTTCATTTCCTTCGGATATCTTAATCCTGAAGTAGGTGCTATGGATAATTGTGCTGCTTCTAATGGAACATCTATAGTCTTTAAATCACCTACACTTTCTCCTGGTGTCGGTAATACTGGTTGTGCTGGTGCTGGTCCATTTGCTCCACCTTGTTGAGGTGCTTGTGGTTGAGGATTTGAACCTGGAATGGCGGTATTTTGTAAACTACTTGCTAGTGGTTTTTGATATCCACCGACAATTCCATTGGAAGTCGCCGCTTGCTTTATTGAATTTTGAGCAGCTTGATACATTATTCCACCAGAAGTGTTTAATGATATAGCTGCTGTAGGTCCTAGAATTGTTCCATCAGGTTGTGCATACTGTGAGATACCAGTTTCAAATATTTCGGCAGGTGTATATTTTTTCAATTCCCAAGATCCTGCAGCTCCTCCTTTTGTTGAAGTTGCAGCTACAAAAAATTGACTTCCGTTAGGAGTATATAATAGTTCTGTTTTTGTTGTGTTTGCGATTGGATTTCCATTTACATCTGGAATAAATGTAGTCTTTGTTTTTATAAAAAGTGGAGTTGTTGCTCCTGGTAATTTTGGACCGGATTGATTACTCTCTATTGTTTTTTGAGACATCAGAACTCTCCTCCATTTACTGAAGGAATAATCATCTCAATTGTTTGTAGAGTATGAGACATTTATGAGAGAGTTTTTATTTATTTAGACGGAATTTTGCATAAGGTATAGAGAGTAACTCATCCAACTCATTATACTTAACGACGTGAAGTTTTCCTGCAACTTCTTCCCAGGTATATTGCCTTGATTCTCTCCAATGAAAATTGATTGCTTTGAATCCCCACTTCTGGAGTTCAGTACAAGCAATCAAAGGATGTTGGTCGTATTCAATTTCTGGTGTCTTTGGGTTATAAATGAATGTATAAAACTTTCCTGGTTCTGGATATAATACTTCTTCTTTTAATGCATCCATTATCATTAACATTAAATCTTCTGGGTCGCTGGTTCCACTTTGAGCAATTTTTCTTTTGAGTTCTCTGACTCTTATAGTTGTTGATGCTTTTTCTGCGTATTGCCCAAAACCCTCTGCCATTATTTGATACCTAATTCATCTTCTGTAATGACTTTGAACTCTAACATTCTATCGGCACACCATTCTTGTGCTGCTTTCCACTTTGCTTGATTGACTGCATAAGTTTTACATTCGTGCAAGTATGATTTCGTCACTCTTGATCTTTGCTTTGGTGGAACTGTTTGTTTCTTAGGTTTGACTTCAATTACATAAGTCTTAATTCTTCCAGATTCCTCTTTTACTTTAATAAGATAATCTGGAAAGTATCTATGAACTCGGTTATCAACTGGAGACACGTAAGAGATGCAAAATTCTTCCGATGCCCAAGATACTATGCTTGGATTATGGTCACAATAATAACAAAAGCGTCTCTCCCAACTACTTCTGCAAATGATGTTTGATGCATCACCTTGATATTTTTCTGGATGAGATGGTTTGTATATACTCTTAATACTTTCTGCCATTTTCCAGCATACATAATATATCAGTAAAAGTATTTATAGATGGCAGGACCAACTGTAGTTAAAAACTTTGAGATAAAACAGAAGTTATTAAGACCGGCATTAACTTCTCATTATGTTTGTAGATTTCAACCCCCAGCGGCCACTGCAGCATTTCTTAAGCAGGGTGAAGGAAGATTTCCTGGATCTGATTATAATGCAAGAAAAAATCAAGAACTAATTGAATTGTCTTGTTCTGAAGCATCACTTCCTGGTGCTTCTTTGATGACAAATGAGATTACTGATGATCACACTGGAGTCACGGAAAGACCCGCATATAGAAGGCAGTATGACGACCGCATTGATTTTACTTTTTATGTAGATAAAAACTATGGAATTATAAACTTTTTTGAAAGGTGGATTTCTTATTGTGTCGGTGAAAATAATGCAGAGGATTTGGAAAATAGAAACTATTTTTATCGTGTAAATTTTCCAGATGATTATCAGACTGATGCATTATACATAACAAAGTTTGAGAGAGATTATGTTGGTTCAGCATTAGAATATAAATTCATTCGTGCGTATCCTTTAAGTATCAATTCAATACCAGTTTCTTATGAGTCCTCTCAATTATTAAAATGCACTGTTTCATTTTCCTTTATTCGTTATGTAAGAAACTCCGTTGCAGTTGAAAAACCTATGCAACCAGGACAAACAACAGCAACTGGTATTCCTCCTATTGGCGCTGATGGATTCGTTAATATTCCCGGCGGAGGGGGTGGACTTTCAGTTGGATCTGATGGATTTTTTAATGTACCGGAGGGAGGTTCTGGCCTTCCAGTTGGGTCTGATGGATTCGTTGAAATAGACTGATAAATAAACATACTGAAGTTTCTATAGGACATTATGCCTTTACCTAAGATTTCTACACCAACTTATGAACTTGAGTTGCCTTCAACTGGACAAACAATCAAATACAGACCCTTTCTAGTAAAAGAAGAAAAACTATTAGTGATTGCATTAGAATCTGAAGATACCAAACAGATTACTACCGCGATCAAAACAGTCATTAAAAATTGTATTGAGACTAAAGGAATTAAAGTAGAGTCTCTTCCTACTTTTGATATTGAATATCTCTTTCTCAACATTCGCGGTAAGTCAGTTGGAGAAGAGATTGAAGTGAATATCATCTGTCCGGATGATGGAGAGACTACTGTTCCTGTTAAGATTCTTGTAGATGATATTCAAGTTCAAAAAAATTCAGAACATAATAATAGAATTAAACTTGATGATTCAATCGTGATGGAGATGAAGTATCCATCATTAGAACAGTTTATTAAGAGTAACTTTGATCTTTCTGCTGATGGTACGATGGATCAATCATTTGAATTGATTGGTTCTTGTGTAGATAAAATTTATACTGAGGATGAAGTCTGGGTTGCAGCAGATGTAACTAAGAAAGAATTAATGGAGTTTTTAGATCAAATGAACTCATCACAATTCAAAGAAATTGAAAAGTTCTTTGAAACGATGCCTAAACTTTCTCATACAATTAAAGTTAAAAATCCAAAGACAGAAGTTGAAAGTGAAGTTGTTCTAGAAGGGTTATCAAGTTTTTTCGCATAGGAATGAGTCATATGGACTTGGAGAGTTACTTCAAGTTAAATTTTTCCTTAATGCAGTATCATAAATATTCATTAACAGAGATTGAAAATATGATACCTTGGGAAAGGGACATTTATGTGATTTTACTAAAACAGCATCTGGAAGAAGAAGAACAACGGGCACAGCAAAGAGCCAATGGTTAGTAATCCAAGTAACAAAGTAAAATCTGAATCAATTGATGAAGTAATTCTCAGGTTACTTGGATTAAATGTTGGCGTCGAATTAGATTATCAAACATATCACGATATTATTAAAAAGAAGTTAGCGATAGCAAGACTTGCGGGAAAGGAACTTCCAAGAGAAGAAGATGAACTTTTAAGAAATGAATTTAAAAGAGTTCGTACCTTAAAAGATAAAGGTCTTAGATTCAAGGTTAAAAAAGCAAAAACAAAAGTTAGTTTTACTAAGACTTCTAGTATTCCCGGACAAAAAAAACTTCCATCTTCTGCAGCAATTATAAAAGCGCAGAAAGGAAAACTTGCATCAACCACAAATGCAATATCAGTATCTTCTAATTTTGAAACTGATGGTATTAAAAATACTTTAGATTCAATTTTAACTATTTTAAGTTCTAAATTTAAATTTGATCAGAAACAATCTGATAAGGAAAGAAGAGATAAAGAAACAGAAGGAAGAGGAAAAAAAGAATCTGCATTAGAAGGATTTAAAAAAGGAATAGGTACAATAGTATCCACCACTAAAAAATTACTTTCACCTTTTCAGGCAATTATTGATCGTATTTTTAAATTCATATTTTTCACTTTACTAGGAAGAGGATTTACTTCCTTTATGGAGTGGATGAGTAATAAAGGAAATCAAAATAAGTTTAATTCTTTTATAGAATTCTTATCGGATCACTGGCCTGCACTTGCTGGACTTTATATTTTATTTGGAACTGGTTTTGGAAAATTAGTTCGTGGACTGCTGAAAGGCGTTACCCGAATGATTATTGCGATTGGAATGAATATTCCAAAAATATTTGGGTTCATAAGAAAAAATAAAAAACTTGCGTTCTTAGCACTTGCTGCAGCACCTTTAGTAAGTAGAGAGATTGGAAATTTATTTACAGATAAAGAAACACCAGAGTCAGGATTAATTCCAAAAACAAATCCAGAACTTAATGAAGCACAAAAATCTGTAGATAAAGCACAAGATACTCGGGTTCCAAAATTTAATTTTGGGGGAATGATTCCTAGTTTTAAAATGGGAGGATTTAATCCATATGGTGGAATGGATTTCTCACAAGGAGTTCCAATTGCTGGTGCTGGATCTGACGATACTCTGATTGCTGCAAAAACTGGAGAAGCAATTCTCACAGAAAAAGATCAACAAGATATTGGACAAAGATATGTTGATAGACGTACTGGGCAACCATTAAACATACCACAATATCTTGCGGGAAGAAAACCAGGATCCGTGAATATGAGTAATCTTAGATTTCCTGGATTTGGTGGGGGATTTAATCTTGGCGGAATGATACCAAGATTTAATATTGGAGGAATGGTAGGAAAACCAAAATCACCATTATCTGGAACTTCCAAGTTTGGAGATCTTCCTTTAATAAAAGCCGCCAACTCTGCTGGAATAAAGGGATTAGAATTAGCATCTTTCTTATCTCAAATGTCTCACGAAACTGGAGGATATAAGTGGAGTACTGAACTTGGTGGTGGAAGTAGCAGTTATAGTGGTGGAAAAAAATACAAAGGTAGAGGATATATCCAATTAACTCACGATTATAATTATAAAAAGTATGGAGATAAATTGGGAATTGATTTGGTAAATAATCCAGATCTTGCAACAAATAGTGATATTGCTGCAAAAATTGCTGTGATGTATTGGAAAGAAAATGTAAGACCTGCAGTTGGTAATAATTGGAATGATGTTTTTTCTGCATCTAGAGCAATAAACAATCCATCTGCTTCCAGTCCAAAAGGAATTAATGGATATGAAGATAGAGTTTCTAGGTTCAATCAATATAGAGAGAAACTCAACTCCGGCGCGTTAAACCTAGAAGCACCTGCAAAACCAAAAGCAAAGAAAAAATCTTTAGGCATAATGAAAACACTAGGTACTGCTCTTAACTTTATGCCATCTATGCTTCCATTTATGCGAGGTGGAGAAATTAAGGAAAATACTGGAATGAATATTCCTGGAGCGACAGCCGATAGACAATTAATTAATGTTGCAGTTCAACCAGGTGAATCCAAATATATTTTTACTAAACAAGCAACTGAAAGAGGAGCATCTGAGATTGCAAATTTAATTCAGGCTAAACTGGATCCAAATTCAGAAGCAGCAAGAAGAGGATATAGATCAATTACTCCATACAAAACTTTTGGTGGATCGGGAATGAACGGTATGATGACTCTACCACCTATGGTTGCATCTGGAGGTGGATCATCAAGACCAAGAGCAGCAGGACTTGCTGGTGCATCTGAAGTTCCTAATTTTTCTGCAGTTGCTCCAAGTAATAATAGAGCAGAGTATGCATCAATCTACGGTCTGAGAGGATAAGTAGATGGCAAAAATTACAAATCCTTCTAAACTACTTCCATCAGCAAAGTCTACGGCAATTACAAAAGTTGGAAAGTCTGGACTAATTTCTCCAATTAATATTAATAAAAAGAGTGTAGCAATAGTTAAGAGTAATGATGTTGGTGGTAAGTTAGTTAATATTGAAAAGTTCTTAAAGTCAGATTTAATTGTATCTCAAAAGAAAGCAGAGGTTAAAAGAAAAGAAAAAGAAAAACAAGATTTTGATGCTGCAGAAAAGAAACTAGAAACACCACAATCAAAAGGATTAAGACTTCCCGGAATATCTGCACCTTCTTTAGGATTTCTTGATCGTGTAAAGAGATTTTTATTCTTTACTGCTCTTGGATGGTTGCTTCCAAAGATACTTGAGTTTCTACCAAAACTTGAAGGGTTTGCAAAAATCGTAGGTGGAATTTATAAGTTTGGTGAAGGATTGTTTGGTAAACTCTTTGATGGGTTTATGAGTCTCGTGAAGTTTGGTGGAGACTTAAAAGAAAAAACATTAGGATTCATCGCAAGCGCAAAGGCAGGAGTAGGTGGTAATTATCAAACTGAATTTGATAAGTTAGAAAAACAATTTAATACTTTTGTAAATGCTTCGATTATTGTAGGTGTTCTTGCTGCTGATATTGGTGGTGCTGCGGTTGACGAGTATAATAAGTGGAGAAAGAAAAGCGCACCTGAACCACAGAAAGGTAAAAAAGGAGGAAAACCAAAAGTAACTGAAGGTAGAGGTGGAAAGAAACCAACAGGAAAACCGAAAGTAACAACTGGAAAAGGTGGTAAAGTTCCTGGATGGTGGAATAATTTATTCAAAGGACCATTTGCAAAACTTAAAGGTCCTTTAAGTAAGTTTGCTGGCGCGGCAGTTCCTGGTCTTGGTGCAGCAGTTGGAGCAGCTGACGCAGCAGCAAGGTTTAAATCGGGAGATAATATTGGTGGAGCATTAGCATCAGTATCTGCAGGCCTTGATACGATTACTGCGATTCTTGCATTAACTGGAGTTGGTGTTCCTGCTGCTGCTATTTTTGGTGGAGTCAGTATTGGTATTGATATTTTACTTTTGATTCGTGATATTGGAAAGGTAATAAAAGAAACTTATGCTCCTTGGCTTCCGATGTTTTCTGGTGGAGGAAGAGTTGTTCGTAGATATCAAGGTGGTGGAACTACAAGAGGTGGAAGACCAGTTGGTGGTCCATCAAGAAGATCAATTACTCCAACAAGAAAAAAACCACCAAGAGTTTCTCTACCTAAAACTCAACCAGGTAAAGATGTTGGTGGAGAAAAGAAAATAAAAGAATTTTATGCAAAACCGCAAGATGAAAGTAAGAAATATACAAGACCTTCTGGAGGTTGGTTATCAACTTTATTTGATGGAGAAAAAAAGGATCTAACTGCCTTTGATACTCTCAAGAAAATGTCGGGTACATTAAAGTCTGACGAAACTCTTGCAAAAGGAATTCTTGGTGTGATGAGTTCTGGTATTGATATGGCGTTAGGACAAAAACCAGATAAAAAAGTTTTTAAGGCATTCTTTGATAGTATTGGTTATGTTGCAGATACTCTTGCAAATCAAAGAACAAATAAGAGTATGAGTTCCTTGATGTCTCAAATCAGAGGATTTGCTGAAGGAGGTACAGTTCCTTCAAGAGAATTGAGAGGATCTTATGGAGATATGAGTACCGGTGATTTACTTGCAAAACTTATTGGTCCTACAATTGATCAAAGAGTTAATGAGGCAATTCAGAGTATTGAAAAAGAATTGATGTTGAAGAAAGACACTACTAAGGATGATATGCAGGGCCCTGGTAATGGTTTTACTGGAACTTCTGGTGGAGAATATGGTGGATATGCACCATCAGGAATACAGAAAGAAATTTATGAGTATTTAATTAATGAGAAAAAAATGAGTGACGCTCAGGCACTTGGAATTATGGCTAATATTTTTAGAGAAAGTGGATTCAGAGTAGATGCAAAACAACCTGATGGACCTGGAATTGGTTTATTTCAATATTCTTCTGCGGGAAGAAAAGAAGCATTTTTGAGAGCAGTTCCGGATTGGGAAAAAAATTGGAAGGCACAAGTAGATTATGCTTTAAAAGAACCCGGAGAACCTGGACAAGAATATCTTTCTAAAAAGTTTTCTTCATCGGAAGAAGCTGCCGACTGGTGGATGAGAAAGTGGGAAAGACCTGCAGAATATATTCAAAGTAGTACTGGTCCCAAAAAGCATAGAGAATATCTATCAAAGGTTCCAAAAGCACCTGACGGAACTGCAAAATTTAGAGAAGGTGAAAGTTCTTCTTCTTTTACTGGTGGAGTACTACCAAGTACAAAACTTGGTTCTAAAGCGGGTGATAGAAAACATCCAATAACTGGTGAATGGAAAATGCATTCTGGAAATGATTATCCTATGCCGGATGGAACTCCTATTACTATTACTAGAGATGGGGTGGTTACTAGATCTGAGGTTAATGGTTCGATGACTAGTGGATATGGAAACTTGATCGAGATTCAACATTCTGATAGATCAAAATCAATATACGCGCATTTATCTGATAGAAAAGTTGGTGTTGGGAGTAAAGTAAAAGCAGGAAGTGTGATTGGAACTGTTGGTAGTACAGGGGGGTCAACTGGTTCACATTTACACTTTGAATATGATGATCCTAATGGAAATACGGTATCCAATTGGCAAACTTTAAATTCAAAAGCGGATAAAACTTTCTTGTTTGGTGATAATGTTAAACCATCGATAACATATAAATTAGCTATGAAAGGAGGAAAAGAAGGTATTATAGAAAAGGGAATATGGAAAGCTAAAAAGTGGACTCCAGAAGAAAAGCAAAGATATAATAGTGCCCAAAGTCAGGCATCAAATTCTCCACAAAAACCAACACAAATTGGGGGTAGACCTTCCACAGCAGAACAATTAAGACAAAGTGGAATACAAGTACAAGGAAAATTACAAGATGGTGGTCTCATAGCACCATCAAAACCAAATCGCACAATACCAAACTCATTTGCTTCTTATGAGACTCCAGGATCTGGAATGATGATTGCAATTCAACCAATGATTCAATATATTGAGAAACCATCATCTTCAAAATCAATTGACTTTCCGATGATAGTTCCAATTCCAGTAAATAGTAGTATGCCTGATTTAAGTTTAAGTAGAGGATAAAATGCCAGCAAATATTGCAGCACAAGGCGGCCAAGCCCAAATTGATTTATTTGAATTTTATTCAAATTATGGTAGACCTAAAGTTGATATGTCGGGGGGTATTGTTGAACTTAATTATTATGAGAGTATTTTAGATCCTACTATTAGAGTTAATGCAACATTTGCAGATACTGGATATCGAAAAGAAGAAGGTTCTGCAGTTACTGAAGAGGAAGGTCTTAAACTTACTGTAGGTGAAAAAGTTGAACTTAAGATGACTGATGGATATGATAAAACACTCTCACTTCTTGGTTCTAAGCACTTGCGAATTAAAGAACCAAGACAAACCGTAAGTACAACAAACAAAGTCACATTTACAGTCGATCTTTTCACTAAGGAAGCAATTGATAATGAGTTAGTGGAATATCGGGTTAAAAAAAGATATGATGGAAAAATATCCGATTCAGTAAATAAAATTTTAACAGAGGTTTTAAAGACACAAAAAGAAATTGATATTGATACTACACTAAACAATCTAAGTTTTATTGGGAATGTTGAAAAACCTTTTTATAAATCTGCATGGTTAGCACCAAGATCTGTACCTGATGTTGCAGACTCAAAAGGAAAACTTGCAGGATTTTTCTTTTATGAAACTTATGAGGGATATAAATTCAAGTCAATTGATAAACTGTTTGAGCAAAAACCAAAAAGGAGATTGATATTTAATAATATAATCGGAGAAATTCCACCAACTTATGATGCAAAAATTTTACAATATTCCTTTGAGAGTTCTTTGGATCTTAAAAATATATTAACTACAGGATCTCAATTAAAATCAGAACTTAATGCAGTAAACACTTATCAAAGTAAATATCGTAAGAATGATTTTGATTCTAAAGAACAATTTAAAGAAAATAATATTGGTGGAAAAGAACAACCTGTAATTGCAAAAGACTTAGATATCCAAAATAAAACATCAAGAAGATCTTTTAAATTTGATGACCAAGGTGCTTTGGTTGAAGGAAAAGATTTAAAGTCTCAACTTCCAAAATCAAAAGAGATAAACTATAATAATGATGAGATTTTAAGACAATCTTATATGAGATATAATAATCTTTTCTCTACTAAACTTTCAATCGCAATTCCAGGAGACTTCGATCTTCGTGCTGGAGATTTAGTTTACTGTGATTTCCCAGAGATTTCTAGTAATCCCACAAAACTTGTAAGTCAAAAAGTAAGTGGAGTTTATATGATTGCAGATTTGTGTAATCATATAACAAAAAATGGATGTTATACAAGACTCAATCTTGTAAGAGAATCAATTGGGAGAAAATAAGTATAAATGATAATAAATAATAACAATTAACATCGTGTTCCAAATGGATAGGACACTTCAGCAGCACATTAATAATGATAAGGACGAATTAGATAGTCCCAATACAAACAGCCAACGTCGGCGTCATTTGGAAGATGAACTCGATGCTCTTAAAAAGTATCAAGAAAGACATCCTGATGATGAACACGATCCAACTCCCTTGGAACTCTACTGTGATTCAAATCCAGATGCTCTCGAATGCCGTATGTATGATGACTGATGAGTGAATATTCTGGAAATTTTGATTTAAATACAGTTTCTTCTGTACCAAGATGGTTTGGTAGAGTAGTTTCTGATGTATCTTGGCAGGAAAATATTGAGGACGAACTTTTTAGTGAAGCAGAACAACAAAAAGGATGGGGATATCGATATCGCATAAGATATTTTGGATTGCATTCTGCAAATACTCAGGATCTTCCTGACGAACAGTTGCCTATGGCAAATGTGGTTATGCCAGTTACTGCAGGTTCTGGTCTTGGTGGATTTCATGACACTCCTGCACTTTCTTCTGGTACGATTGTAACTGGATGGTTCTTAGATGGAATGGCAGGACAAGAGCCTTATATTGATGGAGTATTAATTAACTCCAATAATGATGTTCCAAAAGAACAACCAAAAGGTGAAATAGGTGGTGGTCAACTCTTTAATCAAACTTATAAAGAAGGAACACCAGAAAGAGGTGCATTTGTCCCAACCAATTTAATAGGAACTCAAGAATATTGGAAAGTAATTCAATCAATTGGTGATAAAATTCATTTAAGTGACAGTGCAGTTCAAGCTTGGACAGAACAAGATCTTGATAGGAAAAAACCAACACCACTCGCAAGTCCCTGTAAAACTGATAATAGTCCTTTCAAGGGAATTCAAACAACAATTCAAAATCTACTGAATGATATTAAAGATTATGATACGATTGCAGAACTTTTTGGTGGTGGAGATCCTGATAGAGAAAAATTTATTCAGAAAGTTTTAGATATTGCAACTGGCGATATTACAGGATATGTAAAAAGTTTATTTGATAGTATTCGTGGTTATGCTTATAATGTAGTTTCCGATTCTGCAAAAAAGGTATTGCCTTTTCTATTTCCAAGTGAGATGCCAAAATTTATGAAGAAAATAAATGAAGGAACCAATCTTCTTTCTTGTTTGTTTAATAAATTAGTAAGACAACTTCCAGGTTTAATTGGAAATATATTATCAGGTTTACTTGATAAACTTATTGATACTGCATTTTGTTTTGTTGAAAGTTTTGTATCTGACTTATTAAATAACTTTGGTATTTTAGATCAAATTACAAATGCAGTACAAACTGCAATTGCATTATTTTCTCAGGGTGTTGGTCTTGTAACTGGTGCCATAGATTCTATATTTAATGCATTAGATTTTGCAAATGGTATTCTTAACTTTTTCAAATGTGATGATGATGCAGCATGTCCTCAACAACAAGAAATTAATTTGGCGGGAGCATTCTCTCAGGGTGGAGATCCTCAGGTTTCTTTTGATAAGTTAATTGGACCAAATCCAGTATTCTCTTATGGATCTGGAAATGGAAGTTCTTCAAATCAACCAGACTATAGTACTGCTTTCAAATGACAGAATTACTTAGAGAGGAATTTGTAGATCGTCAAGATAAAAAAAGAAAAGAATTTAATGGATTTAAAAATGATCCTATAAGAGTTTCTTTTTATGATATTGATGAAATGAGAGTAAATGATGTGACAAGAAGTGAAGCAAATAAAATCGCGGCCGCAAATCCATCACAACTTTTTTATTTTCAAGATAAGAATAGGATTCAACAAGAATTAACAATAAGTCAAGTTAATGCTTTAGTTCCATCTAACGATTTGGCAACATCATCTCCTTGCGATACAGGAGCAAAACCCTCTGGACCTCCAATTTTAAATATTTTTGGTGGGGAAGGTTTAGGTGTACAGGCAAATACAATTATAAGTCCAGTTTCTTCTGGAGTTATTGGATTTGATATTGTTAATGGTGGAAAAAATTATACCTCACCACCCTTCGCACAACTTGTTGATCAGTCTGGAAAGGGATCTGGAAGTAAATTGCAAACAGAAATAAGTAATGGAAGTGTTACTCGAATAAAAATTAAAGCACCTGGTGATGGATATCTTGCTGCTCCAGATGGCAGTTATAGTGGTGGTGGTAGGGTAATTAAAAGACCAGAGCAGGGTCTAATTCAAAAACCTGATGGAACTTATGTTGTTGTACCACCAAATGTAACTCCAGAATTAGAACCAGAAGACATACTTATTCCACCAAGTATCCCACCCATACAACCATCAATATATCCAGTAATTCTTGAGATAGAAGATATAGATATTGATAATCCTGGATTTGGATATCAACCAGGTGATCAAATAATAGTAACACCTGATCGTGGAGCAGTCTTAGAACCTGTTATAGATAATGGTAGAATCATTAGAATAAATGTAATAAGTCCAGGATCAGGTTTTGATGATTTCCCGGAAATTACCACAAATTCTCCCACAGGATATAATTTATCAGCAAGACCTATTTTTAGAGTAAGAAGATTGGATGAAGAGCAAAGTTTTATTCCACCTCCAGGAGCAACAATTATTTCAGTTGTAGATTGTGTAGGAATAGTACCGCCAAAAAAAGAATTTGATAGGGTTCCAAGATGACAAAATCAAGAAATTACGAGACAAGATCGCAAGGAACTAAAGATGGTTCTATAAAATTTGGACATATCCATGAAGATCAAGTAAAATCATCTGCTCTTATTCAAGGTCAAGAATCGTTAGAATATATTGTACTTGATCAAACTGAGCCAAGAAAACGATGGATTACCTCTCGGTGTAGGGGAAGATATCAAGTTAAGTCTGGTGATGATATTCCAAAAGATGCAGTTGGAATGTACTTTGATGCTTCCAATAGTGATATTGTTATTCGTACTGGCGGAAGAATTCGTATGGAGGCTGAGAATATTGATTTAATTGCTCGGGGTAAAACAAATTCGAGCGGTGTAATTAACATTCACTCCAATGAGAGTGTAAATATTAAGACCAAAAGATTTACCGCAAATGCAAATGAATCAATCAGTTTATTTACTGATGGTGAGATGCAGCAGACTGCAATAAATATTATGAAAATTGTTGCTGGTAGTGTTCAGAAAATGACTTCGATGAGTTCAATTAAACCACCATCACTACCAATTCTTAATGATATAGTTCAGATCGCAAAACCTTTTCCATTATAAGCATTACAACTTATGTCAAGTTCAAGTGATTTTGAGTTGATCCATGGTCAACTTCATGTAACAAAAGACGAAACTAAACCAGAAAATCTTGGTAGAGGTCCAGCAACAATTCGTGGTGCTGCTTACATGCAAGGACCTACAGTAGTCGGAAACGATAAATCTCATAATCAAATTACTGCAACATTAATGGTTGCACCATTAAAAAATAATGATTCTCCAACTCCTAATGTTTTTGGATCTGTATGTGGAACCTCTCCAAATAAATTATCATTATATACTATAGGAAACTCTGCGGTTAAAGGAAGTTTTTTTGTAAGTTCCAATATTCTTGCGAGAAGAAATATCACCTCACAGTCTAATGTAAAATCTCAGTGTGGTAAGCATGTTCTTTCTAGAAAAAAGAACTTTGATATTCCTCACCCATCAAAAGAAGGATGGAGACTCAGACATACTTGTATAGAAGGTCCCTCAAATGATGTTTATATTAAAGGAAGAGTTAAAAATTCTACAGAAATAAGTCTTCCAAGTTACTGGAAAGACTTTGTAGATATTCGGTCGATTGTAATTACACTTCAACCAATTGGTGCTCATCAAGATGTTATTATTAAGAGATGGGATGAGAGCAAAGTATATCTTCAATCAAAAGGCGGAATGCCTATTGATTGTTTTTATCACATCATTGCAGAAAGAATTGATGGTGAAAAATTAATTGTTGAATATAAAGGATCATCTCCAGCAGATTATCCTGGAGATAATTCAGAATATTCAGTTTCTGGATACCATTATGATACTAAAGAAGAGGTTTGATTATGGATGATATATTTGTAAGTGATAGTGATTTTTTGGATGCAGAAGAATTTATAGAGATTCCCGATACTGGTATACATGATTTTACCAGACCAATTCTTTATACTGCATTAGACGAACCTGCAGAAATCATAAACCTTGATGCTGGAAATTTAAGAGTTGATTCTGCTGCAAATGTAGTGGGGAATCTTTCATCTGGATCTAGAACATTACCAAAGAATTTTCTTGGAATTTCAGCACATTCATTTACTGGAGAAAGAAGTGCAATCTCAGATTCTTTAGGTGGAATAGAGGACTATACAAACGTTGGTTCTTTTACTACAAGTGTTTATAATCCATCAGAACCTACTCATATTGGATTTGGTACTTATGGTGGTTTTGGAAATTCCATTGCAACAAATGCAAATGGAAGTTTAATTATTATTGGAAACAGAACGTCAATTATTGATGGATATTTTGTAGGAATAGGAACTACGGTTGGTATTGCAACTTATTATGGAAGTGCCTATTTGTATGAGAGAATTTCAAATAATTTTATAAAAAGAGATTGTATTGTTGGAGAATATTCCAAGGCAGGCCTTGGAGCAACGCACGGAGTTGGAATTGGAACCACAAGTATTGATGATTATGGTTACTCTGTTGCAATGTCTCTTGATGGAAAAACTTTTGCTGTTGGTGGACCAAATGTTATTGAGGAAACACGAATTGTTGGTGTATCATCGACAAGTGTTGGATTCTCTACTGCATTAAGAACCGGAGTAGTTTGGGTTTATGATTATAAACCGCCAGTAGATCCAGAATATTGTGGTATTGCAAACTCAACATTTTGTGAACTCTTAGATTCAGAATCTCTAGGAACAGATTCATTATTTGCCTGTGGAATTGGGAGTACAAATATATGCGAGTCTGCAAAAAATGTAGATAAACTTATCGTATTGAGAGGAGAATCTGAAGGAGATTTATTTGGTCAGTCACTTGCAATTAGTGCAGATGCAAAAGTTTTAGTAGTTGGTGCTCCGGGAGCTGGATGTACTACACCACCTTATAATTCAGGTGGTGTCTATGTATATGATAGAAATGATAATACTTATGATAAAGTTGGTATTTTAACCAGTCCTTCTTCAGGAACTTTTGGTAGCAGTGTCTCTGTAGATGGAGTTGGAAATATTATTGTTGTTGGTAATATTGCACAGAATAAATCTTATGTTTATGAGCGGAATGAAAATACATATGGACTTTTCCGTAAAATAGGAGATTTGATATTAGGAGGCACTCAAGTATGTGTAAGTGATGATGGAGCAACTGTGATTGTTTCTAATGGAACAAATTCAACGGTTTATGATAGATCTGGAAGCACATTTACTTTAGTTGGAACTCTTACTGGTGGAGAAGTTGGAATTTCTTGTTCTCCTGATGGAAAAGTTATAACAACAGCAAATACTAATGCGTATTATGTCTATAATAGAGAGGGTGATACTTTTTATTTGAATGCAACTGAGTCAGCCACTATAAACTCATTTGATATGAGTACAAATACAAAAGTGATTTATCGTGGAAATAGTGCTGAAGTTGTTGGATCTGGTAAAATTGGCAAAGTTTATTGTGATGACCAGTCTTTAGAGACCTTTGTATACACAGATGCAAGTGGAAATGTTGGTGTTGGAACTTCACAACCATCAACGAGACTTCATGTAAGTGGTAATACTAGAATTGATGGTAATACTACAATTAATGGAAATGCTAATATTAGTGGAATTGTAACTGGAGCAATTTTTTATGGAGATGGTTCTGGGTTATACAATATTGGTGGCGGAGCTCAAGTAATTGCTGGTATTGATACTGCAGGAACTTCTAGTTTTACTGATTTGTATGTTTCTAATACATTAACTGTTAATGGTAATGCTAATATTGCAGGAATCGTAACTGCTTCTTCTTTTGTATCTTCAGGAACAACCGCAGTTTATGTTGGAATTAATACATCTACAGTAGATTCTAATACAACTTCATTCCATTATGTTACTTTTGATACTACTAATAGTGCTGTTAATATTTCAAATTTTACTTCTGGTAAAAAGTTTGAAATAATTGCAAGAAATAGTTCTGTTGGTAGTAGAAATATTATTATAAGATCTAGTACAAATACAACTGGGCATACTGCTATTCCACAAATTGTTCACGCTGCTGGAACGATTACAACTGGAACTATAAGTATTAACGCCACTTCTGGTCTATTGATAAGTATCTTTAATATGGGTGGCACCATCATTGCATCTTACTGATGAACCTTGACAACCTTCAAAGACCTTGCTATAATACATAGGTAATCACGAAACGACCAAATGCAAGACGAATACCTCTCACGATGCGTGGTAGACCCTCTTAAGCGTACTGTATATCTTTATTCTAGTGAAGGGTCAGAAAAGCAAGTGTCCTGTGAGACCGTTGAACAGTTTATGAATGTGCTAGACTTTGTTCGTGCTACTGTGGATGAGAAAACTCTCTCATACGCAAATCCACTTTAAAATCCATTTTAGGTCGATAAAAATCCCGGCAAATTTTTTCCCTTATTACTTTTTTGGAAAGTATGAATCCTTACAAAATCAACTATAAGACTCTAAAGGAAGAACAAGTAAAAACAACTCCAGAAAATGTAAAAGAGGCAAATGAAGCCTTATTTCGTGCTAAAATGACTCTTCCTGCAGCAGCAAAACACTGCGGTATGAGTCAAAAAGAGATGAAACTGACTTTCTTTGAGTATTTGAAGTATCATCCAATTACTTATTCTGAGTGATTTTTATGCCCGTGTAGTCCAGCGGCAGAGACAGGGCGCTTAAAACGCCTCCAGGGTCGGTTCGAATCCGACCACGGGTATTAAATAAATAATCAAAAAACGCCAATGAAATATAAGATTACTTGTTCTTATAATTGGTACGAAACTGATGAAGATAGGTTTATAATCAAAACTTATTATATAAACGGAATTCCATTCACATTTGATGATGTTCCATCAATTATGCAGGACAATCCAGAAATTATTGAAAGAGCAGAACAACAACTTACGATGACTCCAGAAATTTTCTATCAAAAATCATTCTATCTTATAGACGAAGAAGCACATCCTTGTTTATTTGAAATGGACCTTGAAAATCCAGAAGTGCTTGACGAAATCCTTTAGGTATCTTATACTATTTTTATTGCCTCTAAAGCATTGTGGTGATGCACCGCTCTTGTAAAGCGGAGACGACAGTTCAATTCTGTCTAGAGGCTTGAGTTCACTATAACTCCAATATGTCTCTAATATCACAAAAAGACCGCGAAATGGTTATCGAATCACTTGAGTATTACATTCATAAACTCAAGGAAGATAACTGTACTGACGCATCTATAACTGCTTTTAACACTCTTCTAAAATGGATAGAACTGGAGCACTATAAAAATGAAAATTAATAATAGTGCAGAACAAAACTATGTCAAAATATAATTTTCTTCAACAACTTGAAGATGATGAAGAATGTAAAGAATTAAAGGAATATCCTGGATATTTTATTACTACAAAAGGAAGAGTGTGGAGTAGTATAAAGGGAAAAGGTAGGTGGTTAAGTCAGTATAAACAAGGAAAATATTATTGGGGAGTTATGATTGGTGGAAATAAATTAGTATATCAATTAGTTGGAAGAAATTTTCTGAATGACTATAAAAATGGAATGCAAATTCTTCACAAAAATGAAAATCTAAATTATCCTAATATAAATTTTTTAGATAATCTTTATGTTGGAACACAAAAAGATAATATTATAGATAAAAATATAAAAAATAGAGGTAGATACGGAGGTAAATCACATTTAACTGCTAAAGAAATTGACGAAATTAAAATAATGTGGAATAATACTAGTGGAGAAACTATTAATAAATTTTCCACAAAAGTATGTGGTCTATATGGAGTTAGTAGAACTACAATCTCTTATATTGTAAAAGAAAAAACTTGGTATTATGTTTAGAAAGGAGGTAGAACAATTAAAATAAATCTCTGGTATTGTGAGGGTATGAAGCAGTGGCGTTGGATTTTAACAGATGATCATCGTCCTGTTGTTAAGCAAGAATCAGGACAAAGACCATTTCTGCGTGATGCGATGAATGATGTTGCAAATACTGTAGAATATATGTTAGAATCCCAACAAAGTGAGTAAAAATACCCATAGTGAAATCTGATTTTTTTATAGATACAGTAAAGAAATGTGAAGTAAGAGATCTTCTCAATACTTTTCATTATCTTAAAGACGAATCCAAAGATTTCAAAGTAAGTCCTTACTCCTATGGTCTCTACCGAAATAGTGTTACAGATGTTCTCCATATTGGTGGTTGTCTCGGTGTTTGTATCTTTACTGGTCTTCCAGTCCCCGAAATAGCAGTAGGTGCATTTGGACTTCAGAGACACGAGCAGGAGGGTCTCTATGAACTCTCAAGACTCTGTATTCACCCTGATATCCAAAAAGAGGAATATAACATTACATCTTGGTTCGTTAGTCGTTGTATAAAGAGGTTTAGAAAAGATGCCCGCGTTCGTTGTATTCTTAGTTATGCTGACTCTAATCACCACTCTGGAATTATATACAGAGCTTGTAATTTTAGTTACTACGGTTTAACAGACTCCAAAAAAGACTTCTATTATGCTGATGGTACAAAGCACTCAAGAGGTTCTGTAAGGGGTGTTGAAGGTGAATGGAGAGACCGTAGCAGAAAGCATAGATACTTGATGGTATTTGATAATGAACTTAAAAAAAAGTTGACGTGGAAAGAAGAGAAGTGGTATAATAACTCTGGTGATACTTAACCAAACCCCTTCCGTGTGACTTCAAAACCTCCTTCGGGAGGTTTTGTTGTATGATAAATAACTCATAACGGAAACTATAAGTATTAATAAGATGGGTCTTTCACGCCTAGAGAATTTCTTAAAATCAGGACGCGGCACAATTTTATATGTGGATCCAAGCAGTCTTGATTCTACTGATAGTATTGAAAATTCAGGAAATAGTTTAACAAGACCGTTCAAGACTATTCAAAGAGCATTAGTTGAGGCTGCAAGATTCTCATATCAACGTGGTCTTAATAATGATAGATTTAATAAAACTACAATTGTATTATATCCAGGTGATCATTTAGTAGATAACCGTCCTGGATATATTCCAACAGGGTCTGGTACTTTTTCAGCAAGAAGTGGGCAGACAGGATTAACCGATCTAAATCAATGGGATTTGGATACAGTTTATGATTTAGCGACTCCAGATAATACTCTTTATAAATTAAACTCAATTCACGGTGGGGTGATTGTTCCAAGAGGAACATCAATCGTTGGTATGGATCTTCGTAAAACAAGAATTCGCCCAACATATGTTCCAAACCCAGTAAATGATAATATTGAAAGATCTTGTGTTTTTCGTGTAACTGGTGCTTGTTATATCTGGCAATTTACAATTTTAGATGCAGACCCAAACGGAACTTGTTATAAAGATTATACCTCTAATACCTTTGTTCCTAATTTTTCTCATCACAAACTCTCAGGATTTGAGTATGCGGATGGGGTAAATCCTGTAGTAATTAGTGATGATTTTCTCACATACTCTACAACCAGAACTGATCTGGATATGTATTATGAGAAAGTTGCTCGCGTTTATGGTACTTCATCTGGAAGAGAAATACAACCAGATTATGGTGATGGGACTATAGATATTCAACCAGTTATTGACGAATACCGCATTGTAGGATCTACAGGTGCATCAGTAGGTATTACAAGTATTAAGGCAGGTAATGGAGTTACTCCAACTACAACAATTACAGTAGATCTTGTAGAATCAATTGAAGGTTTAAGTGTTGACAGTCCAATTCAAATTAGTGGAGTTAATTCTGCTTCTTATGATGGCCAATTTGTAGTTTCTACAGTTTTAAGCGATACTCAATTTACATATAAAGTTCAAAATACTCCTCTAAATCCACTACCAAATACAACTGGATCTACGATGAGTCTTGTTGTAGATACTGTTACTTCAGCATCTCCATACATCTTCAATATTTCTCTGCGCTCTGTCTATGGAATGTGCGGATTACTTGCTGATGGGGATAAAGCAACCGGATTTAAATCTATGGTTGTTGCTCAATATACTGGTATTGGTCTCCAAAAAGATGATAATGCCTTTGTAAGATATGATACTAGTTCTGGTGAGTATAAGGATTCTACAACTATAACCAATCTTCATACAAATTCAAGATCAAGATTCAAACCTGAGTATGAGAATTTCCATATTAAAGCAACAAATGATTCCTTCCTACAATTAGTTTCTGTCTTTGCTATTGGTTATGCTCAACACTTTGTAACTGAAAATGGTGGAGATATTGCACTCAATAACTCCAATTCTAACTTTGGCGCAAAGTCATTAGTATCATCAGGATTTAAGAGAACTGCATTTGAACAGGATGACCAAGGATATATTACACATATTATTCCACCAAAAGAAATTGAAGAAGAAGAAATTAGTGTTGAGTTTGCATCATTGGACGTTGGCATTACCACACAAAAGTCTGTAGGTGCTGCAACAACAAGTCGTTTATATCTTTATAACCAAACAGATGAAAATGTCGCACCAAAAGTTATTATTGATGGATATCATATTGGTGCAAAAGAAAACGAAGAATTAAACGTTCAAGTATTTCAGAGTGGTATAATCACTTCTTATGTATCAAGAGTTGTAATGCCTGCTGGGCCTTATAATACAACTCAATCTTCATCAGAAAAAGTCTTTACAGTTGGAAGAGATAACGTAGGAATTAATAGTATTACTTCAAATACTTTAACATTAACTCAAAATCACTCATTTATTAATGGAGAATCAATTCGCATAATTGCTGATAATGGTCACTTACCTGATGGTATTGAGCCAGATCAAGTTTATTATGCAATTACAAAAGAATCTTCAGTTGGAATTACTACAAATCAAATTCGTATTGCTAAAACTTTAAGTGATGCTATTAATGGTGCAGTTTCTGCATCTGCAATTGATCTTAATAACAAAGGTGGAGTATTAAGTATTGTAAGTAGAGTTTCTGATAAAAATCCAGGAGATATTGGACATCCTGTCCAGTGGGATACTGGTGGATATTGGTACATTAATGTTGCAACTACAAATAATCAAATCTATGATACTATTAATTCATTAGGAGTTGCTGGTCTTGGAAATGCAACAACAAGATCTTATGTTACAAGAAAACCAGATTCTAGAAGTTTAATTGATACTCTCTACCGTGTTCGTTATGTCTTACCGAAAGAGTCTGCTGGTAGACCTCCAATTGATGGATTTATTCTTCAGGAGTCTAACGATATTATAGGAGACGGAACCGCAGAGATTTCGCAACTCTACAATAATTCTGGTTCAATTTCAAACGTTTCTCAGTTAAGAAATACAAACTTTATAGCATCTGCATCTTGGTCTTCAAATGTTGCCACAGTTAGATGCGAACTTCCTCATAATCTCAAAGTAGGAGATGAAGTAGAGATTGTAAATGTAACACCAATTGGATATAATGGAACTTATGCTGTTGCATCTTTAGTAAGTACAAAAGAATTTACTTATGCTCTTGCAACTAATCCTGGAACGTTTACGAACGATACATCTTCAAGAACTTCAAGTCTCCCATATTTTAGAAGAAAGAAATATGGAAAGACCTACCAGGTTTATAGAACACAAGAGATTCAACCATATCTCAGAAATATTCAAGATGGTGTCTATTACCTCACTTTACTGAATCATTCAAATTCACCAACAGTTACTCCTTTTAGAGAGCAGTCATTCGCACAACCAGTTGAAAATCTATATCCACAAACAAATAATGACAATCCAAATTCAGACCCAGATGCATCAGTATCTCACGCGCTTCCAGCAACAATTGGTGAAGTTGTAGTTGATGATTCTCAAAAGAGTATCACTAAAGAAACATTAGAATCTTTTGTTGTTGGATTTGGAATAACAGATATTCTTTCTTCAAGTGGAACTTCTCACACAATTTACACTGCACTTGATCACGGATTCTCTGGAATTACCACAGTTAGTATTATAAGTGGTGGTGCGGAATATGGATCTACTGCTGGTTTTAGTGGAGATCTTTATAATGCAACGCTAGTTGGATTTGCAGGATCAACCACAGGTTCAAATGCGACTGCAAAGATTACAGTTTCCTCTGGAGCAATTACTGCAGTTAAGATTATTGATGGTGGTTCTGCATATGGTATTGGTAATACATTAAGAGTTGTTGGAGTTTCTTCTACAACAGGATTTACTGAAGCTGTAGTTATAGTTGAGTCAATTTCCAATAATATTGCAGATACTTTTAAGATTGTTGGAGTTTCTTCTGCAACAAACGCAGAATATAACACTCTTTATAGAATTTCTGGCATATCAACAGGCAAATCAAAAGAAATTAATGTTATATCTTCAGAAACAATCTCTGGATTTACAACAACAGGTCTAGGAGTAACAGTCACTACAAACTCTGGATATATTCCAACAGGCAAGGTTCTTGAAATCTCAACACTCACCTACACACCTTCCTCCGGTACTGCAACCGTTGGATTCACTACAAGTCACGGATTCCAGGTTGATAATAAGATTTATATTAGTGGCGCAAACGAGTCTGCATTTAATGGTGATTTTATTGTTAAGAGAGTTAATAGTTCTGTAGGAATCTCTTCGATTGTAATTAATGTAGGCACTTCTGTAACAACATCTACTAGTGCATCGGGAACATTATATGCATATCGTCCAGTTCTAACATCTTATGCAGGAGATTTAGTCAAAGATACTGAGAGTTCTTCTGGCCGTTTGAATTATGAGTATGCAGGAATTACAACTGTTCTTAATACTCAATACACCACCACAGATACTGGCAATTTAAATATTCCAAATGCTGTTGCTCTTGGTCTGAATCTTGGTGATTATCTATTGATTAATAATGAAATCTTTAGAATTGATACTGCAGTTACTTCGAGTGATGTTTCAGTTCTGAGAGCCGTTCTTGGTTCTCCAAGACAAACTCACGTTACAGGTTCAGTTGTTCGTAGAATTCACGTTCGACCAGTTGAACTTCGTCGCAACTCAATCATTCGTGCATCTGGACATACTTTTGAATATCTTGGATATGGACCTGGTAATTACTCAACTTCACTTCCAGAAAAGCAAGACAGAGTATTATCATCTTCAGAAAAGTTCTTAGCACAAGCAACAAAAACTGATGGTGGTATTGTTGTTTATACTGGAATGGATAGTGAAGGTGGTTTCTATGCAGGAAATAAGAAAATCAATTCTGCAACAGGAAAGGAAGAAAGTTTTGATACTCCAATTCCAACAATTACTGGAGAAAAAAATACAGATGATTTAGTTAATATTACTGAAACTCAAAAGTTATTTGTAGAGTCTTCTATAAGAGTTCAAGGTGGAAAGGATAAAAAGATCGTATCCGAATTTGATGGTCCTGTAGTCTTCAATAGTAAAGTCACTACTAATTCAGATATTGAAGCAAATTCATTATTCATTCAAGGCGAAGAAGAAGTATCAAGAAAGTATACTATTTCAAATTCAAAACCAACTGAATCTGGAAATTATGGAGACATTTCTTTCAATTCACAACCAGAAAAATATAACTTTATTGGTTGGACTTATGTAACTGAAAATAAGTGGGAACCATTTGGATGGATTGGTGGCCCTGGTGTTGGTATCGCTTCCGCAGGAACTTATGTTGGATTTTCTACTCTTTTGAATCTTGTTGCAACAGGATTTACGTTTGGCGTTACTTATGATGCAAACTCAGGAGTCAGCACTATTACTTGGGATGCCGATCCAAGAATTGGAATTTATACTGGAGCAAATGCAACAAACTTCGTAGGTAGAGTTAAGAATCTCAATTTTGTTGGTGGTGCGGTTACAGTTTCTGGTGGATCTGATGTAGGCATTGCAACAATTTATATTTCCTCAACGGCTGGTGCTGGTGGAACAACTCCAGGACTTCCTTTAAATTCTCTTCAGTATAATAACAATGATAGTTTTGCTGGACAGAGTATTGGATATTACGATCCAAATCTTAATCAAATTAGATTTGGAAGTGCTCCAGGAACAAGTGAACTAACTTCGACATTCTTTACTAATGTTGGTTATCTTGGATTCTCAACTTCAAATCCATCAGCAAAAATTGAAATTGTTTCAGATAATGAACCTTCATTGTACATCAAATCAACTTCTGGTGGCAATATCGTAAGAGTTGATAATACTTCAAATGATACTACACCATTTATTATTGATGGTTCTGGTAATGTTGGTATTAATGTTGCTACAACTCTTGCTGCTCTTGATGTTGTTGGAAATGCTGCAATAACTGGAGAAGTTAGAATTTATGAAACTGATAGAAGTAATTATGTTGGACTTGGAGTTACGACTTTAAGTTCCGATCTTAACTTTAAACTTCCAGTATCTTATGGTACTAATGGTCAAGTTCTCGTAACTGATGGATCTGGAATACTTTCTTGGAGTACTTTTACTGGTGGAAATATTGTAAGTGCTGGTGCTGGAATTACAATTACTTATTCTGGTCAAAATGCAACACTTTCAAATAGTGGTGTAAGAAGAATTATTGCAGGAACTGGTGTTACTATCAGTCCTACAAGTGGAACTGGAGAAGTTACAATTAATGCAAGTGCTACAGGAGTAGGAACAGCAAATATCTATCCATTCACAACTCGTGGATTTAGTTACATACTTTAATTAACCTGCTTCAGGAATTACCAAAATATTATAACTGCCACAGACAGCACTGAATGTTTGATTTGATGATAATAATATTTCTGTTGGAAGTGATCCACTAATAGGATATAGAATCTGACCAACCGAACCATCAGAGAACACCAGATCGTCAATATTGGAGTATAAATTATTCTGTTTTGTTGAAATATTAAGAGATCCTGGATTTAAAACATTTCTAAAAGCAAGATTTTTCCCAATAGTAAAAGTGAAAAATTTACGAAGGTCGGCGTTCAAGGTGGATGGGAACGCGATACTCATACTTCCACTAACTCCTCCCCAACTAAAACTAATAAGTGGTACATTATTAGTTGAAAGCCGTGCCGTCATATAATTAATTATGACTCTTGCATTTTGCCCGGTATTATTAGTATAAGAAAAATTATTAGTCCCACTAAAAACTTGAGATGCCATATAAATTACTTAAAAGACTTTCCATTATTTATAAATAACTAAAACAGGTAGGCGCTCTCCACCTATGGCAGTACAAAAGAATTTCGTCATAAAAAACGGATTAGAGGTAGATACTAATCTAATCGTTGCAGATCCACAAACAAATAAAGTAGGTATAGGAACAACTATACCATTATACACTCTACACGTTAATGGTGGTATTGGTGCAACAACTGCAAATCTTGGAATTACAACAGTTTCAAATTTAGTTATTTCAGGTCCAGTAAGTGCTGCAAATACTATTGGATCTAATGGCCAATATCTTGCATCAACAGGAGCAGGAGTAACTTGGAAATCGGTAGTTGCTCCAAGAACTTCTACTGTTTATACTGCAGGAATAGGAAGTACTTCATTTTCCGTTTCATATACTGTTGGTCTCGTTGATGTTTACATTAATGGTATCAGATTAGCTCCTACAGAATTTACAGCAACTGATGGAGTTTCAGTAGGTGTTGCCGATTCCTGTTTTGGTGGTGAGACGGTAGAATTAGTAGTCTATAACTCACTTTAAGGAGGAACCATTAAATGCCTGCAAGAAACAGAGAACTTTCACAATTTGGTTCTTTCCTAGAGATTGATAATACAAATAAAAATATTGGAATTACCACAGAAGCAACACCTTATGTTGGTATAGGAACTACAAATCCATTTGCAAAACTTACAGTTATTGGAGATACAAATATATCTGGAGTTGTTTCTGCAACTGGATATTATCTAAACGGAAGTCAATTAGTAAGTGCTGCTCTTCAGACTTGGGATTTTTCTGGTTCTGATATTTATAGAGCAAATGGAAATGTTGGTATTGCAAGTACCGCACCAACAGAAAAACTTGATATTATTGGTAATATAAAGGCATCTGGAACAACTACATCATCAAGATTAATTTCTACAGTAGCAACAGGAACCGCACCACTTACAGTTACTTCGACAACAGAAGTCACAAATTTAAATGCATCACTTTTAAGAGGTGGTATTCCAGGTTCGAACATTAACTCTTTTGATGTAGTAACGAATGGTGGGACACAGACATTAACAAATAAGACTCTTACCTTACCAACATTTGGTGGGACAGGAGTTGCATTTAATGGTTCAACAAGTCAAACAACAACTGTAAGAGCATCAGCAATTGCAGGAAATAATACTATTACTCTTCCAACAACAACAGGAACTTTAGTCTCTACTGGAGATACTGGAACTGTAACTTCTAATATGATTGCAGATTTGAATATTACAAATTCTGACGTATCTGCAACTGCTGCAATTGTTTATAGTAAACTAAATCTTACAAGTTCAATTATAAATACTGATATTGCAGCAAATGCAGGAATTGATACAGGAAAACTTTCTGCAAATAAAATTTCTGGAATACCTTTAGGTAGTAATTTAAATAATCTAACCGCAGGTTCCTTTATTAATTATGATTCAGGAACAACTTATAATGGATCTACTGCAATTACTGTTTCAGTAGCAGCAACCACAGCAAATACAGGAAATACTGTTGTCGCTCGTAATTCTTCTGGAGACTTTACTGCAGGAACAATTTCAGTAACAAACCTAACAGCATCTCAAACAGTTCAGGCACAAGACTTCAATTCAACTTCAGATGAAAATCTAAAGACTAATATTGTAACAGTTGAGAATGGATTAGAAACAATTAAGTCTCTTCGTGGTGTTACATTTGATTGGAAATCAAATCAAAAACCGTCAATTGGTGTAATTGCACAAGAACTTGAGAAAGTTCTTCCAGAATTGGTAACTGACGGCGATCCAAAGACTGTGAATTATAATGGTCTGATTGGAATTTTAATCGAGGCAGTTAAGGAATTATCTGCAGAAGTAGAGAACCTTAAGGCACAACTAAATAACTAAAAGCCGAGTGTAAACGAAGATGGCGATTAAGATTAATAATACTACCGTTATTGACGATAGTAGACAGTTTATTCCAGCAACTATTTCTGCAGGTTCAACCACAGGATCATCAGGACAGGTATTACAGTCAACAGGAACTGGAGTTACTTGGGGATCAGGCGGAGGATCTGGAACATTCGATACTGGAATTACTACATCAGTATATGTTTCAGTTACGTCTGGTATTGCTACGGGTATTGGTACAACAGCATCCCAAATAATATCATCACAAATATTCAGAAATGGTGATATCTTTATTGGACCAGGAATTGCATACTCTTTTCCATCAACTGCAGGAAGAGAATATATAATCGAATCAATCCATATTACAAATAAGTCTGAAAATAACTTATATATTTCGGGAAGACAAGATTTTAATGGTGGTCAGAATGTTCCTATTGCAAATAGAATTATCATTCCCTATCAAGGTTCACTAGAACTCTTAGAACAACCAAGAGTTGCAAACCCATCAGATATTCTTAGATTGCAAGCATTAACTGGTATTGCAACAGATTCATTAGGTCACGATGGTGGATTGGATGCCTTTATTACAATCTCATCAAAAGCAGATATTAATTATATTGGTATTGGAGAAACAATTATATCAACTGACCAAGAAATTTTTACTTCTGTTACATATCCATCAGTAATTCAATCAATCAGTCTTGCAAATTATAATATGAGTATTGATGCTGATATTACAGTTTCTGTGTTTCGTGGAGGAACTGTAGGTGGTATTAGCACTACTGGTGTAAGACTTGGTTACTTAGCATATAACTTAACTGTTCCTAAAAATAGTGTGGTTGAAATCTGCCAAAAACCAAAACAACTTTTAGCAGGAGATTCAATTCTTGTTACAACAACTCCAGCAAACTCTGTAGGTATTGTTCTTGCAGGTAAATACATAGTCTGATAGAATTAATTTATTTGAAAAAATCTTATGTTTAATATTAAATGTCGGAGTCTTTTTCCGACTGACTTGTACTTTGTCGATATTTACGATCAAGCAGAGAATGAGAGTTATAAACAAGAACTTCTAAGACTTTCAAAAGAGAGTCCAGGAGAAGTTAGAAGTAATCGTAATGGTTGGCAGAGTGATATAACTCTCTGGAATAATGAGACCTTTAAACCACTTCTAGAAAAATCTTCTAATATTGTTCAGTCAATTATTTCAGACCTTTCACAAAATCGGCCTGAGTTTGTGATTCGTTCGATGTGGGGAAATGTAAATCCAAAAGGTGGATATAATTTTACACACGTTCATCCGACTGGTTGGATGAGTGCTGTTTATTATGTTGCACTTCCTCAAGGTTCTCCAGGTATTACTTTTGAAGATCCAAGGCCTGCAAAATTGATGGATTTTCAACAGAGTTGTTTGGTGGATACAAATCATTTTACTCATACTCCAAAGGTTGGTGAGTTAGTTTTATTTCCTTCTTGGTTACCTCATTTTGTAAATCCAAACCCAACAGATGAAAATCGTATTTCTATTTCTTTTAATGTGGAGTTAATGGTATGAGTTCTGTATTGATTGCGATGCCTTGCTATGGTGGAATGGTAAGTGATAAGACTGCAAAAGGTCTTTTTAATCTTGGAAAGGGATTGAATAAAAATGGAATCGATCACGGTCTTCTAACAATAGCGAATGAAAGTCTTGTAACCAAAGCGAGATCAAGAATTGCTAATTTCTATATGAATAATACTGAGTATGAGAAAATTCTGTTTATTGATGCTGATGTGGGATTTACAAACGAAGATGCACTTAAGGTTATCTTAGCAGACAGAGATATTGTATGTGGTGCATATCCGATGAAAGGTATTCCACTTCGTTACAATTACAATATTTCTTCACCACCAGTCGCAGAAGAAGGGTTGGTGCAGATTGAAAACATTGGATTTGGTTTTTGTTGTATCAAACGTCAAGTATTTCAGAACATTCAAAATCGTTATGGAGATGAATTGAAGTACTATCCAGCACTAAATAATTCTAGTTATCCTCCAACAGAACAAGAATATCACAATTCATATCATTATTTTCTTGAAATGAGAAAAGATATGTCTTTCCTACCAGAAGATTTTTCATTTTTTGAAAGAGCATCAAGTGTAGGATACAAATCTTGGTTAGATACAAGTATTCGTCTGTCTCATGTTGGTTCTCACGTATATCAAGAAGAGTAAGAACAAATGTCTGGAGTATTTGGTCTCAAAAAGGTCTATAAAAAACAAGTTCTAAATGTAAGTAATAGAAATTTTGAATCTTGGCCTGAAAGTGCTACTACTGGTTACTTTGGTGGTGGATATAATAGTTCTCGTTTTTCTACCATAGATCGCTTAGATTTCTCCACAGAAACCACATCAGTACCAACACCTAAGTTATCTCAAGCAAAAAGTTTCTTAGCAGCAGTCTCAAGCAGTTCTTATGGTTACTTTGGTGGTGGGTTTGATGTCGCTCCCGGTCCAAATCCTATCTACTACAGTACCATAGATCGTCTAGACTTCACCACAGAAACCATAAGTACTCCAACACCTAAGTTATCTACAGCAAGAGAGAGTTTAGCAGCAGTCTCAAGTAGTTCTTATGGTTACTTTGGTGGTGGTAGTATTCCTCCTATTGGTGCTGCTGTTAGCACCATAAACCGTTTAGATTTCTCTACAGAAACCGTAACAGTCCCAACACCTAAGTTATCTCAAACAAAATACAATTTAGCAGCAGTCTCAAGTAGTTCTTATGGTTACTTTGGTGGTGGTTTTGTTCCTCCTACTACTCGTGTTTTCACCATAGACCGTCTAGACTTCACCACAGAAACCATAAGTACTCCAACACCTAAGTTATCTCAAACAAGAGATGGTTTAGCAGCAGTCTCAAGTAGTTCTTATGGTTACTTTGGTGGCGGCAATATTCCCGGTACTTATGTTTGTACCATAGACCGTTTAGATTTCTCTACAGAAACCGTAAGTACTCCAACACCTTCATTATCTCAAACAAGATCTCAATTAGCAGCAACCTCAAGTAGTTCTTATGGTTACTTTGGTGGTGGCCTTCCCGGAGCTCCATCTGTTGTTTGCACGATTGACCGTCTAGATTTCTCCACAGAAACAGTAACAGTACCAACACCTAAGTTATCTCAAGCAAGACGTGATTTAGCAGCAACATCAGGAGCAACAGGAACCCGTAGAGTTGGTTCTGCAACTTATGGTTATTGGGGTGGTGATAGTGTTTCTACTATAGACCGTTTAGATTTCTCTACAGAAACCGTATCAGTACCAACACCTAAGTTATCTCAAGCAAGATCTAGTTTAGCAGCAGCCTCAAGTAGTTCTTATGGTTATTTTGGTGGTGGTTTGATTCCCACTACTGCTGTTGTTTGCACTATAGACCGTTTAGATTTCTCCACAGAAACTGTATCAGTACCAACACCTAAGTTGTCTCAAGCAAGAAGAGATTTAGCAGCAACCTCAAGCAGTTCTTATGGTTATTTTGGTGGTGGAAATTCTCCTACTCCTGCTGTTTTTTGCACCATTGACCGTTTAGATTTCTCTACAGAAACCGTAACAACACCAACACCTAAGTTATCTCAAGCAAGAAGTGGTTTAGCAGCAGTCTCAAGTAGTTCTTATGGTTACTTTGGTGGTGGTTTTGCTTCTACTGATGTTTTTTGTACTATAGACCGTCTAGATTTTTCAACAGAAACAGTATCAACACCAGGAACCTATCAGTTATCTCAAGCAAGACAATTATTAGCAGCAACCTCAAGTAGTTCTTATGGTTACTTTGGTGGTGGGGGTTTTCCTACTACTGTTTGCACTATAGACCGTCTAGATTTTTCAACAGAAACAGTATCAACACCAACACCTAAGTTATCTCAAGCAAAAAGAGATTTAGCAGCAACCTCAAGTAGTTCTTATGGTTACTTTGGTGGTGGTACTACTCCTACTATTGTTTCCACTATAGATCGTCTAGATTTTTCATCAGAAACAGTATCAGTACCATCACAAAAACTCACTTCAGTAAGATTTAATTTAGCAGCAGTCTCAAACTCAAACTAAATAAGGTAACTATATCATTCTGAAATGAAATCTGGAGCAACTGAAAGTTCTTTTTATTATCTTTCGCAATATTATACATTTCCCGAAAATGTAGATGTAAAAAGAACCACACACGAAATCATAAAATCAGATAAGCAATATAAGGTCATTTGGGCACACGATAATTGCGACCAAGCAGGACACAGAGATCTTCCACAACACATCGACAAGATTGATAAGATTGTCTGTGTGTCTAATTGGGAGAGAGAACAATATATCAAGTACAATCGTGCTCCTGCAGAAAAACTTGTAGTGATTCCAAATGGTGTGGATGATATGTTCCGCCCATCGGGAAAACCAAAGTCAAAGACCTGTATCTTTTTCTCTGCACCACATAAGGGTATTGCACCATTAGTTCCTATCTGGAAAGAAGTCATCAAACATCATCCAGATGCAAAACTCAAAGTGTTTTCTTCGATGTCTCTTTATGGAGATATTCAACCAGGAGAAGGTGAGAATGAGACCATCACAACTGATAAGGGACTAGAGCCTTCACCATTCATTCCTATCTACAAGGAACTTCAAGCACTTCCAGGTGTAGAGTATTCTCCTTGTATTGACCGTGAAGATTTACTACCTCATATTCAAGATGCTGCTTTTTATATTCATCCAAATGTATGGGAAGAAACCTTCTGTGTCTCATTAGCAGAAGCGATGAGTTGTGGATGCTTTCCTATCACTACAGATATGGGAGCACTTCCAGAAACATCAAATAGAATGGGCAAGTATATTCCGATGAGTGGAAAGACTACTCCAAGAGGTTGGATACCTGATAATACATTCCATAAAAACTTTACAGAAGAAGTGATAAGGGCTCTACATTTCTTTGATATTGCAAGAGATGAATATGAACAAGCATCACAAGTAATTTCAAAGTTTGCGATTGAAAATTATAACTGGAAAAAAATTTCCTTAATGTGGAAAGAACTTATCAATAAAATTATTGGAGGTTCTAATTCAAATCTTGATGACTATTATTTAAATTATTCTGAACAATTAATACCTCCATATGAGCATATTAATTACTTACATCAAATGAAATATGAACAATCAATAGAACCAAAAGTGATCTATGATATTGGTTCAAACTGTTTGCACTGGTCTAAAGTTGCTCAAATGATTTGGGAGAATTCAAAAATTTACCATATTGATGGATTTGTACCTCTTGAAAATCTTTACAAAACTAAAGGAGTTGACTATGCAATTGAAGTTCTGAGTGATAATGATTATAAAGAAGTGACCTTCTTTGAAAATTTTATGAATCCTGGCGGATGTTCTTATTATGAACTTAACTATCAGGACTTTCCATATAATGTTGCTGCATTTAAGAATGAACACTATAGAGAAGTTATTCGAAAAACAAAGACCTTAGATACTCTAGTTCGTGAAAAAGGATGGCCAACTCCAGACCTAATTAAGATGGATGTGCAAGGTTGTGAACTTGATATTATTAAAGGTGCTGTGAATACGATTCGTTATTGTCCTCATATTATTCTTGAACTTCAGAATCAAGAGTATATGAAAGGTGCTCCGATGAGAGATGATGTAATCGATTATATGAAATTTATTGGATATGAATTAGTTTCTCATTTCACACAAAATTCATCAGATGCTGATGGAGATTATCATTTTGTAAGGTATTAAATTTTTACATAAATAAATTATAATGAACTGAAGTTCTTTTAATTCTACGGGGTATTATGTCTGAAATTTATAAGGATATTGCACTTGCTAAAGCAGACGATGTTTTAGATGATAAAAATGAGTTTATGTTTAAGGTTTATAATGAATGTACAAAGTGGGAAGAAAGTGAAACAGAACTTGCTCAGGGTCGTTCCAACTTTCAGATTGAAAAATTTGTAGTACACGATAACTTTACAATTCCATCAGCATTTAAAGCAGCAATTATTAACCGAAAGAGTGTTGCTGAAGGTTTACTTCAAGGTATTCAAGAAGCAAAAAGAATTGCTAGAGAGTTTCATTATAAGTGGGATGGAAAAGATAAAACTCAACCAGTCTGGTGGGAAAATGGAAGAGGTGGAAAAGAACTCTGCTGGTATGATATTGATGAATTTAATTTTCATCGTTTGATTCGTGGACTAAATCAAGGTTTCCAATCTCAAGTTGATGAGCTTGAGTTTTTTGATAAATTGATTGAAAGATTGATTGAATTGAATGGTGGAAAACTGATTACTAAAGAACAGTATGATGAAGATCAACCTGTTTATTGGGAACGCCGTCTTGCTAACCAGTCTCTTGATGACTTGTTACAAGCAAAAACTGGAGTAAATGCTGGTAATATTCGTTCTATGAGACGTGCAAGTGCTCCAACAGTTCTTCCTGATGATGTGAATAGAACGAAGGGAACTTTTGGGGATCCAAATAATCCAATGTCTTTCCTCACTTCACTTCAAGATCACGTATCAAAAGGTATTGAAGAGATTAGTGGAATGTATAATGTTCTTGAAGGAAGACAACAAGAAGAACCAAAGTTTTTAGATCCTGCTACAGGAACTGAAGGAGTTTCATTATTCAACGAACAACTCAAGCAACCAGAACAGGCATAAAAACAAATGCAAGGAGACGTATTCGGTTTAGATCGTGTTTATGATCTACAAGTTAGTAATACAACATCGGGTCTAAACCTGAATATTTCTGGTCGTCTTTATGGTTACTTTGGTGGTGGTGGTATTGGTCCAGTACCACTTGCATTTTATACGACTATTGACCGTTTAGATTTCACTACAGAAACCAGAACAACTCCAGCAACCTATCAGTTATCTCTAGCAAGAAGTAATTTAGCAGCAGTCCAAAGTACCAATTATGGTTACTTTGCTGGTGGACTTTTTTCTCCAATCACGATTAGATTTTGCACCATAGACCGTTTAGATTTCTCATCAGAAACCGTAGCAACTCCAGGAACATATCAGTTATCTGAAGCAAAACAAAGTTTGGCAGCAGTCTCAAGTAGTTCTTATGGTTATTTTGCGGGTGGTCTTACTCCTACTCCTGCCCGTGTTTGTACCATTGACCGTTTAGATTTCTCTACAGAAACTAGATCAACACCAGGAACCTATCAGTTATCTCAAGCAAAAGTTGGATTAGCAGCAGTTTCGAATAGTTCTTATGGTTATTTTGGTGGGGGACTTATTCCTACTCCCGCTATTGTTTGTACCATAGACCGTTTAGATTTCTCCACAGAGACCAGAACAACTCCAGGAACTTATCAGTTATCTCAAGCAAGAGAAGATATATCAGCAACCTCAAGTAGTTCTTATGGTTACTTTGCTGGTGGTGAAACTTCTACTCCTGCTTTTGTTACTACCATAGATCGCCTAGATTTTTCTACAGAAACCGTAAGTACTCCAACACCTAAGTTATCTCAAGCAAGAGATAATTTAGCAGCAGTCTCAAGTAGCTCTTATGGTTACTTTGGTGGTGGTTCTTCTGCTGCTAGTACTTATATTACCACCATAGATCGTCTAGATTTTTCCACAGAAACCGTAAGTACTCCAACACCTAAATTATCTCAAGCAAGAGGTGGATTAGCAGCAACTCAAATCAATCGCAATCCAATTTTTCAACTTTCTCCTAAGTTTACCAATTGGCCTGAGAGTTCTACTGCTGGTTACTTTGGTGGTGGCGGTGCTGCTCCTACTTTTGTTTCTACCATAGACCGTTTAGATTTCTCCACAGAAACCATAAGTACTCCAGCACCTAAGTTATCTCAATCAAGACAAAGTTTGGCAGCAGTCTCAAGTAGTTCTTATGGTTATTTTGTTGGTGGTCTTAATCCTCCTTCTACTTTTTATTCCACTATAGATCGTCTAGATTTCTCAACAGAAACAGTAATAGCACCAACACCTAACTTACCTGTAGCAAGAGGTGAATTATCAGCAACCTCAAGTAGTTCTTATGGTTACTTTGGTGGTGGTTCTGTTACTGTTCCTACTCGTGTTTGTACCATAGATCGTTTAGATTTTTCAACAGAAACCATAAGTACTCCAACACCTAAGTTATCTCAAGCAAGAAGTGGTTTAGCAGCAGTCTCAAGTAGTTCTTATGGTTACTTTGGTGGTGGTTTTGCTTCTACTGATGTTTTTTGTACTATAGACCGTCTAGACTTCTCCACAGAAACCGTATCAGTACCAACACCTAAGTTATCTACAGCAAGAGAGAGTTTAGCAGCAGTCTCAAGTAGTTCTTATGGTTACTTTGGTGGTGGCCAGACACCTCCTCGTGGTAATTATTGCATCATAGATCGCCTAGATTTTTCTACAGAAACCAGAAGTACTCCAACACCTAAGTTATCTCAAGCAAGATCTAGTTTAGCAGCAGCTTCAAGTAGTTCTTATGGTTACTTTGGTGGTGGTTATACTCCTACTGTTCGTGTTTGCACTATAGACCGTTTAGATTTCTCCACAGAGACCGTAAGTACTCCAGCACCTAAGTTATCTCAAATAAGAGATAACTTAGCAGCAACATCAGGAGCAACAGGAACTCGTAGAGTTGGTTCTGCAACTGCTGGATATTTTGTAGGTGGATTTGCAGCTGCTGGAACTAGTACAATAAACCGTCTAGATTTCTCTACAGAAACTATTACAACACCATCACCTAAGTTGTCTGCAGTAAAATGGAAATTATCAGCAACTTCAAGTAGTTCTTATGGTTACTTTGGTGGTGGGGGATTCTCTTCTGGATTTTATTCTACCATAGATCGTCTAGATTTCTCTACAGAAACTGTAAGTACACCAACACCTAAGTTATCTCTAGAAAAATGGAAATTATCAGCAACCTCAAGTAGTTCTTATGGTTACTTTGGTAGTGGTTATGCTCCTGGTGCTCCTGCTCCTGGTATTATTAGCACTGTAGATCGTCTAGATTTCTCTACAGAAACTGTAAGTACACCAACACCTAAATTATCTCAGGCAAGAGAAAATTTAACGGCAACCTCAAGTAGTTCTTATGGTTACTTTGGTGGCGGTAATCTTCCTCCTTCTGTTTGCACCATAGATCGCTTAGACTTCACTACTGAAACTATAACATCGCCAGGAACCTATCAGTTATCACAAGCAAAATCTGCTTTACAAGCAACCTCAAGTAGTTCTTATGGTTACTTTGCTGGTGGTGCTACTGTGTCTACCATAGACCGTCTAGATTTCTCTACAGAAACCGTAACAACACCAACACCTAAGTTATCTTCATCAAGAAGTGATTTAGCAGCAACCTCAAGTAGTTCTTATGGTTACTTTGGTGGTGGTCTTATTTCTGGTCCTGTTACTGTTTCTACTATAGATCGTATAGATTTCTCTACAGAAACCACATCAGTACCGGCACAAAAACTTGTTGCAGAAAGATGGGGACCAGTAGCAGTCTCAAACTCAAACTAAATATCCCAAAAACCTATATTATGAAAACCTTTCACTTTCTTTCAGGTCTTCCAAGATCTGGTTCGACACTTCTGACTGCACTTCTGAATCAAAATCCTCAGATACACGCATCTACAAACTCTCCTCTTTTAGATACAATACATTATACTGAGGAGTATTTGTTATATAACTCAGAGCAATATAAAGCACATCCAAAACCAGAAGCAGCACATAGAGTTTTATCATCCATACCTCATAACTATTACTTTGATACACCAGAACCGATTATTATTGATAAGTCAAGAGGTTGGGTGAATCAAATACAACACATCAAAGATTACATCACTCCAGAACCAAAGATCATTTGTCCTGTAAGAAACATTCAGGACATTATGGTTTCTTTTCTTTCTTTAATTGAACGCAGTAAAACAACATCTTTTGTTGATAAAGCTCTCGTAGAAAGAAACTTAGAACTTACAAATGATAATCGATGTGATTTTCTAATGTCTCCAAGTGGTATTATATGTCAATCTTATCACGCACTTACAGAAGCATTTCGTAAGAGTCATCAGAGATATTTGTTATTTGTAGAATATGAGGATTTAATTTCCAATCCTCAAAGAGAACTTAATCGTATTCATTCATTTCTAAGAATACCTGAGTATTCTTATGATTTTTCAAATGTAAAACCAAAGTTTGATGAGAATGATGTGGTTTATGGCCTTGAGAATATGCATACTGTCAGAAATAAAGTTGAAAAAATACACAGAGATAATTCAAAGTATCTTAGTAAGTATATTATGGATAAATATAAAGAAATGGAGTTCTGGCGACAACTAACTCCGAAGTACTCTGTATTTGGAATCTAATGTCTGGAATATTTTCACTTAGAGAAGTTAGAACAGAACAAATTGCAAATATTAATGAAAGTTTTGACGTAAACACTCCTTCGGCTCTCTATGGATATTATGTCGCAGGTGCAGAACCTGGTACTACTTGTGTAATTGACCGTTTAGATTTTACTACAGAAGTCGTAACAGCCTCAACTTCCCCAATTTTAAAAACTAACTTTGGTGTTGCAACAAATAATTTTTATGCTTATTTTGCTGGGGGAATCACTGCTGGTGGAGATATTTCTACTATTGATCGCTTAGAATTTTCTACGGAAACTGAAACGGCTGCAGTTTCTAATCTTTCTGCAGCAAAAAGAGGAACATCAGCAGTCGCAACTAATTTATATGGATATTTTGGTGGTGGTTATGCTGTCCTTCCTGTTAGCACCTTTTATTCCACAATTGATCGTTTAGATTTTTCTACAGAAACCATACAATCTCCAGTCATAGCAGCCAAGTTATCATCATCAAGAAGAAATTTAACGTCAGTATCAAATAGTTCTTATGGTTACTTTGCTGGTGGTGCTAGTGCCCCAACTACTTTTGTTTGCACTATAGACCGTCTAGATTTATCTACAGAAACCAGAGCAACACCAGGAACTTATCAGTTATCTCAAGCAAAATCAACTTTAGAATCTGTAGAAAATGATAGTTATGGTTACTTTGGTGGTGGTATTATTCCTACTCCTGCTGTTGTTTCTACCATAGATCGCCTAGATTTTACTACAGAAACTAGAACAACACCAACACCTAAGTTATCTGCATCAAAATCTTCTGCAGCAGGTACTTCAAGTAACTCTTATGGTTACTTTGCTGGTGGTGAAACTTCTACTCCTACTATTATTTCTATCATAGACCGTTTAGATTTCTCTACAGAAACCGTAACAACTCCAGGGCCCGATTTATCTGTAGCAAGAATAGGTTCCGGTGCAACACAAATTAATAAACCTAAAACCTTTAGAAGTTCACCTAAGTTCACCAACTGGCCCGAGAGTGCTACTACTGGTTACTTTGCTGGTGGTGCTACTCCTACTTTTGTTTCTACCATAGACCGTTTAGATTTCTCCACAGAAACCATAAGTACTCCAGCACCTAAGTTATCTCAAGCAAGACAAGAATTAGCAGCAGTCTCAAATAGTTCTTATGGTTATTTCGGTGGTGGTCTTGTTCCTCCTGCTACTCGTGTTTGTACCATAGATCGCTTAGATTTCTCCACAGAAACTGTATCAGTACCAACACCTAAGTTATCTCAAGGCAGAGAAGAATTAGCAGCAGTCTCAAGTAGTTCTTATGGTTATTTTGGTGGTGGCCTTATTCCTCCTGCTACTCGTGTTTGTACCATAGACCGTCTAGATTTCTCTACAGAAACTAGATCAACACCAGGAACCTATCAATTATCTCAAGCAAGAGATGGTTTAGCAGCAGTCTCAAGTAGTTCTTATGGTTACTTTGCAGGTGGAGGGCCCGACGCTAGTATTGGTGTTTGCACCATAGACCGTTTAGATTTTTCCACAGAAACAAGAACAACACCAACACCTAAGTTATCTCAAGCAAGACAAGAATTAGCAGCAGTCTCAAATAGTTCTTATGGTTATTTCGGTGGTGGTCTTGTTCCTCCTGCTACTCGTGTTTGTACCATAGATCGCTTAGATTTCTCTACAGAAACAGTAACAGTCCCAACACCCAAGTTATCTTCAGCGAGAAGTGGTTTAGCAGCAGTCTCAAGTAGTTCTTATGGTTACTTTGGTGGTGGTTATTTTACTCCTCCTGCTACTCGTGTTTCCACCATAGACCGTCTAGATTTCTCTACAGAAACCGTAACAACACCAACACCTAAGTTATCTCAAGCAAAATCTAGTTTAGCAGCAACATCAGGAGCAACAGGAACTCGTAGAGTTGGTTCTGCTACTTATGGATACTTTGGTGGTGGTGCCGTTCCTACAGATAGTTCCACAATAGACCGCTTGGATTTCTCTATAGAAACCATAACAACTCCAACACCTAAGTTATCTCAAGGAAGACAATTATTAGCAGCAACCTCAAGTAGTTCTTATGGTTACTTTGGTGGTGGTTTGACTAGTACTCCCCTTTTTGTTTGTACCATAGATCGTCTAGATTTCTCTACAGAAACAGTATCAGTACCAACACCTAAGTTATCTCAAGCAAGAAATTTCCTAACAGCAACCTCAAGTAGTTCTTATGGTTACTTTGGTGGTGGTAGTACTCCTACTCGTGTTTCTATTATAAATCGCTTAGATTTCTCAACAGAAACCGTAAGTACTCCAACACCTAAATTATCTCAAGCAAGAGGTGGATTAGCAGCAGCCTCAAGTAGTTCTTATGGTTACTTTGGTGGTGGTGGTACTCCTACTCTTGTTTGTACTATAGACCGTTTAGATTTCTCTACAGAAACCGTAGCAACACCAACACCTACATTATCTCAAGCAAGACAAAATTTAGCAGCAGTCCAAAGTACCAATTATGGTTACTTTGGTGGTGGTGGTACTCCTACTGTTGTTTCCACCATAGACCGTTTAGATTTCTCAACAGAAACCATAACAACTCCAACACCTACATTATCTCAAGCAAGACAAAATTTAGCAGCAACCTCAAGTAGTTCTTATGGTTACTTTGGTGGTGGTGGTCCTACTCTTGTTTGTACTATAGACCGTCTAGATTTTTCAACAGAAACCATAACAACTCCAACACCTAAGTTATCTCAAGCAAGAAGTGGTTTAGCAGCAGTCTCAAACGCAAACTAAATAAATCATCTACATCATTACTGATATGAATGATTTATTATCCAATATTTTAATTCAACCAAAAGTAGTCACGAAAGAAAACTGTAAATATCTGATTGATTATGCAAATAGTGCAGAAATGGAACAGATGGGTGTGTTTGACCCCGATAAAACTAATCTTACAAAGCAACAAGAACATAAGGTAGATAAAACATCCAGAGATGTAAAGTGTGCTGATGTAACACCGATACTTCCTCAAATTCACGACCTGATGACAAACATTATTGACCACGTTATCAATCCTTTTTATAATTTTAAAATTCGTGATAGTGAAATGCCTCAACTTCTTTACTATGAAAAAGGAGGGCACTATAAACCTCACTATGATGCAGAAGCACTTTGGACGAATCCCGATGGAACTCAAATGTGGAAGAAGAGTGTAGATCGTGATCTTTCTACGGTTCTTTTTCTCAATAATGATTTTGATGGTGGATATTTTACATTTCCAGATTTAAGAGTCACCATTAAACCAGAACCAGGCCTTCTTGTTTGTTTTCCTTCCTCAAGATACTTTAAGCACTGTGTTGAACCTGTACTTTCTGGTAAAAGATACACTCTTGTAACTTGGATGAGAGTTCAAGGATTCAAAACAAAAGAAGAACAAGATAGAGAAATAGAACAGAAGTATGGAATTAAGGTTCCATAAATAACAAGAAAGTATCTTGAAATAAGAAATGACCCAACTTATAAAACATTATTTGTTAGATAGGGATAATCCAAGTGTTTTTGCAACAACGCCAGAACAATGGGCCCAACCAATGTTCGGTGTAATTAATTTTACTGCCGAAGGTCTTGAGAAAGTTTATACACTTTTTGATGAAAATGGAATTGAATTTTTCTTTTCAACTTGTCCAGACGAAACAGTAATTGAAGAAAAAGAAGGTCTTGCTGTTCTTACTCAAGCAGAATGGGATGCAGAAATTGCAGCATATGATGCAAGACAATCAACAAAGCGTCTTAATCTTGTTCGCAAATACAGAGATCAACTTTTAAATCAAACTGATTGGATTGTAATTAAAGCAAAAGAAACTGATACTAATCTTTCAACAGAATTTAAAGATTGGAGACAGTCTCTTCGCGATCTTCCTAGTGCAGCAACTTTTCCAACCGAACTTCCCGCACCTCCAGCAGGTGTATCAGTAGATCAATCAATTTACACTTCATATATTGAAGATTTGAGAAAAGTTCCGATGATTAACGATCCATTATCTGTGTAATAACTGATAACACTTATCACTACGATCAAATGCATAGTCTGCATATTGACCGTTTTTTCTTACAAAGTGTAGAAACAGTTGCATAAAGCGATCATTCTTGTGAGTTCTTAAAGGACTTCTCCAGTGCTCTACTTCTGTTCCCAAATATGCAACTCCGTGTCCTACTGGAGTGACTACTGCTTGATTTTTTCCAGTCTTATCTTTTAATTTGATAGGCCAAGGAGCATCACCGCAAATATTCATCGTGACAGAGACCTCACAAGATGGACGGTCAGTATGGCAGTTCATCCATCCACCTTTATGATAAGTTGTAGAAAACCAATAAGTTGGTAAAAGTTCTTCTCCAAGAAGATTTTCAAGAACTGGTTGAATTCTTTTCATCACGAAAGTACAAGAGGGTGGTGCATAGCAAGTCAATACTCTACCTCTCTCCGGATCCCAGTGTCCATTAAGAGAACCCAAATCATTTACAGCACCACAAAGGTTTTGATACTTAATATTAATTGCTTCTTCTGGTGTAATAATATCGGGGAGATAATACCATCCTCTTTTTACAAACTTACTCATAAGTTATAAAATAAATCTATTCTATAATATCTATATCAATAATGCAACTTGAGATACGGATAAATAACTAAAAGTAGTATGTTGCGGAAATGGCAGTTCCAGCAGTTAATATTGTTATTGAACAAGGTACTGACTATCAAGAAGTTTTTACCGTAAATAATCCAGATGGAAGTCCTTTAGATTTAACAGGACATACTGGAGTGGCGAAAATCCGTAAGTTTCCAGAGTCCACTAGTTTTACATCTTTTAATGTTGGAATTGTATCTACTGCAGGACAAGTAGTAGTATCTCTTGCAAATACAATTACCGATGATTTGAAGGCAGGTAGATATTATTATGATGTAATTATTATTTCTTCTCAAGAAAAGAAAACTAAAGTTGTTGATGGTATGGTGCTTGTAAATGCTAGTGAGTCAATCTAATGCCTACAGTTTCTCTTGGAAGCACCAGCTATAATGTTACTGTAGGGTATAATCCCTCTATTAAACTTACAAGAGAGGCTGGAAGTACTCAAGGTCTTCAAGGAACTCAAGGACCTTTAAGTAATTTTCAAGGAACACAAGGGCCTCAAGGAACTCAAGGTCGTCAAGGATTACAAGGTTTAAGTAATCAAGGAGTTCAAGGAACTCAAGGATTATTTGGTATTCAAGGAACTCAAGGTCTTCAAGGAATACAAGGCACTCAGGGTCGCCAAGGTACTCAAGGTCTTCAAGGAACACAGGGACTTCAGGGATTACAAGGTCTTCAAGGTCTTCAAGGAACAGGAAACCAAGGAACTCAAGGAACACAAGGTCTTCAAGGTAGACAAGGTACTCAAGGAAGACAAGGTACTCAAGGGAATCAAGGAACTCAAGGTCTTCAAGGTCTTCAAGGACTGCAGGGCGATCAAGGTATTCAAGGCCTGCAGGGTCACCAAGGCCTTCAGGGAAATCAAGGACTTCAAGGTCGTCAAGGTCTTCAGGGAAATCAAGGACTTCAAGGACTTCAAGGACTTCAAGGAAATCAAGGTCTTCAGGGACACCAAGGACTTCAGGGTCATCAAGGAACCCAAGGTCTTCAAGGTCGTCAGGGTCTTCAGGGACTTCAGGGACATCAAGGTCTTCAGGGACATCAAGGACTTCAAGGAAATCAAGGACTTCAGGGACATCAAGGTCTTCAGGGACATCAAGGACTTCAAGGTGATTTTGGACGCCAAGGACTTCAAGGTCTTCAAGGTCTAAGTAATCAAGGATCTCAAGGACTTCAAGGATCCCAAGGACTTCAGGGACAGCAGGGACTTCAAGGACAAAGAGGACTTCAAGGTAATCAAGGATCCCAAGGACTACAAGGAAATCAAGGTCTTCAAGGTTTAAGTAATCAAGGATCCCAAGGACTTCAAGGTGATAGAGGATCTCAAGGAAGACAAGGCCTCCAGGGATTGCAAGGATTATCAAATCAAGGTATTCAGGGACATCAAGGACTTCAAGGTCTTCAAGGTGTTCAAGGACGCAGTAATCAAGGAGCTCAAGGTCTAAGTAATCAAGGATCTCAAGGATTGCAAGGTACTGGAGGTTTCCAGGGACTTCAGGGACAGCAGGGACTTCAAGGACAAAGAGGTCTTCAGGGAAATCAAGGTCTTCAGGGAAATCAAGGTCTTCAGGGGTTACAGGGTTTAAGTAATCAAGGATCCCAAGGACTTCAAGGTGATAGAGGATCTCAAGGAAGACAAGGCCTCCAGGGATTGCAAGGATTATCAAATCAAGGTATTCAGGGACATCAAGGACTTCAAGGTCTTCAAGGTGTTCAAGGACGCAGTAATCAAGGAGCTCAAGGTTTAAGTAATCAAGGATCCCAAGGACTTCAGGGATCCCAAGGACTTCAAGGACTTCAAGGACAAAGAGGACTCCAAGGACTTCAAGGATTGCAAGGTCTAAGCAATCAAGGAGTTCAAGGTACTCAAGGAAGACAAGGCACTCAAGGAATATCCGGTAAAGATGGAAACTTTGGTGGTGCTACTTTTGATTATACTTTTAGTACAGATACCACTAATTCTGATCCTGGTATTGGTTACTTAAAGTTCAACAATTTAAATCTTTCTATTGCGCTTGAACTTTATATTGACGACCAAAACGATGGTTCTACTGATATTCAATCTTTCCTAAGAACAATTGATGATAGTACATCAACAATCAAAGGACATTTTAGAATATCTAATAAATTTGATAGTTCTGACTTTGCACTCTTCACAATATCTTCAATCACAGAACTGAGTGGTTATTTCCAAGTCTTCTGTGCTTATGTTTCTGGAAGCACATCATCATTCAGTAATGATGAAGATGTAATTATCACATTTGCAAGAACTGGTGATAAGGGAGATACTGGTTCACAAGGTTCTCAGGGAGTTCAGGGTCTACAAGGTCTTCAGGGTCTTTCTAACCAGGGTGTTCAAGGTCTTCAGGGTAAAACAGGAACATCTCTGAATATTATTGGTTCTCTTGCTCTTACTCTAGGAAACGAGCAATCTGATCTGAATACAGCATTCCCATCGGCAGGATCTGGTGATGGTGTTATTGATACGAATACAGGAAACTTATGGATTTATGATAGTGTTTCTTGGACAAATGTAGGAAATATTCGTGGACCTCAAGGATTACAGGGTCTTCAAGGAACCCAAGGTCTTCAAGGAATTCAGGGTCTTCAAGGACCACAAGGTGTTCAGGGTGTTCAGGGTGTTCAAGGTATAATTGGTGATAGTTACTGGATTAAAACTGATGTAGGAATTCATACTCTATCAAATGTTGGTATTGGTACAACGAATCCAACAGAACAACTTACAATATTAGGAAGTGTTGGAGTTGGTGGAAGTTTAATTTTTAATGATACAGCAGGAATTTCTACAGTTATTGTTGCAATTGGTACAGAAAGATTCTTACAAAATATTATTATTGATTGTGGGGAGTATTAATTTTAAGAAGCATAAATATCTAAAACTCTTATATAAGAGTCTCTCTGTGGTATATACCAAAATGAGGAGTTGAATGGCAGCCCCTATTATCCGCATTAAGCGGTCAGCAGTTCCTGGAAAGAAACCAACGGTAAATGATTTACCTCTGGGGGAACTTGGCCTTAATACTTACGATGCAGAGTTATATGCCCGTAGAGAACGCACAGGAATCGGCACCGATATTGTAAGACTTGGTGCTGGAGCAACTGTTACCAATATCTTATATGTTACTCAAGATGGAACAGATACAAACTCAGGAAAAAAACTTGGAGACGCAAAACGAACAATCGGAGCAGCACTTACAGCAGCAACAACAGGAACAGTTATTAAAGTTAGTGCTGGATCTTATTTAGAAAATAATCCTTTAATTTTACCCACCCAAGTTTCAGTTGTTGGAGATAGTCTTAGAGAAGTATCAGTATCTCCACAAAACGCAAATGAAGATTTATTTTATGTACTTGAAGGTAACTATGTTGCAGAAATGTCTTTTACTGGAACATTAAATGCAGGAAAAGCAATCTTTGCATTTAATCCAAATCAAGTAGGATATTCAAGTCAATCACCATATATTCAAAATTGTACTAACTTTATTCCAAATAGTATAGGACTTAAAATTGATGGGTCAAAATGTATTGGACCACTCAAATCTATGGTTCTGGATAGTTACACTCAATATAATCAAGGTGGTATTGGATGCTCTATTACAAATGAAGGATACGCACAATTAGTTTCTCTCTTTACTATTTGTGATGAAATTGCAGTCTATTGTGGTTCTGGATCTGCTTGCGATTTAACTAACTCCAATTCTTCTTTTGGAAATTATGGGCTAGTAGCAGATAGTGTTGGACCTTTAAAGTATACGGGTATTGTAACAGCATCTGCAGCAGAAAATGCAGATACTTTTGTTCTTGACTTAAATGTACCGACTCTGAATGTTACAAATGCACTTTATGATAATACGACTGGACTTACAACAATTACTGTAGGTTCAAATCACAACTTTAATGTTGGAATGGGAATTTCAATTGTTGGACTTGCATTTACTTGCTCTTCTGGTCCAGGAATTGTAACTTATCCATCAGGAAATAAAGGTTATATTTTTGAAGTTGCTGGTGTTCCATCACCAACTTCTTTTGAAGTTTATGTTGGAGTTTCTACTCTCTCTCATACATATCAATCTGGTGGAACTGCAAAAATAAATGTAGTCAGACCTTTTGATGGACAAGTCATTTATTTTGATACACTTTATTCTAGTGTAGAAAGTATTACAGTAGGTTCTGGTGGAACTGGATATACTGGAAATGCAGATCTAACAATTAGTTCTCCTGCAACTGCTTGGGGTATTCCTGCGACTGCTGTTGCTGAAGTAAAAGATGGGTCTGTAATTTCTGTAGAAATGGTTTCAAATGGAAGGGGATATACTTCAACTCCTACAGTAACTTTTAGTTCTCCTGATGTTGGAATAAATACTGCAACAGGTACTGCAAATCTAATTCCAACTTATTATGTAATTCAAAATTCAACACCTGTTTCTGCTGGAATTTGTACGATTACAATTACTGATAATGTTCCTTATGCTGTTGGAGTTGGTACTACTGTTCCTTTCTTCAAACAAAGTAGAGTTCTTGCATCAGGACATTCTCTTGAATATATTGGATCTGGAACAAATATTGCAACTGCATTACCTGCAAATGGTGGAGTTCCTATTCAAGCAAATGAAACTCTTTCTAAAAATGGTGGATTGGTTGTTTTTACCACAACCGATCATTCAGGAAACTTCAGAATTGGTGATGGTGTTGTAATTAATCAACAAACAGGAACGATCAGTGGAACATTTTATTCTAAGAGTTTGTTCTCAACGATGACACCATTTATTCTAGCACTAGGAGGAGATTAATCAAATGGCTTTAGCACTTAATGTATTTCAAACAGTTACTGCTGTAGTGAGTGCATCTCCAACTGTGGTTTATACAGCACCTGTTGGATATACTGGTGTTGTTCTTTTAGCGCAAGTTGCAAATGTTGGTGCTTCTTCTGCTGATGTTACTTTAATTCATCGTAGAAGTTCAACTGATACTGAAATGTTAAAAAATTATCCAATTTCTTCAAGTGATACTGCAAATCTTCTTGCAGGAAAATTGGTTCTTGAGAGTGGCGATAGACTTGTTTTATCTGGTAGTAATGGTACTGATTTAAAATTTATTGCAAGTATTCTAGAAACACTCAATTAATATAGAGAGTAATGGCAAAGTACCTCAGTAACCGTCAAAAAAACTTAAAAATTGGTATTACTTCTTATACAGAAAATAATACAGTATTAGAGGTTACTGGAAAGGTTGGTATTGGAACTACGAATGCAACACAAGAACTGGATGTTGCTGGAGATATAAGACTTCGTGGTGGTTTATATGACAGTTCCAATCAAGTAGGTGCTGGTGGGTCAATTCTTATCTCTACTGGTGCCGGAGTAAGTTGGACTACTCCATTTGCTGCAGGTCTTCAAGGTACTCAGGGACTTCAGGGTACTCAAGGGACAGGAAACCAGGGTACTCAAGGAACACAAGGTCTTCAGGGAACTCAAGGGACAGGAAACCAGGGTACTCAAGGAACACAAGGTCTTCAGGGTACTCAAGGAACAGGAAATCAAGGTACTCAAGGTACTCAAGGGACAGGAAATCAGGGTACTCAAGGAACACAAGGTACTCAAGGAACAGGAAACCAAGGAACTCAAGGAACGCAAGGTCTTCAGGGAACTCAAGGGACAGGAAACCAGGGTACTCAAGGACTTCAGGGTCTCCAAGGAACAGGAAACCAAGGAACTCAAGGTACTCAAGGGACAGGAAATCAGGGTACTCAAGGAACACAAGGTACTCAAGGAACAGGAAACCAGGGTACTCAAGGTACTCAAGGGACAGGAAACCAGGGTACTCAAGGAACACAAGGTCTTCAGGGAACTCAAGGAACAGGAAATCAAGGTACTCAAGGTACTCAAGGTCTTCAGGGTACTGGAAATCAAGGAACTCAAGGTACTCAAGGGACAGGAAACCAGGGTACTCAAGGAACACAAGGCATACAAGGTCTTCAAGGAACTCAAGGTTTAACAGGCCCAGTAGCAGGTTCTGCCAATCAGGTTGTTTATAAAGATGGTTCTAATATAGCAACAGGTTCTAATAACCTAACTTTTGATGGTTCCAATCTTTATGTTGGCGGTAATATTACTGTTGGTGGCACCACAGCATTTCTTGCTGTTAATGAACTTAGAGTTACTGATAAAGATATTGTAGTTGGTTATACTACTGATGCTTTAAATCAAGATGCTTCTACAGATATTACTGCAAGTAGTGGCGGTATTGCAGTTGCTTCTACAGTAGGTACACCACTCATCAGTATGAATGCTGGTGGAGAACTTACACCAGACACATATAAGCAAATAATGTGGTTCAAGTCTGGTTCTTTTACTGGACTGAATACTGATGCTTGGATATTTAATTATGGAGTTGGTATTGGAAGCACTCAAATACCCAATGGAGTAAGACTTGCTGCTGGTGGTATGCAAGTTACTGATGCAACTATCAATTCTCCAAATCTGAATATTACTGATGTTGCAACAATCAATAAAATTGATGTAAATCAAATATCTCCAGATGGTAGTAATTATGGTAGTGCAAGTCAAATTCCTATTGCCGATGGACTTGGTGGATGGACTTGGGGCCCAGTATCTTCTGCAGGTGCCGCAACATCAATTGCAATTCAAGATGAAGGTATTCCAAAAGGTGGAGTAACAACAATAAATTTTGTTGGTGCTGGAATTACTGCATCAGTTACTGCAAGCACTGCAACAATTACTTTAGATATTGCATCACTTCAAGGTTCTCAAGGTACTCAAGGAACACAAGGTACTCAAGGACTTCAAGGTCTTTCTAATCAAGGTGTTCAGGGAAATCAAGGTTCTCAAGGTCTTCAGGGCACTGGAAGTCAAGGTTCTCAAGGTCTTCAAGGTACTCAAGGAACAGGAAACCAGGGTACTCAAGGTACACAAGGAATCCAAGGTACACAAGGAACAGGAAATCAAGGAACACAAGGACTTCAGGGTGCTGAAAATCAAGGTACTCAAGGACTTCAAGGAACAGGTAACCAGGGAACTCAAGGTCTTTCAAATCAAGGTTCTCAAGGTCTTCAGGGTCTCCAAGGAACGGGTAACCAGGGTACTCAAGGAATTTCTAATCAAGGTGTTCAAGGACTTCAAGGAACAGGAAACCAAGGAACTCAAGGACTTCAGGGTCTCCAAGGAACGGGTAATCAGGGAACTCAAGGTTTAGCTGGTACTACTCAAGGAACTCAAGGACTTCAAGGTTTGAGTAATCAAGGCACTCAAGGACTTCAAGGTTTGAGTAATCAAGGTACTCAAGGTCTTCAAGGATTACAAGGTTTACAAGGAACAGGAAATCAGGGTGTTCAAGGAGCCTCTGGTAGTGGTGGAGGAGTAGGGGAAATATCAGTTCGTAAAGATACTGTTCAGGTTGGAACCGCAATTACAGTCCTCGATTTTTCTGGTTCTGGTATCTCAACAATTACTGCATCTGTTGGAATTGCAACAATTACAATTCCCGGAGTTACAAGAGATGTAACTGTACATATAGCAACTGAAGGCCAAACATCGTTCTCCGCAAATTATACTATTTCTGGTGGAAATGCATATGTTGATGTTTATCTTAATGGTTCTAAGTTAAGTGCATCACAATATACTGCAACAAGCGGAACATCTATTGTTTTGGTTGATGGCGCTTCTTTAGATGATATTATAGAAATTGTTGGATTAAATAACTTAAATCTTGTTGGACCTGGAGTAGGAATTGCAACAGCAGGAGGAACGGTAGGAATTGGAGTAACTTTATTGGATTTTAGAGGTACAGCAATATCTACAGTTACAGTTTCCTCAGGTATTGGAACAATAAATATAACAGGCGGAAGTGGTAGTTCCACACCAGATATAAGTCCAGTAATGATGGGGATGATATTCTAAAATGGCTGCACCAAATCTTAAAAATCCAACAACAATTACGGGCATTACCTCAAGTGTGAGCGTTGGAACTACAGCAATTACAGGTATTCTAACAAACACCTCAGCAAGCAATAAAGTCTTTAAAATCAACAGCATCTTTGCAGCAAACACAAATGGTTCCACTGCTGTTGATATTAGTATCAGCATTTTAAGAAGTGGAACTGATACTTATCTTGCAAAAACAGTATCAGTTCCTGCTGATGCAACTCAAGTAATTTCAACAAAAGAAACATACTTTTACTTAGAAGAAAATGTTGGTATCAGAGCACAGGCAAGTGCTGCAAATGGTATTGATGTAACAATTTCTTATGAGGAGATTTCTTAATGGTGAGAAAACTTATAGGTAATCGGGTTGGTGTAAGTGGAATATATGAATCTGATGATAATGTATCATTAGTCAAGAATACTGCTGATTTGAGTAGATATGTTTATAATACCCAATCTAACTTGAATATACCTGGAGTTGCAGCAATTAGTGATTTGTATATTTCTCCAGATGAAACAAGACTTTATTTAAGTGATAGTACAACTGATAGAATACATCAGTTTTCTTTGAGTGGTTTTGGGATTACTTGTGATTTTAACCTCAAGAGTGCTTATGTTGGTTCTCAAGATGGAACAGCACAAGGAGTTACTATCGGTGCTGCTGGAACTGCTATGTATATTGTAGGTTCCACAAATGATTCAATATATCAATATACCTTAAGTACTGCCTATGATGTTTCTACAGCATCTTATTCAGGAATATCTTCTAGTATAGCAGCAAGAGAAACTGAACCAAGAGACCTCATCTTTAGTGATGATGGTACTAAAGTTTATGTGGTAGGAAATACTGCTGCTGGTGCTGGAGTAATTGCAGGATTAGAATATGTCCATCAATTCAATCTAGGCACCGCTTGGAATGTAGGTACTGCAGGATACTCCACAAGTTTTAATGTTACAGCACAAACTGGCACAAATCCAACCGGACTTTATATTGGTGTTGGTGGTACCGCGATGTATGTTACTACTAATTCAGCAATCTTTCAATATACCTTAGGAACTCCTTGGGAAGTCAATACTGCTTCTTATGCAAATAAGAGTCTTGCCGTAAGTACTCAAGAAGGTACTACAAATGCACTTTATTTTAAACCAGATGGCACTAAAGTTTATGTTGTAGGTAATAGTAATGATACAATTTTTCAATATTCAGTAAATACTCCTTGGGACATTAGTACTGGTTCTTATGATACAAAATACTTTTATATTGGAGCACAAGAATTAACTCCAACAGGACTTTACTTCAGTCCTGATGGTACTAAAGTTTTTATTGTTGGAAGTGCTAATAACATCGTTTATCAGTACTCATTAATAACTCCATGGGACATAAGTACCGTAGATTTTACTCCATCTGCTTTTGTAGGAAATCTTGAGGCCTCACCACAATCACTTTATATTAAACCTGATGGTACTGCTGCTTATGTTTTAGGTGATACAAGTGATAGAGTATGGACTTTACCACTTACAACACCTTGGGACATTAAGACTGCACCAATATTAAACTCTTTTCCTGTTGGTTCTCAAGATGCACTACCACAAGGAGTTACTATCGGTGCTGCTGGAACTGCTATGTATATTGTAGGTTCCACAAATGATACAATATACCAATACACCTTAGGAACAGCATATGATGTTTCTACAGCATCTTATTCAGGAATATCTTCTAGTATAGCAGCAAGAGAAACTGTACCGACAGATTTAACTTTTAGTGATGATGGAACTAAGGTTTATGTAATTGGGGAAACTGCTGCTGGTGCTGGAGTAACTGCAGGATTAGAATATGTTCATCAATTCAATCTAGGCACCGCTTGGAATGTAGGTACTGCAGGATACTTTACAAGTTTTAATGTTACAGCACAAACTGGTATATCACCAACAGGACTTACTATTGGTGCTGGTGGAACTGCAATGTATGTCGTAAGTAGTACAAATGATGCAATATATCAGTACACCTTAGAAACTCCTTGGGAAGTCAATACTGCTTCTTATGCAAATAAGAGTCTTGCCGTAAATGGTCAACAAGAAGCCACAGCATCAGCACTTTATTTTAAATCCGATGGTACTAAGGTTTATATTTTAGGAACCACTAATGATACAATCTACCAATATACCTTAGGTACTGCCTGGGATATAAGCACTGTAGTACAACCGTATAGTGGTAAGAATTTTTCTGTGAGTCAAGATGCAACACCGTCGGGAGTTTTTATAGGTGCTGCTGGAACTGTAATGTATATTTCAGGTGCTACTAGTAATACCATCTATCAATACACCTTAGGAACAGCATATGATGTTTCTACAGCATCTTATTCAGGAATATCCAGTAATATATCAGCAAGAGAAGCATCTCTACAAGATTTAACTTTTAGTGATGATGGTACTAAGGTTTTTGTAGTGGGATTGCAGGCAGCGGGTGCTGGAGTAACTGCAGGGGCAGAATATGTTCATCAGTTCAATTTAGGTACTGCATGGAATGTAGGTACTGCAGGATACTCTACAAGTTTTTATGTAACACCACAGACTAGTATATTACCATCAGGACTTACTATTGGTGCTGCCGGAACTGCATTGTATGTGAATAATAGCAGTACAATCTATCAATATACCTTAGCAACTCCTTGGGAAGTGAATACTGCTTCTTATACGAATAAGAGTCTTGCCGTAAATGGTCAAGAAGCCACAGCATCAGCACTTTATTTTAAATCAGATGGTACTAAGGTTTATATTGTAGGTATTAATAATGATACAATCTACCAATACTCATTAGGAACTGCCTGGGATGTAAGTACTGGTTCTTATGATGGTAAGACACTTTATGTTGGAACTCAAGAAGCAACAGCACGAGGTCTTTATTTCAGTCCTGATGGTACTCAAGTTTACATTGTCGGAGATACTAATGATAGGGTTTATCAATACAATCTTGAAATTCCTTGGGAATTAGGAGAATACACAAGAACCTTGCACATTGGAACACAAGAAACATTACCAACAGGACTTTATTTTAATCCTACTGGCACTAAGGTTTATGTTGTAGGAACTAATAGTGATAGAGTATTTGAGTATCCTCTTATAACTGCCTGGGACATTACAAGTTCCGTAAATAGTTTTAATCTAACAGATGCAACTCCAACTGCATTTTACTTCAAACCTGACGGAACTAAGTTTTATATTGTAGGACAAACTGGTGACGTTATTTACCAATATTCATTATCAAGACCTTGGGATGTAACAAGTGCTTCTTATGATTCTAAGTCTTTTAATATTGGTGGAGAAGAATTAACTCCAACAGGCCTTTATTTTAATACTAATGGTACTAAAGTTTATATTGTTGGAAGCACTAGCGATAGAGTTTTTGTTTATTCATTAAGAACTGCCTGGGACATTAGTACTGCAATTAGCCCTTATAATATTAAGGGATTTTCTGTAACTGTTCAAGACGGAACACCACAAGGAGTTACTATCGGTGCTGCCGGTACTTCCATGTATATCATAGGTTCTAATAATGATACAATATACCAATACACCTTAGGAACAGCATATGATGTTTCTACAGCATTTTATTATGGCATATCTTCTAATATATCAGCAAGAGAAAGTGTACCACAAGATTTAACTTTTAGTGATGATGGTACTAAAGTTTATGTTCTAGGTCAAACTGCTGCTGGTGCTGGATTAACTGCAAATGGCGAATATGTTCATCAATTTAACTTAGGTACTGCTTGGAACATAAGTACTGCAGGATACTCAACCAGTTTTTATGTAACAACTCAAACTAGTACAGCACCAACAGGACTTTACATTGGTGCTGGTGGTACTGCAATGTATGTTTTAGGTGAAACTAATGATGCAATATATCAGTACACCTTAGCAACTCCTTGGGAAGTGAATACTGCTTCTTATGCAAATAAGAGTTTTTCTGTAATCACTCAAGAGACAGCAATATCAGCACTTTATTTTAAATCTGATGGTACTAAGGTTTATATTTTAGGAACCAATAATGATAGAATTTTTCAATATAATTTAAGTACTCCTTGGGATATTATTACTGCATCTTATGATAATAAATTTCTTTTTGTTGGAGCACAAGAAGCAACAGCACGAGGTCTTTATTTCAGTCCTGATGGTACTAGAGTTTTTATTGTTGGAGATACTAGTGATACTGTTTTTTCTTATGACCTTGAGGTTCCTTGGGATTTGAGTTTTACTTTTAAGTCCTTATATGTTGGAGTAGAAGAAGCAACTCCTAGTGGTATTGCACTGAGTAATAATTTAGATAAGTTATATATTGTTGGTACTGGTACAAGAGCCCTTCGTCAGTATGATTTACTTAATTAATCTAAATAACTAGAAAGTCTAATGGCAGATAGAACAAGATACACCGCAAATTTAGTTTCTGATTCTAATCTGTATGTTGATATTGCTACAGATAGAATTGGAATAGGAACCACAAATCCAACACAAAAATTAGATGTAGATGGTTCTTTAAGACTTCGTGGTGGACTTTATGATACTAATAATAATGTAGGTGCTGGTGGGTCGGTTTTAATATCAACAGGTGTTGGTATTGCTTGGACTAGTTCTGCAGGTTCTGGTGCTCAAGGTCTTCAGGGTCTTCAAGGAACATCTAATCAAGGAACTCAAGGTTTAGCTGGTACTACTCAAGGAACTCAAGGACTTCAGGGTGTTCAAGGAACGGGTAATCAGGGAACTCAAGGACTGGCTGGTACTACTCAAGGTTCTCAAGGACTTCAAGGACTTTCAAACCAAGGAACTCAAGGTCTTCAGGGACTTTCAAACCAAGGTACTCAAGGAACACAAGGTCTCCAAGGACTTCAGGGAACAGGAAACCAGGGTACTCAAGGTTTAGCTGGTACTACTCAAGGTTCTCAAGGACTTCAGGGTCTCCAAGGAACAGGAAACCAGGGTACTCAAGGTTTAGCTGGTACTACTCAAGGAACACAAGGTCTCCAAGGACTTCAGGGAACAGGAAACCAGGGTACTCAAGGTCTTCAGGGACTTTCAAACCAAGGTACTCAAGGACTTCAAGGAAGACAAGGTACTCAAGGAACAGGCAATCAAGGAACTCAAGGTTTAGCTGGTACTACTCAAGGAACTCAAGGACTTCAGGGTCTCCAAGGAACAGGTAATCAAGGAACTCAAGGTTTATCTGGTACTACTCAAGGAACTCAAGGAACTCAAGGAACTCAAGGTATCTCAATTCAGGGACTTCAAGGAGCTTCTGGTTCTGGTGGAGGAACTTCTCCTTGGACAAGAAAGATAACAACATATACTGCAGTTACTGGAGATAGAATTATTGCAGATACTTCGGGTGGAGTATTTACAATCACACTTCCAGCAACTCCAACAACAGGAGATAATGTAATATTCGCTGATGGTGCTGATTGGTTCACAAATAATCTAACAGTTGCAAGAAATGGATCAACAATTGAAGGAGTTGCTGATGATTTTGTATTAGATATTAAAGGAATTGAAGTTGAATTTGTATATGATGGAACTACTTGGGAAGTATATGCATATACGGGACCAGCAGGGCCCAACAACGTTATTAATGCTGCAAATGATACCACATCATCAACTTTATATCCGGTAATGGTTTCTGCTGCAGGAACAAACACTACACCTAAAGTTACAACAACTACCAATTACCTATCATTTAATGCAACAACAGGTCAAATTACTGCAATTGATTTTAATTCAGCATCAGATAAAAATCTTAAAACAGACGTAACAAAACTAAATAACAGCATAGAAACTATCAAAAAACTCTCACCAGTTTCATTTAATTGGAAAACAACAGGCGAAAAGAGTTATGGTTTAATCGCTCAAGAAGTTGAAAAGATTTTACCAGAACTTGTTTCTGAAACAAATGGAGTTAAATCTGTTCGTTACATACCACTAATTGCGATGTTAATTGATGCAATAGTTGAATTAGAAAAAAAAATTAATTAAAAGTAATCAATATGCCGACAAATCTTTCTACATTCTTAGGTTCGACATTTGAAGGTACTCAAGGTGCTCAGGGTCTCCAAGGTTCTCAAGGTCTTCAGGGTCTCCAAGGAACAGGGAACCAAGGAACTCAAGGTCTTTCAAACCAAGGTACTCAAGGTCTCCAAGGAACAGGCAATCAAGGAACTCAAGGTCTAAGTAATCAAGGTACTCAAGGTCTTCAAGGAACAGGAAACCAGGGCACTCAAGGACTTCAAGGAAGACAAGGTACTCAAGGTATCTCAATTCAAGGTGTTCAAGGAACAGGAAACCAGGGTACTCAAGGTCTTCAGGGTCTTCAAGGCCTTGCAAATCAAGGGGCTCAGGGTTTAAGTAATCAAGGTACTCAAGGTTTAAGTAATCAAGGTACTCAAGGTCTTCAGGGTCTTCAAGGCCTTGCAAATCAAGGAGTTCAAGGTGGATTAAGTTCTCAAGGCACTCAAGGACTTCAAGGACCTCTTGGTACTTCTGGTTCTGCAGGTATCGCAACAGTAAGAGAAATTGCACTTACTTCAGGCACTACATATACTCCAACAGCAGGAACAACTCATATTATGGTTTACTGTACTGGTGCAGGTGGTGGAGGTGGAAATGCATCAGGAACTGATACCTCTAATTCATCTGTTGGTGCAGGAGGAGGTGCAGGAGGAACTGCAATTAAACTTTATACAATTGCAGAACTGGGTGCAAATGCAACATATGCGATTGGACTTGGTGGTGCTGGTGGAACAACCGCTGGTGCAACTGGTGCAACTGGAGGAACAACAACATTTAATCCTGCCGGTGCTGGTGCAGATCTAACCGCAAATGGTGGACTAGGAGGAACAGGAAACTCTACTGCTGCGACTGCAGTTTATGCAGACGGTGGAACTGGTGGTGCTGCAACAGGTGGAGATATTAATGCAAGAGGGCAATCTGGATTTGCTGTTGCTTCTGTTGCTGCATTTGCTGCTGGTGGTAATGGTGGAGCATCATTCTATGCTGGTGGTGGTAGTGGTGGATATACTGTTACAAACACTGCTTCAGCAGGTGCATCCGTAACATCTACTCCAGGTGCAGGTGGTGGTGGTGGTGCATCCAGAAACTTAAGTAATGCTGGTGCTGGTGGTGCTGTTGGTGGTGCTGGTGGTGATGGTTTAATCTTTATTATTGAATATGGAACATAAGGAGGTATAAAAATGAAAGTCTGTATTCTTAACTCTCAAACAAAAGTTGTAGAAAATATTGTAAGTCTTGATTATCCAGAACAGTTTATTCCTTATAAACCTGGACTTGAAGTTGCTCCACAACACGATGGGCAAATTGGGTGGACTTGGACTGTGAATGGATGGTATAATCCAGAAGTTCTTCCAAATATTGAAAAACAAGAAAGAGATAGAAGAGATAAGTATCTTCTAGTACACGTTGATATTATGAATGCTGTCCGCTGGGAAAGTCTAACTCAACAACAAAAAGATGATATGATTGCTTATCGTCAGGCACTTTTGGATGTTCCACAGCAACCAGGGTTTCCAACAAGCATAACTTGGCCTACTCACCCTGAACTATAAATATTAAAAAAACACGAGAATGAATAGATATTCTAAAATCCTACATCATATTGGTTCGTCATCAAAGACGGAAACACCTAAAAGTTCTTCGGGTAAGAAAAGAACTTTTGAAGAGTATGAGGCAGAGCAGAAAAAAACAGAAGTTGATAAATTAAAAGAACAAACTCAACAACTTACAGAGAATATTGATTTTTTACAGAATTTAGTTGTAAATCAGCACGATGAAGTGTATGAGCTTCGTCAGCAACTTAAGAATAATCCAATTCCACAACAAAGAAAGCAACTAAATGAAGGTCTGTTAAATGAACCACCAAATATAAAGAACGGCGATCCACTTACACCACTAGACCAGAACTTTGTAACTATTCAACAACTTAACGACCATTATCAACTCTTCATTAATCGTATCCAACAACAAATGGCTACGATTGGTGGTGGTGGTGAAACTCAATTTAAGTTTCTTGATGATGTTGTAAACTTTATTTTTGTTGGAAGTACAAACGACCTTCCAAGTGCAGTAGATGGAGTAATCACTCTCAAAGACAATTATACCTACTTTTTCACAACGACTGTAGATTTACAAGGAAATCGTTTAGTTGCTGGAGATAACACCACAATTCTTGGTGGTTCATCCGAGAACTGCAGAATTAAATCCACAGGTATTGCGACTGATGTTGCTCTTTTGAGTAGTGTTTATTCTCTTCCGATGAGAAGCATTACATTAGAAGCACCTTTTGCAATTAATCTTCAAGCATCTATTCCTTCAGTTCACGCACTTGATTGGTTTGGAGTAAACTTTACCAATTGTGTAAGGGTAGGAATTATCTCAAGTTATAATAACTTTATTTTGCTTGATGGTGCATTTCTAAACTCACAGGACTTAACTTTTGATGGTACTACAGGAACAGTAGGATTTAACCAGTGCTTGTTTAGTGGAAACTTTGGACTTGGTGGTACAAAATCTATTCTGAATTTTCCAAGTACTTTTATATCTACTCGTCGTATTCGTGTTACCGTTTGTTCCTTTATTGTTCCTTCTGGATATACTGGAATTACAGTTCAAGATGGTGTAAATTTCGCTCAACCTGAAAGTTTTATTCTGCAGACTTGCAATTTCTCTGGTCCAGGAACAAAACTTGGTATCAGTACTCATACTGATATAGACAACAGAGATGCTTTCTTTGAGAGAAATCGTGGTATTGATAATAGTTTTGTAATCGGTCAGTATTATATGAAGAATAATGCTACTCAAACAACCTTTGATTCGACTGATACTTATGTAAAAGTTGTGGGTGTTACTACAACTACTGGAGCAACGAACTCTAAATTTACACATACTGATAACCGTTTAACTTGTAATGCAGGCATCGAACGTGAATATCTTACTCAAGTTTCTGCAACTGTTCTTTCAGATACAAGCACTACCTGTAGTATTGCAATTTTTGATAGTTCAAATGGTAATGCAATTTTAGAAGCATCTACATTAGATTTTGAGGTACTTGCAGGAACTCCTACTGTTGTCCACATTACTGATGTTCACAAACACATTTTAAATGACTACGTAGAAGTTCACATTTCAAATCTTGAAAGTACTGATCCAGTAACAGTAACCAGTTTAAACGTTTTGGTTACTCAGTTGGGATAATAAATACTCTCAAGAACACATAATGCTTTTATGAATTTCGTCAAACTTGCTTTGGAGAATGGTGGCAGTATTCACCCTCTTACTATTCCTTCATCAGATTTAAAGGGGCCTGCACTCACAAATCCTTCAATTTACAACGATAACGGTAAAATTCTTGTAAATTTAAGGAACATTAACTACACCTTATATCATTCTGAAAAGAAAAAGTTCGAGCACCCTTGGGGTCCTCTGGTGTATATTCATCCAGAAAATGATATGCATCTTCGCACTTGGAATTATATGTGCGAAATGGATGAAAATATGAGAATTAAAAGACATAATCTTATTGATACCTCTAGATTTCCAGATAAGGAACTCTGGGAATTTGTTGGATTAGAGGATGCTCGTATCGTTCGTTGGGATGATAAGTTGTATATTACTGGAGTCAGAAGAGACCTTGATCCAATTGGAACTGGTCGTATGGAGCTTTCTGAACTTGAGATTACTGAAGATGGTGTAGTAGAAATCAATCAACATCGTATTCCAATTCCAGGAGATGATGATACTTTAGAGTATTGTAATAAGAATTGGATGCCCATTCTAGATCTTCCATATCATTATGTGAAATGGACAAATGGAACTGAAATTGTAAGATATGATATTCAAACAAATAAAACTTATAGAGTATGTGTAAGTGATTGGAAAGACTTGGGATGTGTAGACCTTCGTGGAGGTTCTCAAGTTCTTCCCCTGGGAGATTATAGATTTGCATTACTTCACGAAACTTATCTAACAAAAAGTCCTGCAGGAAGAAAAGACGGAATATATCGTCATCGGTTTGTTGTATGGGATAAGAATTGGAATATTGTAAAAGTATCAGAACAATTTTCACTTTTAAATGGTGAGATTGAATTTGCTGTAGGAATGTGTGAATATAATAATGATTTTCTAATAACCTTTGGTTTTCAAGATAATGCATCGTATCTTGTAAGAGTTTCTAAAGACTTTATTTTGAATTTCATAGGAGTAATAAATCAAATTGAAAATATAGAACCTCAAATAAATTGGGGAACTGATACTTTAGACGGACATTTGGATTATACAAATCTTGAATGGTCCAATATGCCTTTCTATGCAACGGTGATTGATTTCTTAAAAGACAAAAAAATTAAATCATTTCTTGATGTTGGGGGATGTACTGGAGAAGTTGTAAAAATATTCTTCGATAAAATTCCAACGATGACTGAAGCAGTTATTATGGAACCTGTTCCTGTAAATTATAATTACATACAAAATAGATTTAAAGATGATTGGAGAGTTAAAGTCATAAACAAAGCTGTGTATTATGGTGCAGAAACAATTTCATTAGGGCAATCTGATGGAAATGTGGGTGGTTATAATATGCATTCTGATAGTCATACAGTTCAGTTTAACGAACTTCCCACAACAACATTAGAAAATCTTCCAAAATATGATTTTATTAAGATTGATATTGAAGGTGGTGAAAGAAATCTATTAGAAAATGCAACTTGTTTTGCGGACTTTAAATATATTGCGATAGAATTTCATAACGAAATGGCCTCAACTTGGACGGAATTAGTTGAGAAATACATTCCATCTCATAAGATTGCTGTAGACGGAAGACTATACGGAAACCCAGAGTCAGTATTACTTGAATTAAAATAATGGAACACATTTGCGGAAGTGATAATTTTGGTGAAGGTTGGTTTTCTTATCCCAACCTTTACTCCAGAATCGCAAAACGCTTTCCTTCGGGAAGTCGTTTTGTGGAAGTTGGTTGCTGGAAAGGTAAATCGGCAGCCTATATGTGCGTTGAAATTGCTAATTCCAATAAAGATATTGAGTTCTTTTGTGTAGATACTTGGGAAGGAAGTGTAGAGCACGAGGGAATGAAAGAGTTGCCTAAACTCTATGATATTTTTATTGATAATCTAAGACCCGTTGGAGAATATTATTTTCCTCTCAAGATGACTTCTCTTGAAGCAGCAAAGAAATTTAAAGATAACTCTCTCGATTTTGTCTTTATTGATGCTTCACACGAATACGAAGATGTGAGAGATGATATACTTGCCTGGTATCCTAAAGTAAAACCTGGTGGAATACTCGCAGGGCACGATTATTATCACGAAGAATATGATTGGTTTCCTGGTGTTAAACGGGCAGTCAACGAATTGCTGACTGATTTTATTGCCGAAGAAAAGTGCTGGATTCACTATAAACCAGATACATCTAAACTGAAGAATCTACCTCCTGTTCATTATATTAGTGTAGATTACTGTACCGAAAGAAGAGAAAAACTACATCAAAAGTTCTCTCAGTTTGGTATTGAGAATATCACAGGGCATATCTTTCAGAAGTATGATGATTCCCAACACAAAATTATAAGTGATTATATTGACCGCTTAAGTATTGGTAGCAGAGGCCCTGTTACTTCACACTTAAAGGCAATTAAAGAATGGTATGATAATACAGAAGAGGAAGTTGCTTTCTTCTGTGAAGATGATTTAAGTATGGAACTAGTCCAATACTGGAACTTTACTTGGGATGATTTCTATAACAGTCTTCCTAATGATTGGGAAATGGTTCAACTTGCTTGGTTAAGATATGAATTTTATACATTCAAAATTGGATTCAGAAACCGTTGCTGGTGTGATTGGTCTGGGTGTGCATATATTATTAAAAGAGAATTTGCAAAGAAACTAATTGATGCATACTATTACGACGGCAAGTTTCATCTAAATCTCCAAGGCGGTGACGTTCATCTTAGGGACGAATGGGCAAAAATTCCTGTGATTGAAACAATTATATTCTCACCATTAGGTAAAGTTTATGGTGCTCCTTTGTTTACTGAGGATTTGAGTTTCTTACCTTCATATTTAGATCCAAATACGGAAGAGGGAAAGAAACAACCAATTCACAAGGCACATTATGAATCTTATAATAATAATTTAAATTGGTGGAGAAATATTGGTTCCACTCAAACAATTGAAGAATTTATGAAAGAATGACGCACATTATTAAAAACCAATTTGATACTGGATTGTCTGGGTGCAAACTAGAACTTCTAGACAATAGTACTCTTCGTAAGTACTCATCTTCCTCTGAATATAATTTCAGATTATCAAAGCAAGTAGATAAACAATTTTTTTTTATAATTTAATATTAAAAAATATAGATACTCCTAAAGTTCTAAGTGTAAACAAGGAGAACTTATATTTTTTTGATATGGAATATGTTCCGGGATTATCCTTTTATGATTTCTTTTCTTCTGCAAGTAAAGAAAATATTGATTTTGTAATTGAAACTCTCTTTGGTTACTTTGATTATCTTTCATCCAGATTTAGGATGGTTGATGTAACTAATCAAGTTTTAAGTAAGATCCAAACACTCAAAGAAAATAGTTCGCATAAAAACTATATTGATTATCTAGAAAATTCAATTCAAGAAAATCGAGTAATTGTTCCAAATACATTTTGTCACGGTGATTTGACATTTAGCAATATCCTTTTTCATCCAAATCGTTTGTTCTTTATTGATTTTCTTGATTGTTATGTGGATAGTTTTCTATGTGATCTTGTAAAAATCAAACAAGATTTACATTATCTTTGGAGTTTGAAGGTTCAGAATCTTTCTTCTGTTCGTATTATTCAAACTTACAGATACATTTGGGAGAAACTGGAAAGTAGGTACGAGTATTTTATTCATAGTTCAAGTTTTGATGTTCTTGACACTATTAACATATTAAGAATAGAACCATATTTGACAAATTCACATCAAGGAATTATACTTGATAATATTTTATCTTCAACAAAATTGTATGAGAACTTTAATAGTTCCTATGGCAGGGAAATCATCTAGATTTCCAAATATGAGGCCAAAATGGATGCTTACTCATCCGATGACTGGTCGTTTTATGGCTATAGAATCAATACTTGGACTAAATCTAGAATTCTTTGATGATATTTACTTTGCTTGCTTAAAGCAACACGAAGAGAAATATCAATTTCATAAGGGTTTCTCACACGAACTGGATGAACTAGGTCTTCTGGAGAAGTCTCATATCGTATTTCTTGACGAGCAAACTAAATCACAGTCTGAAACTGTATGTGAACTCATTCATAAATCCAATATTGATGGATTCATATTCATCAAGGACTCTGATGGATATTATGAGTGTGAGATTGCAGAACCAATCAATCAGGTTGCATACTTTGACCTGAATGATATGGAAAATATTAATGCAAAAACCAAGAGTTATTTGCAGTTTGATATCAACCATATCATTACAAATATTGTAGAGAAGAGGGTGATTAGTTCCACTTTCTCTGTTGGTGGATATGGATTTGCAAGTGCTCTAGAATTCTGCGAGATCTATAAGAAACTGTCAGATATTGATGGTGAATGTTATGTCAGTCATATCATATTTGAAATGATACTTTCTGGTTCTCTTTTCCGTGGATTGCCCACAACCAACTTTAAGGATTGGGGAACTCTAGATGCTTGGAATACATATAAGAAACAATATAAATGTTTGTTTGTGGATATTGATGGAACTTTGGTGACTAATTCTTCTACTCATTTTCCACCTTATGTTGGAGAAGGAACTGCAATACAAGAGAATATAGATTACCTAAATGAACTTTATTCTTCTGGTAAAGTTAAGATTATTCTTACAACGAGTAGACCAGAAGAACATAGGGAAACTACTGTGTTTGAAATGGAGGAGAAGGGTATTCCTTATGATCAACTGATTATGGGATTACCTCACGCACAGAGAGTAGTGATTAATGATTTTGCAAGAAGCAATCCATATCCTTCTGCCAAGGGCATCAACATTCCACGAAATGCAAATAATCTAAAGGAGTTTTTTGAATGAAGATACTTGTTACAGGTGCTGCTGGCCAGATTGGTTGTGGTATCTCTAAAAGATTAATTGAAAACGGACACGATTTGGTTTTAGTTGATAGCCTCAGAAATGGATACAAATCAAACCTTGAGGTAAATGGAGAGTTAATTGCTCCATTTTTTAATATTGATATTTCAAAACCCTTTGCTTTATTAGATTCAAAGTTTGATGCTATCATTCATTTGGCAGCAATAACATCACTTCCAGATTGTGAAATAAATCCACTAGAAACAATTTGGACAAATGTTGGTGGTGTTGCAAATATTTTAGAATTTGCTAAGAATCACGAAATCCCTCATATTATTTTTTCCAGCACGAGTGCAGTATATGAAAATTGTGAAGTAGATATTTTTACAGAAAACTTAGAGTTAAATCCAAAGTTATACTATTCATCTTCAAAAAAGATGGCCGAAGATATTGTAGAATCTTACAGGGAAAACTACAATATGCAAATTACCACTCTTCGGTTCTTTAATGTTTTTGGTCCAGATGGAGATTATCGTAGAACTCATCCACCTTTGGTAAATTTTCTGGTAAGAGAGTTCCTTTCTGGAGTATCTCCTTGTTTAAGTGGTGATGGAACTCAAACCAGAGATTTTATTTGGGTTGAAGATATTATTTCTATGATAGAAATTTGTTTAAAAAAGAAACCGAATGATACTTTTAATGTTTGTACTGGTTTAAATTATAGTGTAAATCAAATTGGAAAATGGGTTTCTGAAGCACTAAATTGCAATCACATACCTCTTTCATATAAACCCGCAGAGGAACTTTGGAGTAGATATCCAAAATTGTTCGATGGCAAATATGCTCTAAATAAAGAAACTGTGAGGCAAGAGACTATTAGAAAATCTATTGGTTCTTTTGAAAAAGCACAAAAAATCCTTGAGTGGAAACCTAATTTAAATATTGAAGATTTGATTAAACAAGTTGCCGTGCAAATTAAAAATGATTTCAAATAAATTAAAACACTTTCCTAAAGTTTATTATATTTCTCTTGAGGAAAGTGTAGATAGGCAAAACTTATTGCAACAACAATTTTCTGAATATAATATTAGTTCAGTTTATCCAATTATATCCAAAAGATTCTCTGAATGTGATGACAAAATTACAGGAGAACTATTAGATACTTTAGATTCTGGTACTAGAGGAACTATAATTTCTCACCTTAAAGCAATTAAAAAATGGTACGAAGAATGTGATGATGATTATGCATTCTTTTGTGAGGATGATGTAAGTTTTGAACTTGTAAAATATTGGAATTTTACTTGGGAAGAATTTATTAGTAATCTTCCAGATGATGCGGAATGCGTTCATCTAGCAACTGTAAGACCCTTCTATCAAAACATAGAACTAAGAGAAAAATCTCACGATGACTGGTCGGCTACTGCTTATATTATCACTAGAGAATATGCCAAGAAGATAATTGATAGACATATTTTTGGTGATGTCTATGATGTTACGATACCTGGCAATTTTGTTCCTATGCCAGAAAATGTTTTATTTTTCGGGCACGGAAAGGTTTATAGTATTGAATTGTTTGTTGAAAATATTGACATACCTACAACATTTAAAGAATTTGATGGCCAAAAAGGTTACCACAACGAAAGTTATGACTTTGTAGTTAACTGGTGGAAAGAAAACAAGAATAAAGTTTCGCTGAAAAAAATTATGGGAATTCCAGATAACAATACAAAAACTGATATTGAAGAAGTTTTAATTGAATATGCATTAGATCCAGAAAATGCAGAAAAAAACTTTGCCTTGGGTCTTTGGTATGAGAAAGAAGGACATTCATCACCTGCTTTATCTTATTTTCTCCGTTGTGCGGAGAGAGCAGATGATGATACTTTTGCATATGAGGCATTAATTCACGCATCTAATTGTTATGATAAGCAAGGAACAAGAGATTTAACTGCGAAAGGTATTCTGCAGCAAGCACTTTGCCTACTTCCGAATAGACCAGAAGCATATTACTTATTGGGTAAATTCTCTGAAAAGAAAGATCAGTGGCAAGATTGTTACATCTATGCAAATACTGCATTAACATTCGCAGATTTTAATGTCAAACCACTTGAGAGTGACGTTGAGTATCCAGGAAAATATGGATTGATACTACTGAAAGCAATTTCAGGATGGTGGTGGGGTAAAAATGAAGAATCTGGTCTCTTATTTAAAGATTTACTTGACAACTATAATATGAGTGAAGATCATAGAAATATTGTTCTCAACAACTTAAAGAATTATTTTAGTGATTTTTTAGTTCCAACAAATTTTGATTGGGGGCCCACAGATCCAGAATATGCTCAAATGTTCAGTAATGAGAACTTTATTGAAAGAACTTATGAAAAGCATCATCAAGTAAGTGAAGGCGATATTGTTTTTGATGCAGGAGCAAACTGTGGGTCATTTACATATTCTATATTAAACAAAAATCCAAAACACGTTTATTGTGTAGAACCTTCAAATACAATTGTTGAGTACTTAAAAAAGAATATTGGCCATGGACCAGTTACTATTATTAACAAGGGAATTGGTGACAAAGAGGAATCATCAAAAATAATTGGTGAGAGTGGAGAATATATTTACCAACATAATGGAAATACCTACTGCACTACAACATTTGAAAATATTATAAGTGAATATAATATTAATAAGATTGACTTCTTAAAGTTTGATTGTGAGGGTGGAGAGTATTCAATTTTCACAAAACAAAATTATGAGTACATTCGCAATAATGTTAGAAATTGTGCAGGAGAATGGCATATTAATGATCACCATAATGCCGTAGAAAAATTCATAGAATTTCGTAATCTTTATCTAATAGATTGCTCAGATCTTCACGTCTATGAAAGAAATGGAAAAGATGTAACACAAGATATCTTTAACGATCAATATCTGTATGACTTTAGAGAATACTGGAAGAATACTTATCTCGGTCAATTTATTATCTATTTTTCATACGACAATCCAAAAGTAGAAGAGAAAGTAGAAATATTTGATATAGTACAAAATGATAAGATTGATATTGTTCTTCAGGGGCAATATGATGATTATACTGACGAAATAATTTCAGATTATTTAAAACTTCCCTTTGTGAATAATATTATTGTTTCTTGTTGGGAAGATGATAAGCAACAAAAATATTATAATGATAATGTAATATTTGTAAGAAGTAAATATCCTTCAACTCCAGGTACTTGCAACAAAAACTTGCAAATTGTTACATCTTTATGTGGGATTAAAGAATGCAAGACTGAATTTGCAGCTAAAATGAGATCCGATCAGAAATATACCACAGAAAGTATGGTAAAGATGTATGATTTCTTCAAAAAAAATCATACCGATCATAAACTCTTTGTTGGTGGAATATTTCCAAACTTTGTCTTTCATCCCAGAGATCACATTTTTTGGGGTAAAACTGAAGACTTAGTATACCTCTTTGATATTCCTCTAGAATATAATAGTTTGATTGACAAAGTTAGAGTTGGAAAGTATGAACTTGCAGAATATGCAAACTTCTTAACCAGACCAGAGACTTATATCGGTGCTCATTACTGTACCAGATTTGATAATAGAATTAAAAGAATGCTAATTGAACCAGAAAAATACTTATATGATAATGCAGAAAAATGGAATGAAACCTACGAAGTTAGTAAATCTGTTTTACCTTTAGCATTTAAATCCTTCCCAAGAACAGGTATTGATCTTTCTTGCCCCAAGAGAAATTTCCATACTTACCCCTATGATGCACAATACTTAAGCGGAGAAAGATGGGATGAGGATATGTACTAAAGACACTTTCTAAACTGGCCACAAGACCCTGCAGGACGCCCTGTGGGGTTTTATAATGTCTGTAGTTACCCAGACCGTTTATGAGGTTATCAAGTCTAGACCGATTGATTTTTGTTGGTTCTTTTATGCTCCTGATGAACTGGGGTGTAAGACTTTGTAACGTTACTCTGAACTCTGTATTCTGATGCTCACAGTATACACCAGCGGATACAACTACAGTAAGAAACGTTGTAGTGATGCTGTGGAATGGTTTATCTCAAAGTATCTTCCTAAACACAAACTTGAGATCACAGTCAATCATCGTGGATTGGCTAGAGAAGGTGTTTATGGTTGGTGTAGTGTGATGGATTGTAATCACCGCCCTCGTGAGTTTGAGATTGAACTTCACAATCAAATGAACTCTGACCTATACCTTCAGACCCTCTTTCACGAACTCTGGCACGTTTATCAGCACGTTATGGGTAATCTGAAGGATAAGCACGGTAAACGCCTCTGGAAGGGCATAGACTACACGGAGACGGACTATGAAGATCAACCTTGGGAGATTGAAGCAAGAGGAATCGAAGAGGAACTCTATAATCAGTACCTGGGATTGAATGACTTTGTTTATCACTTTCCCAATCGCTTGACACAACCTTAAGATCTCTGTATAATTACCTTTGTGGAGGTTCATAGATTTATTAGCTAAATATTTTTAAAGAGCCTTATGAAAATCGTAGAGAGACCTGCATACAAGATATACAAAGATAAAAAGATCTTTCACACACGGAGATTAACTTTTAATCCTTATGTGTATAGTGAATACAGTATGTGTCTGGTGATGGGATTGATTAAACGTCAACTCACACCAGATCTTTTAACACCTAAGTATCGTGAAGAGAATCTTACTAATCCAACATACGGACACTGCTATCACTCTACACAAGCACTGTTCTATTTGATGGATACTGATAAATTAATTCCAATGAGTGGAATTGATTATCGAGGAGATTATCACTGGTGGTTGCAAGATGGAGAGAGAGTTTATGATGTAACTGCAGATCAATATTATACTGTAGGAAAACTTCCACCATATCATAATGGAAAGAAAGGCAAATGGTATGGTTGGGGACAGAGACCTCATCAAAGATCTTTGGATTTAATTGTAAGAGTGTTAGGAAAGGAGAATGTGAAAGACGAAAAGACTTGACATTTGAAACTGGGCCCCTTAAAGTGCAGTAGTAATGTAAGGAAGATGCCTTCGGCAGTTTTCTTCCTTACATTACAAACACAATGCTATTGGAGCAACTTACTATGACTACTATTCCATTTCTTCCTAAGGTTACTTGTGCCGACCTTAACATTAAAAACTATGAAGGTCGCTGGACTCAGGAAGAAGCAAATTCCCATCAAAAATATGGGACATTTATCAAGTTTTCTTTTCTTGATATTTCGACTAAAAAAATCTATGACGATGATCTGAATAACGCTGCTGTTCGTTCAGAGCAAACTGATGATGCAACTGATGGCATTGCATACAGTTACGAAGAGGCTGGTTGGGACTACAATTCTTTCCCACCTATTGTGTCTACGACTGGAAAAATTAAAGATGGACGCACTCGTATTCGCGCAGCACTTGTTGCAGGTTGGAAAAGAATTCCTGTTGCAATTTTTACCTACGATCAAAGTGTAAACGAAGATCTTTCGGATGTTGTTGATGGTCTGGTTGCAAACGACCATCTCATTTCTCGCAGGGCATCAATGAACGATTTTATTGATGCGGGTGTGTTTTTGGTTGGTAAGGGCATCATCAACCAAGATCAAGCTTCGATTGATGATTGGCTTTATAACGAAGTTGAGATTGATCGCTTCTACAGCAACATTGCAGGTACAATTACGAAAATTGGAAAGCAAATTTTGCTGCGATCCACGCCAAATGGAGATCCGATTGTTGTAATCAAAGATCGGTCGGAATGGATTGAGTACCTAGAGGACTGTAAGGAAATCAAAGAACTTGGCGTTGCACTTCCCGATTCCCCCACTCCTTTGAATGAGAATCAACTGGTTCTGTATTCTACTGGTAAGACTAATGCTCGTCGGTGTTGGGTAGACCAAATTCTTTCAAATACCACTCACGGACATCACACTTACATCGTTCTCTACAGCACTGAAAAGGTTGCAGAAAAACTGCGCGAAGAACTGAAGAGTTTTGCGAACGATCTTGAAATGTTCTATGCCCAGACTATTAAACTGATTAATAGTCAACTCAACGGTATTCAGATTTCACTTCCCGAAGATCGTCCTTTTACCATCGTTGGAGCAATTCCCCAATTCTCTGATGATGAGAAGCACAAAGAACTTCGCTCTCTGAATCGTATCATTCCTCTCAACCAGATCTGATACTGTCACACGGGGTCTACAAAGACCCCTTTTTCATTCTATAATGACTGCATACAACACTTTTTCTATGAAAACCAAACGCAAGTTCGTAAACGTGGTTCCTATCAGTTCCAAAGCAAAGAACAGGTTTATCAATCAAATGGAAAGTTTCCACGCGATGATAGTAGAGCAAGAAACAGATACTCAATTTTTTGTAGTATCTCTCAATAAAAAATACTGCTTCTGGTTGAATAAACTGAATGACCCACACTGGAATATTGTAAAATGAAACATCTTTTAGCTCTTGCTCTTCTTCTACCAACTCCAACATCAGCACAAGAAATCTATTCAATTAATGTGAATCGGGTTTGTGCTGCGATTGTTCAAATTCCTTATGCAAGTGATAATTTTACTGATAAGGAATGGGAACAGTTCAATACCTGTCTTCGGTTTATGAAACAATATGAGGAATAGAAACTCTATTAAATAGTAATAGAATAGGAGAAACCTATGGTTGTATTACTTTCTACGACCATTATTAGTTGCAGTCAAGCACTAACCCTTCTTCATCGCCTTACTAAAGTAGTTGGATTGACTGAATTTCAAAAAACTGAGATACTTACAGAAATCCGTAAGACTATTCCCTTTTGTCCTGTTACAATTAAAAAAGATGCAAAATGAAACTCCAGAAGATAAATGGAACCGAGGATTAACTTTATTTGAAGAGAGTGTATTGAAACCAGATCCAGAGTTGAGAAATTGTGCTCATAATCAACTCTGTTTTCACGAGTTAATGTATATTCGGGAACACGTTCTTGAGTATCTTAAGACTCTAAGAAAATGAATTCAATATACATCTATTTCCTTATATTTGCTTGTATTGCATATTTGATTGTTACGGATGAAAGTGTATCAAGAGCAGTTGTTTTACTTTCACAGTTAGCAAAGTTTCAATATGAGAAAACAAAATGGATGATATTGCACGACCCAAGAAATCCAATTAACAAATACTTAATGTGGCGAAGAGCATATAAACTTGCAGAGGAACTACAAAATGAAATTGAAATGGAACGTCAATCCCAAAAGTCCAACGACGATAGCACGATTGATTAGTGAACTGGAAGGAGTAGACTATCTTCTTGATGCTTTAGACCAACCAGAAGAGTGTGAATATATACAGAAAATGAAACAGAAGTATTATAAGATGTACTTTAGAATGTTAAAGGAACAATAAATACACCATATCTGGATAATAAACTTATGTTATCAACTGCTTATCGGCTCAGATTAGAAGAGATTTGTAATCGTATTGCAAAACAAGAAGAAGTTGGTTTAAGTGATATCATCTGGGCTGAAAAGTTAGCAGCTCATAATGCTTCTGCTGCTAAAATCTTAAGACAAGCAAGAAGGACTGCATCAACACCAACGATGCAAGAGGGAGATCTAGACGATTTTCTTAATCAGTTAGATTTGGGAGATCCAGACCCAACAAGACATAAAACTGGTTTTAATAGTGTTGATGAGATTGTAGATTGGTTTCGTAGAGATGAAGATGAGGATGGTGATAACAATTGGAGAAGAAGAGACTGATGAACTATCCTCTTCTAGTATCTCTATGTTTTTTACCTCTTGCAATTATTTTCATAGTCACAAAGATTTCTTTATGGATGTCCTCAAGTGCTGCTGAAATCAAGTATGTAAAGGAAGATGCAAAACGACCCCACAGACCATTTCTCCCCAACGTCTATGATGATTTTGACCCAGAGAATGAAGACGATGGTTATTGGTGAAAAGGTGCGTAATGCAATTAGTGATTGGTATTTTGAGAATGGAAAGGAAGAACCACTTTGGTATGTTCCTAAAAATTCAGAGTGGTGGGAAAATTACTTGAAAGAACTTGACGAAAACGCATAGATACCTTATAATATCCAGCATATACCTTTAGATTATGACTGACTACAAACCATATTCTGCAGAGTGGAGCAGAAAACGCTATCTATCTGAAGCACTTCAGACTTATTTTGATGATAGTGTCTCTGTAGATGTGATTTTAGACGATATTGTAGATGTTCTCAGTCAGAATGTGGAGGAACATCGTAGTCGTGCAGAGAAGTTTCAAGAAGTATTGGATGGACTTAAATCTCTTTCCTATTGAGATATATTAAGAAACTCACACAAAAATCAAATTAAATGCTAATATAGTATCAGTGAGAGTACTACAGCATAAAATTTCTTCATTATAATGTTTTCTTGCATAGAGGTTATGATGCATAACTTAATTTCCTACAATCAACTGGCTTCCTGGAAACAACTGGAGACAACTATTAATGAATTTACCGAACAAAATGAAATGATTAATGACTATTATCAGTGTTTAATTGAGTGTGATGATAACCAACAAGAATGCAAACGAGTGTGTAGAGAAGTCTTAAGTTCATAAGTCCAATTTAAAATCCGTCCACTCCCTCTTGACTTTCGGGTTGAGAGGGTTTATAGTATGTTTATTGATTCTGCAAAACCCACATTATGTACTCCGCAAAAGTTACATTGAAGTATGATAGCACATGGACACATACTATTGGAAGTTCTCTTGGTGATGATATTCTCCCAGAAGAGCACGTAACTTATGAGTTTCCTGTGGAGGATGCAAACTCTTACCAAATGTTCCGTGCATTTAGTAAGTTTATGTTGATGATCGGCCATAATGAACAGGGTGTTGCAAAAGGTGCTGCATCAGTTGCTTTTAATGAAGAACGTAGTTATGAGGATATGAAAAAGATTGCTGATGAGTTTGATCTCATTCTTGCAGAAGACCACGGAAAGCAAGTGATTACTCTGGAGAATAAGATTTATGCTCAAGAACAAGAAATTCGTGACCTAAAAGCAAAACTCTCCCGCCTTGAAAATCCTGATAATCCAAACTATACTGATGAGGAGATGGATGCGATGACTGCGGAGAATGAGAAATGACTGAGAGAGCAAATGAGTTTATGAGTTTCGTATGGGATCAACGAAACCATCAAGGTGCCGATACAGAAGAGAAGTTAGTTGCTGCTATTCTCACACTTGCAGCAGAATATGTAAGGTCTTATACGGCTCAAAATGATATGGTTGTTTTGGATAAGCAAGATTTACTTCAATTAGCACAGGAAATAGTAGAATGAAAAAACTAATTCAATTTAATGTTAGAGAAGATTTTGGAACTGATTGGTATGTGCAAATTTTAAACATTAAACGATGGAGTTTACTTCAGGTTTCATTTTCCATTAATGAATATGCGGGATGGCCTTATCTTCAAATTACATCAGGTGGTAATGGTCTTTTCACTATTCTTTTCTGGATTTACAAACTTGGATTTGATGTGAGTATTTTGAGTAGAACTTGGTCTTGGGACTATTTGGATAAAGTAGGATTGACTGAAGAATGAGATTTCGTGATATTGAGTTCCGTTGGAGTAAATGCAACAACAAGTATGAACTCGTCAAGTGGTATAAAAACGATAATAATGGTGAAAACTGTTATGTGATTGCCTTCTTTGATAAAGACAAAGAGGGTTATAATATGAGAACTATTGGTAGTAGGTTCTTTGCGGATAAAGATGCTTGGGTTGTTGGTAAGTATGGTTTGGAGTTTCTAAACGCAATCTTTGATATTGAACGGGATGAAGAGGAACTGAAATGAATAAGGATGCATACTACGACTGGATTGCAGAAAACGACACCTACCCAGAACATTCTCATAAGTGGATAGTGGGACTTTATAACAAATATGAAGGTATTGAAGCACTTCACAGATACTTTGGAACCTTTGATACAAAAGAAGAAGCACGGGTATTCGCATCAAATTATAGAGAAAAATACACAAAATCAGGATTTATTTCATCAATCAAAA